CGAATCACTCTCTACGCCGTATATGGCGGCAGCCTCGACTGCCTCAAATACCTGCACGAAAATGGGGCACCGTGGCACGAAAGAATAACCAAAGAAGCGGCAAACTACAATAAACTCGACATCCTCCGCTACGTCTGCGAGAACGGTGCTCCAATCCATCCAGACGCTTTATCGGCCGCAGCAGAATGGGGTCACTTCGAATGCGCCCGTTATTTACACGACAGGGGTGCCCCATTTAGCCCAAATAGATGGGTTTCTGCCCCAGCTCCAGGACCGGCCTTCGTAAAATGCATTGCCACCCTCTATTACACAATACCCGAAGGGTGGGAATCAGTCTGGGAATACAAATCCCTTTGGGCCACCTTAATGGAACACGGCTTCTGTCCACCCACCCTAACCAACGGATGGAAGACCTTCACCACAGCCCGATGCTCTATTTTCAAATACGAGTTAATAAAGGTTGCCTGGCACCCAGAGCGCCACGTCGACTGGTGCCTGCCATTCGATTACCAGGATTGGTTTGTTTCTATAAATAAGAAGCGGAAGCACGTTTCCTAAATCACACCATGACAATGAGTGTTATTTTTCTTCAAATTTAAGAATATGGCACCAGTATAAATAAAGATGGGGACAGTCTGTACCCAATGCTTCAAAGAGGGCACCGAAACAAACGCTGCCGAAAATGCAGCTTTTAATGGTCACCTCGACTGCCTCCGCCTAGCACACACCAAAGGCCATCTCTTAAAAGCCCGTGCCCTCGATAACGCAGCCACTTGGGGTTACATTGACTGCTTGCGCTATCTGCACAAACATATTCCCGATGATATATGGAAAGTAAACTCCTTAACGAGCCTGTTAGCAGCTAAATACGGCCACCTAGAATGCATGGCCTATGCCATCGAGAATGGCGTTCCTTTCTTCCATGCCACCCGGTTCGCTGCCGAACGTGGTCATCTAGACTGCCTCAAATACGCTTTGGAGAAAGGTGGGCGCAAAGAAGAGGTTGCCTTCTGGGCGGCGCTAAACGGTCACCTCGCTTGCCTCAAATACGCTTTCGAAAATGGATGCCCATGGGATGACTTTGTAATAAGAATGGCCGCCGAACACGGGCACCTCGACTGCATCCGCTACGCCCACGAGAACGGCGCGCCCATAGACAGTTCGCAAAACTCTCTCTGCGCCGCTACTGGAGGTAACCTCGACTGCCTCAAATACATGCACGAAAACGGAATACCATGGCACGAACTCACAATCCTCGAGGGCACACGCCATAAGGAACCCGACATCATCCGTTACGCCTACGAAAATGGTGCCCCAATCCACCCAGATGCCCTATCATCTGCAATAACATGGGGTAACTTCGAATGTGCTCGCTATTTACATGATAAGGGAGCACCGTTCAACCCACTTAAACTGGGCAGAATTGGCATGACACAAATCCAATGCATCACCCGACTCTATTATACGATACCCGACTGCGCCCTTTGGTCTTGCGAATATATTAGGCCAATCTTAATGGAAAACGGCTTCTGTCCACCCACCCTAACCAACGAATGGAAAGCCTTTACCACAACCCGTTGCAACGTCTTTAAATATGAGCTAATAAAGGTCTCATGGCACCCAGAGCGCCACGTCGATTGGTGCTTGCCCCATAATTACCAGGACTGGTTTGTATCTATAAATAAGAGGAAGCGATGAAACATGAATTAAATAAATAAAGATAGTATATACCAAGAATGTCCCCAAATCCAACACACAAACTAAATAGCCTAATTTCCTATAAAACACACGAAGTTGCTGCCGATGGCCACTGTTTTTATAGAGCATTGTACAATGTTATGCGCGAGGCAGAGGTGGATTCCCAAGAGTATTTTGGATTAGATGGAGTTAATGATGAGGAAGAGGGGGTCGAAATGATAAGAGGAATTCTCTCTGATGGTATCAAGAATCGCTCAGATAAGCTGTATAATGGCTCAAGAGATGCACTTGATGCCCTGTGTCAACACGTTAATGATGTTTCTAAACGGAGTGAGGAGGCGACTCGTGCTGCCAAGGAAGAAATGAGAACCTTTCTGAACGAGATGTATCCCCTTTTAACTGCGGAACTTATAAATGCATCTGGCCCTTCCCGTTACAACTTGGCTGCTGATCTTATTATGGAACCATTGTATGCCAGTTCAATAGAGGTAGAACAGGTTAACAAGATCTTAGCTCTTCCAGAGATGGCTCTTTTGATTATTAGTGACAATGGTGGAAAGGATAAATGGGAACGAGATTTGCAACTATTGCTATCCAATTCTACTGCGGAGAATGTGATGATCTTTGTTAATATTGACAACATACATTACAATTACATGACCATCAAATTGGCCGGTGATTCTAAATTCAGAACAATCGTAAAAAAGACGGAAATTCTAGATATGCTTCGCCCAGTTCCTCATATGGGTGGTGGTAAGAAGAAGGTTAGAAGTAAGGCAAAGTAAAGAACCCGTACCATCCCCAATTTATCTTAATTTCCCGAAAAAATGAATTGACCTTAGAAGAATAGGGCCTCAAAGCAAAATAACCGATAAAGCCTGCCCTCTGAATCCTCATCCTCCCACCAAAATGGCCACCCCCCAGCTCAAGTCCGGTGCCATCCAGCTCTCCGACCTGATTAAATACATCGACGCCCATGGCCTCCACAATTTCGTCGCCAACGGCAGCCTGGGCGACAACGACTGCCGCGCCCCTGGTGGCATCTACCTGAGCGGAACGATCGCATATGCGGCCATGCCCGCCATCAAAATCCACTTCAACTTTATCAAGCACGGCAGCCGCGGCTTTGTCAGGAACAGCGGCGGCAACAATGGAACCATCGCTCTGCAGTTTATGGACACGTCCATTGAGCTGCCCAGGTCGAAGAAAGAGCGAGATTATATTGAGGTTACCATGAGCGACACAGGAGCCGAGTTGCACAATTGCTGCGGCGACCACGGCGGCATTTATATGTATCGCATCTTCAACACAAATCTTTACCAAGAGCGCACCCCCGAGATGATCTGGGACAACCAGTTCATTGTTACGATCGATTAGTTAACCACCCCCAAAAATAAAAAGAATAATAAATCCAAAAAAAAGCAACAACTCAGCAAACACGTGTGGTTTTGTTCATGTCAAATAAAGCCACCAGTGTGTTCGGATGCCGGCGCCGCCCCCAATCATCGTTGCTATTGATCCATTTGTTAACATTATGAGAAGGACTCCTCAGTGTGACGCGTAATTCTTGTTATTTTAAATCAAATCAATAAATAACCATGTGGACCGTGTTAGTTAATACGTGCAAGCGCTACCGGACCACAACTCTTCCGGTCCTCACGAGCGACCTCCTGTTGGCTGGAGTGGCGCCGGACAGCGTCGTCATCGTTTCCGGAGGCGAGGACGATGACACAGAGTCCCGTGTGGACGGCTACCGCGTGGTGCACGTGACGTACAACGCGTTCGACGTCACGGCTCTGATATGGGCGAGCGAGCATATGAGCCCTGGTGCACCAGGGGACGCGGTATTCCTCATGCACGACACCGTTCGTGTCCGGGCGCCCTTCGCGGCGCGGCTACAGGAGCTGGCATTAGGACTCGCCGCCCGTCCCCGTTCCTGGAAGGCGCTGCGGCTCCAAGGGGATAGGCCGAGCATGAACATGGGACTTTACTCGCGGGAGCACCTTGCGGCGTTAGCGGAACGCCTCGCGGAGCGGAAGCGGTGGCCCGCGACGCCGACCGAACTTCAGGAGGAGAAGGGGAATGCGATTCGCACCGAAGACGAGTTCCTCGAGTCCGATGGGGGTGCGATGGAGACTGTCGTCACTCGGGAGATCATTACATCCTTCGTCGAGGGCCGCACGCTCGTATCCACGTTCCCCCGACTGGGGCTGACCAAGACGCAGCGCAACTTTGAGGTGGGCGGTTCCAATGGCTGGGTGGTCGACATCTAAGTCTAAGTCTTTTACGACTGCGTTTTTCTTATTATTATTTTTATATAATTATTATTTTTATATAATTCTGATAAACTACCGAATAGCACCACCAGTACAGTGCAACTCTTCGGCAACCTCTCAAAAAATGAATTCTAAAACAGAAGAAAACCAACTAAAATGCAAGGCGCAGCCGCCGACGCCATGAGCGAATACAAAGCCATGATTGATAAAATTCTCCAAGACAATGACCGCCCTCCGTTCAAGAAAACCCGATTCGTTACCCTCAACAATGTCATTCTTCACTTTCGTATCGGAACCATATCAAACCATATTGAGAACTTTAAGAATGGCCACCGCCTGGATTGCAATGCCATCCAGGTTATCGATGGCACCATGAAAGACCTCGACTATGACCGCCGGGCATTCCCTCCCAACGACACCGAGTTCCTGCATTCGAGCCTACTCGACCTGCTTTACCTTGTATTCGGAGATGCAGCCGCCCTGGAACAGGCCTCGGAAATTGTGGTGGCCTTGCGCCTGCGCTTCCCTTCTAATTAGATATCATAATACCAAATAGTATAAATATATTATATTATATAATTGCTATAAAACAATATAAAACAATATAAAACAATATAATAACTATAAACAATATATTATACATATTATATAAGACACCATGTCCAATATTCCCCCACTAACTCGCGCAACTATAACCAAAACACAATATTTAGGTTTTTCGAACGACTCCATCACTGTTCCAGGATTTTCATGGGAAACAAATTCAAATTGTGGAATTTATAGGCCTGCCACCGACCAGATTGGTTTTGTGAATGGAGGTGTCGAATCAATGCGTATTAGTTCCATCCAGACCACTATCGGGACAGCAGCCACGAGTAATGTTTTAGCGAACGCTTCGTACGACCGGTTCCGGGTTAATATATACACAAGCAACGACGCATTAACGGCTAATCGAACCTATCGAGGCGGTTACAATATGATAAATAATGGTGCCCTTAAAACCGCAACATTTACCCCGTCCGCAGAGGGCCAACGAAACCAGATTCAAAATGCCCCCCTCGACAATGGAGCCGGCCAGCTAGGAACGGCTATTGGTACTTATAACTATATCATTAATAACGCTGCTGAACCAGGCATAAATAACATTGACGAAGCACATGGCACCTATAATTACATCTACCAATATCGGGTCGGCTATACATCAAATGCATATGGCACTTACAACTATATGCGGCAAACGGCAGGGACGCTGGCGAATAGTTATGGTGTATACGTAAATACATCAGGTACTATCGCGAATTCGTACGGTATTTACACAACCGGGGAACAAAAGAACTACTTTAGTGGAAACATTGGTATTGGTTCGACCACACCCTTACAGCTACTCGACGTGGCCGGGGCAATCGCTGTTAGTGGCACGACGGTGGTCGACGCAAGTCGCAATATTACCGCTGCGGGTCTAACAACCAGTGGAACGATTAACACAGCCCCTACAACAACCTGTTACACAACCAATTTCACATTCAGATACAATACCAGCACCGGTGTTGGGGCCGTAAATGTAAAAATAAATGGCAATGGGTCCGGTTCCGGTTCGCCTCAACAACTAATCATGGGCGTGGATGGAAGTACCTTTTCCCAGGCGGCGTTTTTAGATACATCAACCGAAGGTGTATCGGGCGTCACACCGCTCGTTTTTCGAATGAATGGCACTGAACACATGCGAATTGCAACCAGCGGTAACGTTGGCATTGGTTCATCGATCCCTTCACAAAAGCTGGATGTGGTCGGAAATGTCGCCATTAGCGGCACGGTGGTCGCATCGAACTATAATTCAATTTCCAAATATGTCGCAAGCCAAACATCGCTCACAATTACCCTCTCTTGGGCCAACGATATTGGCTTAGATGGTACGCAGTATTTAGTTGTTGAAACATTCCAACAATCGAACGAAAAATCAATTCTAAAACACACACAGGTGTATACTTATAATGATAATATTACTTGGCCGAATGGACAAACATCGTTATCTGTTGCAAATCTTGGCTCATCGACGGCGACGCTAACATTTACCCGCGCCAGTGTAAAGAGCGTGCTATTCACTTCCACACCGTCTTCTGTAAATCATACATTTACAATGCGGGTACTATCGGCACCATCAGCGGTACTAGGAACCGTTGCGCTTTCATAAGTGTCCCTCGCTAAACAAACATCGAGTACACTTGGTCCGTTGTCGTCAATTAACGACACCGTGACCGTCTCTCCGGATAGCGCATTTAGTAGTTTGTATCCAGTACCAGTACCAGTACCAGTACCCATCTCCTGATAAATAGCCAATTGCAGGATATGTTCGTCTTTTAATGCCCCCTTTGTGCACTTAATTTCCCATATGACTCCATCCTCGTCGAGTATATCATATCGCCCACTAACGCGACCCCCCTTACTTTCGACGGGCACCTCGCATTTGACACATCCCTTAATATTTTTTTCAAAAATCTGCATCACCCGACTCAGTTCCGCTTCGATAAGCCAGTCATAGAAGCGAATCCGCTCCAGCTTACTAATATATCCTGTTGACACTGCATTATAGACATTTGCCAAATAGAGCAAATCAGCAATAGACAATGGTATCGTTAAGCCATTAATTCGCTCCCGATGCCACGGCGCCAGTTTTCCGAGGGCACCCGCACCATCGCCCTCTCTGAGTTCGTCAAGAATCGTCAAGCGACGACGATGCATTTGTTCAAATGCCAATGGGATGGCAATCCCATTTAGAATCGATACCCCTTCGTAAAGTCCGTCTGCAACCTTAACAACGCTTTGCAATTCGACAGGGGGCCCCTCGGGGCATTCGCGCACGATTTTCAGCCGCCCTAGCGCCTTTCGAATCGTGATGGATGACAGTCCCCGCAATAAATTTGTAACCGACTTGGGTCGACTATCGTCGCCCTCGTCGACTCCGGTTCCTTTAAAACTCCCACAGCCCTTGAAATGGTCGAATATCTGCAAACCACTCGTCGAACCAACCACCTCATCGCGTGTCAAAAACGGTAGAAAGTCTTTATTATTATTGTGGAAGAGTGTCAGGCACTCCTTCGCCCGTGTCACACCTACGTAGAGTGTATTCGGACACGTGAATGGGTCGGCATCGCGTGCATAGTATTCGAAGTAGCTGCTATCGAAACCGAAGACAAGCACAACTTTCGCTTCCAAACCTTTGGTTTGATGAAAAGAACCGAATACAATCTTGCCGCTGGCTTCACGTTCGTCAACCTCGGCATCGTCGGACACTGGTACATAACAACTGAGTTTCAAGTCATTGACGATACGATTCTCTAAGTTAGTAATCGGCGTTCCCGATGCGCCAAACGGCTTTCGAATCGATGCAGCCAGGATGAAAATATCGCCAGGGGCGTACCCTTCGGCTAGATAGCGTTTGAGCTCACCTATCACCGGCTGTTTTTTGTTATTATCGAAGGTATTGCAAACAATGTAATTAATGGCGAGCCCCGTTGGCTTAGACGCTCGCATAAAATCGGGCTTCTTAACGAGAATATTGACAAAATTCGCCACAGATGGCGGAACGCGATAACTGGTACTAATTGTCTTTTGCACCCATCCATTGCCTGCCCCTACATCCGCAAACCGATCATTGGCAAGCGTTAGATAGTTGGGGTCTGAACCTGCGAAACCATAAATGCTTTGATGAACATCTCCGAGAAGCATAATCTGGATATTCTTGGGTGCATGCCGAATAGCCATATGAACGAGTTTATAATAGGTTGGCGTCATATCTTGGACCTCGTCGAGAATAATGACATCGAATAGGAGGGGCTTCAGTGGCGTAACTTCAGCAACTTCGTCGTCTTCTAAGACCTGGAGAATGCGTGCATCGGTTGAACAGGCGTTATCATAGTATTTACGACAGAACGCATGGTAGGAATGAACTTCAACGAATCCCACATCAATGAGACCTGCTTCTTCGAGTCCCCGCACACGAATACGAGTTTCGTCTTTAAGCCGACTATTGTAAGTGAGCACGAGATGGCGCTTATGTCGGAGTGCGGTTACTGTATGGAGCATAGTGGTGGTCTTGCCACATCCTGCGACGGCATTTACAATAACATTGCGACCGGCTTGCATGCATTCCACTATGGCTGCTTGCTCGGCAGAGGGGGGATTAGGAGTTGTATTCGTACTTATTTTGTTAATGGATTGTTATAACGGCATGGGCTTAAGCTGTTATTATTCGTTTAATTAACGTTTTTTTAAAAAACAATAAGTATAATGGGCCTAATTATTCCAGCCTTCATTAGCACCAGAACTGGCGCCACCTTCACGAACGCATATGTAACAATTATGGCCGATATGAATATATGGGGTTGCTTTAATATTTGTAAGACGAAGGATGTATGTTTATGCCTCTAAGGAGGCCCGACTATCCAATCTCATTCGGTTGACAACCATCCTTATACGATTCAGGTGGCGGTTGCCGAGCTCAGTGGTAACCTATTCACATTGTGTTATAACCGTATTAAAAAGGATTATCCTGATGCCACAGATGATTGAAGCTGGTCAACTGCAAAAGATAAAATAGTTTTATTTTTGTTCTACAATTTTACTATTTAATGATTTTACTCCTTACAGTGCAACACTGTTACCTCGTTTTATTTTTGGTGATGTTATGAGTGTAAAATTATTAGGCACTTGAATCCATTGCGGCGGTCAGTAGTCGTTCGACAGATATTGTGAGGGAATTAATTTGTGATTGTTGAGCGTCAATTTGGACCTGCTGTGATTTAACAATGCTACTCAATCTTTGAATGGCTCCAACACTAACCGCAGTGATTGCTTCCAAATTTAGAGTTAAGAAGTCAGTCACTTCGTGACCGTACACAAATACGTTGCTTCCCGTTATTTTTGAGGGATCATCAATTGCTATATTGCTTCCGCTAATGCCGGTCACTTTCACATTAAACCCACACAGGTCACTATTGTCATTCACTATGTTGATCGTGTCACCAATGGTAATATTTGAACCTGTGTATGAAATATTCGAACTTGAATACAAACACACCTGTTGAATATCGGGGATTACTCCCGTTGTCGGAGTGACACCCATTGGTAATATTTTTTGAACATCTTGTGCTATAAAACCGATACGTTCTAAGCCCTCTCCATCTTCGCTTGGGAACCTCAACTTATCCTTGTGTCTGAATCGCACCACTTCAAGTTGATTGATTAATGCAAGATCATCCCATGCACCATGGATTTTTGTTTTAATTCGTTCGTCAGACATCGCAAAAAAGCCAACACTAAGAACTGCGTAAGCAGCCGAAATGCCAAAAAGGCGTTCCCCGTAGCCATAGGCACTAATTGCGTTATTGCCGTTGTTATTAAAATACCATCCCGAGTTCGTTGCGAGTAAGTTTCCATTGACATATAAACCACCATATACATTAAAAGTTCGGTTATCACTACATAACCACATCCAACCACTTGAATTGTTATGAACACCGTTTGATTTGTCTGAACCTGCACCCATCATAAGATTCATATCAGTTCCACCACCATGAAAACGAATGCCTTGCCAAGTGTTTTGCGCAGCCCCGTACATTTCCCAGTTTCCATAACTCCCTTGACTTGGTAGAAAGTGACATCCTCTTGCTTGATTATAAAGCCCTGTACCTGCATTGTTATTGCGAAACCAACCATTCGTATAAACTTCTGCAAAAGTTGGACTATCACCTGATGAAACTAGTGATAGTACAGACTTAAAGTTGGCCGGTGTGTAATACCGTATGTAGGCATCCTGACTTGCATAAATTCTAGTAATTCCAGTGGTCGAATTGTCGCCTGAAATTGTATTAATCCATCCAAAATTTGTATATCCATTGCCATCCGTTCGAACGACTTTATTAGCTTCATTATTAGTTCCACCATGGCACGCCAACCCATACGCTGAGGCAGCATTACCCGAACAGGATGATGACGTGTTGGCATTACCAGAACAGGATGATGACGTGTTGGCATTACCCGTACAAGACCCAGAACTTCCAGTACAGTTACCAGTTACATTACCACTAAAACTTGCCGCCGTCACAGTCCCAGTTCCATCCCAATAGATATTATCGCTATGTATCTGACCAGTTGACGTTCCTGAATGGTTTTGTCGGTCAGCATATGACCATCCAACGCCCATGCAATGAAACCGCCCTTTTTTAACTGAAATTCTTATGCGGTCAAAAATAGTTATACTTGATACTGGTATCAGACACACTCCATCGTGGTTTACTCCAAAGACGATATTTGATACACTGTTTATTGTATTGTGACGAAATAAGAAATTATAGTTTGTTGTACCAGTTAATCGGCCGTAAATATCAACATATCCACAAGTATTCCAATTTAAACTGGATATTGTACATGATTTTGCCCCTGCTAGAACAGTATATTCAATAGTATCTGTTGAAACAGTGCTTGGAGCTGCGGTGCTATTATAAACTTGCCCAAGTTTTCCATCATTGGGTGAAAAATGTAGGGTATTATGCCAAGAACCTGCTGCTGCATCAGCAGTCCAAGTTCCCGTTGAAGCAACATAATTGGCCGCATTGGTATAACCAAAATACCCATTGCCAATAAAATTAGTGGCAGTAACAGTACCAGTATCATTATTAATAAGAACCGTAGGAGTAACTATAACACCAGCGGGGATATCGCTTGTATTGCTAATTGTCGGGTCAAAAGCAAACGTACCGTTTATTGTATATTTTACGTTAATACTTCCATTTGTCCCATTTCTTTGACTCATAAGCGTCAAGGTTTTCGTCGCACGATTAAAATAGAGCGACGATGTCAACATTCGATAACTCGCATTAGCGTATGAAGCACTATAAGATGATTGGATTGTTGGTGGGTCCGTAGTTCCGTCATAACAAATTAAATGCTCTTCCAGGAAAGAATATTCATAACCTCCAGACCCTTGTGCACCGGTGACCAAAACACGACATCCAATTTGCAGGGCAGTCCAGGAAAGTTTAGCATATCCAGAGATAGTATTTGTCAGGTCAATTGAAAACTGTTTAATTCGCGAACCATTCGCCCCACCAATATCGTAAGCGCCACTAGACGTTAAAGTCCCTCCACTAATATTCTGACTCGAATCAATAACCATTGTCCCATTAACACCTATTCCTCCAGACACATCTAACCCACCCCCCAGCGTTAGCGCAGTGCTCCCACTTGTTCCCGTAACAAACAGATTCGCATTTAACCGCTGAACCTCATCCAAGCTCAGTGCATGGTTGTACCATCGCATATCGTCAATCGCACCATTATAGGCAAAGCCACCTCCAACGTAATCGCCCAATCGAAGCTTTGTATAAAGGCCTGTTAGGAATGGCACCGAATTGCTCGACGCCATTAAAATACCACTGACATAGAGTGCAACACTGTACCCAGTCCAAACGACTGCAATATGATACCAGTTCCCAACCACAATAGCTCCACCTGAACTAGTTAGCACCGTCGCCACATCATTCAGATCGATATAAGTTACCTGGGGAACTCCAAGCGATGTGAGCGAAATGTCAAGGGCTCGACCGAATGCCACACCAGTTTGACCGACGAGAGACAGCACAAAGGATGGTGTGCCATCGACAAATCCATTATTGCCAGAGAATGAAGTCGGCTTGACCCAAAGGGACAGAGAATAAGCCATTGCACCAATATCAAGTCCAGCAGATTCAACTGTTGCCACCTTAACCGTGAAATCGACGTAACTAGTCGCAATTGTCCCGGGTGTATTTGATAAATTTAGGGCGGTTGTCCCTACCTTACCAGTAACATAACTAGCCCCAATCCCGACACCCACACCATTGTAGTTATTCGTCGAACTATCCACCAAATTATTTTCAAACTGCCACCAACCCAGAATGGCATTCGAAGGAGCCACCAGGGTCTGGGGCGTCTGGTAAAGTGCAGAAATCTCCGCCGCCGTCAGCACCCGATTGTAGAGGCGCCAATCGCTAATGTAGCCATTGAAAGCACTGGTGGTATTCGTGGTGGACAGAATATCACCGAAGCGCACCATGGGCGTAGTCGTCATGTTTTGTATGGACGTGGCACTCGTATTGAGGGCGCCTTGGAAAAGGGGCGTGCTGGTGTTGCCATCGAGGTAGAGCTTAATATTACTTGTGTCAAAGGTGACGGTGGAGTGGTACCATGTTCCGGGGGTGATGGTAAGAGCTTGCGTGGGCGCAAGGGGATTGATGGGGATAATGGTGTTGGTGGTGGTTTGCAGGACGGACGCGGCTTGTAGGGAGAGGGTGGGGGCGTAGTTGTCGTAGAGGATTAGTTCAGGTATAATTGTGTAGGTTGCATTTCCAACAATTTTATTAATAACGATTCGATAGAATGAATATGCAATTGAATTATTTAAGATCGCAAATGTTACAGGCAGCCCAACTCCGTACCAAGTTGATGCTGGTAGGTTTGTTTGTGAGTTAAGAAGACTCCACGTTACTCCATCGTTTGACCCATAAAGATTGAAGCTGGATGGTAAATAGGTATATGACGCTGTAGAATTATCTAATGCATAGGAGGTTAATACTGTGGCAGTCGCCAACTGGATTTGAAGCCATTCACCATAATAAGTTCCAACACCATTTGTAGTTAAAGTGTAGACAAATGTTGTAGCATTATAATTTGGCCCAGCTGAATGCCAAAAATCAGCATCGTTTTTATTAAATGCTTTTTCTGGATAGTACGTTGCTGATAAACATGTACTTGCCTTAATAACATACCCCCCATTACCATAACTCTGCCCACTCACCACCCCTGTCGCCGAAGGCAACGTTGTTGTAGAAGAAGCAACAGTAATAGTAGGCGCAGCCGGAGGCCAAGTCCTCAACGGCCCAGTAGCAGTATTTTGCCCAAAAGACAACAATAACCCATTCGTAGAATACCCCGTCGACCCAACGTTATATATAGCCAGATTCGACCCACTTGAAGGCACCTGAGGCACCATAAACCAATTCGCCACCGTCAAAGCCCCTGTGACCGCTGGCAACGTAACATCCACATGCGTCTGCTGGGCACTCGCCGCACTCACAAAGTTATTTGCCAAATACATCGCCGACGCCCCCGAAACGCTCCCTACAACAAACTTAACATTCGACGACGCAACCGAATTCAAGGTCGGTGTATTCCCGTATGTAATGACCGAATTACTCCCTCCAACACTCGCCACATCCAACACATTCCCGTCAAAAGGCAAATAAGACACCAGACCCGACGCCACCAGCGCACTTGCATTCATTGCGTTGCTAGTAATGGCCACTTGACTTTGCGTCACAGTCGACGTCGCATACAGACCATAAAGCGTCGAAATCTCCGACGCCGTGAGGGCCCGATTGTAAATACGTGTATCATTCAGGTAACCCGCAAACGCATTCCCAATTCCCGCCGATAAATCCGCCCCCAAACGCAACGCTGTCGCATTCGGGAGCGCCTGGAGAGTGAGCGGTAGTGTTCCCGTCACCAGAACACCATTGACATAAATCGACGCCGTCGGACTCGTCGAGTAAGTCGGAGCCGAATGAACGGCGACCACGTGAGTCCAGGTATTCGTGGGAATAACTGCTGTCGTGCTCAAGGTCTGGAACGTGGATGCACTCGATGCAATACCCAATGTGATAACATTGCTCGTATTGAGGGACAGCTGGAGCCCGTAGACATTCGCACTCCCACCAATATTGAGGAGCATCTGCGAACCAGACGTCGTCGCCCCAATGGTCTGGAACCAGGTCGCAACCGTGAAGTTACGCGAGGGTATGGTATTGGTGAGCGCGTCCGTTGCGTATTGAGTCGCTGTGCCACCAGCTGTCGCGTTGTTAAAATACAAAGAAGACGCATCTGCCTTGTAAACGGACGCATTGGCTGTCGCCCCTGTGAGAACGATAGTGTTCAAGTTGTATGCGGAGTCCAAGGTGGGCGCGACAGCTTCATACCGGTACCAGGCAGTGAGACCGTTGACAATGTTGGACACAGGGTAGGTCGTTGGAAGGGTGTAATTAGTGATGGCGGGGACGACAGTTGAGGTGGTGTAGATCTGGGAGATTTCTGCGGCGGTTAGGGCACGGTTGTAGATGCGGAAGTCGTCTATGTAACCGGCAAAAGGCCAATTCCCCCCTCCAGCAAAATCTCCCAAGGATATGAGCCCATTGTTTGATAAAACACTTGGTACATTCCCTGGGGTTACGGTTACCCCTAAGACACCATTTACGTATAATGTGATTGATACGGAAGGAATGTATACGACTGTTGTGTGAATCCATGTATTCCACGAAACAACTACAGGACCCGCCCCAAACCCAGGACCTTGAACATACATATTTGTTGAGTTACTATTTAGGTAAATACCAATTCCATAGTTTGTTGATGATCCAATAATCCATGGATAAGCAGCAGTAGCAGTATTTGGCTTCCAATAAATCCAAGATGATATACTGATTGCAGTTGATTGAATGTACGGAATTGCTATCGTATTTGCAGCGTGTGTTGCCGCCAAAACATTTGCCTCATTCGCCAAATAAAGTGCCCGCCCCCCATTCACTCCCTGCACATACTGGAGCGTCCCTGTGACCACCGTGCCAGCCCCACCAATCGTGGCATAATCCAGATAGTCCTTTTGAAAAGGGTAGGTAATGACGGGAACCGATTTAATGGGCTGGAGGGCGTTGTTGAGAGGGTAGGTTATTATTGGAGTTCCTAGGAAGTAGAGGGTGGATATTTCAGAGGCGGTAAGGACCCGATTGTAAATCCGGAAATCATCAATATAGCCAGCGAAGGGTAATAATGCTGTGGATACACATGAATCTCCAATGAGTAAAATTGTATTTGCAGCAAATGCTGTTGCGGTCGCAGTTGATACATAACCACGTCCATTTAGATAAATATTATAAGCTCCACTGGCAATATATGTTATACAAACGTGATACCATGTGTTTATTGAAATTGCCGCTGTACTCGTAGTTGTGCCAATCGCATTATAAGTAGCATATAATGTCATAGTTGTTGTACATAATAGGGAACCTCCTCCTACAGTTGTTGAACCAAAACTCCATATCGTTGAGCCGCCTGCTTTCAATGGAATTTTAGTTACATAAATCCAACAACTAATTGAGTGTGCACCAGTTGGAACAACAACTGCAGACGTTGTTAAATAATTCGCTGCTCTGGTTGCAGTAGCCAAAACATTAGCCTCGTTTGCCAAATAAACCGCATTCGTTCCTATCCCCCCAGTAACATAACTTACTACACCAGTCAAAGTCAGTGATGCACCACCACTAACCGAATTCATAAGACTCCCATCAAAAGGATAATACTGAGTTAACCCACTCACAAACGACGACCCCGCCAACAATTTAATCTCCCCAGCCGTCAGCGGCCGATTGTAAACACGAAAATCATCAATCAGCCCACTGTACCCCCTATAAGTCGTGGTGACAGTGGAATCACCCAAACTAATTAAACTATTTGCCGAGATAGCAGTGCTCGATGCAATCGTTGTAGTAAACGTCCCCAATAATCCACCATTTACATACAAGTAATTATTTCCCGCGCCCGCAGGGTCGAAGACGGCTGCCGTGTGAGTCCACGTATTAACTGCTATAACGGTGCTCGCTGCCCCAGCAGTTTGATAATAAACAGTTCCAGCGTTATTACTAGTGCCAACTTGGAGCTGACCACTTGAGTTAGCAAATAGTGTAAATGCCTCATTCGAGCTTGTTCCAACCGACCAAATAGTCGATACCAGGCCTGCGGTTGGCACCGTGGCAGGGTTAATCCAGCAGACTATGGTTGTGGCACTCGTTGTGGGAATCGGCAGTGCCATCTGCAGGCTATTAACAGCCTTTGTGGACGCCGATAAGGTGTTCGTCAGCTGGAGGGAGTAACTACCTTGCTTGCAATTGGTCGAATAAGGCACAATCGCGCCTGTAATCGGTAAGAGGGCTGTTCCGTTACCTGTCGCATCGTCGAGGGATGATTCGAAAGGAAATTGTGCGATGAGAGATTGGGAATTGCCGGATGTGTAGAGGGCGGCGACTTCTGGGGCGGCGAGTGCCCTATTATAGATTCGAAAGTCGTCTATGTAACCTGCGAATGGTAGAGTTCCTGTTGTGGTTGCATTGCCAAATAGGAGACTTGTATTTGAAGTAACAGTCACTGTTCCTGATAATATCCCAATGAGTGTTCCATTCACATAAAGAGATGTTACATTGGATACAACTGTCACTACACAATGATACCATGTATTTACCGCAATACCTGTGTAATTTGCAGTATAACCAAGAGTGTTAATGGTTGCGCTTATGTAGGTTGGGTAGACAACTAAAGCTATCGCAACATTTGCAGATGCAGGTTGAGTATTAAATACGTAAGAAAAATAGGTTACATTTAACGGTAACTTTGTAATATTAATCCAGCAAGAAAACGTTACTGCAGCTGGGAATGTGTAAGTCATAGTCATGTACTTTGAAGCAGGTGTTGATATCGCCAAAACATTCGACTCGTTCGCCAAATAGACAGACTTTCCAACAGTCCCTGTTGCTCCCGTTCCTCCAACACATCCTTTAACATAACTGACACCCCCCGTCACAATTAGCGTATTCAAACCCATGTAATCACTCAAATTACCATCAAATGGAAAGTAACTGATAGCGCCTGCCAGGGACATATTGGGGTAGGATGCGTACAGGGTTTGGACGTCAGATGCGGAGAGGGCGGTGTTGTAGATTCGGAAGTCGGAGATGGCGCCGGCAAATGATCTGGTCATGGCTCCCATTTCTGAACCAATTAGGAGAACTCCATTATTTCCAAATACTCCTGTGACAGGGTCACTCTTAAATAATACACCATTAAGATATAATGTAATAAAATTGCCTAGCGTGAAAGTTAGAGTTATGTGATACCAAGTGTTTGCATTTGGTACAAAGTAGGGAGTTCCTCCAACTATACCTTGTCCTGCTGTGCGTGTATAACAATATACGTACAAACTACCAACTGTACCATCATAAGCAAGAAATATATTATCAGATGAAGATGTTCCAATTGAGATAAATGTATTCATAGGAGCGCCAATTGCTGCGAAATTTACCCAACAAGAAATTGTAAAGGTTCCTGGAAAAGTGTAATTAAGAGATAAATAATTAGCCGCAGTCCCGCCAGCAGTATTATTCAAATAAAGTGCCCGACTATTAACCCCACAAGGCCCCTGCACATAACTCACACTCCCCGTCAAAGTCAAATTGGCATTAACCCCTCCAACAGCATCCGCGACGGACCCCTCGAAAGGCATCCAAACAGCCAAATCCTTCGTTAAATTAAATCCAACCGTCGCAAGTGTCCCTACACTCGTACTTCCTACCACAGCCGTACTCGGTACATTAATCGTCACCGGTGCATTAATCGCCACAGCAGTAGACGACGTTTGCACAATCGCCGGCGTATTTAGAGCCAGCCCCTGCAGCTCCAGTGCCGTTAGCACTCGACTATACACTCGCATATCATAAAGCGCCCCTCCCGCAAGCGCAATACCTAATCCCAAATCCTCACCAAGCCGAATGTTCGTTCCACCAGATGTGAACGTATTTGATGTCGTCGTAATAGCGCTTACCTGCACACCGTTGACAAAGAACGTTAACAGATAATTTGAAAAAGTCGCAGCATAATGGGTCCAAGTGCCTGCCGTAGCTGGGTAATAAGACGACGCATTAGCATTATTTATTGAAACCGAAACTGTATTCAGGGTTGTCGAGAAGCCGATAGTTAGTCCAGAATTATTCCCGGTCGCCCCGATATTGACGAATGTCTGATTGGTAGACAAGTTCACCAGCTTCGCCCAAACACCAACCGTAAGTGGCACTGAAAGGCCTCCCGTAGTCGTGATATCCAGATAATTTGCGCCACCTGTCACAAACACGGTTGCATTCGTCCCACCCGCTGGGTCGGTAGTGTAGGTAATGGCTCCTCCATTCACATTCGATGCCACTGCATAAGTGTTACTATAATCTGTTAATCCCTGAATCCGTAGATAGCTCGCAATGAGCCCACTATCTGACGAAGCTGATAGAGCTGTGCTTCCAGTGAAAACCCCACCTGTTGCGACGACGTTGCCACCGACCTCTAATTTATCAACTGGATTCGTTTTACCAATACCGACATTACCAGAGCAATAGATGCTTGTACAACTTACGGTTCCTCCCGACACATTAGTTGCAGTGGCGATGGTTGTCGGAGTTTCTGTTAGACTGTTGTATGAACCAGTCGTGGCCACCGATGCCAACCCAGTCACATTCGATGTTTGAATGTTTGTTAGTAAAGACCCATCGCCTGTTAACGCAAATGCTTCCCAAGTTGGCGGCGCTGCTCCATTTGAACGAAGGATATTACCACTTACACCTGCAGCAGATATAGCTATGGAAGATGCAGTAGAGTATACGATACCTCCATTAACAGCTGTAATGGCAGCATTAGTACCTCCATTTGCAAGGGCGAGTGTTCCTGTGCTCACATTAGATGCATTCAACCCTGTCAAAGATTCCCCACTGCCCGAAAATGTTGTTGCAGTCACAGTCCCCCCCGTAATATTTCCACTCGCATCAATAACCGTCGTCCCACTAATCGCAATGGCTCCAACAACATCCAAGGCCGTTGCTGGCGCGGTGTTCCCAATACCAATCCGACCATTATAACCGAATGTCAGCGCACTATCGGTTAGCGTTCCATTATTGTAAACGGCGAACTTATAGCCTGTTTGGCCGGCTGCCTGAATGTACGAGTATAAACGCAAATTGTAAGTCGACACCGCCGCCCCAGGACTATCATTCGCATCAATACACAATCCACTCAGCGAATCTCCCGTAGCCGATGTGAAATTCGACCAGACGGTAAACGGAGCGATTGGAGCCGCTGTATTCGTTAGAACCCCTACATTTCCCGTAAATGTGGTCGCCGGCAAAGATGTCGGGGTTGTGAAAGACTCTATCGGCGTATATGGCAGCGCACTCCACGGTATACCCGTTAGGCCCTCCCCACTACCATAGTACGCTCCGCTAAATATGGTTGCAGTTATGTTTGAGCTAATTATGTTGGACGCAGTTATGGTCGTTCCAGCAATGTTTGACGTGGTTATATTACCACTCGCATCAATAACCATTACGCCCCCAACAGCAATCGCGCCATTAACATCCAACTGTTGTGTTGGATTCGTTGTACCAATTCCAACATTCCCCGCAATCACATAATTTGGACATGTTATTTGCTGAGAAGACATGCTAATGAGGTTCATCATACCGGACATGTTCTATGTCGGTATTTCTATAAGACGTCTACATATAATATATATAATGTTAAGCATTGTAAATACGACTAGGCACTTGAATCCATTGCAGCCAGTAACCGTTCGACAGATATTGTGAGGGAATTAATTTGTGCTTGTTGAGCTTCTATTCGTTTTTGCGCTTCTTGTACGCAACCGTAAAGTGTCATTATAATTTGGTCCTTATTTAACGTTAAAACTTCGGGTATGGTGTATTGATCCTTTGTGTGTTCTGTTGATAGTGCAACTGATTTTGGAAAATTAATCTGGGCGTCTTGTGCAATAAACCCCAATATATGGGTATCTGCATTTGTTGCAAAAGTCGGGACAGCTTCCACATTATATTTGAATCGTTTTAGTGGTAATGATTTAATATTATTCCAGCATATGCTAGTATCAGCCAATGTTATATCGGTTTTAATTCGTTCATCACTGCCAGCGTCAAAGGTTGTTGCGCCTCCGCCGCGCAAAACTGATCTGGTACTTCCTGACGGATACCAATTGAGATACGTTGCATAACCTGTTCTGCAATCCAAATGCAAATTACCATTTGTTGATGTAACGCTTGCACCAGCTGTAACCCATGTATCTGGTGGACCTGAACCAACATATAGATAAGCTGACCAAGATGTATTCGGGCCGTACAATGTATAAGAACTATTTCCATTTGGCACGGTTACTGTGCCCGTCAAACTCCAGCTGCCAGTAAGTGTTCCACCAGCTAAAGCGCTCCCATTACCCGTATCACGTCCAATCGTCACGGTATTTGCATTATAATACATTAAACTTGCAAGTCGCTGGCCTGAATCGTGCACCATTATTTCAGTTTTATCTAGGCATTCCATTAATAAACCAGCCGTGTTAGTATTCCAACCGCTGTTGCCACCATAATTCACGCCATGGTCTCCAATAGTTACGCATCCAGCGGCTGTATTAAATCCATTTGCTACAGCGTAACTGCCCGCTCCTGCTAAGTTAGCCCAACCTGTGGATTTTAAATTGGTGCAAGTTACCGTTCCATTTACGTCTAATGCCGTCGTAGGAATCTTACCAATGCCAACATATCCCGTCGCACCTATAATTTTAATACCACTTGTAGCACTTATCCATGGTGCAATCAACAAATTCCCGGTTCCTGGTGTACCATCGGTAAACCATATTAAATGGTCTCCAGCAGCAGTCAAATTATTATAGGCGCCAACGGTTGCAGAGCATACAAAGTTAAATGCGCGAGTTGAAGAAAATATAGAAACTTGTGCGCTTGTTCCACTTCCTGCACTTGATGAAATCCCCGCAGCGTTAATATTCCGACTACCATCAATCACCGTCGTACCACTAATCGCAATCGCTCCGGCCACGTCAAGTTTTTGGGCGGGGGTACCTGACCCAATCCCTACATTTCCAGAACTTGCTTGTAAATAAATGTATGGCGAGTCCGCCTTGGCAGATATTCTGACATCACCGTCATCATTCCGAAGCGTGGTAGTTTTAACTCCTCCATCGGTAGTTCTTGTTGATGAATTTTTCCATATATAAAAACTGCCAGTGTCTGATTGGAGTTGAAAAACCGGATACGCAGATGAACCCGCATTTACATTTTGAGATAAAATGTAACCACCACCTGCGTTAGTATTGTTAGACACTGTCAATTGTGTACTAGTTACGACCCCCTTTGTGCGCAAATTACCAGTATCGCCAGTCAAAGACATCAAACACGATTCCGCGCCATTTTCCCAAATGAAACCAGCGGCTGAACTATCCGAAACTCTGTTTCGAATATGGTGCGCCACTCTGCCATCTAATGATGTGCAAGCGGTTGCCCCTGCTAAAGATTTCAGTGCCCCACTTTGAGCCATGTAAATACCCCAATTGGAATCGCCGGCACTCCACATAAATATACCTCTACTGCTCCCACCATCAACAGTATTTTGAATAACTATTTTTTGGCCGTCTGTTAGTGCACTAGCTATCGTTGCAGTCGTCGCATTACCGATAAAACTCGTTGCAGTCAAATTACCGTCAGTATCCATCGTCATTTTTTGTGTGTTGTTTACTCGAAATGCAATAGTTTGATTGCTTGCGCAATTTAATAGCGTTTTCCCCGTTGAATCTTGTAATAAAGCATAACTCCCAGAAGCCCATTGACTATTATGTCCAAATCCCGCAAATGTAGAAGCGATGCCTGTTACAGTTCCCATCCTTGAATTATCAGCAATAACGTTTCCCGTAAACGTGGTAGCGGGGAGCGTTGTCGGCGTTACCGTTAAAAACTCTGAGCCGTTTATGAGTTGATTGGTATTTGTTGGAATGCTTATAACCGTAGAGGACACCACCGTGACTCGTCCATAGGTATCCACTGTCACAACCGGAATCTCAGTTATACTACCATAGGAGCCTGCTACCACTCCACTCGTTGCTAATCGGGCAGCATCGAGCGTTCCGGTTGTGATAGCAGTTGCATCCAAATTCGTGATATTTGACCCATTTCCAGTAATATTACCACTCGCATCAATCACAGTCACTCCTCCCACAGCAATCGCTCCATTAACATCCAACTGTTGTGTTGGATTCGTTGTGCCAATACCAACATTTCCTGCAATCACATAATTTGGACATGTGATTTGCTGGGAAGACATGCTAATAAGGTTCATCATACCTGACATTTTTTATGTCGGTATTTCTATAAGACGCCTACATATATAATATATAATGTCGGGGATAGCAAATACGATATTTCCAAATACGCAACAGATAACTGCTCCAAATTATGTGATTGCAGGAAATGTTGGTATTGGCACAACGACTCCAACACAACAGTTGGATGTCAATGGGGCTGTTGCTGTGGGAGGAGTCACGGTGGTTGATATAGCTCGAAATATTACAGGGAGCACGTTTTCAGGCAGTGGGGCGTCGCTAACGGCGTTGAATGCTGGTAATGTGAGCACTGGGACGCTCGCAGTGTTACGAGGGGGAACGGGCGTTACCACAAGTACAGGGACAGGAAGCGTAGTTTTGAGTGCGGCCCCGACGTTAACTGGAATAGTGACTGGAGGGACGTTTTCGGGCAGTGGCGCGTCGCTAACGGCATTGAACGCTGGCAATGTGAGCACTGGGACGCTCGCAGTTGCGCGAGGTGGCACAGGGGTGACGTCGAGTACAGGTACAGGTAGTGTTGTTTTAAGTGCAGATCCAACGTTTACAGGCACTGTAACTGCAGCTGTAGTAAAAGGAACGTCTTCTCTTCAAAATACAAGTGGTAATGAAATTATACAATTAAACAAACCTGATGGATGGCTTCGTCTAGGCCAAGCAGGCACGGCTGCTTATGCAAATGGTATCGCCTGTTACCTCGGGATATGCTGCAATGGTGGACAAGGAATTAACATCGGCAATTGGGTTCCGGCAGCCGCTGGCCAATTAATCACTTCTGGAAATATTAATTGCGGTGGTACAATTTCGGCTTCTGGTTACGGCGGTATTTCATCAGCGAACGTCACTGGTGCGCTAGGTTATACTCCATATAATAGTACAAACCCAAATGGGTACATAGGTAATAACAATACGGCTTATTATGCTGCATCTATTAATTTTACGGGCGGAGCCGGATACTGGTTTTACACTGGAAATACTCCAAATCAAGGTTACCAAGCAGGTATTTGTTACCAGGATTTCGGAGCAAATACAGGTTCCGGTTGGTATTTCAGATACACTGGTACTGATCGGTATCAAATAAGATTTGACGGAGGTGGCGCCGGACAGGTATCCGATATTCGCTTAAAAGAAAACATCAAGCCCATAACGAATGCTCTTTCGCGTATACAAAGTATTAATGGTGTATATTTTACTTGGATAGACAAAACATTTCAAATTGCTGATAAACTCAACATTGGATTTATTGCACAAGAAGTAGAGGCTCAATTTCCTGAATTGGTTACAGTAAACTATTCAGGTGACAGAATGGTTACTTATGCAAATATGACGCCTATTTTAGTAGAAGCAGTTAAAGAACTAAATGCTAAAGTTGAAACTCAAATAGCAGCATTATTGCAGTTAAACAATGACACTGCACATCAATTAAATTTCACAGGCCAACATCGATGTGTCTTAACAAGTCCAATGGCAAACGCAGACATAGACGCATTGACCGGATTGATTTTCATTTCAAGTGGACGCTATCGCTCTATGTTAGATAACACTGTTCAGGACGGCATTGATGCGATTACAGTATCCGAATCAATACCGATGGTGGAACTCGCAACGGTCGCAAATGACAAGCGCGCTTTTGGTATTCTAGCATCGCGAGAATCCATACAAAAACAGAGAGAAGAAGGTGATAATCGTGTATGGATAAATTCCATCGGTGAGGGGGCGATGTGGATATCGGACATGAATGGTTCGTTAGAAAACGGCGACTATATTACAACATCTTCAATACCCGGATACGGAATGAAACAGAATTCAGAATATACTATAGCAAAAATAACAGCCGATTGTGATTTCTTACAGACCTACATACCAAAGTTAAGTATTAAGAAAAAGGTAAATACCACAACGAAAATGGTTGAGGAAATGGTGGAAAAAGTCATATCTTATGACAAAACCGTAGTGGACTTCGATGAAGTCGAAAAAATATATATTCAAAAAACCATTACAGAAACCAGAAAGGAAAAGGTCAACGTTAAGAAAAAGGCACCGTTATATGATGTCAATCGAAATGTTATTGGGGAGCATGAATACAATAGCATGATTGAGGAAACAACCAACGAAATCGTAAACGATTTGGATGCATATGGTAATCTTCAATGGGGATATATATTAGACCAGAACGAGCGGATTCTCACTGAGCCGCCTTACCAAATGCGGTATCTCGGTCTCAATGGAGAAATTATAACGCAGGAAGATTATTTAATACGGAAAACCAATGGGGAGAATGTATACCGTGCGGCGTTTATTGGTTGTACATATCATTGCGGCTAGACCCCGCTCCCCGCTCCCCGCCCCTCCAAAGCAGTAACGCGTTCTTCCAATTCTTTTTGAAGCTGGGTTTCCTCTTTGAGGGCCGCAACCAGTAATGGCACCATCTTCTCGTATTGGACAGTCAGATACGTTTCCCCTGATTTGGAGACTTCGGCACCATCGATGCGCTCAGCATCGAATGGTGCCAACTTCACTGCTTCAGGTAAAACCACCTGCACTTCCTGAGCACTGAGTCCAACACGCCGCCCTACTTCATTAAATCCGAAGGAACGCGCTAAAGCATTGTCCATGTAAGTAAAAGCGCTTAGTTTCGTTACCTTCTCAATGGCATTACAAATTGGCACAATATCCGTTTTAAGTCGCATATCTGAGTAAAGTGCGGTAATATCGCCGGAAACACCCATGGTGCCCGTTACCACAAGTGTATAGGCGGTCGGGTCGATAGTGGCAACACCTACCTTGCCCGCCTTGAATGTTAGAAGATTGTAGTCCACCGCATTATTTTTCCCCCAGAATTCGTATTGAACATTACCAGCAACGGTATAGTTCTGCTTGAGCCGGAAATCCGAGTTGGTGTCATAAGCCGCCCTTAGCATATTGACACTTGTAGCGAGTGTATTCACTTGCGTGCTCGTCAGTGTCGTGGCAGTAATATTACGACTTGCATCAATCACAGTCACGCCGCCAATAGCAATTGCACCACTTACATCAAGTTTTTGGGTGGGTATGGTAGAGCCAATGCCCACGTTACCGTTCATATGCAGAACATTCCCGATGGTATGTAGCGGTGCCACTGGCGCACTCGTCCCAATTCCGACAAAACCGGCCGCAGTCACCTGCAAAGCTGTTTGCTCTAATGACCCGATGTCGTTGTATTTGGCTATGAAGCCATCCGTACCACCACCACTGGCCGGCCCAGACAGATAAAGAGTCGTGGTGCCGTCCGCGTTGGTTAGAGGAAGTTGAGTGGAGGTGGTCTGGCCGACGACGATGAGGCCGTTGTCGGGTGTTACGACCACGCTATTAATGCGGTCATCGAGGCCGCCATTTATTTTTGTCGCCCAGACACACATGCCGGTCGAGGAGAACTTGGCGATGTAAGCTGCGTTGGTCCCTGTTGTGGTGAGAGTTTGTGTGAAGGTTCCATCGGAGTTGTAGATTGTTGCGGTTTTTCCCCCTGTTAGGATGCCTGCGAGGATGTGACCACCGTCGGTTGTTGGGTAGGATATTATTCTCCTATTCGACAAAACTGTATTGGTTATTTGCGAAACCCACTGAACTATACCCAATGTGTTATACTTTACAACTAATGAATCAGCAGAACCAACATTAGGCACAATGCTATACAATATTGTTCCGGGAGCACTATAGATTGATGCATAATTTCCATATTGACTCGTGATAACACAACCTCCATCAGAAGTGGCACAAGCTGCAAATGACTGTATGTTTTGTGATGTTTTCGTTAACCATAGAACCGCTCCCGCATTACTGTATTTAACAACAAACATATTCCCACTTCCAACTATTGAAAGGGTTGTGCCAAATGCTGAACCAGGAGCAGTCGAACCCCCATTATATGCAGTAAACACACTTCCGTAAAAGTATCCAGCAACAATAATTCCACCATCTGCCAATTGAGTTAATGCGTATGATTCTGTATAAAAGAATGAGCCGCCAGTAGAGGAAACGCCTCTTGCCCACCAAGATAAAACACCATTTGTAGTAAATTTGATTATAAAGGTTTCTGAGTCTGGTGCAACTTTAGTAGTTGTTGCACTCGTGCTATCGGTTGAATATATAACTGGGGTTGTTTGACGATAATATCCTGAAATTACAAAGCCTCCATCTGCTAAAGAGATTACAGATTGTGGATTGTCAAGAACGGCTTGTGTTACCCACTGAATAGCACCTAAGATGTTAACCTTAAGAATGAAGAAATTCTGGGTGCCATTAGTCGCTGTTATGTAAGAAAGAGATTTAGAAAACTGTGAGCCGTCTGCATTATAAAAGCTAACATTCGAACCAACCCGACCAACAGCAATAAGAGACCCATCATTTAATGTAACTACATTCGGAAGTCCTCCTATCGTACTCCCCTGCCCCCCCATCTTAGTAGCCCACTGAGCTACTCCACTAGCCGTATATTTCACCAAGAACCCCATCTGCACCCCCACCAGTACCAAGCTCAGATTCGACACACTCCCATCCGCGTTCACAATACTCAGGACCGGAGACGTGGTTGTGCCAAAGACCGCGAACCCACCGTCCTTAGTCACGCAGATTGACGTCGGAATATCATCACCAGTGCCCGTGACACGCGCGCCCCAAATCGCCTTGCCCTTATCCGAAATCGTATTCGTCACCTGAAGTGTCCCCTTGAGCACAGAAGGCCCAACCGATGTGATGGCTGTGTTAGTGGTTGCGGTGAGGTATGTGGAGTTTGGGTTACCATAAAGGTCTGTAACTTCGGCTTGGGTTAAAATATGGTTGTAGAGACGACAGTCGTCTATGGCGCCGTTGAGGGCGAGGTTTGTGTATTTGATTATGTAGGTTGCGCCATATTGCGCAGCAGGTAATATAAAACTTGACGTTGTTATACCATCTAAGTTTTTAAGAGGAACAGTGGAACTTGTATAGTAGTGACCCGTTGTATAAATATTTCCAAATGAATCTGTACAAATAGAATGGCCTTCCTCGTAATACTCACCAAATGCAAAATACCCTTGTACAATTCCATTAATATTATACTTAATTATATAGCTCTTACGTCCCCCAGATGTGCTCGGAAGTGTATACGAAGATGTTGTCGCGTCATTCATGTTTTTTAAGGTAATTGTAGATGTGCTATTATACACACCTGTTGTATACACATTCCCATAAACATCTGTGCAGATTCCATATCCTGTATCATTTGTACTGTCACCATCAATAATTGCATATCCTGAAACAACCCCGCTTGCATTATATTTAATAATATAGGCAGCTTGGTTTGTTGAAATAGGCAGCGTATAAGCAGATACGGTTGTACCATCCAAGTTTTTTAATGGAATTGTAGATGTATTGGTATAATGGCCGGTCGTGTACACATTTCCGTAAGTATCTGTACAAATGCTAGCCCCGTTATTAAGACCATTTCCATTAACTACTGCATATCCTGAAACAACCCCACTTGCATTATACTTAATAATATAAGCTGTCTTACTACCGGTTGATATTGGTAATGTATAAGCCGATACGGTTACCCCATCTAAATTTTTTAGGGGATACGCTGTAGCAGTAGAATAGTATCCTGTAGTATAAACATTTCCCACAGAATCTGTACAGATGCCCCCTGGAAACTCATCAGCAGGGTTATTAATTACTGCATATCCTGAAACAACCCCACTTGCATTATACTTAATAATGTAAATTGCATATTTCGATTGAGCAGGTACTGGCAATGTATAAGCAGACACAGTTGTACCATCAAGGTTTTTTAATGATACTGTAGATGTCCATCTATACACACCAGTTGTGTAAACATTTCCAGAAGTATCTGTGCAGATTCCATAACCAAGCTCGTCACTAATACCAGTCTCAATAACCGTATATCCTGAAACAACCCCACTTACATTATATTTAATAATATAGGCTGTAGCTCCTACTGTAATTGGCAATGTATAAGCCGATACGGTTGTACCGTCCATATTTTTTAACGGGACTGCAACTGAACTAGTATAACTCCCAGTCACGTAAATATTACCAAACACATCTACGCAAATACTGGTTCCATTATCGGTTGCATCACCATCAATACTTACATACCCCTGCACAACCCCACTAGCATTATACTTAATAATATAGGCCGCCGCAGGAGTCCATGATGAACCTACCGGTAATGAAAGAGGGGATACTGTTCCATCTAAATTATTTAGAGGAGTCCGCGAAGCACTATAAGAGTATCCTCCAGTAATATAAACGTTTCCAAAAGTATCTGTACAAATGCCATATCCACTATTGTTTGGAGCATTAATACTAGTAGCTCCCGAAACCACCCCAGTCATATTCCCCATACCGAGCTGCAGTCGACTGTAAATCCCTGTATCCAAAGGCAAAAGCGTGTTCGTATTAACTGTTTGCACTCCATTCAAATAAGCCCGCATACTTCCATCACCCCACGACATCGCAACATGGCTCCATTGGCTAGTACTAATTGTACCCACAGACTTCGTGTTCGCATTACCACCGCTATCATAGCAATTCATGAACAAACCACCCGTGGTATTATAATAAAGCTCCGCTCCACGCCCAGTTGGAAGAACAAACGAACTAATATAAGCATTAGGACTTGCTGCAGTTGGATAACTATAAGGGTAAACCCATGTCGAAAGCGAAAATGGTGATACACTGGTTTGCTGGAGGCCCATGGGAATATCAACCCAAAGATTGGATGCTGTTGGCGATACGTTCGACATACTGAGGGCATATGTACCAGCGCGACCAGCTATATACGTAGCACCGGTGTTCTGTATCAACCCGTTAAAGCCATTACCACTGCTATCTAACAAATTGTTCTCAAACTTCCATTGGCCATAAAGCCCTGATGTATTGGCCACTTGGTTATTAGGGATTTGGTAGAGTAACAGAATTTCAGCAGCGGAAAGGACGCGATTGTAAACACGGAAATCATCAAGATAACCAGCAAAAGATTGTGTTAAATAACTCGTGGCTAAGATATCGCCTAACCGAAGCGCCGCCCCATTTGCAATCGCTCCAGTAAGCGCACCACTAATGCTGGGCGTAGAAGAGCCATTTATATAAAGATATGCATTTGCTCCATTATAAGTAACTGCTAAATGATACCACATGCCAGGCAGCATTGTAGTCGCGGCCCCAACAATGGCCCATGCATTATTCGCAGTATTCATATACATGCTAACTGTGTTTGAAGCAGTCGTTAGAAGTGCCATACCAGAGTAAGCAGTTGCACCATTCAACGTCGCACCAATGTTAAACATATACCCTTGGCCACTCGAGGTAGTTGTTAAAGCCATCGCCCAGAAGGCAACCGTTATTGTACTCAGTGCATAGATTGCAGTAGTGGGTAATACATCCACCTGGCACAAGTGATTACCACCCATGGTATTGTTTAAGAATAGGCATGATGTTCCAGTTTTTCCGGTGACATAGGATGCATTTGCCTGGGTAGACCCAGACAGCGTAGGTGCGACAGTAACGGTTCCAGAAGTTTCCGTTAGCCCACCATCAAATGGCAAATGTGTAATAAGCCCAGTTGACAAACTCGGAGTGGTGATGTAGGGGGTAGCAGGTATGGGATTTGTATAGTTGTAAAGAGCCAATATTTCTGACGGGGAAAGGACGCGATTGTAGATGCGGAAGTCGTCTATGTAACCAGCGAAGGAACGGGCTGAAAGAGATGCCATGGTTGATACACCAATATTAAGAATGGTCCCCACTGGAAGCGTGCCAGCAGTTGTTGAAGCGGCAAGTTGTCCATTTACATAGAGAGATAACGTTCCTGCATTACCTGTGCGCATTGCTACACAATGATACCATGTATTAACAGTTATAGTTACTCTTGAACTGGTTTCTGTTGTGGAGCTATCCCAAACATATAAACCAGCACTTACACTTGGGGAATAAAGTAATTCAAAACTCTCCACAGTTGTCGTACCAAATTGAAATACATTACTAAACAATCCTGAACCTGGTAAAGCTGTGAACATCACCCACACACTAACAGAAATCGCTGACCCTGCAGCCAACGTGTAGGGTGTCTGTAAGTAATTCGTGACCGTCGTACCTGCGGTGTTCGCCAAATAAATAGCACTCCCACCTACTTTCCCTGGCACAACATATCGCATAGTTCCAGTCGGCGTCAGCGTATTTCCATTACCACTTTTATCTGTAAGAGCACCCTCAAAGTTGTACCAAGCAGTTAAGTTGCTTGTAATAGGCAAATAAGACGTTGGCAGGTTAGACGTTGACGTAATATTCGAAGCACTGCCTACCACATGCAATGGCGATATAGCAGTCGCAGTGCCAATACCGACGTTGCTCGAGAATATAGCAGTTGGCGCAGTAATTTTTCGATTAACGTCAATAACCGTTACGCCTCCCATAGCAATATTACCCCTAACATCGAGTGCCTGCAGAGGCGTGGTGGTACCAATGCCTATGTAACCTGTGGAATTGATGACCGTGTCGTAGCTAAATTCATTATAGTATTTTACAATAAATGCAGCGTTATAGTTTGTAGGCAATGTATACTTCAATTGGGATGTTAGGTTAATATTTGCAAGAGATACAGTTGTGGTGCTAGAATATTGCCCACCAACATATATATTCCCAGACGAATCTGTGCCAACTGCATACGTGCGCGTATCGCCTGCTCCGTTAATTACTGCCACCCCCCCAACGATTCCAGCCGTATTATATTTTATAACAAACCCTGTTATACTATTATTGGTTATAGGTAACTTATATGTTGACTGAGTCGTCCCATCTAAGTTAGAGATTGCAGTTGTTCCTGCGTTATTCTGATAATATCCAACTATATATACGTTATTATAAGGGTCAGCGACTACATTATATATCATACTACTATACTGCAGTATAACCGTCGCACCAATTACAATACCATTTGAGTTGTATTTTATAATAAACCCACAATCTCCTGATGATACTGGCAATGAGAACGCTGACTGAGTAGTTTTATCCAAATTATAAAGGGCTACAGAGCTATTAGTATTATACTGTCCAATCGCGTAGAAATTTCCAAGAGAATCTGTGCATCCATTAAAACCAACATCATAATAGGCCCCGTCGATTGATGCGACACCTGTTACGATTCCAGCTGAATTATATTTTATAACATACGCAGCTGTATAAATAAGCAAAGTAGTTGGTAACGATAGAGTTGCTGTTTGTTGGGATGAACCATCCATGTTTTTTATGAGTACAGGATTTACACTCGAATTGCGATATGGTCCACACAAATACACATTGTTATTTAAATCAGTACAAACAGAGTACGCACCATTATCACCTGTATCATTTACAACAGAGTATCCAGACACAATTCCAGACGAATTATATTTTATAACGTATCCATCTGATAGTGTTGTCGCAGGAAGAGTATAAGTAGATTGAGCTGTACCGTTAATATTACTAATAGCGATAGACCCCGAACAGTTATAAGAACCACACACGTAAACATTCCCTAAAGTATCGACGCATATCGACGCACATTGACTTACAGTAGCATTTATTATACTCGAGCAACCTGTAACAATCCCAAGAACACTGTATATTACAATAAACCCTTTCTGGTTATAACCAGATAGTGGTAACGTGTATGTACTTTGGCTACTACCATCCATATTTGTAATAGCCTCAATCCCAGATGAGTTATTCCATGCGCCTGCACAATATATATTACCCGCTGTATCCGATGCGAGCCCATTTACAAAACCGTAACTTGCGATAATAGAATAACCGCTCACAATTCCATTTGAGTTGTATTTTACAATAAAGGATGGCGCAGTACTAGGTGCAATCGGAATTGTATAAACGGACTGTGCTGACCCATCAATATTAGGAATTGCATAATACGTTGTGCCTGTACCACTACTATTTATGTACCCTCCAACATATATATTGCCTAGCTTATCTGAACATGTTGCAGAAATACTGGCTTTAAGAATTGATGAAGCCCCTCCTACTCGGCTTTTACCAGCAATATCTATATGTAGAGGCTGTAATGGCACCGTCGTCCCAATCCCAACATTACTATTAAATATACCACTCGTAGCAGTAACAGTATTCGCAGTAATATTCCGACTAGAATCAATAACAGTTACACCCCCGACAGCAATCGACCCAGTTACATCCAGTGCCTGCACTGGGTTCGTCGTCCCAATACCAACGTTCCCAACAATAATATAGTTAGGACATGTTATTCGTTGAGAGGAAGCGCTTATAACATTCATAATGCCCGACATCTCTTATGTCAGACTTCCTTACAATATGCCATATATAATATACGGAATTGTTAACACGATATAGTTTTTACTGCTGTGTTATTTGACCTTCAAATGCCTTTATAGATTCGGATGTGGCATTTGGTCTATAAGCTACTGCGACAACAATTTACACAGAGATGCTACCATTTTCGTGACAGAATGTGTGAGTAAAAATAATTTAAACACGTTTTATACTTGAGAACTCTGGATTATCCAACGTTCACTTGCTTGTTGTAAGGTCCACGTAGGCTTTCCTAAGAAAATATTAACTTCATTATGGAGATTAACACTCCACTGAAAAAGCTCCAATGGCTTACCAGAAAACACAGGGGGTGTTTTTAAGCACAGCGTTTCATAGTGTGTTGCGCAAAATTCGCATGGAATTATACCCTTTAAATTATGTAATATTTCAATTGTTTTTAGACTGTGTTTGTTAATATCATATTCTGTACCGCCAATAACACATATACTATGGATGTATTGCCATAACGAATATCCCCATGTATTAACTGGCTTGTATAACGCCATGTTATAATATATATTTATTTTAATGGTGCTACAAACGTCTGGTTCCATTAGCTGTAGTCAAATATTAGCGGAGTATGGTGTTGCAGGCCCATTCAGTTTTGGAGCAACTGGACGGGCATTAGACCGTCGCATACCTCAGGCAGCAACAGTATTAATGTCTAATTTTTTAGGAAAATATTTTTATGCAACAAGCGGCCTTCAACTATGGTTGGATTCGCGTGAGAGTGCATCATATTCTGGCACAGGTTCTACCTGGTATGATATGAGTGGAAACAATCGTAATTTTGCGATTACAGGAACATTTACATATGAAGCAGCTGTTAAGCGATTTTATTCACAGTTAGCAACCTTAACTGGTCCATCATCTGATGTATGGGGAATCAATCAAGACCATACGCTAGAAATTATTTGCCAACCAACAACAACGACAGACTCAACAACATTTACACATTTTCAAGCAACAGATGGAACTCGTATGATTTTAAATCATTTACATTGGTCAAATGGCAACATTTACTATGATGTACGCGGGTGCTGTGATGGAACACAGCGCGTTAATTACGCTTATACAAATGGTACAAATTTAAAGCACTATATTTTTAGAACGCGGACATCGGCAACCCCACATAGACAAGTATTTGAAAACACAGTTTCCCAAATTGACTCGGGCACTAATACAACATCTGCAGGCTTTACTTGGGGTGGGCCATCATACTTCTTAACAGGAACATGGACGGGTTACTGTCATCTTATACGCTTGTACAATAGGGCACTTACTGATGCCGAGATTACAAAAAATTATAACGCAGTGAAAGCAATATATTCCATCTAAATCACCCCTCCAACGCCCTAACACGCAACTCCAACCTCCTCCGTAGCTGAATTTTTTCCTTAAGAGCCGCCACAAGTAATGGCACAATCTTCTCATACTGAACAGTTAAATACTTCTCCCCAGACTTAGATACCTCAATACCATCAACACACGCAGCATCAAATGGTGCCAGTTTCACAGCTTCAGGTAAAACCGCCTGCACTTCCTGAGCACTGAGCCCAACGCGTCGCCCCATTTCGTTAAATCCGAAAGAACGTGCCAACGCATTGTCCATGTAAGTAAAAGCTTGTAAACCAGCCATATTCTCAATTGCATTACAAATCGGCACAATATCCGTTTTGAGGCGCATATCAGAGTACAACGCAGTAATTTCACCCGAAACCCCAGTTGTACCCGTTACAACGAGCGTATATGCCGTTGGGTCAATCGTCGCTATCCCCACCTTACCAGCTTTAAAGGTCAGCACATTATAGTCCACCGCATTATTTTTCCCCCAGAACTCGTATTGAACATTACCAGCAACCGTATAGTTTTGTTTAAGTCGGAAGTCCGAATTGGTATCGTAAGCCGCGCGCATCATATTGACACTCGTAGCGAGTGTATTCGCTTGAGTACTCGTCAGAGTCGTACCAGCGATATTGCGACTAGTATCAATCACCGAAACCCCACTAACGGCAATTGCCCCGACGACATCAAGCACCTGAACAGGGGTCGCCGTATCAATCCCCACATTCCCATTCATATGTAAAACGGTCCCCATCGTATGTAATGGCATTATGGGCGCAGTTGTCCCAATACCCACATAACCAGTCGTAGAATTCACTTGGACCGCAGCCTGTTCAATCGTTCCACTATCATTGTATTTAGCGATAAAGCCATCGTAGCCCACCGTCGCCCCCGGAAGAGGCAAAGTCATTGTACCATCCGCGTTCGTTAAGGGTAGCACCACAGAATTTGTTTGGCCCACGATAAGAATCCCATTATCAGCGGTCCGGACAACACTATTAATACGGTCATCGATACCACCATTTATTTTTGTCGCCCATACACACATCCCTGTTGAAGAGAACTTCGCAATATAACCCGCCTTCGTTCCGGTTGTGGTAAGCGTACTCGTAAAGCTTCCATCAGAATTGAAAATCGTCGCAGTAGTCCCACCAGTCAAACAGCCAGCGAGAATATGCCCACCATCAGCTGTCGAATAACCTCCCATTTTCGCAGTGATGGTCGTGTTCGTGATTCGTGTGGCCCATTGGACCACACCTGCCGAATTGTATTTTACAATAAGTGAATCCGACGCTCCCACATTCGAAAGGATATTATATAACACGGTTCCGGGGGCACTATAAATGCTTGCATAATTCCCGTATGCTCCTGTTACTACACATCCGCCATCCGTAGTGGCACACGTAGAATAGCCAATGGTTGTATTACTTGGCGTTGTGACTCGCGTTACCCATTGCACAACTCCTGCATTACTATATTTAATAACAAACGTATTACTTGCATTCCCAACTAATGCGAGCGTTGTGCCAAACACTGCCCCGGGAACAGTTGCTCCCCCATTGTAAGCGGAGCATGTTCCCCAGTAAAACCCAGTTACAACAATACTACCATCTGTCAACTGTATTAAATCACGCGCCCCTGTATAACTTGTTGAAGCCACCCTCGCCCACCAAGATACAACCCCAAGTGGCGTCATTTTAACTAAATAACCATCTGATTGAACAGATACCCTTGAAGTAGTAACATTCGTTCCATCTGTTGAATACATCGTTGGTACCGATTGATAGCCATTTACTGCGAATACCACGCTCCCATCTGCTAAACCCAGAACAGCATTTAGATAATCAAAGTTGCCCCGTGTTGCCCATTGTACTGCACCAGTATTGCTGTATTTGGCCAGTAGAATGTTTCCTGCGCCGGCTCCCCCAACTCCAAATGGCAGCGTCGTGGCAAACTGTGACCCGTCTGCGTTATAAAGGATTACACTTGTACCAGAGTTGTTATATTGACCCAAAACAACGATAGAGTCATCTATTAAAGTTGTTACACAAGTTGCTTGAATCGACGTTCCAGATGAACCCATCTTAGCAACCCATTGAGCCATCCCACTCGCCGTATATTTTACCAAGAACCCCATTTGAACCCCAATCAGCGCAAGAGGAGTTAAATTCGACGTGCTTCCATCAGCATTTACAATACTTAGTATTGCCGATGTTGTTGTTCCAGATACAACAAATCCACCATCGCTCATCACGCAGATTGATGTTGGAATGTCATCTCCTCCCCCAGTAATGCGTGCTCCCCAGAGGGCCCGCCCCTTATCTGTAACTGTGTTGGTAACTTGCAACGCCCCTTTAAACACAGACGGCCCAACAACGGTTAAGGCGGTATTACTTGTTGTCACATAGTTTGCGTTAGTATAAAGGTCAGTAACTTCGGCTTGGGTTAAGATGTGGTTGTAGAGACGAACGTCGTCTATTGCACCATTAAGTGCGAGATTCGTGTATTTAATAACATAGATACCAAAACCAGATGTTCCAGGCAAGGTATATGCTGACGCAGATGCCCCGTCCATATTATTAAGAGCGATTGCACCCATGTAGTTACCAATTACATAAAAAGTGTCCGAAGAATATGCAGATATCCCCCTCCCTTGAGCAAAACCACCTCCAATAACGGAATGGCCTTGTACAAACCCTTTATAATTATACTTAATGATAATGCTCCCCCCATTCGATTGTATTGGCAGTATATAATTTGAAACTGTACCATCTAAGTTTTTTAGGGTAGTAGTTGTGGTACTACCGAGGCTACCTGTTGCATAAACGTTGTTTAAAGAATCTGTACATATAGCATTTCCATAGTCAGTATAGTCGCCATCAATTGAAGTAGACCCAATTATAATACCAGTAGAACTATACTTAATTATGTAAATTGCGATACCGGTTGTTGTAGGCAATGTATACCCTGTTGCAGTAGTACCATTCAAATTTTTTAGAGCGATTGCCACTGTAGTTATATAATACCCAATTAAGTATGTGTTTCCAAGAGCGTCTGAGCATAAACCCCGTCCACCATCCGCCCCTAAACCTCCAAAGCCAGAATTGTATGTACTCGTTCCATCAACAAGCGCGTAACCCTGCACTACTCCACTAGAATTGTATTTAATGACGTAGGCCCCTTCTGCTGATGGGGCTGGCAATGTATAAGATGATACTGTTGTCCCATCAAAGTTTTTTAGCGGTATAGTTGATGTGCTAATATAACTTCCAGCAACATAAACATTACCCGAAGAATCTACGCATATACAAGAGCCTGTATCAGAAGCAGTACCATTAACTGAAACATATCCTTGTACAACTCCACTAGAGTTATATTTTATAGTATACATAGCATTTCCACTCGTTGCGGGTAAACTAAACGCTGAAACGGTCGTGCCATCAAAGTTTTTAAGGGGTATAGTCGATGTGCTATTATATTGCCCTATTGCATAAACATTGCGTGAAGAATCTGTAGAGATTCCATATCCAGTATCGGCAGCTGTTCCATCAATAGAGGCGAATCCTTGAACAATGCCACTCAAGTTATACTTAATAATATAGACTCCTTGCGATGCTGCCCCAGGGAGTGTATAGCTTGATACAGTAGTACCATCCAAATTTTTAAGAGGGACTGTCGACGAGCTACTATATTGCCCAGTTGCATAAACATTGCCTGAAGAATCTGTACAAACTCCATAACCCTGTCCAGGAGTTGTAAAATAGCCTTGTACAACTCCACTAGAATTATACTTCGTGACAAAGGCTGTTGCAAGCCCACTTCCAGGCAATGAATATGCCGAGTTTGTTACACCGTCCATATTTTTGAGAACAATACTGGGTGTACTAACATAGTAGCCTGTAACGTAAACATTCCCAAATGGGTCGGTGCAAGTCCCAAATCCGTAATCACTACCATCACCATTAATACTCGCGTATCCGGATACCACGGCATTCATAGTACCAATTCCAATCTGCATTCGATTATATAAGACCGTATCGAGCGGTGAAATCGTGTTCGCATTAATCGTTTGCACGCCATTCAAATAAGCCCGCATACTCCCATCGCCCCAAGACATAGCAACATGACTCCATTGACCAACGCTAAGTGTACCCATACTGCGTGTATTAGCATTATCGGCACTATCATAGCAACTCATATACAGGCCACCAGTTGTATTATAATAGAGTTCAGGCGCCCGTCCTCCTGACGAAAGTATAAATGAACTAATGTAAGCAATAGAATTTGCTGTAGTTGGATAACTATAAGGGTTAATCCAGGCAGAAAGCGAATAAGGTGTTGTACTTGTTTGAGATAGGCTCATCGGAATATCGACCCACAGATTGGATGCCGTTGGCGATACGTTGGACATACTGAGGGCATAGGTCCCAACGTGTCCAGCAGTATACGTAGCCCCACTACTCTGTATTACCCCATTGAATCCATTACCACTACTATCGAGCAAGTTGTTCTCAAACTTCCATTGGCCATAAAGCCCAGATGTACTGGCAAGTTGATTATTGGGGATTTGGTAAAGTAATAGAATTTCAGCGGCAGATAGCACACGATTGTAAACACGGAAGTCATCAATATAGCCAGCGAAAGATTGTGTTAAAGTTGTTGTCGTTAAGATATCACCTAATCTGAGTGCACCACCGTTTGCAATGGCTCCCGAAACGGCTCCACTGACACTCGCTGTAGAAGAACCATTTACATATAAATAGATATTTGCATTATTATAAGTAACAACAAGATGATACCATAGCCCAGGTGTCATTGTTATTGAACTGCCAATTTGAGCCCATAAATTACTCGTGGTGTTTATCCACATCGATAGTAAATTTGATGGCTTACATATCAGCGCGAGCCCACTGTAAGCAGTTGCACCATTTCCAGTTGCGCCAATATTAAAAATATAGCCTTCAGTGCTTGCTGGAACGACCGACGAAGCCATTGCCCAAAGAGATATTGATATTGAGGTTAGGGCATAGATAGCTGTACTCGGTAACACATTCACTTGGCATAAATGGTTTCCACCCATGGTATTATTTAAAAATAGACAGGCTGTTCCTGTTTTTCCAGCGACATAGGATGCATTCGCCACAACAGAGCCTGTTACAGCAGGCACGCTCAGCAATGTTGCTCCTGAGGTTTCTGTTAGCCCTCCATCAAATGGTAAATGTGTAATAAGCCCAGATGACAGACTCGACGTTATGATATAGGGTGTTGCAGGTACAGGGTTCGTATAGCTATAGATATTCTGGATTTCTGTAGCACTCAAAGCACGATTGTAAATCCGGAAGTCGTCTATGTAACCTGCAAAGCACTGACTCCCTGTTGGTCCTTCATTCCCAATCATAAATCCCGAACTTACAAGTGTTCCCGAACAAGTTCCAGCAAATGCACCATTAATATAAAATACTACTACACCCGATACAACAGTTATACATAGATGGTACCAGGTGTTTTTAACAGGAATATATGTTGTTAAATCTGCACCTCCATAAAACCCTGCGGAAAGTCCTTTAGTTGGATGAATATCAATGAAGATACTATTTGTTAACCACGACCCTGTATTATTTGTAATAAATAGCATAATTGCTCTTGTGGGATTAATGTTTACAGTTAAATTTGCCCATAGTGATACTGTGAAAATTGTGGGTATTGACATACTAGATACTAAATAATTTGGCGGCGTTGTTCCAGCTGTAACGTTCGCCTCATTAGCCAAATAAATAGCACTCCCTCCAACCTTTCCAGGCGTTATATATCGCATTGTACCTGTTGCGACAGGCGTATTTGCATTACCGCTCTTATCTGCAATACTCCCCTCGAAGTTATACCATACCGTTAAATTGCTTGTAGTTGGCAGGTACGATGTAGGAAGCGCTATTGTGGTAGCAATATTCGAAGAACTCCCAACAACATGCAAAGGTGTTATGGCGACCGTTGTCCCAATGCCAACATTACTGGAGAATATAGCGATGGGTGTTGTGATTTGGCGATTAATATCAATCGCACTCACACCTCCTAATGCAATCGTGCCACGCACATCAAGTGCTTGCAGGGGTGCTGTTGTGCCAATACCGATGTAGCCTGTTGAGTTTACGGTTGTATTATAGTAGTAGTTGGTGTACTTGACTACGAAAGCACCCCCATAATAGTAACCGTAACTGGCTGAAAACCCATCATTAGATATAGGTAACGTATAGGTTGACTGTGGTGCCCCATCCATGTCCGTTAGGCTTAATACGGATGCTGTAATATACTGACCAATCGCATATACATTATTAAAATTATCAACGCTGATGCATTTCACTATTGAAGAAGTATTATTCATTGCGATAACTCCGCAAACAACACCAATTGAGTTAAATTTAATAATAAAACTAGTAAATGGCGTCGATATTGGCAAAGATGCTTGTGATGTTCCATCGAGATTCTGTATTGGTACAACAGTAGTACTTCTGTAGCGTCCGCCGACGTAAACATTATTACGACTATCAGATATTACAGAAATTCCATAACTAGATTTGTCAAAAGTCGATGCCCCACTAACAACTCCATTAGAGTTATATTTAACTAAAAACATTTGTAAATTTGCGGATGAAGCAACTAAATTGTAATTAGTTTGAGTTGTCCCATCCATATTTTTAAGAATGTTATTAGAACTCGTGCGTCTGAACTGTCCTGTTATGTATACATTACCAGAAGTATCTGTGCAAACACTATTGGCATTATCCTTCCAATCAGTACCATCTATTGCTATGGTTCCGCACACAACTCCAGATGAATTGTATTTAACGAGAAAACCTGCGTTAGTTGCTGCAATTGGTAAAGGAAATAGTAGGTTCGTTGACCCATCCATATTTTTAATAAGTAACTCAGTTGAACTAGTGTAGGTTCCCGAAACATAAACATTGCCTGACAAGTCGCTAGACACTGAGCTACCATTGAAGTCCTCATAACCGTAATCCATTGCCAGAAGTCTGCCGTATGATTGATAAGGACCATCAATAAGAGACATACCTGACACGATTCCACTTGAATTGTATTTTATAACATAAGAAGCCCCGATTGTTACTGGAAGCGAGTACATCGTTTGCGATGTCATATTAACGTCAATATTTTTTAGTGGTAAAGATACTGTACTCGTATATCGACCTGTAACATATATATTATTTTGGGCGTCGGTACAAACTCCAACAATAACAACGTATGCTGCACCTGTTATAACTGAACAGCTAGATACGACGCCAAGTGAATTATACTTAACAATATATCCCTCTGACGACCAAGAACCATTCGGTGCTACTCTGGGTCCTACTGACAATTTATATGTACTCTGAGATGACCCGTCGAAATTTTTTATTTGTATGTGTGTAGTTTGGCTTGCTGTCGTTAGTATGCAATAACCAACGGCATAGATATTCCCTAATGAATCAGATGCAATACCCGTTACGGACACGGTTGTATTATCCACGATAAATTCGCCTGTAGTTCCCCAGTATGGGTCTATAACAATTGTTTGTCTTATAATAACATTCGTAATAATAGAGTATCCAGAAACAAGCCCCGACAAGTTATATTTAATAATTAAACCGGGCAAATTATATTCATTCTCAAAAGGATTATATGGAATGGTATACGATGAAGCTGACCCATCTAAGTTTTTAAGAGTTAAATCGATTACATCACTAAATGACATATGGCCAGTAACATAGAGATTCCCACTTGCATCAGAACATGAAGACCAAATCTTAAAGCTGGGGTTTGTACCCATATCAATGCTACAAGCCCCAGTAACCATTCCAGCCTTCGTATTATAAACATGCATGTTCTGTGCAGGAACCGTCGTCCCAATACCAACATTATTATTAAATATATTAGTCGTAGCAGCAACAGTATTTGCAGTAATATTTCGATTAGAATCGATAACAGTTATCCCTCCAATAGCAACAGCCCCAGTTACATCAAGTGCCTGTAATGGGTTAGTCGTTCCAATCCCAACATTCCCAACAATAACATAGTTAGGACACGTTAACTGTTGAGAAGAGGCGCTTATAATGTTCATAACCCCCGACATATTAGTGCAACTCTTACTTACAATATGTCATATATTATATACGAATGACCAAACCAATATAAAGTATACTTTAAATGATGTATGCTCATTATATTGTTGAATAGAGTTAGTTGATAGTAATTAGTGGTATGATGAGGAGTGTTGAATTATAGTGAAAGGGATGCAGAATATTAACATTGTGTGGTTTGTGCGATTGAACCAATGTATCAAGATAGTATTACTTGTGGAATGATGCGATGTGCCCCCGAGATGCGATAAACTGCCAAAAGGCGTGACCAATCCAGTGCGGAGCTGCTTCCCACCACAACCCCGTTCAACGAATTCTAAGAATATTCTAGCGGCCTTCGGCCGGGTGTGGCCCAACAGCTCGCTGATTGCGTGAGATTGCCACCAGAGCTGGTGCGGTTGCAACGCCTTTCAACGAATTCTAAGCATATTCTAGCGGCCTTCGGCCGGGTGCGCCCCCTCCAAACCCCTATATGCAAAATATCTCCGCTAAAGATAGTCTCTGTCTTTTATGTCACAGAGTGACGAACTCGTCGCCAAAATCTATGAAAGTGAGATATCTCCGCAGACCAAGCAAAACTATATCTCGAGGTTCAGAACCCTTTTAAAACTCGTCGACGGAAAGACCCTTGTCTATGTATTGCAACACCCCGACATCTATATAAAAAAGTTCCACGAATGGTTTCCGAAGGACGGCACGTTTAAAGCCTATGTGAGCGCAATCCTGGGCATCTTTCGATACAATCGCGAACTCGAGCTCAAGCACGCCGCCGCCCACAAGAAATGGGCGGCCGCCTTCAAAATCGCCGACGACGCTGTGACTAAGCGATACGAGACGAACCTCCCCAGTGATAAACAGGTCAAGGGCTATGTTCCATATGACGATATCATAAAGGCCCGCGACACGCAGCCGAAGGGCAGCATTCGCCGAGTATTGCTCGGGATGTATACTCATCTGAAGCCGATGCGGTGCGAATATGCCCGTTGCGCTTTGTACGAGACGACGGTGCCCGCCGAACCCGAAATGAACTATATTTTGTTATCGCAGGGCCGTCTCATTATAAAGCAATTCAAAACGCGCAAGTTCCACGAAGGATACGATTTACTTCTCCCGAAGCCCCTCATGGCCGATATTACAGCCAGCCTCGATAACCATCCCAGGACATGGCTTTTTACTAAAATGGACGGAGAGCCATTCACGAATGCCGCCTTTAGTTCCTGGGCGACCCGCGAGTTCAATGCAACCTTTGGAAAGCCCCTAACAGTTGCATTGATTCGCCATGCCTTTGTGAACTCGCTGGACTTTAACGCCCTGAGTATTCAAGAGAAAAATGAGATTAGTCACCAAATGGGCCATACGACTGCCACGCAGGACAAGTACCGTCTATTATTTAACAAACCACCGCCTGCTGCGCCACCGTAACCGCAACCGCCTTCTTAGGCCTCCCACGCTTCTTAACAACGACGCCCCCACCCAAGGCACCAACAGCCTGTGCCTTATTTTTTACATAAGGCTTCCCAAATCGGATGCTACTGAACTTGGACTCCACAGCCCTATCAATATCTGCGCGCGTTTGCGCCACCTCGCGAATATGGTCCAAATGGCTCATTAGCATTACCGACTTATAGCCACCCACTCGAACAACCTCGTACAAGATTTCGCGTACCTTTAAAATATTATCAGCATCGCAGGCCACGAAGCTCTCATCCAAGAACAAATGCTTAACCCTCTGCCCCACCGCCCCAATACGGCTGAGAGCGCAGCGCATAGCCAGACCGATTAGGAACTTCTGATATCCACTGCAGTGATCCAGGGCCGGCCGATTACCGCGGTCCTCTACGAAATAGACAAATTTGCAATTCACCATAGAAATGCGCAGCTTGAAGTCGTCGAGGGTTTCCAGGAAGCTATTCACCTCGTTCTCAATGAGCGGAATCACCCGTTCCTTATAAACTGTAATCTTGAAGCCATCGACCGCCTTGGTCCCCACGAAAGCCTCATTAAAACTGCCAAGGCGTTCCAAATCATTCTGAAGCCGCCCCAGCTCCGCCTGTAATTCGCGCTTGGCATCCGTCTGTCCCGATAACACCGTCAACTCTCCCCTTAGCTTTGCGATTTCCCCGGCGACGAACGCCGCCCTGTCCCGTCGCTGCTTCAAATCTTTCTCAATATTCATAAGTTCCATTCCCCAAATACGCCGCTGCCATTTGAGAACCGCCCCCACCAATTCATCATATTCGATAATAGTCGCGAGGGCTGCATCGTTGGCCGCCGTAGCTTTCATACAAGCCCGCATTTTGCGATCCCAAACGGCCGCAGCAGCCGTCGCCTGCAAGCTATCTGCCGTGGCCTTCCAGGCTTCCCATTTAGTTAGAAGCCCTTCCGCTTCCAATAAACCCATGATTTCTGTTTCCCACATAGCCGCCCCTTCCAAGAAGCCGCCCAGATCACAAATTCTCTTATAAACAGCCACCACTTCTGCGCTAAGACGGGCCTTCTCCGTTTTCCATAGAGTCCAAAGAGCACCAGCAGCCCTAGCATTAAGCTGCCCCAGGCGCACTTTCTCTTTTTGCCAAGCTTCAAAGGCATCGCATTGAAGCAACTCCGCAGCTCCGCGACGCCCCTTCTCAAGCATATCGGGGGCTTCCAATAAGAACTTATTAAGTGTATCAACCTCAACCCGCTTCTCACGAAGCAGCTTCCGCACCTCTTGATTCTGAGAATCCCATTGAATCCATAGCAGCCACTGTAGCTTATTGTCCAGCGCCTTTCGCTTTGACTCGCTCTCCCACTCGCCCCGCGCCCGCCCCCAAGCTGCGGCCTCGCAGGTGATGCGTTCTACATTGTTTTCATAGAACTCCCGAATAGGGATACTCTTCTCAAGCCCCTCAATTACATATAGATTTTGTTCTTCAACACTCATAGTCCCAAGAGTCTCTGTATTGCTCGCCAGCAACTCCCTCTTGGCAGCAAGGTTGTCTTGCGAAGGCTTATGATGGGCGCAACAAGCCCAGCATTCACTATTAAAAGGAATGCCCTCGAGCTCTGCAATGTCAGTACGAAGAGAGTCACAAGAAGTCACCAGGCGCTGCCTGAACGCCTCGTCGTCGCGAGCCTTTAGGAGGCGAGCCTTCATTGCGACAGCGGTCTCTTCTGGTACTTGAATTGAATTCCATTTGGTAAGCTCGGCCTGCCAAGCAGGGAACCCCGACTCGGGGCGACAAGGCACAATAGCTGTATAGGAAGCCAATTCCTTTGTAATCTTCGCGATTTGAGTAATATCCATAGACTCTGCCGACTCCGACCCCAACGCCGGCTTTACAACAGCTGCCCGCGCAAGGGTATCTGCTTGGCGATCCACCAAATCTAGTTCCTTTGTAAGTTTCTTCAAAGCCTTCTTAGCAGCTGGGATATTCGCCACCCACTCGACTGGAGCCGCGACTAACCAAGCCTGTGACTCAGCCACATCCGTTTCTACAATAGCCCTTGGCCTGCAAGCATCTGGAGCGGCCTGCAAATGGTCTCTTAGGGCTGCGCCCGCCCCGGCGGCCCTCTCGCGCAATTCATTAAGAGACCCGGTCGCCGCCGCCCCCGCTGCAACCTTTTTAACAACTTCAGAAGGCTTTACAACCGGATCATCATTGAGAGTTGTCAACTGGGCTTGCAGTGAAGCATATTCCCTCTCAAGTTCCTTATGTTTGCTGGCAGTGCCAGGAATATCGTTTAGCCATGCATCATGTTGTTCAGCTTTCCAGTTATCGTATGCAACCCGTTTATCCAAAATATAGGAACGGGTAACGGTGCTTTCCACAGGCTTCTTCTTTTCATTAATAAGAATTGCCTTGAGTGCGGTGGCCTCAGCCCCCTCGCCCGACCCCCCATTCTTCAATACATAGCCTCCATCCATTCCTTCTTTTTCTAAAAGGTCGGCCTCATTGGCAAGCTTCCCTTGAAGGACCATGAACGCATCCTTATTAACTGAAACAGGCGCAACCCCGTTAAGAGCCTGCGTGGCCTTCCGGAGTTCTTCTTTTGCATTACCGTTACCCTCTTCATCATCCCCTTCTTCTTCCGAATCGCCGCCCTCCCCAATTTTCATATGCAGCCCATTTGCAACAATAGCATCTTCTTCAATTTGCTTAGTTAGTTCGAGCATTTCGGCCTCAAGGCTCTCGAGGGCAGCAGCCATTTCAACCGTATCGCGACTTTCCATAGTATCCGCGACTCCACGAATGTATGTGTTCAGCATCAAAGCAACGGCCTTATAACCTTTAATCGCTTCCGAAAGGATGTTCTGATATGCCGCAATGGTTTCCAGATTGAGCGACTTATCAATAAGACGCTTCTGTTCATCTCCTTTTTGAAAGAAGAAAGATGTGTTATCCATCTGACACAGTACAGTGCTCATCAGCATCTCATCGAGGGTGCCGAAGTGCTTATACACCCAATCGTTGACCATGGTAGTTCCTTCCGCAATGAGAATGGGTTCTTCATCGTTAGTAATGTCTTTAACGGACGAACTGTAGCAACTCGACGACGATGAAGTTGCCCCAAAGTCCCGAAAGAGTCGTCGAATCTCATATAGCTTATTATCAATCGAAAATTGAAGAGCCGTCCCGGCACTTGTGGCTGCGGGCCTAAAATTGTGCAAAATGTTGGCGCTCATTCGGACATCCGTTGTATCATTTCGGCTTGACGTAGGGCTCCCGTAAATCGCAATACAAATGACATCTAGGAACGAAGACTTGCCGGCTGCGTTTTTACCATTGAGGAGACAGATGTCTGCCGTGCTTTCAAAATCAAAATAGTTATCGGCACCGAAGCACATAAGGTAAGACCATTCCATACATTTAAACACAATGTTGCAGGTCTGAGGGACATTGCGCATGACCGCCTCGTAGTCGCCCAACTTGTCCTGAATGCTCTTATTACGGCTAATCATCGCATCTCGGATCCCGGTCGGTAATACATCGGACACTGTCATAAGAATCTTGCTAGGATCGTAGATCCATTCACTCACATTCATTGCCGGCATTGTCTTTTTCATATAGTCTTCCCACTGCTCTGGGGAATTCACTTCGCTCATTCGACAGATACTCGTTTTCAGAGCTGCCCCAGAGGTATCTCCGCCTTCGGCGTTGGCGTTGGCGCCCCCTCCGTTTCCAATGCATTTAGTATATTTCATAGAGGACGGTCGGACATGTCGGGCCATTAACTCGTCTTTAACGAACACTTCGATGCCTGTCGTCCCGACAATCCGAACCTTGGGCGTTTTAGGAAAGCCGTTCAGCCGAACGGCCTCCCACAGGGGAACTATTTCCCTCGCCGACATTCGCACAAGGAGCTCATTCAAATCGTTGCGAATAACCGAAATGGCCCCGAAGTCGTTTTGAATGTGAACCGGGGTGGCCGTAACGGTCGCCAAATCCCAAAGCAGGTAACCGTGGCCCATCGTCGGCTCACCATCGTCCTGTTGAATCAGGGAGCCCGGATAGCCCCACAGCAATGTGTCGTTGAGACCCCTCTGAAGCTGTTGCTTATGATTGTCGCCCAGCATAGCCATCTCATAGCCGTTCATCCATGCCAGAGGATACCCGGAGGCAATCGAATCCAGCTGACGTCCATTGGGCAGCGCCGACTGTGAAATGGAGCCGTGAAACAGGGCAACCTTGCGCACATCAGGGGGGAACAGCGACGCATCGGGAAAGGCGGGCAACTCGTTAACAACCCCGGCCGTATTCAGCTTGCGCAAGGTATCCTTCACGGAACACATACCAATGCCTATGTTCTTCCAAAGATAATGACCGGTATGCTTCAGATAATGAATGGGGTACTTCGTACCGAATGCCTCGTACGGCTTCACAAGCATCTCGACTGTGTCCGTAACGTCAGGGGCTTCCTGGCGAAAGTCGTGGTTACCCGCAATGACCAAGATGGGTGCAAGATTCAGCAATTTGTTGATAAAATCAAGTAACACAGTACCACCGACAGAGTCGACGCGGCCCTTATTGTGGTAGACATCCCCTGCCAACACGACGATGGCAGTGCCATCCTTGACACACTGCAGAGCCTTTATATTTGCGATAAAGTTGTTAAAAACGTGGGCATACTCTTCGCTTCGCGATACGGCCTTGTCGCCGATGCGAACGTGCAGGTCGGCAATGTGGATCACGTGCGTCAAATTCGGGTCTGAATCCAGAGCAAGAGTCTGCATAACGATGTTAATCTATAACGGCTTAACTGCTTAAGTACTTTTTGTTAATTTAACCTCTCAAATTAACATATTGTTAATTTAACCTCTCAAATTAACATTTTGTTAATTTAGGCACTCAAATTAACATATTGTTAATTTACGTACCCCAAGTAATTTCGGCCGAAATTACTTACTGGTTGCGTATTAACATATTGTTAATTTAGGCACTCAAATTAACATTTTGTTAATTTGAGTGCCTAAATTAACAATATGTTAATTTGAGAGGTTAATATTCGCCTCTTAATTTACCATGCACGCTAAATACAAAATGTGACCATAAAAGTGCTATAAACAATTCCTCAAAAATACAAAAATGCAGTAAATCTGTGTAGAAGGGTGTATGACAGGAGCAAGGCTAGATGACGCCTATATTGAAGATTTCTTGGATATCAAAGATATGTTCCAAAAATACTTAAAAATTATGTGTTTCGAACCTAATCTGGACAAGTCCGCACCATTTCAATCAGGCTCTCCCACCAAATTCGAGCTATCAGGCCGCACCCGGCCGAAGGCCGGCATCATTCACCTAGAATCTCACCAGTTCCTGCAATCCTGTGCAAGCTGCACCATTTCAGTCAGACCTTCCCACCAAATCCGAGCTCACTGGACGCACCCGAAGGCAAATGCGGATGCATAGAACGACAATAAATGATGTTGTCTTGGGGAACTACAACGCCTTTTGCGTTAATTTCAGCCCATGATGTGCCGTACTTTTGCAAATATTTGTCGCTATCTGTACGCGGGTCATTGAGTTCTTTTGTATAGCAGGCGCCCGAGAAATGGTGGTGCATCAATGTATTATTGAGTAAAGCGCCGCGAATGCCGAAGCGGCTCTGTAGTATAAAGTCCATTCCCCACATCCATGGATTATTTGGGTCTATATGTTTATAGTATTTTGAGATATACGCCTCTTTGGTAAATATGTAACAGAAGAGTTCTATAACAGGCATTATTCTAGCGAATACCTCTTTTGGTTGTGGGATCATGAACTCCCAATAAGTCATTTCTCGCTTCGATAGTGATGGCGAAACCAGGTCCAGTTGGTACCTGTTTATGAAGCCCCTTGCTTCTGGGATAGAGAGGGACGCATCGAGCTCAACGTCGTCTAGTAATATCATGACCTCGCTCGGGTTAATATTATTTACAAATTCGGGGGTCACGTACTTATGCAAGAAGTAGCCGATGATTCCTTTTTCGAAATGCCAGGTGACGGTTGCGAGGGCGCCGCACAGGTCCTGGGGAATGTCATTCATATTGCCATAACAGAATATATGGACTGTTATGGCGTTCTTAGTTTGCAGTTGCAGCGTCTCGAGGTTCCGACGGAGTATATTAATTTTTTCAGGGAGATGTGGAGGGCCAAATCCTGGAATAACAACAAGGAGCATACTTATAAGGGTCGCATAGATTATGCTTAAATGTTTTGTATTAAAGCGAACTGCGGTAGTAGTAACCTATATATGAGCTGTTTTGGCCTCGGTTTTGGCAGGACCCATCACAAGGTGCACCCTTGTCAATTTGTTATTGTATTTAACGATAAAGGCCAGACGGCCATGGACAATATTATTGTCACGAAGACGGTCGTGGGCGTTAATATTACAACGAATGAACGGACATTCGATATGACTCTTTCGGCGGAGTCGATTCCGACTATTGTAAAGCTTATTAGCGACTTCTGTATTCCCGCGAACTATAGCATCGCCAACGTCATATCGAGCTATTCTCGTTCCAAAACACAATTTGCTGAATATAATATTAATGAGTATACTGAACTGATTGCTTGTATACATACCCATCTAAATCTCTTTCTCATTACTCAGGATATCGGGAATGTCCGATATCCGGCGATTTAGGGTTTGGGTTAAGTAGTATAGTCCTTGCAATCCACCTTGGTTACTCTGAATACAATCTGATGGTCGGTTCCATTAAAGTCATACGGGCTGCCATCTGGGTGGGTAAACGTTATCTTCAAACTATCTATTTTGTGCTGGGACGCTGTCAACTTATAGCAACCCTTCTTTTCTTTGAGGTCATTGCATATAATGAACCGCTGGCCAAGGACCTTCCCCTCTAAGGGAACGAGCAGAAAAGCCGATTGCGTGGGAATAGTAATGCCTGTGCTCAGTTCGTAATCGTTCACATACATTAGTACATAGGGTACTGTATTGGCCTCTATCGCTTTCGCCCCGGCGAGTGTATAAGGTGAAGCGGTTGTGGATGCGATGGTGCCTGCGCCGCGATTGCGACCTGGTGCTACGAAACCAAGAATTCGCGAAAGGGCTGCGCTGATGGTGATAGAAAATGGGGCAGCACTACTCGTAATGCTGAAGCGATTTGCGGGCGTAATAGTGGAAGTGAGTGTCGTTCCGCCAACGGTGCTGAGGGCGGATTGGAATGCGACCTGTAAGTTGGAGGTAGTGGTCCAATTGCCGACAGGAATGGTGCAAGTGGTGGTGGTTGTGTTATTCACGGTCACTTGAAATGTATTATTGTTATCGTTGATGACCTGTTCGGATGCCGTCATCTGGAATGTCATAATTTCAATCGTGTTTGCATTGCGGATGGATGTAGCTAGCGGATATACATATTGGGATGGGTTGGGAAAAACTGATGTATCACGGTCTGCCGAGTCAACTGTTATAAGAATATTGGCTGCATGGGACATGTTTGTTTACTATGTTAGTATAGTATTATAAAAATGACTAATTACTATTATGCGTTTTAAACAACGCCACCAAGAGGTACCATGGCTAATGTAATCAACTCGGATGTCACACTGATTTTTACATTATCAGGCGTTTTCCGACGCACTCTTTCAGATTGAATTGCGTTGTAAATAACGAATGCGAGCAATGCTGTTAGTACCAGGAAAATCGTCAGCGCGAATCCTGTTGCTTGATTGTAACCGAAGTTTTCCCACATCACCAATGCGGCCACGGTTTGCAGGAATAGAATGCCGCCACCGACACCCACAATTTCGTAAGTCAGCATATTCTTCGGGTCGCTGGGAATTGGTGCATTGGTATAGACGATTAGAATAAAGAAGGTGAGCATAAAGATACCGAGCAAGGTATAGAGAACATACACCGTTATTATATTATCAAGAATCAGAATCCAAGATGCGAAGAGCAAACCCAGAATGGCGAGCCCGTGGAGGATTGTGTAGATACCGAATACAAAGAGGACCACGTCTATGGCGATGCCTGCAGGAGACTTGTCGTGTTTAAGGAAAGGAATGTATTTGGAATATTTTTCGGGAAGTACGAAAACAGCAGTACTAACAATAATCTTGCCCACACCATATAAAACAAGTAAAATACCTATTATTCTACGAAATAAAGTAAGTGGAATATCTCCGTCTGACATTATCTTCTCTTCTTATACTTTTGTGGGATTATTAATTATATTGGAGATTTAGTAGGTTGGCATATGGCTTCCGAAGTACAGGCGAAAGCACTTGAGACTATTGCAACTGTAAACGCACTGACTGTGGAGCGTCTGTCCCTGAAAGAACAGGTGGTCGAGATTTCCGCCCGATTGGATGCCGCCATTGCGATTGAAGATACGGGTGATGATGTTATTGATGCTGTTAAGGCGGACATAGATGGTTTATCGCTCACAGGAGATTTGGCAGATTTGGTCGCGGTTGGCGAGGGTCTAAAAGAAAAGATTGCACTTTACAAGGCCGCTGTTGCTGAGAATACTGAGGGCGCGGCGAGCGTTTACGAGGCGATTGCTGCCAGCAGTGTGCTAATTGATGAGATTAAGGCAACTGTTGCTGAAATTTCGGCCAATATTGCTGACATCCAGAGTGGTTTGCCACCAGTTGAAGCCGCATAAATGCTTTTTATTTTATCTTATTTTTCGTTAATGGACTATATCATTCGTCATTTTGGTCTTATATCTATCCTAAAAGAACAAATCGCTATGTTAAAACAACTACATTCTATTTTGAAGAGGGCCATACTCGTTGAATCTAAGCAGACTGGTGGGCGTGGACGCGCTCTGCTTATTTTTAAAAATGAGGAAGGCGTTGAAAAGTATATAGAAAAACAGAAATGTTGCTCGACTATGTAATATATGCCGTAGTTAGGTGTTTTTTAATTCTAGCGCCTTATTCCGGTAGTATTGAATAAGAAACATAATACTATGATTTCCAATTGCTGTTGCAACATGAATGCGTGCTTGCCATGGCATCCATTCGTTTCCAGGCAGCCATGATAGTTTCGCAACATAGTAGACATATATAATCCATCCAATAGAAGCTGTTGTTACCGACATCGGTAATGGTGTTCTATATCTGATTGATAGGTCAATTGACCTTGTCACAGCATATATACATGCTGCATGAGTAAGGGTTCTATCGGCGATTAGAACAAGCCGCTTTCCATAAAACGGTTCGTCCCACTTGGAATAAGTTAAGATAGATAGGCCCATCAGCAATAGATATCCATAGTGGCAGGGGACCTCTCTAATATAAGAGGCGTGAAGAGATGCGAGGCCAAATAGAAACGATGTGTAATATAGCTCCATTATGTTATTTAATTAATGCCAGCTTTAAGCAGTTTGTGTGTGTGTCTTATATGTTATGTTCGCATTTATGTAGTATAGGCGGCATGCTGGTTATTCGCATGATCGCGATTGTTGTTGCCATTATTGGGCTCTTACTCGCACAAAATGCCATTACCATAGATACGTTTATAGGAACTGGAGGTGGGGAAGGGGGCTCGATACGGTTTCTCACAGCGTTAGAGGCGGCCCAACTAATTATAGATGATGAAGATGGCTTTATTGCAAAGATGTCAGAAGATGACTTAAAAGACAGGGGCTCTTTTGGTCGCAATGGCGATAATGGCGGCGATGCCGATTTACTCGCTTACAGACGTGCAGCGGCTCTTTCTGCAACCGCCTATAATTCACGAGAGGTGGCCGCAGTTCGCGAGGCTGTGGCGGCCGCTGACCGGATGCTTGCTGCAACCGAACCACGTGCTTATCCCGGCATTGATTTAAATGCTGTGGCAGCGATGAACTGGGAATTTGCGATGGTGCGAGGGCGGTCTTATGAAAACGGTAAAGCCCATTTTCGGTTAATTGGTAAACGATTTGTGGTGTTTTTCTCAGATTGGGGATTTGAAGCAGAGCGCTGGGGGAAGGATGTTGGAAATGGGAGCCGACGACAGCTGCAGAACAGCCTTATCTACTTTAAGTTTGAAGCATGGGCCGCCCTAAATCGCCAGAAGGTTGGGGGATTCTGTGAGGATGGTGTTGTACGATATCTCCAAGGCGGGCGTGTGGGGACACTGGGGACACCTGTTGAAGTTGGCCAGGAACACGTTTATGAATGGTCGCCTTGGAACCAGAGCAGTACTAATGGTGGCCCTCGCCCGGGCTTAGGACCGTTTAAAAGTATGAAGCCCACAGCGATGGTTGCTGACTTAAACGAAAAGGCACCTCCGGTTCCCTCTCGTGATGGACCGCGTGTTTGCTATTGAATTCAAAAAATGAAGATGTTAATGAATAGATTGGATGTTAAAAATGTCAGAATTACAGTCGCAAGACCAAGTCCAAGTCCAATTCACTTGCGTCTATTGCCTATCAGAAGTTACTGAAACCAATGGTATTGCAACATCGAAATGCGCCGGTAAGCACCTCCAACATAAAACATGTATTCAACGCGCTATTGAGCACTCGCGATGTGGTTGGGTGGAATGCCCTATGAAATGTGGTGGGATATATACAGCTGTTGAAGTGCAGAACCAAGCAATGACCTTCACGGAACGCGATAAGGATGCATCGGATGCTTATGAACGGACTATTGAAATGTCGCGCCATGGTAATCAGGTCCTATTTACCTTATGTGCTGGCCCGTCGCCTATTATGGGTGGGCGGCGTTTGACCCAGTTAGTGGTCTTTCTCCTTGACCGTAGCGGGAGTATGGAGGGTCGAAAGATTGCACAGGCGAAGGGGGCTTGTATTCGTGCGATTAATGTCCTTATTGCTGACGCGGCTGCGACCGGATGCGACCATGCTGTGGCAGTTATTCCGTTCAATACTGAGGTGCGCGAGCGCTTCGGCGTTACCCGGGTACGAGATGTCGCCGCCATCACTCGAATGATTCAGAATATATCGGAAATTGATGCCCATGGCGGTACAGAGTTTGCGCCGCCCCTCGCGGTGGCCGCAGATATTGTAACAATGGGGGCTTATTCGAATGCTGTGCGGACGGTGATATTCTTGACAGATGGTTGTGTTATGTCATTGGACAATGCTATCGAGAATAAATGTAAGCGAATTACCGATTCTCGAGGGATAGTAAATGTTATTGGATTCGGTGCTGACCATGATATTCCCCATTGTACGCAAATTGCCAAATCGGGTAAGGGTGGCTACGTTTATATTCCAGATGGCAACGATGCTGCTGTCGATGCGAATATGAACGTGTGCTTGGGTGGAATGCTTGCATCGATGCTCGAATGTGTTAGCCAACATAGCACAGTTGTCTTTACTGCTGCACAGGTCGGAGGAACGTTGAGTGGGGTGGGTGTGACTGATGTAACTCAAATTTGTGAAACAGTGTATTATTTAAATATGAAACGTGTTTCCAGCGGGGAGCGACGTGATATTGCGCTTCTTTATGGTGTTACATATGAAGAAGGTGTTGCGGACTATGATGTATGGACTAGCGCCCAGGGTGTTAATGCTGGACCTACAAATATTAAGAAATATCGCATTCGAATGGCCGTTGCGGATGTTCAAAAAGAATGTATTGGTGAAGCGCCACTTATTGCGATGCTAATATTGGCAAATGGGATGCGGACTATTGCGGACCTTATCGCCCCTGACGTCGAAACCGATGCTGAGGTAATTGAGTATGGTAAGCAATTTATCCAAGAATTGGAGGGACTGAAAGCTGTTGCACTCAGTAATGGAAGCAGAGCCGAAGGAAGTGCGACGATGGCCGCACTCAGCTACTCACATTCGATGCAATCTGGGAATGCTTATGGGAGTCAGGTACAGTCTCAACGCTATTCACAGGCGATGAATAGCGGGGGCGGCTACTGAACCATTTCCCTGGCACGTTTGAGGTCGACAATATACATACTATGAAGCTTTAGGGAAGCGACTATCATCTTTTTCATCTGTGGACTGTCTTTTAGAACTGTGGCAGCAAAGGTCATATTCTTAACAAAGTGGTCGGCATTGGCTAACTTCTGGTCCACGCGATTCTTCAGAAGTTCCTTGCGCCTGGATTGGAGAGCATCAAATGTCGCCTTGAATTCGGGTGGCGGCACAACCTTATCGTAATCCCGGATTGAACGGGCCCAAATCAGCTTCTTCTTTTTAAGTGCCGCTTCCTGTATCCAGGAATAGGCATTGGCTACCACGACAATCATGTGTGTCCTGAATGCGTCGTCCATCCGATATCTTTACTGAATATAAGTTTAAGGACTTGGTATGTTTTACATTGAATTAATGGCGTTCTGTTTATTCGCACTTGCTTTTGGTGCAATTGTTTCCACTGGAGGTGGAGTACTGATGGTTATTGTCGATAAAATTAAAGTGAAACGTAAGTGGCAGATGGGATGGCTACTGGCTTAAAACACCGACAGGGGCGTGCTCTCTGCGTTTAAAGACAAAAGAAATAGATTAATATAATAAAGTATATAACTTGCAAATGATGGTGAAAGGGCTTGTTATGGCGACTGCGGTGGTGTGCTCGGCGGGTGGTGGCCTTATGAGTCGGCGGGGAAGTCGAACGCGGCCACGCGAGGATACCAAGCTCGACCGTGGCTATCCTCCTGAGCCCCCTCCGGAAATGCGCGAAATGGGTAGTTACTGTATTCGGGCTCGTTGTAAGTTCCTGCGCGATGGTGCGGAGGTAGGAAATGTAACAGGTCACGATGACCAGATGGCAATTGTTGCGGTAGTGGAAGAGGCTTGTCGGGCGAATGCGGCTCCTCGAGGGCTTGCCTGCTCGCAGGTGGCTGTTACTATTCTACCGGATTTGCCCGGACGCATTTGTGATGGTATCGTGTTTGATGTTCATGATAGCGAAAACGATGGTCTAAAAGAAAAATATGGTGGGTACGGTCCGGGTGATGGCAGTGGAAAAAAATGAAGTTTGCGTTCGCAATAGCGGTATCTTATTTTTATAACATAATGAATAACATTAATGTATCCTGCGTTGAAGGCACGCTTATAAAACGCACCCAAAGCCGAGTTACCGAGAATGCACATGGGCTGCATTTCTGGGGAATTATAACCGTTAGTTTGGTGGATAGTGGAGAAGAAATTAAAATTAAAGGGACTTCGCCTATTCTCGGGGAAATTGGCGATTATGTTCAAGCAAGTGGGCGGTATGAAGAAACAAACTGGGGGCGGCAATTTGCAGCGGATACACTCTTTATCGATTTACCCCGAGGCGAAGTGGCTTGTACCCACCGGCTGGAGGAGTTGGCTGATGCCGTACCTGGTTTGGGGGCGAAAACGATACGAGCTATGTATACCGAAGTGGGGGATGAGATATGGACTGTATTGAAGGAGGGTCAGGATGGTAATATGATTGCTGGGGCACGCCTGCTCCCCGAATTACGAGAACGCTTCGAGGAGCACATGAAGCAACGGGGTGTGAGTGCTGCAAATGAAGAAGCGCTCATAATCGCTGTCCAACGCTTTCTATCTGGTCTCCGGCTCGGACACTCGTGGAATAAAACGCAAATTGCGAATACGGTGGCGATGTTTGGTAATAAGGTGATGGATGTGATTCAAGGACAAGGACAAGAACAAGGTATCGATATCATTGAATTACTTAAAGTACCTGGAATCGGGTACAAGACTGTGCGGGATTTAGCAGACGCCTTAGAACTATCTGGATTAGTAAAAGCGCGAATTGTTGTTATTGGAAACCTAATTGAATGTGAAAAGCAGGGCGGACACGTCTGCTATCCGATTGACGAATTTGTAATGCGCTTTCAACGATTTACGACGGATGTGAATGTTGAGGATGCCATCAATTCTCTAAAATTGGATGGTTTGGTAGATGTCTATGACGGCTTCTTATATCAATCTAGTCGTTTAGAACAGGAGGTATTCATTTCAAATAGGTTAGTGGAGATGGGGTCTGGCGAGGGCGATGGGGACGATGGGGATGATGAGGGAGAGGGCGATGAGGGCGAAGAATCGTGCAGTCCTGAGCAATGGCGAGCATATTTATCAGCAACCCATAAGCGTCTGAGCATTATTAATGGTGGTGCGGGAACCGGTAAGACATCATTATTAGCCAAAGTCATTGCGCATGAAGAGAGTATGGGACATGAATACCGTTTGCTTGCTCCAACAGGCAAAGCTGCGCAACGGATGGCTGATGTTATAAAAGGTCACGAATCATCTATGATTATGACAATCCATCGCTTCCTCGCTATTCAAAACGCTACGGACCATCCTGATAAAATTGATAGTATTGATTTGCTCGTTGTTGACGAAATGAGTATGGTTGATAATGACCTATTCTACCGCCTCCTCGTTTGCTTAGGTGGGTTGGGAGGGCAAGGGCGGCTGGTGCTATTAGGCGACTATAACCAGCTTCCTTCTGTAGGCGCCGGACAGCTTCTGATGGAACTTGTTCATTCCGGTCTAAAACCTATTACACTCACAACTGTCTTTCGCCAATCGGCCGAATCGGCTGGACTTGCAGCAGCGCTCGAAAGCATCCTGGATGGACGTGTGCCAACATCAAATAAAGAGGAAGGCTTTACATGGATGGCAACGGATGACCTTGATAAAATAGAAAGCGCTCTTAAAGCGAGGGCTGTGGCGTATGCCGACCAATTAGATAAAATATGGATTATGACGCCGATGAATTTAAATGTTGATAAATATAATACAATTATACGCAAATGTGTGAATCCTGCGACTTTGGAAAGGGTGGGTGGTAAAGGTGGTGGTGTGGTTCTGCAGGCAGGCGACCGTGTAATGCAAATGGTAAACAACTATAAGCTAAAAGTATATAATGGGACTATTGGGGTTATAAAGTCGGTTGAAGTGCGACCGATTCGGCGTAAGGGTGTTGCAGGCACGAAGCGAATTGTTAAGGTGGCGTTCGAGGGTATGAGCGGTGATGTTGAATATATGGATGATGAGGCTTATCGGGAACTGAAGCTGGCTTATGCGACAACCTGCCATAAGGCTCAAGGGAGCGAAGTAGACTATGGAGTCCTCGTGTTACCGGCAGGTCCGTGTGGTATGGTGGATAGGCGTCTATTATATACCGCGATTAGCCGCGCAAAGAAGAAGTGTTTGCTTATTGGAAGCCGGGGGGCTGTTGCTGAAGCTGTGGGACGCAAGGGGGCAATGCGTCATAGCTGTTTGAAGGCAATGATTCAGAAAAAACTAACGGTTTCTGATATATGATATATCATATATTGAAGAGCTACTATTTTCTATAGCTACTATAGGACAAATGAACTCCATAATTTCCGACTATCGGAATAACTGGGATATCTTATACCTTTTTGTTGCGGCGCTTGTAGTGGATTTAGTTGTTATTACCATTATTCGCACCTTCCCGCGGAAGTCTGGCAAACAAATACAAATATGGTATGACCGTTTTGGTTTGAGTGCCGTTTTAGCTGATGTGACAATTTTGGTGATTGTCTTTATGATTGCTCGCTATGTTTATTCGTTGTTCGCAGCTGGGGGTTATAGTATTGGAGTGTACTTTATTCTTCTCGCCGTATTAATTCAGGTTATCCATGACATTCTATTTTACCTTTTTGTGATTTTACCCGTTAAACGTGGACAAAACGCCCTGATGGACGTTTATAAGGATTATGCTGAAGAGAATGGTGCATGGATTATATTGGCTGATAGTGGTATGATTATTGGTACTGGAATCGGTGCGATGCTACTGAAATCGCTCGCCACCAATGGACGCGGTGATGTTGTTTGGTTTATCGCAATTTGCTCGCTCTATATTCTGCCTTATTTGCTCTATATTAAAGTGGCGCCTTAGATTTACTCATCGTCTGTATTTAACACAATATTGCGAATCTGTTCGGATGTGAAGTTGTGCATTACGTACACCAGCAATGGGGTAGGAAATGGGTCCGCGGCGGCTTCAGTAAAGCGATTCGGAATGAGCCGATATAAGGCGTCCCAGCCATCTGGTACAGTAATTGACTCGTAGTAGGAAATTATGAAGTTGCGAACCATTGTTTGGGCATATTCAATATGATGGTGGTCGTTCGGATACTTGGCTTTCGTTACGGTTGGCCAGAAGACGGCTTGGCGAGTGAAGTAAGCGATATCGTCTGCGTCGTCGAAATCCATTATGCTGAGGTTAGTGGGCTTAACACGAGATATTGCTATTCATTTTTTTGGAAATATTAGGGTTTATTCTAATTAAAACGAAAAAATAAAACGACACCGGTGGGATTTGAACCCACAAGGACTAAGTCCATCGGCTTAGTAAACCGACGCGATACCAGATTACGCGACGGCGTCGTGATTAATATGTTACACGTTATCTTTAAGTACTGGGTTGGGGTGCGACTTGGTTTCTCTTTACTAATGGGTTTTCTCCAACCCAAGCTGGAGGAGGAAAGCGGCCATATTCGTCGAGAGTCCATTCGCCTTTAAGGATTTTATCATAGGGGTTCCAAGGCAGAATTTGCCACTTATAGGCAAGGTTGAATGCATCGCTCGTATCTGCGTTTTCGCTTGTATTTTCGCTTGTATTTTCGCTTGTATTTTCGCTATGAAAGGAAATCTCTGTAGCTGCTAAATATTCGGATGCTAAACAATAGAACAACTTTTTAACGACACGACCACCACCATGGTAAACAGTAACAATTCGATTTGGAGCGATAACAACGTCAAACCGCTTGCGATATGTACCATCGTTTACGAAACCTGTTAGGTAAACAGTGGTCATTTGTTTTACTGGCTTATATCTATACGTGACCATTCATTTTTTAGAATAGAGGAGGAGCGAAGCGAAGGCTGAAGAAAAGTTGAAAGTAGTATAATGTATTGTATTAATATAATCGTTTACATAGCTAAAGATGGCTCTTAAAACCCAGCTCATTCAGCGTCCGCCCATGGCGATGTTCGACTTCGACCATACCCTCGTAGTTCCCCTGGAAGGGCGGCAGTTTCCCCGTAACGCTGCTGACTGGAAATGGTTGCGACCATCAGTCCCGGATGTAGTGCGGTCGTTTGCTAAAACCCATATGGTTGTTATCGTTACGGACCAAACGAAAGCATTCAAACTGGAAATGATTCGAGAATGTGTGCGGCAGCTGGGTGTGCCTATTACAGTGGTTTGCGGCGATGGTAAGGGTCCCGATGACCAAAAGAAGCCCGGGACACGCCTTTTCTATGAGGCGGTTGGTGTGGGCGGGATGCCTTCATGCGACTCGTTCTATGTGGGTGATGCTGCAGGGCGCCCAGGCGATTGGTCGGATAAAGATGCTGTGTTTGCGAAGGCGATTGGAGTCGAGTTTATCGTGCCGGAGACGATATTTCCTTTGCCTGCTGTCCCGACACCATCTCCAAAAAATAAGGCGGTGGGACAGGAAGTGGTTATTATGATTGGCTATCCAGGAGGAGGAAAGAGTACCTATATTAAACAGCACCTCCAAGATTACGCTGTTATTGAAGGTGACGTTCACAAAACCCAGGCGAAAATGTTGAAAGCAGCTCGGGGCACAGAGCCTGGGCGTTCAATTGTATTCGATGCAACGAATCCAACGAAGGCCGGTCGTGCCGCTTATATCACCTTCGCAAAAGAGAAAGGCTTGCGAGTGCGGTGCATTTGGGTGAATACTTCACTCGAGATGGCGATTGACCGTAATAACCAGCGCGCGGCAGAAGGTGGGGTAAAAGTACCCCGTATTGCGTTGTCTATGTTCAAGAAGCGGTTTGAAGAGCCGATGGCGGACGAAGGGTGTGAGGTGGTTGTGGTTTCTTGAAAAATTGATTCTGTTTATTGTTTTTGTATGTATAAGCAAATAAACGCGCACGAAATGGGTTGCAATGAAAGCTCCTGCTATGGTCCGCGAACTAGCGTCTGGATGGCCGATGGTTCGAAGAAGCTCATGGCAGATATTCGGAAGGGTGATTGGGTTCTAACGACGAAAGTGGGTGTTCGAGGGCTACCCATTCCGGCTGAGGTGGATTGTGTGACGATTGATAAGAAAGGTGGGGTGATTTATAGGATTGGCGAGGGGGAAGGAGTATATATTACAGCTCAACACCCCTATTGGTCAACTAAAACGAATCGATACCAACCAGGCAAAATTGGAAGCACCAAGGTGGTGGAGCGGGCAACAGAGGTATATAATCTCGTCTTGTCGAACCGAGGCGATGTCAAGGTCGGGACCGATGGTATTTATGTGGTCACGCTCGGCCACGGCCTCACTGGCGACCCTGTCGTAGACCACGCGTTCTATGGAACCGAGGCGGTGCTGCATAATTTGCGGGCAATTGATGAGCCTGGGTGGCGCGAGGGGTTGGTCGATTTAACTCATACGAGGCAGGTTCGTGACTCAAATGGGTGGGTGTGCAAGTATATTAAGGAGTAGAGTGTATGAAGAGATAGGTGGTTAAACCCAAAGAACAGAAAAACAACATAAAAATGTCTTACTGTATTGAACTAGAAGGTCCCGATAAGGACCGTTTTTTGAAGTATATTACCCTTACTATTAAAAAGCAGCCGAACGAATTTAAGAAGTACATTAGTGTGAAAAGCGGTGATGAAGTGCATTTTACCCTTGCGCGAGGGGAATATGACTGGGTTGAAGGTAGCCAGGTTTTTCGCATTGTTTATGCAGAAGAGGGTGAGGCGCAGGGGGGTGGCGGCGGCGGATGTTCAAAAATGGGGTATTTCACACGTCTTTCTGTTTTCCACGACGATATCGCTGTGTTGAAGAATTTTATTACACAGGCGCAGCTGTATGTGGATGAGATTGAGGATAATAAAGTAAGCGTGTATACGTCGAGCAGCAAGGGCTATTGGTCACTGAACGATAATACATGTGCGCAGCCGCTGAGCAGTATCTATTTGATGGATAGTACGAAACGCGATGTCGTGGGGGCAATTGACCATTTTATGCTTCCGGAAACGAAGGCGCGCTTTATTCGCTATGGGCGCAAGCAGAAACTGAGCTTTCTCTTTACGGGCGTGCCAGGTGCGGGGAAGAGTTCGTTGGCGATTGCATTGGCACGCAAGTATAAGCGGCGTCTTTATGTCCTGAATATTAGCAAAACGCTCAGCGATGAGCCCTTGGCGGACTTGGTTTCGGAGATTAAATCGGATAGTATTCTGTTGATTGAAGACGTGGATTGCTACTTCCAAGACCGAAAGGCCGTGGATGTGAATATTGGTTTCTCCTGTTTTCTAAATATTTTGGATGGCTGTTTGGCGGCTAATAACGGTCTTATTACGATTATGACGGCGAATAATGCGCAGGCAATTGATCCTGCCCTTCTGAGACCTGGCCGGTCTGACCGGTTTATCAAGTTTGAGTATCCGGTGATGAATCAGGTGAAAATGGCATTCGAAGACTTGGTAGGGAAGGAAGCTAACTTTCAGGAGTTCTATGAGCGTATTAGGGGCGTGCGTATCTCTATGGCAGGAATCGTGGACTATCTATTTAATCATCCAATGGACTACCTGGAATGTGTAGGAGACCTATTGCAAAATACGCAGATTGCGGCGGATATTGCAAACGATGGTGATAAGGGTATGTATACGTAATGGATTGTTTTATTTTTATATTTTTATTTTTTTATTTTTAATATTTTTATCTTTTATTCATTAGGGTTTAGCTGGCTTTTAACCAGCTAAATTGTCCAACGTGGACGAGAATGAGGATGATGTGCATAAGGTTGTGCGATGACCCGAAGTAGTCAAACATCCCCGGAAACCATCTCTCGGGTACTTTTGAACTGTAGAGCAGTCCTGCGCTCGCATAGCCCGCGAGTGTGCAAAGAGCATAGTGCGATTTTTTCGACGCACCGTCCTGGGCGATAGTGTAGACGAGTGGGAATGTGAAGCATATAACCACCCCGGTAATTTTAAAAGTCTGTGCAAGGCACCGCTTCTTCTTCTTGGAGCTATTATGGGCCTTCCAAAAGTGGTGTGCACTTTCGCATCCCATGTAGGCAGTTGCGACCGTGTTGAGAACGAGAAGCGGCATTGGCAGCGTGCCCATGCCCAGGCTAAATCCCATTGGAATGGCTGTAAGGCACATGGCCATTGCATCCAGGGTGTGCCAGAATTTGAAGACCTCCTCACCCATAGGTATAAAGAGGCTGCAGCACACGGAGAAGGGCATGTGAATAAGGGTACTCGCACAAAGCAGCTGCTCTGCTACTCCATTATTCATATTGGACATGAAGAGGGCAACAGCGCTCAAAAGAACCATCGTCCATGCATTACACGATTCGTTATGGAAGGTGAATAACGAGCTCATACACATCATGTAGGTGCAATTTGGAATAACAATATAACCAGACACGATACCGGGCATGCGCCTATACATTGGCACATTGTCTGATGTAGTGAGCTCGTACATGATTGGTTGGGTTTTTGGGTTTAGCTAAACCCTATCTACTAATCCCCTTAAATCAAAAAAAAGAATTAATCCCCGCGATTGTTTATTGTTTTATATTTTTTATTTGTCATCTTCATCTTCATCCTCGTCATCATCTTCATCGTCATCATCGTCTTTACCACCCTCATCTTCGTCCTTGATGTGTTGGTTAACCAAGGTAGCGACGGCTCTAACGATGGCATCCTGAGAGACTTCGATAGCGTCCAGTTTCAGAAGGTTTGCCAGTTCCTTATTTAGGGTAATGGCGTTGGTGTTTTTGTCAATAGGAAGCTTGGAATAGTTGACATAGAGCCAGAAGTAGTTGTTAATTTCCTGAGGAATCGCCCAGTCGCGACCGTCGATGAACTTGCAGCCGCGATATTCCGAATTATTGCTAAAGATGAAATTTGACAATTCATCCTCGATCTTATACGGCTCGTTTAAAGTCAGGTCGGGAACAACATTAAAGGGCATCGTCCCCACGATGTCTTCGTCATCATTGGTCTTCATGTTCCTGTAAAATGCTATCATCAGTCGCGCCATACTAACTGGTGCACACTCCTTTGCGCGAAAGCTCATGCTCTTGCCTTTGGTGATGTTGTCGAAGATATCGACTATTGCCTTAGTGGCCATGACAGAGCTACCGTCGTCGATTACCAAGTTAACCATGTTTCGGTAGCCGTAGCCCTTGCCATAAATGTAACAATCGAGTTCGGACTTGACCTTGGCAATTGGCCAGACATCATTTTTGTTGTATTCAGCGCCGGTCATATATCCTATGATGCCAACTCGCGTGCACCCACCAATGTTGGTCAGCTTGAAGAGGGCCTCGGATACCTTGCACATGCCGAGTGGAATTGTGCGCCAGCCATAATTGATTGAAGCGGCATATTGGAGGCGAGCCTTGTAAACCTTGTCTATATTTGGGATAGAGAGTGAAACGATATCCTGGAGTAACCGCGTCTCCATCGGGGGACCGGGTAGTAGCTTGTCACACGTGACACAGGGCGCATGGGTGGCCATTTTACTATGAGCACATAGGTAGCAGAATATGTGGCCACAGGCGGTAATGACGGGGCGGACCAGGTAATCATTGCAGAGCGGACATATGTTGGCGGCGGGCATTTTTAACACAAGAGATGAGCTATGGTAGTTCATTTTTTACTCAAATAATACAAATATGTTAAACGTTGAAAAATGAGGTTATTAATTGTTTAGGGCCAAGAGGGATACCTGGTCTGGGACTCATTGAATAGCTTATCGAATTCTGGGTAGTTGGCGGCCCGAACGGCGACGGACTCTACCAAATATTTTGCACGAACAGATGGAGGGAAAGCAAGCAGTTTGTAGCTAAATGCAATTTTGTTAGCTTTCTGCAGTATATCTTTAGCCCCCTTTTCGCTTTTGATATATTTCAATTCCTCTGGTTTTAAAAACCCCTCGCAGTTAAAATATTCAAACATTGAGATAGGCTTTCCGTGTTCCGCGAATGTCTGTTCAACTTTTTCGCGCATTTCTATAAGGTTTTTAAGGTCTTCTTTTATATTTTCGCCCCCACTAACATAAACCATTTTTTCATTAATGTCTTCGTTATTCACATCATTTAATGCCCAAACAGCACAAGCCAACAGCTGAAGGTTTCTAGCTGTAATATCTGTTCTCTTATCCAAGACAAATATCATTTGGTCTAATCTCTTAAAATGTTCTTGAATGCCAATTTTTAAGAATCTCGTAGACACATCCACCAGCCAGTCAATTGTAATTTCAATTGGTCTGTCTAGACCATCAGGAGAGTTTACAAGATTGGTTTTCCACGGGTCTTCGGGGCATACAATAGCTTTCGCGGATGAGGGCTTTTTATTTCTAACATAGGACATCCCCTCTGGAGTTCTTATAATTCGATTTAAAGATGTTGGTTTCGTTGCGAAGAGGGTTTCGAGGCGGTCATTAGAAATGGGCTGTTTCAATACTTTGGCGATTATAAATTGCGCTCTTTCTTCTGGGGAAAATGCAAAGTATTCTGGGTGAGACATCATTATTAGAAGCATATTTTCAACCCGAGCTGAGTTCTCAAGAATGATTTTAGTTTGCTTTGGTGTGGTAAAGTTTGAGCACTTATATATCAGGTCGTATGTGCAAGTATTTTCGGTTTTAAGGAATGAGATTAAAATATTTTTAGTACTATAATTCGGACGGAACGGGAACAGGTTTTTTTTAGAAAGGTCTTCATTGGAAAAGAGTGTATCGAGTATAAGAGAGTAATCACGAATCAAAAGAGATTCGGATTTTAATTCATCAAAGACGGTATTAATTATCCACTGTTCTTTGATACCTCTACCTGTAGCATTATCTGGCCATTTTGGCAGTTCGCAATTCGGATTAAATCGACGCATAACACCATCTATCGGCGAGGACGAGGGGCTCGCTGGGGATGCACGTGTTTTCGGTACTTTTTTTAACTTTATTTGACGCAATCTCTTTGATGAGAAAAAAGTTGTTGGGGCTGAAAAGTCGACAGTACTAATATTAACCCTAAACCTAACCTTTCCTGTTTTAAATATTGCTCGAATAACTGTTTCTGGTAAAGGAAATATTGATTCAGGATTGGTTATTTCTCCGTTACATATCACGGGGTTTGAGCTGCCCAGTGCTACTTTACACATAAGGTGTGGGCGGGCGAAGGCGAATGGAGGGGAATTTTTAAAGTATTTATTATTGTCTGTGATTGTTTCGCGAAGTTTTTTCCTTATTTCAAGAGCTGTTCCTGATTCTGGTACATCGGGTACATAATTGGATATATATTGATTGAAGCAATACAGTGCTGTGAATGTATCAAAGTAGGGGTTATCTATATTGCAACTCCCATATTCATCACAGAATGTATCGGGACCATCTAATAAGGTATTTTCAGTACCATTATAGCTTCTATCAAAGTCGAATATTTTTATCATAACTCCATTTGTATTAACCTTATACGCTTCATCGGGGCCTAACACATATGTTATATCTTCTTCTGGAACGATGTCAACAAGGATGTTATCAAAATGCAGGTCATTATGTCTCAATGGGGGTGATGCTTTATTAAAACAGTGTAAGGTGTAAAACACTTGAAATATAACGGATAGTATTTGATTTAAGGTTGTCGTCTTGGATTGAAGAAACTGCTTTAGTGTCATTTTTGTTTTATTCATTTCGAGCATCAGCACGTTGGCTATACCGTGTGATTTTCTATAGTCGCTGTTCATAGTTGAACCCATTTGGTCCCATCTTTTGATTGCAGCAGTCTTACTACCTTCATTAATATTGAGCGTTTCGAGTGTGTTTCTGAAGTTACCACACTCGAACATTGTGACATACGCAACCAAATGTGGGGTAATTTGACCAAACAGCATCTTATTAACGACATTCTTGTAAATGGCTTGCTCAATTTCAACGGAGTTGTCCTTCGTTATGTCGGTGTGCACTCGGGAAACCTTCAATAATACCTTATTTGGAAAGTCGACTATACTCTTACGAAGGGCCTTTAAGGAGGCAGAATCGTTTTCAGCATCTGAGCCAATTATTAAGTCGCCTGAGAAAATTAAGGAGTCTGATACACCGGATGTTCCCACCTCTATATTGGTGATAATGTCATTTAGGTTGCAACTTTTAATTTCAATAACCTTCTTTCTTACAACATTCGCCAAGTTTCGGCGCATGTTATCCATTTAATACTGGGGGTGATAAAAATGGCTTATCGCTTATCTATTAGATTGCAGGTGTATAAAGGTTGAAAAAATGAAGACATTGATAATTAGTTAATGATATAAACGAACCACAAACAAGCACATACAATGGAATGTGCTATATGTCTATCTGATGCCCCCCCTGACGAAGTCATTGCCACTGAATCGTGTGGGGGGAAGCACTCCTTTCACAAGGGCTGCATTGAGAAGGCCATAAGGCATTCGGGGATTGGGAAGATAGTGTGCCCTCTAAAATGCGGGGGCGTCTTTGACCAGGGGCCTGATAGTAAGAATGCGATTGTGCACTACGATCTGGCCTTTAACGAACTGGATATGAGGTCGAGCTTGCCGCCTTACAGCCGGGTGGTGGAGTTATCGTCGAATGGTCCGGATATATTGTGCAGCCTGCGGGTGAATGTTGCGGCCACTGATGTTCAACGAATGACGCAATTAGTGGTCTTCCTCGTTGATAGGGATCTGGAGACGGCGCAGTCGGCAACTATTTATTCTATTAAGGAGCTCGAGGCCGATGCCATTAAAACGGGTTGCGACCATGTTGTGGCGGTAATTAGCTTTGGAGAGACGGGGGTCGATAAGAGCATGGGTCTGGTTCGAATGCTGGATTCTGTGGCGGTCTTGGATCTGATTGGGTTTGTTTATAGCATTAATTACTTCGGCTCATTGGCGCAACAGCTATCGCGAGATTTCGGAGCTCTATGGGGAGTCGACTTCGAGGCGGCCTTGAGGGCGGCGGATGCTATTACGGGGGAATGGCGTTATAGGCATGCTGTGCGGACGGTGGTCCTAATGACCGGTAATAAGAATCGCTGTGCTCACCAGGGGGACGCAGGTGCGGAGTACCAAGATAGGGAATCGCAGCTGATTGATTTGGGGAACATCTGTTACCGGATTGCTGGTGGGGGTGTACTCAATGTAGTCGGGTTCGGCGATAACCATGATCCGGAGCTCTGTGCGCATATGGCGAAGTGCGGGGCAGGGAGTTATAGGTATATTCCAGAGGGCGGGGGCGGTAATGAAGCTCGGGTCTTTCCTGAAATGCTCGGGAAGATGCTCGGCTGTGTGTCGAAGCGGGATTATATAGTTATTCGGTGTGCGGATAAGGGCTTGGAGGGGAAGGGTGTCGGGACAGCCATGCTTTATCGGATTGAGGAACTGGCTTCCGGGGAGGGTGTTGTTTACCACCTTGTGCTGGGGCGGGTTTCGGTGGGCGATGTTCGGGATGTGGCACTCTTTCAGAAGGGGCGGGTGGCTTATGTGAAGGATGGGTGTTCGGTTGATTCGATTGGTGCGCCGGAGCGGAGTGGGACAGAGGTTAGTGATGTTGGGCCGGATGCGATTAATAGATACTATATTCGTGTGGTGGTGGCCAATGCATTTCGGCGGGCGGCGGCAGGGGTGCGTTCTGGTAACCGGACTGGGGCGACTCTGGATGATGGAATTACGCGGCTTAAAGAATTGAAGGGGTTAGGCGATTATAGTGTGGCTGTTAAGAATTATAGTGAGCGGATGGTTTGTGAATTGGGGTCGGCGGAGCGGTTGTATGGGAACGTGGAGGGGGCGCTGACCGAGTTGGGGGGGATTTATGCGGGGAGGTGAATAATATAACACACTGTATAATATAGAAGTAGATGTTGCAAATTGTATATTTAATTTGTTTGGCCGGCATTGAAATTGTTGCAGATTTCGCTCTCAAATCTTATGCAAATGGCGGCGGCTGGGCTGCACTGGATATGGGTGTAATGGGCTACGTGGGCGTGATTTTCTTTCTTATTCGCGCATTAACGGGTTCCACTATTCTTTATGTAAATGGTATGTGGGATGCTATATCAACTTTAATGGAAAGCGCAGCGGCTTTTTTCATTCTTGGAGAGCGGTTCGCTGACCCACTTCAATATGTCGGCTTAGCACTTGTTATCTCGGGGACCTATTTCCTCGCTCGGGGTCGGCGAGGACGACCACGGACTATTATGGGCGGTCAGGAGGTAGTTGGCGTGTAAAACTTGGTCCAGAGCACTTGTGGCTGCGATTACGTCGTTCATCATTGTTGGTTTTTTCATTAACCACCGGAAATCGTTGGCATATAGTTGATTTATATGGTACTTGACCAACTCAGGTGGTGTCGGATAGATCTGTTGGGCAAAGGCACGAATTAAGTTTTTGGAATTGTAAACAACTATTACAGAAACCACTTTAATAATACCCTCTGCCACCGGTAAAGTGATTTGAAGTTCGTAATCGTCTTCTTCGCGAATCATGATGGTTTTCATAAATGGGCTTAATCGGACAGGAGCGGTAGCCGAAATACTCAAAAAAATCATTAATGGCGGGCGGGCCATTTACTCCATACGGCATAAATAAATCGCCTGGGCCGTGTCGGCGAGCATCTCCTCCAGAATATTCTTGAATTCGGGGCGGTCGGTGGCGGTGTGCAGAGTCATTAGGGCGGTGTGCATCTCACTCAGGAAGGGGAGCGTTCCCTTGCTACCAACCATCATCATAATCGGGAGGGAGAACTTTGCCATCTTGGTATGAGGGAATAGGGCCAGCGATACCTCAACGAGCTTATCGACATTGCCGCTAAACTTACCATAGAGAGCGTCAGTAGCGAGGTGCTGGCCATACTTGTCGGCGGTCCAGTGATGCGACTTCAGCTGGTTGAGGAGTGTTAGGAGAGTTTCGACGAGCTTGGCGGAAGACATTATGTACGTGTTGTATGTACTATAATGTACTTAGAAAAAATTTGTTATTATTTGTACATATTATATATATTTGGGATATTATTTGGGATATTTGGATATTGAGTATTCCGCTGGGCCCTTGGGCCAACCAAAAAATGAAACTTGTATAATGCTAAAAATAACGCACCAACATGGACCCACTTATATTAACTGCATCCCTATTTATTATTCCCTTAAACATGGCCGCTGTGAGAGGGCAATACTTTCTTATGAATCAACTACTATTTGTCACATTAACTAGTTGGGCGCACCACGCCATTTGCCATTCGCATACCTATAAAGAGGATATCTATCACAAGATTGATAAAATTGCCGTCTATACCTCAATTATTCATACAGCCATATTAGCGATTGTGTACGATTCATGGTTATATTGGTTCTTTCTATCTGGAATTGGAATCTCATACGAGTTTGTAAAAAGAAATAAACATTATAAAATGCGCGGCCTACATAACTGGCACTATCAGATTCCACATATTGCAATGCATCTGTCAACTTTCGCCGGTCTTATATGTGTTGTAAATAGAATCCCTTACCCTGCTTAAATCGCTGCAAAAGTATGTCAATCATTTTTTTACAAAGCCTATTATTAAGAAGATGTCCGAATCGGGGCCTCCTGAAAGTGCTAATGTCAAGAAAACGCCGAAAGTAGCGATGTGTATTCGGGAGAAGGCCAACTGGAGCAAGGTCGTCGATGAGCACAAGTTTGATAATAAGAATTTCGACCCGGTGCGGGTGAAGGCCGATATTGCTATTGCGAGCCCAAAAATGGCGACTCTCATTCAGAATATTAAAGCCCTCGATGAACACGATATGCAGACGAAGGGACACACGTTCAAGCATTTCATCTATTCGGATGTGCGGACTCCTTATGGTGCCAAGATGATTGCATCTGGGCTGGCGGCATTCGGCTTCAAACACGCTTACAAGCTCGGGAGCACCGGGCGCGGAATGGGTTTCGTGATGGATGCGCCGGAGGCCAATGCTTTTGCCACCCTCACCACGGTGCCTTTTTTCCAGCGTCCAGTGGGTATTAACTTTCGCAAAGAAGTGTTGAAGCGGTTTAATGCACGGCCGAGCAATATTAACGGAGAAGAACTGCGTGTTATTATACTCGACTCTGGATTACGCGAGGGTGTTGACTTATTTGATGTTAAATATGTTCATCTGTTCGAACCGGTTCTGACCCCGAACGACGAGAAGCAGGCGATTGGTCGGGCGACACGGTTCTGCGGACAAAAGGGTCTCGAGTTTAATAATGGCTGGCCGCTACACGTCTATCGGTATGATACCGGTGACCTCTTTCAGCTGTTTTTAGATTATAGTAATGTGGATACTGCGAAGCTGGCTTTTGCGAAAGTACTGGATGGGGCGGTGATTAATGCAGCCGTTGATAGGAGTCTGACGCGGGCGTTTGATGTGGGTATTACGGATATTGCGCGGAGTCCGAGTCCGAGTCCAAGGAGTCCAAGGAGTGGTGGCGGCTACGTAAACGAGTACGACCGGCGGGCACAGGAGAATGCTATGCGAATTGCTGAGGCGCGCAAGAAGGCCTCTGAGATGGCACGGGTGCCTTTCAAGGCGATTCGGGATGAGATTGCTCGAAAGGCCGCCATTAAAGAGGCCGAGATGCTGGTGATTTGGAAGCGGAAGGAACAAGCGCGTCTAGACGCAGAGGAGGACGCTGCGCGAGTACGGGCTGCTGAGGCTGTTATTATTCAGGAGAGACAAGAGCGGATGCGGGCCGAGGAAGACGCACGGCGGGCAGAGGTTGAACGGAAACTGCGAATCGAACAGGAACTATTGGCTGATATTGCTAGGCAGGCTTTTATTAAACGTAATGCGGCGCTCGAGGCCGAACGCCAACGCCAGGCACAAGCGAACCAAGATGCGATGCGGCGTTACGAAGAGGAACGCCAGGCCGCTTACCGGGCCGCACGGGCGGCCGCCGAAGAGGCACGCCTACAAGCGATTCGGGACCGGGAAGAGGCCGCGGCGGAGGTGGAGCGGCAGGCGAATGCTGCAATTAAGGCGGCTTTCGATGCGAAGTTTAATCGGCCGCGGGCACCGGGGCCCCCTGTGAATGGTACGGTGGCGCAGCTCGACCAGTATGTGCGCAAATGGTACGCCGATGACTGTACCTGGCCGCCGTTGGAGAACGTGAATGGATGTTTAGGTGGCCCGGGTGCTACAGGCAATAACGAGACCCTCGTTGAGTTCAGTCCGACGCAAAACTTTATTCGCCATTATTTGAGCCCCGAATCGCCTTATAAAGGAATGCTTGCGTATCATAGTGTCGGCACTGGTAAAACCTGTCTGGCGATTGCTGTCGCTACGACTTATTTCGAGCCGGCCGCCTGGACAATTCTTTATGTTACGAAGACCACGCTTAAGGGTGATGTATGGAAGAATATGTTCGACCAAAGCTGTAGTTTGGTATTGCAGTCGAAGATGCTCGAGGGGCTAAAGATACCGGTTGGTGCTCGGCAGGCCGACAAGATGCGGTTGCTATCTAAGTCCTGGTCGGTTATTCAGCCACTTTCTTATCGGCAATTCAGTAATATGTTACGCGGAAAGGGAGCGCTAGCACTAAAGTTGAAGGGACTTAATGGGGCGACGGACCCTTTGAAACGGACGCTAGTTGTTGTTGATGAGGCTCACAAATTGTTTGTATCTGATATGCCACCGAGCGAGAAGGCCGATATTAATGCGATTCGGGCGGCCCTCGCCAACTCGGAGGCGAAGTCGGGGGCGGATGCTGTCAAGCTCCTTTTAATGACTGGGACGCCTTACACCGATGACCCGATGGATATGATTAAGATACTCAATCTTCTTCTAAAGGATGACGAGAAGATGCCTGAGGAATTCGCGGCATTTGCGGGGGCGTATTTGGCCGATGATGGCGAGTTTACGGCGTCTGGATTGCGTGAGTTTTCGAATAAGATTGCTGGACGTGTCAGCTATTTGAATCGGGAGAAGGATAGGCGCACGTTCTCTTATCCGATTATTAAGGATGTTGTGGTGCCGATGTCGCTCTTTGAACATACTGCCTTGGCCAAGGACTTACAAAATAATGCGGCGGAGCTGGCTATCGCAGAAGTTTTGGCTGAGGAATTAAAGGCACCGAGCGCCGAGGAGGTGAAGGTTGAGGCGAATGTGGCGGCAGTGATTAAAGAAAGCGAGGAGGCGCTCCGGAAGTGTTTGGACTCTAAGGCGGCGCTGCGCGATTGTAAGGCCGCTGTGAAGGCTCGAGGGGCGATTATGTTGGCGGAGGCGAAGGAGCGAAAAGAGAACCTTGCAGGGGTGCGACAGTATATTACAGATGAGTTGTATTTGTGCGACGGGGCATTGGCAAAGGATTGTAGCGGGATGAAGGCGGATATAGCTCGGATGAAGGTGGTAGTAAATGAGCGGGTTCGCGCGGCAAAAGCGAGCCGTTCCGCATTGGCTGCGAAAGAGGAGGCAAAAATAAAAGAACTCAAGAATACCGGCAAGGCGCTCAAGGTGGCGCTTACTGCTGCGAAGGCGCATGATCGGAGTCAGCAGGGGGCCGTCGATGAATGCATTAAGGTCGGTGTTAGTGCTGTTCGGAAAGGCTAAGTTTTTATCTATTTCTAACATTATATGGACACTTGCATTATTGGAGGCGTAATCTTATTTGCAGGTACGTTTGTCCCTGATGGCTATATTGAGTGTGATGGACGCTCTCTACAACCATCTGACTATCAACCTCTTTATAGTATTGTAGGGAACCATTTTGGAGGCGATGGTAAACTATTTAACATACCAAAGTTAGACCCCCCGAAGGGTATGCTGTATATTATTTGTTTCGATGGGATTTATCCATCACGGCCATAGTTTCGCAGCTTCAACGGTTTCCAAGGCACTCTCTACCCAACCTTGGTTTCTGGCATAGGCTTCGCCGACTATATAAATAGGCGCATTGGAACCGAATGGGCGGGCGATTCTTTTTGACAATGATGCCGACTTAGTACCAGGGCGCCATACGTGGACACCGGCTTTCCAGTAACACGGGGCGACCCATTCGGGGAGTGTGATAGGCTTACCAGGGAATACCTCACGTAAATGGGTTTTAATGGTGTGTTTTAGGGCATTATCTTTCCAGTAATCGGCATCCGTGGTATCAGCGTATATTTGGGCAATACCATTTAGGGCGGGGATGAACTGGCGAACGTGATTATCGGTGGTGGTTTTAATAATGTCATTCATCCATTCATGACGCCGCCACTTTACATATAGGCGATTCAGGGAAACGGGGGCTACGGTGTTTAAAAGAGGGTATATAGGTTCGAGAGTGGGAAGGGCGAGGAGGGCGGCTTGGGGGAGGGCAAGTATCAGGCGCTTTGTTTGGATGATCTGGTCTTGGCGGCCGTCGGTGAGTTTGATTGAAATAGGACGACCGCGTTCGAATGTTTGACATTTTGTTTTTAAAAGGATTGTACCCCCGAGGGTGCGGACTTCATCGGCCATTTTATGGATAAGCGTGCTCAGGCCATCTGGAAGGACATAGAACTGGGTATTGGATGTGAAGTAAGCATTGAACATTCGCCAGGCGTCGGCGGCATTCATTAAATCGAATTCGGCATTATAACCATCGGAGGCTCTGAGTGTTGCTGTCGCCTCTGGGCCGATGATTTGAATGCAGTACTCTTTGAATGTTGCGTTAAGAGATGCGGGAGGGCGGGGGATATGGTATTTATCGAATGGGATTACGGGTTCGGGTTCATTTGTTTTATTTGTTTGCGAATAGTTCTTTTCGTTGGTAATTGCGTACTTTGGTAGATCATAGTGATGTATTAGGTCGAGGAGGAGTTTGTGTTTGGATGTGAAGCGGCCCGCTCCGGCTTCGAGGGGGATACCTTGGGTTAGGATACCGGATGCGGCGCGAATTGCGAGACCGATTGGGGGTGGAGCGCCAGGTGGCGGGTGTGTGGCTGCGTCGATGACGGATAACAAACCGCCTTCCCGATAGAATGTTTGAATGCGGCCGCCGAGGCGCGATGAGGCTTCTATTAAAAGTAGACGGTGGGGCTTACTGGTCGGTGAACGCAATATTTTGAGAGCGGCGTAGAGCCCTGCAATGCCACCGCCGACGATTACTGTATCGTAGTCGACGGACATCTTTTACTATTCTGGTTTTATAAAATTTTACCCATCAAGCGACAAGACAATTTTATCTAATATCGGTCGCACAGAGAATTCGCGAGGCATTGGCCAGCCTTTCAGGGGGACACCGAATGTTTTATATTTCCAGCGATTTGCGTATTTTTTGTATCGCACTTGGCATATTATCGCTTCTGTGGCTGTGGCCAGTAGACGCAATGCTGCGCGACGTTGCCAAGAGAGATACATTGTTCGAACCAGAGGTGCTGCATCGGTTGCTGTAAATAGTAGGTGAATGCCAATGGTGACCATCTGTATTGCAATGAGGGTCTGTTCAATCGTTGGTATATAAGCTGGAATAATGAAAACAAACGCTGATAGTAAATAAGTGATGAACTCTATGAATGTTAGAAGAATATCTAATAGATTGTCTTTCAGTCGGATATTTGGGGTAATCACAATTGTTATCAAGTTATCGGCCAAAGTGATGAGTGTTAGCGCACTAGCTTGGATAAGTGGATACTCGACATTGGCTGAAAATGATCCGAGTAATAAAATTACGATGGCCGCTTTAATTTGACGAAACGTGGTATAGTAAATGAGAAGTAATGCAGGTGTTTTGGGGGCGGGGACTGTCTTGTATCGAACGAGAAGGTGAGTATCAGGGTCGACTTCGAATACTGGTGTCACTTGGTAGGTTTTCCCTGTATACTTTGAAAATAGGCTCGCATGGCCTCTTAGAAAGTTGGATGTATTGGGGTCTGGGAAGACCCACGAGCGCTTTTCTTGAAAGCAGAGGCGGGGAGTTCTGATAGAGTAATTATAAATCACATAGGCTGTATAAACAATGAAAGGTATGATTGTAAGTAATAGTACGATTATCGCGAGTCCAGGGTTGCCGCTGGCTATAAAGTCCGCTGCAATACCGGCGAGGGGATTGAAGAATGTTGTTGCTGTGAATATTTGCAAGCCTGGGAAACCGATAATACCGGGCGATGGATGGCGATAGAAGAGGGCTGCGTGGAGGAGGACGATGGGTGTAATGATTGCAATAATGATGAGCTGATTTGACGAATGGGAAGCGAGATTGTTACGTTGTAAAAGATGGCGGCTGTGGCGACGCCGGTTTGATGAGTCTTTTATAATACCGAAATCGAATGTTGTCCACGCTAGTTGGTTTGTTAATGAAGCGAAGCCTGGTGTCTTGGCATTACTAAGTAGACCGGCTTTAATACTCATTAGCTGGGCGATTTGGATAAGTTGAATTGATGCGCCTGCGGTAGCTCCGGAACTGGCTGCTACTGAGGAGCCTACGGCGCTTGCGACGGTTGCGCCGACTGTAGTTGCAACAGTAGTGCCAACTGTAACGGCGATAGTGGTTGATATAGTAGATACTACTGCTTGTGTTTCTTCAGATACTTTGGGTGGGGGTGGGGGTGGTGGATACGAATGTAATGGAGACGGAGGCGGTTCTGGGGGTAAAGGCCAAGGTGGCTCTGGAGGAGGTGAAGGTGGAGAAGGAGGCGATGGCGAAGGTGAAGGAGGCGAAGGTGAAGGAGACGAAGGTTCGGGAGGAGGAGGTGAAGGTGGAGAAGGAGGCGATGGCGAAGGTGAAGGAGGCGAAGGTGAAGGAGACGAAGGTTCGGGAGGAGGAGGTGAAGGTGGAGAAGGAGGCGATGGCGAAGGTGAAGGAGGCGAAGGTGAAGGAGACGAAGGTTCGGGAGGAGGAGGTGAAGGAGATAATGGTGGATACGGAGGTTCTGGAGGGGGAATCGAAGGAGGTTTGGGAGGAGGAGCTAATGGTGGTTGTGGAAAAGGAGGAGGTGGAGGCGAAGGAGGTTCGGGAGGCGGCGGAGATGGTGGTTCTGGAGGCGGAGGCGAAGGAGGTAATGGTGGGGGCGGAGATGGAGGCTCTGGAGGCGGAGGCGAAGGAGGTTCGGGCGGTGGAGGCGAAGGCAGTTCTGGAGGTGGGGGCGGATACGGAGGTTCTGGAGGCGGTGGAGACGGAGGTAATGGCGGAGGAGGTGAAGGAGGCTCTGGAGGTAATGGTGGTGGAGGTGATGGTGGTTCTGGAGGTGGAGGTGATGGTGGTTCGGGAGGGGGTGGAGATGGTGGTTCGGGTGGGGGTGGAGATGGTGGCTCTGGAGGAGGTAAAGGAGGTTCTGGAGGTGGAGGCAAAGGAGGGTCGGGTGGTGGAGGAGACGGAGGTTCGGGAGGGGGTGGAGATGGTGGTTCTGGTGGTGGAGGTGAAGGAGGTGCAAATACTACTATAAAAGTGTTCGTATAAGACCGCCCACAACCGTATAAATTACACGAAAATACCTTCCAAAAATAGGTGCCAAATATGTTGGTGGTAAATTTAAAACGAGGTTCTGTGAGTGTTATCTGTTTTATAACTGGGTTTAACATTGAGTAATCCATACCGACAAATAGTTTATTGTAATCTGCAAGTGGACTATTCTCCTGAAGGGTCCAGCTAAACTCAAACAGTGTATTCGGATTCACAATCGACATATTATACGGTATTAGCGAAAGTTGCTCTATTCGCGGGGTTTCGTCGCCAGCTAAAACTACATCAGGAACTACTGGTGCGGGTGCGAGTGTTGATGGAAATACATAGATTGCGCCCTCGTGGAGAATCGCTATATTATATGATATCGGTTCGAGTGGGAGACCAATCGTTGCACTCGCTCCAAACGCCCTGGTCGGTCCAAGTAGTGAGTTATATTTGAAGAAAATAACATTGTTTTCACAAAGCCATGCCTGAAATGTAATAATAATGTAATTCGGTGTTGGATAAAACTCCATATTCGTCCATTGAATGATGAAGCATGACTCGTATACATATGTATAAATCGATTGAGACGTTACGACTAAGTTATCCCAAAATGGAGCGATAGTATCGAGTGGCTGTTGATAGGAGGGCACGTTATTAGAGACTGTGTAACAACCGGCGAAAGCAAGAATACCATTCGTACTAATATAGACCGTTTTGTATGTCATATTGTTATAATTAAACGAGAATGGTAGATGTGTTGAAATACATTTATCGTCCCCAGATACAGCGAGAGGTGAAGCGATTATTATTTGTGTTTGTTGACAAGTACATTGTAACTGTATAAGCGACAAAAGAAATGCTAGGCAAACTGTTTTAAATTTTTTAAGAATATTCATTGGAGTACATCTATATAATACTCAGGTACTAACTAGCGATTCGCCAAAGCAATCCTTATAATCTCATCGAGAATCGGAATTGGTGTGGGCGCTTCTTTGCGCAGTCTCACGCATTCGCCCCAAATCTTGCAGTTGTTCTCTGACCGAAGAGGAATTTGATATTCGAATACATCGGCTTTACCGAACCTATCGACTATTTCTTTGTAAGCAGACGATGGGTGTTGGCGACAGAATGTCAGGATGGGGGCGAGGGCGATGGTGGGGGCAGAATCCATATATTTAGGGTTTGTGGAAATAGATGTCTTGACTATGATGTACATAATAATTTTATTTTTATTAACTTTTTGTGTTTTTTGGCAAAAATTACGAACTACAAGGACTTACGATTCGTCTCGCTCGCCAACCCAGAAGGATGCATATGTATTCACGAGGTCAATATAGCCACTTCCATCCGACGCCTTTTGGGAAACGGCCCTCACTTTAAAACCGGCTTCTACGAAGTACTTATTGTATGGTGGCGTTTGGCTGGCAGAACGCCAAATAATGCGGCCACCAGGATATACTTGGTTACCGAGGGCTGTTGCGAGTTCTTTAGTCGATTGGGCATCGAGCCAGTCGACGTGGTCCATTAGAATCACCTTATTATAACGGCGTGCACGGAGTTCATCGAGAAAGGTTGCTGTATGAGGATAAATGCGCGATTCAGCGGGCATGGCCTTAATTTTAGCGAACTCGAGGGGCTTCAGATAACGCGGACAGCACTCTTGTGTGAAGCGACCCTTGAGGACACCGAGGTAAAAGTAGTTCTCGTTTTTAAGCGATGAATTCTTAATAACACCTTCCAGAGACTTTAGAGTATAATCGACCACTGTTAGCCCATCGGCTTTAATCAATGCTGCCTGGGAACTCGGGACACCTGCTCCATACCAGAGCACGAGCGGGTTTGAACATGCGAGGCGCATAGCCCACATAAACCATCGATTCTTGGTGCTCGACATACTATCCCAAATGGCTGTTTGGGCAGCGATATCCGGTGCGTTACATAGCGCGTCGATAGTTTTAGTTAGGCCGAGTAGCCAAAAAATCGTTTGGAAGGCCTTAATCATTTTGCCCATTCCGCCATGCAAATAGAGACCATCGCGAAAGTAGTAGAGGCGCACCTGCCAGAACTCGATGGCGGCTGAACTCAGATGAGGGCGCAGTTTTTCGAATGTGAGGGAAATATTTGGGTCACGGCCTTCACCGAATAGGACCCAAAACTCGTCGTAATTGAGAGTTTTTAGGGCAGCTATCTTAAGTTCAAGTAAATGGGTCTGTGCGGGATTCATATCAACGGAATGCACTATCGCACCCTGTGCGACGAGGTCGAATGCATTGCAAGCGCCACTTGTTAATGTAAGGACCTGGTCTCCCTGAGCAATTTCCAAAATAGGCTCGTCGGCACGCGGATCCTCCCACGACATATTGTAAATAAAACTAGGAAAAACGGAAAACATAGTTAAGGGACAATGTATTATGCATAATAACTTATTTGTTTAAGTGCGATAGAGTTGCGACGCCAGCGTCCCACGTAATAGTGGCGGCGTAACATGTTACAATGCCGACGGCCGAAACGCGGCGAAAGAAGAAGCGGTCGTCTTTAAGCGATGACGTGACAGTGATGGTGTCGTCAGTGCCAGTGCCCTCGTCGGGGCGCAAATAGGACATCAAGACTTGCTTCAGAATGGTATCATCGACTGGCTCCTCCCATGGTGTACCTGGTCCGAAATCGATGTTGGGGTACTCGGCATACCAGGCACTACGTAGGGCGAGGAGGGCGCCTTCCTCAACCGGACTAGTGGGTGGGGGGACGATTAGTTGCGAATAGTAATAAGAACGGCTTGGATTGCGGACCAACATTCGACCGAGCGTCACGCGCAAGTCTTTTGAGAATCCGATATATTGCGGACGTTCAGTTGCATCGAACATCGCAAACATTCGCGGGTAGGCTGGTGCTATCTCGGTATGGGCGATAGTGCCCTGGGTCGTAAGAAGCGGGTGCTTTGGGAGGGCAGAGAACATGATGTGTAATAACAAAAGATAAAGATAAAGATGTATTCATTTTCTCCGCTCGTTCAAAAAATGAAACGATTTAAGTAAGAAAAAGCTATAACGAACTCATTTGCATGGCGAACCAAGGCAAGCGCTGGTCTCCTGAGCAAGATGAATGGCTCTTGGCACGGGCGAAGAGTCGGAAAACGGTCTCTTGGATTGCTAGCCAAATGGAACGCAGCCTTGGGTCTATTCAAGCACGACTCTGTCTATTGGCAACGCGTATTATGGATGCGGGTGGTACGATAGACGATGCGACTGTTGCAACAGGGGTTACAGAAGCCGCAATTAGTGACTTTATTCAAAGGCAAGGTGAAAAAAAAGAAAAGAGTAGAGTGGTCGAGAAAGAGATAGAGAAAGACAATGACAAAGACAAGGAAAAAGACAAGGAGAAAGAGAATGTCCAACCTCTCAATGTCGAACAACAAAGCGCATTGGATTGCGTGGCCGCTGGGGTGAATGTCTTTCTAACGGGTCCGGCCGGAACTGGTAAATCATTCACCATCGCGCATATTACCAAGTACGCCGAGCTCGCCGGGAAGGTGTGTGCTGTGACGGCGATGACAGGTAGTGCGGCATTACTTCTCGGTGGCCGCACATTGCATTCTTATATTGGCCTGGGTGTCGGGGAAAAAAGTGTTGCCGAAATGGTTAGCTATACGCGATATCGTCTCAAGCCACTGGTAACACGTGTGCGCGAACTCGATATTCTGATTATTGATGAAATATCCATGATGAGCGCCGCGTTATTTACCAAGACGATAGCCTATATTAATGCATTGCGGAGCGGTCTCAAATCACTGCAGTATGTGCTATGCGGCGACTTCTATCAGCTACCTCCGGTTTCTGGGGCGTACTGTTTCACATCGCCTGACTGGGTCGCACTGAGACTGAATACCGTCGCGCTTAAAGAACAAATGCGGCAAAACGGTGATGTAGTTTTCCAAAATATGTTGCAGCGCTTTCGCGAAGGTGTGTGTTCGATGGACGACTTAGGTGTGCTTCGTGGTCTCGCTGCGACCACGTTCGACGATGGAATTATGCCGACGCGGCTTTACTCAACCAATGCATCGGTTGATCGGGTAAACAAAGCTGAATTTGATAAGTTGTTGGTGGCAGGGTATGTTACAACCACTTATAAGATGCAAGTGAAAGGCGATTCCAAGCGTTGGGCGGAATCGATGGGCTTTCCTGAGGAGGTGGAACTATGCGAAGGCGCCCAAGTCATTGTTACGCGAAATATGAACGACTTGGGTGTCGTCAATGGGTCTCGAGGGCAAGTTGTTCGATGTATGCCAACGGAGGTGATTATTCGATTAACAAATGGTACCTTGCGGGCCATTCCTCAAACCGTTGTATCGGCGTGTGCGATTGGTGGTGGGGGCACAGGTGTGGGTGCCGGTGGCAACAAAAAAACAAAAGTGGTTGAACCGAGTGTTATATTGATGCCCCTGAAACTCGCTTACGCGTTGTCGATTCATAAAAGCCAGGGGATGACATTGGATGCTGTTGAGATTGATATCGGAGCGGGTATATTCGAGTATGGTCAGGCATATGTCGCCATCTCACGGGCGAAGAGTTTGGCATCGATTCGGGTCACTCGGGTGGTAACGAGTTCCTTTAAGACTCACCCAGAGGTGCTGAAAATGTTCAAATCTGCGTAAATGTAGGATGAGAAATAGATTATTAGAAGGGCTTTTGAAATCGTCATAATGGCACCCTCGTACGACATATCTGTGCGGTTAATGATGCTAATTACATAGAATACCACCATCAGATAGAGACCAATGGTTTGACGGGCTGCGAGGGCAGCGTAAGCGGCGATTCCGAGGAGGTAATATAAAGGGGTTGTTGGGGTTATAATAAGCACGAAGTAGATGGCGAGCAGGGCGTAGCCGATGTCTGCCGGTGGTGTGGTGACACTGAGAATGGCTTTTTCCTGGGTTTTTTCTTTTTCCTGGGCTTTTTCTTTTTCTTTTTCTTTTTCTTTTTCTTTTTCTTTTTTAGCAATTTGCCCAACGAGCATATAAGATACCAGAGCGAAGCCGATTACAAGAATCGTTTTGAGAAGGGCCTCAAAGTAATGGCCCTCAGCTAAGGAATGTGGGATTTTGGCGAGATAAATTATTGCTGGAACAGCATAGGCGATTAGGGCCAAATATTTGGTTATAGTTTCCATTACATTTTGGCTTTATAAAAATTTGGTGTTATTTGTTTGCAAGTTCAGCATAACGTTTTAACAGTCCCGGGACATCCATCCCTGCTTCTTGGCTATAAAATGAGAAGTGTGATACATACATTCCTGTATAAATTGCTTTTTTCATATTATTCTTAATACAGGATTCTACTGTCAGATAGTTTTCATCATCCGCCGTACCAGCTTCTTCAAACACGTGTAAATGCTGTGGAAGTATGGCGAACAAGTTTATACTAAAACGAATTGGCACTGGGATGATGTGGTATTCGGGAGACGAGTAAGAGAATCGGGATGGGTTATTCAGGAAATAGTTATGTAAATTGCTGCAAATTTCGGCGGATTCCCATAAGTTCCCACAGAAGCCATCTGGAGGCATTGATAAGTCTCCCATTTCTTTTGGAATGACATGGGCTTCGTTTTGTTGGAAATAAGCGGCCACGCCGTTATTAACAATATTTGGGAACACCAACAAGAACTCTGGATGCGCTTTGCGAAAGGCGATGAAATCCTTGAAATGGTCTGTATCAATTGCAACAATATCGTCGTCACATTTAACAATTATCGTATCTTTATAGGTCGTATCCCGTTGCTTCCAATAAAACTTGTAATGTGAATTCCATTGATAGGTATTGTTATCTAATGGACAACATAAGCGATATGGGGTTGCTGGCGGATGTTCGTCGACATTCCAAATACAATCTGATGTCGACCATGAACTATGTGCCACTTTAACGAAGTTGAGTGGTTCTGTGCGGTCTTGGATTTGGATTATCCATGGAGTTTGTCCATTGACGACCACAGTTACAGTGGGTGTAGATGCGTCCCATGAAATGGATACGTCGGTTGTGGTTTGTTCTGTATTTATTAGATGCTCTCCCGACTTGGTTTGAGCTATCGGTTCTGTATGTTGGCCACGACGAAATCCACTCATTGTATTTCCCCAACCACCGATTACTAATTCCCATTCTTGGCCGTTCTGGTCTACAAAAAGTGTGAGAATATCAGACGTAGATTTAACTTTGAATTTATAGGTGAAAGTGGGCGACTGACATGGGCGAAAGGGCGAATATTTGAAACTGGGGCACGTATATAAAATGGGCGCATCAAGCGACCGGAACCATTCGCGGTCCGATTCGGCTCTGCAATAGTCCCACAAGTGGACTTCGTGAATATCGCCTTGTGCGTATAAACGGTCCAAATATGGTAAAAGAATTGATGTGCGGTCTTTACGACCACAAAAAATAGATATAATAACTCTCATTAACTATTTTATATAATATAAATGCTATTTGGTTAACGCACATAGTTTGTTTACAAAAAATTGAATTCATTTTAAAACATTAGAACACATCATAAAGCATAATGACTCTCGAAGTAAAGGCAGCCTGCTCTAACTTTGGCGATTCCCTGTTGGTACATATTGAAACACTGAATGCTCGTATTCGACGCTTGGAAGTTTGGGCGTTCGCGAATGGAGCGAATATTGAAGATGAGCCGGTCGAGCATTTGGCAGAGGCAGAGGCAGAGGCAGAGCCTGGGGAGGCAGAGGCAGAGGCAGAGCAGCCTGAGCCTAAAATGCCCTATGATATGACTCGTGAGTACTACGATGTGAGTCTTCGAACCTTTGGTTATAAGCGCGATAATTCATTTGAGGAAAGGCATGCGGCCCTTGAGAAGGCGGTTCAGGAATTTGGAATTGATAAGGTTCGACGTCGCATTAATTGGTTGAACGCAACGGCTCCTCATACGCACTTTACAGATGACCTTAATGGCCTGAGGCGAGTCGCCCCCACTCAACCTTATATCCTCCTCAAGAGTGAGTCAATGAGGCCTGTAAACGGTCCTCGTCCACCCCGCCCAGGGGCATGGTGGAATTAGAAGGCGCGTGCTATGCCGAGCGCGCGCATGGTTTCTGTTGTTTTTTTGTAACCACACTGTAATAGATGTCCGATATCACTGCCGAGGCGATTACCATTCCGGAGATTTCGGCAACCATTGCAAAAGATTTAGCCCCACAAACACTCCCACTTATTCCTTCCAAGCCCGTTACAGTCTCTTACTATCTAAATATTGACTCTCGTGACCGTGACCGTCAGCTTTGGCCTTCGAGCAGCCACTTCGAAGTGAAACTAGACCCACCGTCAGGGTTCGCTGGGGCCGCCATTGGGCGGCATTTTAAGAACGTTGTCAGCTTAGAACTGATGAACGCTTGTTTCCCGAATACCAGCAATGTTTTGTCGGCACCACCGCTCTTTTTGAACTTCCCAGAAGTGCCCGGTATTATTGAGACCACTCACGCCGGTACGCGCTATTTCGCTAAGCTGGTGCCATCAGTGGTTCTCGGCAGTTACGTCTATAGTTACCAGGACCTCGGTGGGCGCTCGAAGAAGGAATTCCCTTTCCGCGGTGCGCGCCTAGATAAGCTGACCGTTGAAATATGCGATTGGTCTGGTACGGTTTTTAACTTTGGAACAGATAATACAGCAGATGTCGCTGCAAACTCGCTTATTCAAACGAGTATGATGCTTAAGGTGGTTGTTGAAGAATCGAACCGAGATTAAAAAACGATTTAAGTTTGATGTTTCTTTTTAATTATATTGTAATACTAATACGATGTTACCAATAACAGTGCCGGACCTCGAGCGTCATGGGTACAAAACGCATTACAACCAGCGATGTCGTCATGTGGTCTTGCGATTCTGTATCGCTGCCTTTGGTTTACGGGCCGTGTTAAGTGCTTTCAGGGAAATTCCGCCCACTCACGGCTACCATACCGACCTGCAATATTTAACAAATATGTCTAGTCGACCGATGTCGGCTTTCACATTTCGCCGCCCGCTTCCGCTTTCTCCCACTTCGCGATTCTCAAATGAGGGTAAATAACATATAACGGATTAAACCAATCTATTAAGCGAACATTGCTATTACCTAAAATAACTCTACAGCCGTTTGTTTTTATTGGGCGCCAATCAGTTAATGCTCGTGACATCGAACTAATTGGAACATCGCCTATTAATGTTAGCACTGTATTATCACGTGCTGTCGCATTAAGATAGTAATTGAGTAAAACACCATCGCATAGCGGTCCATTGCTTTTCATTAAAAAAGGTAAACGACAAGAAGAATAAAGCACAGTATCAATGTTGTCAGATGTTAGGGTTTTGAAGCTACAGCGAATCTGTTTGTTGAAAGTTAGCGGAAACTTTTCAGGTGGGACCCAAGATGGCATATAAATATGCAATTCGCCCAACTTATAAATGAGACCATGATAACCTACCAGGCTACATAAAATGCAAAGAATAATTGCCAATAAAGGTGGCATATACATATATGATACCAACACAACCGGAATGACATTGCTTTCACAGTCGATTCGTGTTTTATCTTTGTTTTTATAAGGCAACTGTATATTGGTCGTCATTAAATTTCCTAAAAGGGTTGGTGTTGACCAGGGATACCATACCATTGCTTTGTAGGCGTCCGCAATCGATTTTGTAGAGTTATTGTAAAATATAGATAGTGCACGAAGGGAGCCAGTTGATGCCCCGATGAGCCATATGGTCTTTTCTCTTTTTATATTTACATATTCTTGTATCCGGTCATCCCCTGGTTGAGTTGTAATAAATGCTGGTCCAGATGCTGGAAACATGAATGTTTCGGATATCTCGGACTCCAACATACCTTATAGTATTCAAATGTTAACACAATACGGTCCAAGACGCATTGAATATTGTTTTGTAGCCTATATTCAGTATGGCTAACAAAACCGTTGTTTTTACTGGGTTTCGCGATGCCAATCTACAGAAGGTCATCGAAAATGCTGGTGGCCATGTTGCCTCCGGCATTACCGGAGCTACAGATATATTGATTATTGGCGAAGGGGCCAAAGCAGCTGGCTCGGCGAAAGCAAAGAAGGCAGCGGCAATGGGCATTAAAGTCATGCGTAAGTGGGAGTTCGGTGAGTTGTTATCAGTATCTGATAAGACATTCCTCAAGAGTTTAGAAACGGGTGGGAAGCAAAAAGAAAAACAGTTGGTGACGGAAGCAAATGGCGTTCGCAGCTTTTACATCCTCGATAATGGTGGCAAAGCATTTCAAGTACTCATTGATACTAAAGCCATGAAGTTCAGCGTATTTAAATGCACTTTCAATGATTTCCTCGATGAATGCACTTACGAGAAACAGGTTATTAAACCAACTAAGTTTCTCAGAGCTTTTATTGGCGATGATAATGAAGCTGGCCACCGATTGAACCATGGTAATAGTATCCTGGTTCAGCTAACGCAAAAACGTTATATGAGCATTGGTTGGGTTATATATGAATTCACTCCTGGTGAGGAAATTGTGAGTTATGAGTCGCCAGTTGGTAATAGTGGTGTTCCCTATCCATATGCCATTGGTAAGAGCAATACCTTTTTATTGATAGAGAATGTGGCTATTCCGAATGATGTTTTGGCAGGGGCGGCACCGCGGGCGCCCCTCGACCCATATGAATATTATTATGGCCATGGTCCGTTTACGAATATTCGGACGAATGACTTAAAGAAAAAATATAAATACCGTACCAAGATGGTTATTAAGCGCATTTGGTAAGTGATTATTGCTTATTCCTTTGGCCTCTGCCGACCCACATAGTTGCGGTCGGCTATTAGGAGAGCGTGCAGCGTCGGATGGCTCTTATTCACAACTGCCAGATAGTTGAGGGTGCGGAAGAGCGATAGCCAATTCTTGTCGGTTGCCCGTAGAATCTTATCGAGGGCGGCGTGCCTCTGGGCGGCCGTTTTGTGTTTAATATCGTGATAGCCATGGACACCGAGAATTGCGCTATTGATGGGGACATAAACGCGCTCGCCAGTTGGTGAATAGAGGCCCACGCGCGCATCGCGCTTTCCCTGCTCTTTGATGCAATCTGCGGCGACGATGGCCTTCTGGACGCGCGTTCCGTCAGCGCGGGTATAGGCGGCTCTTACATAGGCGCTGCGCCGAATCATTCCCTCCGGGCAGCGAGTTGGGGAAACATTCGCCATAGCTCGCTCAGCCTGTCGCTGTCTTGCAAGCGTTTCTCGAAGCTCCGCCAGTCGCAGCTCTGCACCAGGAGCAGCAGTGCTTTTAATACATACAGGGCGTACTTTAACGCCGGCTTTAGTGGTGTAGCCTTTCCGTCGGGTTTGGTCAAGGGCACATTTAAGGGGCGCGCCACCAACTGGGACATCATCTGTTTTTTTTACATAGGGCTGTGGAGGGCTTCCACCACACTTATAAGGGTAGGGCTGTGGCGGAGTCGCCCCGGATGCCTTGAAGTAAGGGGGCCTCTTAGCGAATACGCCGCGCATATTGTCCATTTTTCGCTATACTAAACGCTTATATATTATTTTTATAAAATATAATAAATATAACAAATATAACATATATTTAAGAAGAAACTACTAATAGCTCATCGCCCTTACCGTTGCTTTCACCAACCAAGACCTCCTTCGTATGCGTCGACCACCAATTATCAGCACATTTCGCCAAATCCACCACCTCCAGACTCTTTATTTCACCATCACCATTGGATATGGGGTGAATTGCAATTTGTCGCAACATATGCAAAGGAACGCGCATCTTATATAGAAACCAAATATCCTTGCTTTCGAAGACACCATTAAGGCGTTTGTATTGCGGAATCAACCGAATCCGAGCCAGCACCACTGGTCTATCGCGCTTCCCCTTGACCCTCCCAAACAACTCGAATCCCAATTCCTCCTGGATCTCCCGATGAAGGCCCATCAACGGGCTCGCATCCTTCAAATCAATATGACCCCCGGGCAACCCTGAATGGGCTGCACTCGACGCATCCGCCCCTTCGACCGTGGTCAGGATATAAGTCCGCCCATCGCGGCCTTTGGCATAAACGGCCAGATGGCTGCTCATAGTGGTGTTCGGCGACGGTGCAATCTTCGTCGCAGCCGGATCGCGCCGCCAGCAGAGCACAATCGTATCGGCCTCGTGGTTGACATAATAGAGCATAAAGGACTTGGGGAGCGACCCGGACTTCGCATTCCACAACTCGTAGGTCATTTTCAACCAAACCCCCTCCGAAGTCGAATCGGTCCGGTGGGCCTTGAGGAATGCCGCGAGGGCGGGTGCCAAATCGACGGCGACGGTTTTGAACATGGGCGACACCATCTCTTTTTAGGTTCTATATAATGGACCTGCTATATTTATATCACCCCTGCCCTCACTCGGTGCCACTGAAGCTTTGGCACTCGCAACGAGGAAGATGCGCACCATGTTTGAAAGGTGGGCAGGGCCACGACGTGCACTTCGCCGGTCGCTCTGCCTATGACGTGTATTCGGGCGCCATTGAGCTTGAGAAGAAAGAGAATCGTGGACTATATTTGTCAGTAGATCCAATGGATAGGATGCATGTTAAGGTCCAGTTAAACTAGGTTTATTACCATGATTGATTTCCCAAGCGCATGATTATTCACGATATGAACCGTCTTAATTAACGGCGAATAGATCGTCCTTGCATCCCAGATTGCCTTTGCAACCCTTGCCTGCATCCTTTTTGGAATATAAGTGCATTTAATGAAACAGGCCAGTGTTGGATCGATTGCAAGTTTCCGACTAAGCACATCAATATTCCTAACAATCTTTCTAACCATTTCAGCTGCCGGCATTGGAACATCTGTGTGGATGACATCAACACTATCCAAAACCACCACACAATCCCCGTTCCTCAACACATTGCTGTCAACAGTATATACAATTGGTGGTTTCTTAGAAACCATTATTACTTGTCCACAGCCTTCAATAATTATTGTCGATTTATCGTAGATTGTCTCACACACTTCCCAAACATCGTTCTTCCACAAAAAGGCGGAATGGTTCCCTATTTGCACATTCTCGACCGTTGTTGTATTCTGTTTCATAAGCAAATCAAATGTATTAGAATATAGTGTAAACTCCGTTTTATCCCGATTATGCGAAATCAGTGTATTTCCCCTCAAATACATACTATTACTAAATCGACACCCCTTTTCAAAATCGAGACAGAGCATTCGCACAGAAGCCATTGTAATAAGATAAACATTAAAGCCCTAAGCACTCCCTAACCCCCTAAACCCCCTAACCCCCTAACACTCCCTAAGCACTCCCTAAGCACTCCCTAAGCACTCCTAAGCACTCCCTAACCCCTCCCTAGCACTCCTAAGCACTCCCTAAGCACTCCCTAGCACTCCAAAGCCCTCAGCGAAGCTACGCGCGCGGGGCGTTATCCCTGCAGCGTTATCCCCGCTAGTATACCTCCTGCCATTTCATTCCCCCCAACACTCGCGCTGTCGATGCCGATAGATTCGTGCAATAGAGCACGTAAGTTTGGCTATTAGTGCTATCGTAGTTCTGGCAAATAAAGTTGGTTTTGGCTTCGGATCCAGCAATGCGATCGGCGGAGCTGAATTGGCCCGAACCTTGGCCGCCAGCGACAGCGAAGCCGTTGGCGAATTCCGGACTGGTTACGGTTAGAGATGTCGCCGTGGAGTTGTATTGCACGGCGCTGCCCCCGGGGACGTTTGACCAGCTCCCACCGACGACCGCACTCTCGCTATCGAGACGTAGCAGTTTATAGGAAACCAGTTGGTCCAGTGAAGTGACGGCAGCCTCCTTTAGGCGCACCATAATCCGGTTTTTGTAGCCATTAAACGATGGCGCCATCTTAATGGCTAATAGCGGCAAGGTCGCCCCGACGCTGGCCGTTAAACTACGAATCGGAAGGTCGGTTTGAATGGCGAAATCGATACCGGCCTCAACATAACCACCCTCGCTTATGACAGTTGAGCAAATTTGGTCCATTACGCCAATGTTACCGCCCCCACCGGTATTCAGTATTTCACACCTTATTGGCAAGTTCGGGTTGGCCATATAAACTACATTATTGAAATTGGCATTATAGAACTCGTGGGCGATGATATCCAGTCCATTATAGGAGAACCCGGTCCGTACGCGACCCACACCGAGCCATTGGAAGTCGATGAAAAATAGTTGGGTGCGGTCCCAAAGGATATTTACGCCAGATGGTCCCATTCCATCGAACCGGTCTTTATTCCACGCCGACTGGGGAATTGATAGCGTCGCCGCTGCTCCCGTGACAAACGAACGGAGGTTGATGGATGGGACATTGACGCCATTCAGTTCGAGGAAGATTCCATCGTCATCGTCGAAGTAGCCGGTGCGTTTGCTAACATTTGTGGTGGACCCTTGAAAGTTGAAGCTAGCCATTATTAGGTGGCTCTTCCCAGGCTGATAATGATGATAGGCACGGCTCTGATGAACTGTGTGGCTATCGGCGGCTGTCGATGTGGCGAGGGTGCAACATGCTTTGTTCCGGAAGAAGTTGACACTCCCGCCGTTGAATATATTACTCAAAAAGTTGGTATCAATACCGTAAGCGTGTTTGTAGTCGGCCAGAGTAAACGCCTCCGATGTGCGGGCGCGCCCGAAGGCGTCGATGGCAACCGATTCGGCAGCATTCGACAAAACCACGGGGAGCGGATTGAGCAGGGTCACATTGGAACTGTTAAAGCCGACATTAACACTCCCTATAAAATTGGAACCAGCTGGAATCTGTCCTGTTTGTTCGGACTTTATAGTCAGATTGCTGAACGAAATTGCAATCGGGTCGGTCGTTTTTAGTAGCACCGGAAAAGGGTTCGCATCGGATACGTCGCCCCCATTATATTGAATAGTTGCTTGGGTATTTAGAAAATCGTTGATTATTGTTGTTGGATATCCATTCATATGTTATATTATTAGTGTGAATTATATAAATTGTTGCTTGTTTGCGCTTAAGAACAAGACAAGGAAACACAATATATAGAAGAACAGCAAGCCAGCGCAATGCATTATACCATTACCGCCTCGACAAGGCCCTGCTTCCTGACAGTGCCACAACTTAAGACAAAAATAACGACAAAAACACACACGGGTCGCTGTCTCAACTGCCCGATAAGAGCCAATCTCATCGACAGCACAGCGGCCATCGGCAAGTTCATTGGCCTTGGCGTTTTCTTTTACACATCCCTCAACTTCTTTACATTCTATACTATGCGGAAGAAGTATGAGCAGCGCGATGCTCAGCGGAAGGCGCGAGAGGAGAATAAAAATAAAACGAAGAACGGGACACCGACTAATCCATCAGAGGACACGCCGTTTTAGAGTGCCAGGACACAATAAAGTGACCTCCTGCCATATGAGCAGCTCCCTGCGTACAGCGTTTTACTCCAAAAGGGCATTTGCATATATCGACATCCTTTAAAAACTCCCCTTCCTTAAAATCTTTAATTCGAATCCCATACACAAATATACAACCAAGGTCCCCACCCTCGCGCAATCCCCGAGTATTAATCGCCACTCCTTTTTTTTTAATATACATCTCCAGAATCAAGAATATGTCTAGTGCTATTTTATTTGGCCCCCATTTTCCAAAACCATAAAATTTATCACAGCCCTTCACAGAGCATTTATCGCACTTAACCCCAATAACCTGGAAGTGATGAAAGAATGCCGCAGCAAACCTATTAAATGATACAAAACCACCCTCCACAATCTCACATTGCGAGCTAACAAATTGGTCCATTGCATTGACCATAATCTCATTTTGCGATTTAGTTTCTTCATCTTCATCGTCAGTCATTGATATATAGCGTTTAAAGCATGTCTTACAATCGAATATCGAAGGGGGTTTTGTGGTAACAGTTTGTTCTTTGGATCCAGCGCCACCCATTTTTCTTTTACTTATACCGGTCTATAACCTTAAACGATTTCCCCATTTCATCTTCCCACTTAAAGTTAAAATAGAACCCGTAGCCCCGTCGCCAGCGATGAACTTCTTTTTATCTATAAACATTGTAGTCTAGATGAGTAGCAATTTTGCAGCAATATTAACAGAAAGTAGTACTGGGTCAACCACCACCCAGGACATCCTTCGCCATGTCGCCGGGCGCAGCATATTCCAGGCACCTTCCAACATCCTCTCTGGAACCAATCGCATCGAAACTCTTTTCGCCGCATCGAACTACATGAGCGAAATGATAATCAATTCCATCGGCGTCGGCATCGGCAAAGAACCCACCGTCGCCCTCGATGTCGTCGGCAGCATTAATACAACGGGTTCCGTATCCATCGGATCTGGTACAATCGCCTCCCTCACATTTACATCCGCCGCCCCTCAGCTGAACATAACCACCACCAGTAATATTATTCAGGACATCGGTATCTATCAGACACCTATCGCCGGTTCCGTCGAGGGCACCCTATCCCTCGTTAACACCACACCGCCGCCATCCCCCTCCGGCACCGGTTTCGCCACCGAACCCGCCATCTACTTCGACGGGGTCGCAGGAAACACTATCAGCATGTCATCTCTGAGCGCACCGTTCGTCTCCGCCCAGTGGAACACCACTGGTATGACTATAGAGGCCTGGGTCAATTACCCATTATTCACCAATGCCTCCCAAACAAGTACCACCACTCCGACAGCCACCCTTCGCCCCCGCCTCCTCGGCGCCATGACTCCCGTTGGCACCACGATGTATTGGGCCTTCGGCGTTGGCACGGACCAGAAGCTGGTGTTCAACTATTCACCAACGGTATCCACCGAAGTGACATTTACCGCCCAGACCACCACCATCGCCCTCAATACCTGGTATCACATCGCCTTCGTCTGCGCCCCCGGTGGTGCGACCGTCTACCTCTTCGTGAATGGCATCCAACAATCCATTATTACCAATAATAACGGCACTACCGCCGCCCCAGCCGCAACAAGTGCCGTCATAGGCACTCCACTAACGGCATCGACGTCCTTCGCAATAGGCCAATACAATAGTGCTCGGCCTACCGTCTACCTATCCAGTCCCCGCATCGTCCTCGGTGCCGCCCTCTACACAACCGCCTTCACGCCCTCGACCACACCCCTGACAACCACCTCAGAGTCCATCGTCGCAACAACGGTCTTCCTCCTCCGGACATCACCCATTCCAGGTAAAGCCCTATTCAACAAGTTATCCCCTTCACCGACCGCACCCCTCGTCCGAGCCTATCCCTCCGCCGCCATGACAAACAATATCTCCGATTTGACCTCCTCAACCACCTACGCCCCCGGTCTCTACATCGCCACCTCCAGTGCAGCCTACAGCACAGTCTATCCACCCTACCTATCATTCAATAAGGTCTTCGTTTCAGGGTCTAGCTACTGGCTATCACTAATTATCTATGATGTTGCCACCGGAAACTACCAAGGCTCCACCGGCACTTTAGATAAGGCCGGTACGAACTATAGCGGCGAATGGCTCCAGCTCCAGCTCCCGACCTCCATAAAACTGAATAACTACCAACTCTATCCTCCCAACTCTGTTGCAAATACCGCCGTTGACTGGGTCGTCCTCGCATCCAACGACGGCATGACCTGGTCGCCAATTAGCGCCGTCACCGGAACCACCGGTTGGGTCGCCGGAACACCCAAAACCTACAGCTGCGTCCTCCCCAATGCCTATTCCTATTTCCGCATAGTTTGTCAAAAAATAGGCTTGCAAACCCGCGCCTGCTTTGCAGAAGTGGTCTTCAACGGCACCCAGGAGCCGATCAACGTCACCGCCGAAGGCAACGTCGGCCTCGGCGTCGTCACCCCCCAAGAAGAGCTCGAGGTCGGCGGCAATGCCGTTCTCGGCGGCTACTACGATGCCGTCGGCGGCCCCATTGCCACAACATCCTCCATTCCATATATTCCCCTCAACGGCAATACCCGCAGCCGCGATCTATTTATCAAATGGATGCAGCAAACCACCACCCCATCCCGCAGCAGCTCCTGGAATAACCAGACATTCCGTTTCAGTAGCGTCGCAGGTAGCGTACCTGTTAATAGTGCCTTCCAGTCCGGCGTCCTTCTACCAGATGGTCGCGTCTATTGTGTTCCATCCGTTTCAAATGGTTCTGGGGCGACCTTCAACCCCAAAACCAATATACTAACAACCTACGCAGCCGCCGCCAGTCTGGGAGGCAGCGCATCTTATAGTGGCGTTCTATTGCCGAATGGTAATGTCTATAACATCCCGACCTTTACATCAACAGCCGGTTCGATATTCAATCCATCTACCAACCTCCTGACATCCTTCGTTGGCGCGGTAAATTTAGCCTCCACTTACAATTTCATCGGTGGAGCCCTTTTGCCCAATGGTCTCGTTTACTGCGTGCCTTATAATGCAACAGCTGGTGGCGGGCTATTTAACCCAACCACAAACGCCTTTACATCAGTTATCGCAGCGGGTGCCAATACAGGGCATAATTATTGGGGCGGTGTCTTGCTCCCCGATGGCCGCGTCTATTGTGTGCCAAACGCGAGTACAGGGGGCGGAGGCCTATATAATCCTCAAACCAATACTTTTACCTCGATTATAACCGCCAGCTCAAGTCCTGGGTCTAGTATCTATCGTGGAGGGGTACTCCTCTCAGATGGCAGCGTCTATACACCACCATGTAATACAACAACTGGCGGCGGCGTCTTTAATCCTCGAATGAATACATTCTCAAGTAATTCAGTTAATGGAACCTCGGTCGCATTTTTATATGGTGGCGGTGTACTCCTCCCAGATGGCCGCGTATACTGCACTCCTCTAAGTACCACTACGGGAGGGGGGATCTATAATCCAGTAACCAATGTATTTAGCACATCGCTAGTATCGGGGACAGCGGGAGGGACATCCGCCTACTTAGGCAGTGTTTTACTCCCCGATGGCCGAGTGTATTGTGTGCCAGACAACACAACTGGTTCAGGCGGAGGCCTGCTAACCACTTTTTTACAACCGACTTGGGAACATTGTTATCATCCTTGTTTTAATAAGTTTTAAACAACAGGGTCCCGGCCCCTGCGGGGAGCAGCTACGCTGAGGGCTTCGGGGTTTTGGAGAGGTTGTGGCGGGGAGTGAGGGTTTATAGGGTTTGTGGAGATTTGGACAGTATGAATCACTTTGAAGAGTTTATAGAGTTTGTGGAGAGTTTATAGGAACCTTCTCGATCTATGCGGTTTTCTTGTGGAAAATTGGAAATGTGCCTACTGAAATGGTGCAAGATTTAATGGAAAACGCCACAAAACGCATAGATTCGAAGAGATTCGAAGAGATTCGAAGAGATTCGAAACTCTTCGAAACTCCTCCAATCCTAGCGGTTTTCACCACGATTTCCCAAATTCCTCGCACCATTTCAGTAACACATCCCGCCAAATCCCGCTCAAAACCGCAAGAACCCGAAGCTCCTCAGAAGATTCCTATAAACAATTCAAAGGATACTCCAATATTGAAGAATCTCCCCATAACCTCTATAAACCCTCCATAGCCCTATAAACTCCTCCATAACCCTCCATAACCTCAGCGTAGCTGCTCCCCGCAGGGGACGCCGTACGGGGGCGGAACCCTGTAAATAATATACTATCATTGTAGTTTCAGTCAGGTAATGAGTAGCAACCTCGTAACCATACTTACCGAGAGCAGCACCGGTTCGACAACCAGCCAAGACACCCTTCGGTACATCGCCGACAGTCACGTCTTCCAATGCACCTCCAATATTGTTTCTTCCACCACACCCCTGTCAACCATATTCGCCTCCTCGAACTATCAGACAAAAATGATGATTAATTCCACCGGCGTCGGCATCGGCTCCTATACCCCAACGGTCGCCCTAGATGTCGCCGGCAGCATTAATTCCACTGGCACCCTGGTAACATCGAGCAATATCACAATTCCCGGAAATCTCTCTGCCGGTGGCATCGCCATTCCAAATGACACAAGCAATATCCTAAAGGACCTCGGTGCCTATAATCTACCATTGCTTGGTATGACCACCGGGACCATTCCACTGGTCCCGGGCACCCAACCCTTCGACGCCGCCAGTGCCGAACCCTCCCTCTACTTCGACGGTGTCGCAGGCAACACTTTTACGACAAGTGCAGCCATGGCCCAATTCGTCAACGCCCAATGGAACACCACCGGTATGACCATCGAGGCCTGGGTCAATTATCCTACCTTCACCGGTGCCTCGGCAGCCGGATCAGGCACCCCAACGGCCACCATCCGCCCCAGAATGCTCGGCGCCATGACCCCCACCAGCACAACCATGTATTGGGCATTCGGCGTTGGCACAGATGCCAAAGTGGTATTCAATTACTCTCCGGCCGCCGGTGAATACACCTTCACTGCTCAAACGACAGTCCTATCGGTGGACACCTGGTATCACATCGCATTCTCTTGCACCACCAGCGGCGTAGTCTATATGTTTATAAACGGAGTTCAACAGGACATTATTGCCAATAATAATGGAACCCTTGCCGCCGCTGTCCCATCATCAACTGTAACCGGCACTCCAAATGCTACCTCGCCCGTTTTCACAATCGGTCAATACAATAGCGCCCGCGCCAATTTCTACCTCGCCAGTCCCCGTATTGTGATTGGTCAGGCCCTCTACACAACCGGCTTCACACCCCAAACCGCCCCACTAACAGTCGCCTCCACCGGCATCACCTCTCTCCTAATTCGAACATCCGTTTCCCCCGGCACCTATCCCCTAAGCAAAATCGGCGGCACCACTGTCGTTCGCGCATATCCCCCGGTGGCCATGGATGCCATCACCACCGATCTAACCGGGCGCACCAGCTACGGCGGCGGCACCTATATTGCGACCGCGAGCAGCGAATACGATACAGGAAGCACAACGATATCCTACGCAGCCAGTTCGAGACACGCCTACTTCGCCTTCAACAAAAACTTCGCTAGCACATCGACCTTCTGGACATGTGGTCCAGGCCGCTATGTCACGGGCACCGGTGTCCTCGTCCCCGGCTTCGCCCAAACCGTCGATTTCGTCGGTAATGTCTACGCCGGCGAATGGCTCCAGATTCAGCTCCCTGTTGCCATTGCCATATCCAGCTACCAAATATGGCCTCAGGGCAATGGTGTGGCAACGGCCCCAGCCAGCTTCGTTGTTCTCGCCAGTAGTGACGGACAATCCTGGGTACCAATTAGCTCTAGAACAGCCCAAACATGGACTCAGGCCGTCGCGAACACTTATACTTGCGTCCCGCCCAGCTCCTATTCGTTCTACCGGCTGGTGGTGCGGGCAGTTGTATCGGACACCATTGCTATTATCAACGAATGGGTCCTCTATGGCACCCAGGAATCGATTAATATTACCGCCGACGGCAGCATCGGCATCGGCGTCCCCTTCCCGAAAGAGCAACTGGAGGTCGCCGGCAATACCGTGGTCGGCGGTTACCTCGACTCCGCTGGCGGCCCCATCTCCACTGTATCGGCGATTCCCTACACCCAGTTCGACGGCTCCGCCCGGAATCGCGATTTGTTCCTGAAGTGGCTGACGCGGGCGACGACACCGTGGAGGGGCAATTGGTGGAATAACCAAACGCTGAGGTTTAGTTCGACTATTGCAACAGGGAGTGTTGGTATTGCCGGCGGGTATTCGGGAGGGGTATTATTGCCCGATGGCCGGGTTTACTGTGCATCCTTTAACTCACTATCCATTGGTCTATTCAATCCAATCACAAATGTATTTTCAACTATTGCCAGTGTAATACCAGCAGCCAATTCATATATCGGCGCTGTATTGTTACCCGATGGCCGCGTCTATTGTGTACCCAGCTATAGTATTACTGGCGGCGGTCTCTTTAATCCAGCCACCAACGTATTTACATCTTCGGTAACTGGCACCAGTCCAGGAAACGACGAATATCGCCGCGGAGTCCTATTGCCAGATGGCCGAGTCTACTGTATTCAAGCCGCCAATACAGGTGGCGGAGGCATCTTCACACCTTCAGCGGCCGGCGGCACATTCTCAACTACGGCCACCACCGGAACAACCCCTGGAGGCTATTCTTATCTTGGTGGCATCCTATTGCCCGATGGTCGCGTTTATTGCATCCCTTACAATACCATCACTGGCGGCGGTATCTTTAACCCCAGAACCAATGTATTCTCATCCAGCATTGTTACCGGAGCCAGCCCTGGAGGAGGGGCATACCAAGGCGGAGTCTTATTGCCCGATGGCCGAGTCTACTGTGTTCCTCGCAATACGGCCGGCTTAGGCGGCGGTATCTTCAACCCAGCCACCAACGTATTCTCATCTACAATTACAACCGGTGCCGCATCCGGGGCGACTGTCTATGTTGGCGGGGTCTTGTTACCCGATGGCCGGGTCTACTGTATCCCATGTAATTCAGCTGGAGGAGGTGGCATCTTTAACCCCGCCACCAATGTATTTACATCAACTGTTACAGGAACCAGCCCGGCATCTGGAGCTTACGAGGGTGGCGTTTTATTGCCCGATGGCCGCGTCTACTGTGTTCCATCAAACACTAACTCGGGCGGCATCTTCCAAACATACATGAAACCGACCTACGACCAATGCTACCACCCTTGCTTTAACGGCTGCTCTTCTTAGCTGAACCGAATCGCATTCACAGTCCCCTTAAAATAATATACACCAAATGTAGTTTCAGTCAGGTGATAGGTGATGAGTAGCAATCTCGTTGCCATACTAACCGAGAGCAGCACTGGTTCGACCACAACACAGGATACCCTCCGGCACACCGCCTCCTACCATGTCTTCCAATCCGCCTCCAACATCGTCTCATCCACAAACCGCCTGGCAACCATTTTCGCCTCTTCGAACTATACGACCGAAATGATGATTAATTCCATCGGCGTCGGCATCGGGACCTACACTCCCACCGTCTCCCTCGATGTCGTTGGCGGCATCAGTTTAACCGGTCAGCTAACATTACAAGGCAATCTCACTAGCACCGGCATTATCACGACATCCTCTAATACCACAATACCAAGTGATACAAGCAATCTCGTTCGCGATCTCGGCGCCTATAACCTGCCTCTCCTCGGCATGACCACCGGCACTATTTCCACTTCCAACATTCAGCCCTTCGACGCCGCCAGTGCCGAACCGAGCCTCTACTTCAACGGTGTTGCCGGCAATATTTTCACAACCAGCGCAGCCACGGCCCCCTTCGTTAATGCCCAATGGAATACCACTGGTATGACCATCGAGGCCTGGGTCAACTATCCCACTTTCACCGGTGCCTCGGCGGCCGGTTCAGGAACCCCAACAGCCACCCTACGCCCCAGAATGCTCGGTGCTATGGTTTCAGCCAGCACTGCCATGTATTGGGCATTCGGCGTTGGCACAGATGCCAAGGTGCTCTTCAATTACTCCCCTGCCGCCGGCGAATACACCTTCACCGCCCAAACCACAGTTCTATCAATTAATACCTGGTATCATATCGCTTTTGTCTGCGTTCCAGGAGGGGCAACTGTTTATATGTTTGTTAATGGCGTTCAGCAGAGCATTATTGCCAATAATAATGGTACCCTTGCCACCGCGGCGGCGACATCCCTGGTAACGGGTACGCCGAGTGCCGCATCACCCGTCTTCACAATCGGCCAATACAATAGCGGCCGCGCCAATTTTTATATTGCCAGCCCGCGCATTGTAATTGGACCCGCCCTCTACACAACCGGCTTCACTCCCTCGACCGCCCCGCTAACAATCGCCTCCACTGGCATCACCTCTCTCCTTATCCGCACATCCGTTTCCCCTGGCCGCGCCCTGATTAGCAAAATCGGCGGCACCACCGCAGTCCGAGCCTACCCACCGGTGGCAATGGATGGTCCCACAACCGATCTAACCGGACGCAGCACTTACGGCCAGGGCGCCTATATTGCGACAGCGAGCAGCGAATATGATACAGGCAGCGCCAGTATATCCTACGCGGCCAGTCTGAACCACGCCTACTTCGCCTTCAACAAAAACTTGGTTAGCACATCGACTTTCTGGACATGTGCCCCTGCCCGTTACGTCACGGGCACCGGCGTTCTCAGCCCCGGCTTCGCCCAAACCGCCGATGTCGTTGGTAATATTTACGCCGGCGAGTGGCTCCAGATCCAGCTACCGTCCCCTATCGCAATCGCCAGCTACCAGATCTGGCCGCAAGGGAATAGCGTAACAACGGCACCTACCAGCTTCGCAGTCCTCGCCAGTAATGACGGCGTCTCTTGGCTCCCGATCAGTTCCAAGACAGGACAGAGCTGGACACAGGCGGTGGCGAATACCTACACTTGCGTTCCACCGAATGCCTACAGCTTCTATCGCCTGGTTGTGCGAGCCGTTGTTTCGGCAACAATAGCCGTTATTAATGAATGGGTGCTCTATGGGACACAGGAATCGATTAACATTACAGCCGACGGTAATGTCAGCATAGGAGTCGCCAATCCCCGCGAAGAACTCGAGGTGGCCGGAAACACCGTTATCGGCGGTTACATTGATTCGGGAGGCGGCCCAGTTGCGACGGTATCGTCGGTCCAGAATATCGTATTTGATGGATCGGCGAGGAATAGGAATTTGTTTCTGAAGTGGCTGACGCGGACGACGACGCCGCCGAGGGGGAGTTGGTGGAATAACCAGACTTTGGTTTTTAGTAGTAATACTGCGACCGGTACGGCTCCTGGGAGTGGTGCATATTTAGGGTGTGTTTTACTACCAGACGGTAGGGTTTATTCTGTTACTTACAACACCTTAACTGCCGGAGGTATATTCAATCCCAGTACCAACATATTCTCATCTAGTATTGCAACTGGCACGGCTCCTGGTTCTGGTGCTTACCATGGGGGTGTTTTGCTACCTGATGGACGGGTTTATTGTATTCCTCGCAGCACAGCCGGTGGTGGAGGTATATTCAATCCCAGTACCAACGTATTCTCATCTACTATTGCAACTGGCACGGCTCCTGGTTCTAGTGCTTACATTGGGGGTGTTTTGCTACCTGATGGACGAGTTTACTGTGTTCCTTACAACACCTTAACTGCAGGAGGTATATTCAACCCCAGTACCAACGTATTCTCATCAACAATTGCAACCGGCACAGCTCCTGGTTCTGGTGCTTACCATGGAGGGGTTTTAACACCAGATGGCCGGGTTTATTGTGTTCCCCACAACACACTAACTGCAGGAGGTATATTCAACCCCAGTACCAACATATTCTCATCAACAATTGCAACTGGCACGGCTCCTGGAACAACTGCTTATAGCGGAGGTGTTTTACTACCAGATGGCCGAATATATTGTGTCCCTTACAACACACTAACTGCAGGAGGTATATTCAACCCCAGTACCAACGTATTCTCATCAACTATTGCAACAGGTACGGCTCCTGGAACAACTGCTTACTTAGGAGGGGTTTTGTTACTAGATGGTCTTGTCTATTGTCTCCCTTACAACACACTAACTGCAGGAGGTATATTCAACCCCAGTACCAACGTATTTTCATCAACAATTGCTACCGGCACAGCTCCTGGAACAAGTGCTTATGGCGGAGGTGTTTTGCTACCAGATGGTCGAGTATATTGCGTCCCTAACAACACATTAACTGCAGGAGGTATTCTCCAAACCTATGCGAAACCCTCTTATGACCAGTGCTATCATCCTTGTTTTAATAAGTTCTAACACAGGGTCCCGGCCCCGTACTCCGGCCCCTGCGGGGAGCAGCTTCGCTGAGGGTGTTTGGAGGGAAGGAGGGAAGGAGGGTTTGGAGGGAAGGAGGGTTAGAGGGTTTGAGGATTGGAGGATTAGGAGGATTGAGGAGACTCACAAAACAACCAAAAACATTCTTTTTTCCAAAAAGCCGAAAAGCCCACCCCAGCTTAAACAAAACCCACCTATAAATCCCAACCCCGATGCTCCACATCCTAACATTCGCCACAGACCCCCAAAAAATCACCTTAAACCACCCAGTAACAAATATCGGTCTCAACAAGCCCTGGAAGGGCTTCATCGACAGACTCCTCGTCGTCCGAAGGTACCTCGCCACCCTCCCAGACACCGACATAGTCTGTTTCACCGATGCCTACGATGCCGTTATCCTCAACCCGGACACCATTCTCCCCACATTCCTCTCCCTCAACACCGACATCCTTTTCAGTGCCGAAACATCCTGCTACCCGTGGGCACACGTCGCCTCAATGTATCCGCCCTCCCCAACAAAATACCGCTACCTAAACGCCGGCGGCTACATCGGCTACGTCTGGGCCCTGAAGCAAATTCTCGCCGATACCAATGCCATCCAGCAAAGCCCTTGCGACCAAGGCTTCCTTACTTACGTTTTCTTGCAAAAGCAAACCAACCAAACCCCAATCCATATGAAACTCGACATCAACGCCACCCTCTTCCAAACAGCCTATGCCGTTCCCTGGTCCGACTTCCAGGTTCGCAACGGCGTTTTCCATAATATTGTTCAAAACACAACCCCCTCCATCATCCACTATAATGGAAACCAATTTCAGACCACCGACCCCGAGGTCCCGAGCATCATTCCCATTCTCCATGGTTTCCTAGCCAATAAAACAGAAATCCAAGATTTCTCTCAGTACAACCAAAAGCACCCCACCGTCGCCCCATACAACCTGGAAGCAGACGCCACCATTCGCTCATTGGTCCTCGTCACAACCGCCATCGCCCACTACGTCGCCCCCGACCCCGCCACCATCCTCACCAGAGACCGCGACAATTACCACGCCATCTACGCCGACGGAGCCCTCGTCAGCCCCGCCACCAACCCCGACGAAACACTCACCCGCGGCCTAACCGAGTGGTACCTGCGAAACATGGTCGAACGCGACACCATCCTCGACATATCGATGCACGACTTCGTCGGCTACCAGATGAACGTGAGTCCCTGGCCGCACTCCATCCTATCCTTTTCAACCCTGAAGTCCGACCACCATAACATCCTCATCCCCGACCTCTACGCGATGCAAAACTACAAAGGAATGCTGGACACACCGGACGGCGTCCCGACACTCCAGAAACCCAACCGGATGCTATTCATCGGTAGCACCACCGGGAAGCCCACCCCATCCCTCAACCAACGCGTGGCCCTTTGCCGTCTGCTTCGCACTTCGGAGATATACCCAGATGCAGATGGTTTTATCTCCGAAATTGTCAATTTCTCTCCCACCGACGCAGCCCAGATCAAGAACCTCCTCTATCCCAAAGGCACCATGACTATAGCCGAACAACAAACCCACTACCGCCACATCCTCTGCATCGACGGCAACACCGCCTGCTGGGACCGAGTCCCCTGGGCCCTGGCGTCGAAATGCATTTGCTGGATACACGAATCCGACCACCAATGCTGGTACTATCCGCTCCTCAAGCCGTGGGTCCACTACGTTCCGTTTACTCTCGCCAATCTGGAAGAGACCTGGGCCCAATTTAAGGACGACACGGCGGCCCAGTTGCGAATGGTGCAGAACGCCAACCAATTCGCCCGCGACTTCCTGTCTCCACATGCCCATGCGCTCTATTTGTGGGAGGTTATTAAGGCCATTGAGGCGAAAAAAACAATTATAGGCTATAAAGAATAGATAGCAGCATGGCAACATTCCCCAGCCTTACCTATATTGTTAACACTGACCAAGTCAAGATTGTGGCGATTTTGAATAAGGCAGATTTGCCTGATCCGGGGCCGCTGGTCCTCGGCCCAGACTGCATTGAGCTAACGCCGAATCCGTCCATTGATTCTGAAACGGCTATTGCGGTTTCCGTTGAAGGGGTCATCAGTATCGTAACAGATGAAGCATCTGCCCTAGTTAAGCGAACGCGGCAATGGGCAGCAATTCGTGTTGAACGGAACGTCCGGCTGGCCGCATCGGACTTCACTCAGTTGCCCGATATCCAGGTGAAGATGACCGATGCGGAGAAGCTAGCCTGGGTGACGTACCGTCAAGCGCTGCGCGATTTCCCGACGGGCGATACTAATCCGAATGCACCGGTGTGGCCTATTGCTCCAGGGGCTATTGGGGTTGTGGTGTAACTGGCCCTCTTTTTAGTTATTTTTTGGGATTGAGAATACGCCAAATAAAAAATGAAGCGTGCTCGCAAAAAACAGAAGACACTATGACATCATCGTTCTCGGTATCGGTCTTCCCTTCGGCAGCCTACGAGAAACAATGCCAAGACGATGAAGATTCGGTGGAAGAATTCGATGAATTGCCGCTCGAATGGCCGCCTGCCCTCCAAACGAAGCAAATCTTTACTGGGAGCATAATGAGCTTCCACGATTGCACAGTTCGTCAACTCATTCGCCAAGTAGATAACTGGGCTTACAATCGCGTTCTCAATGCCGAACATGTCAAGACAATTAAGGAATCCCTTCTCGCCCAGAAATACCCACATTTAATGGGCACCATTAAAATCGTATGTGACCCGAATGGCTCCAAACGAATTATTGATGGCCAACATCGGACTGAAGCGATTCGCCAAATCCTATCTGAGGATATTGAGATGCTTTGGACAATGAATGTGATGGTAGAGATGTACGCTCTCGCATCTATCGAAAGTCGTGAAGTACTGGAGCTCTATCAAACAGCCAATAATAATCTGAATGTCAAACCCGAAGATGACCCTGACCTTGGACTCATTACACTTCTTGATGCTATTATGGCCGACCCGCTCCTCTCTGGGGGCGTTATTGACAAACAGGATGGTCGCGTCAATAAGCCGCGGATATCGAAGAAAGACTTATTCGAAGCGTTTAAGGCCGCACCAGGGTGCACTGGGGGTTTGCCAACCAGAGACGTGGTTGCACGGATAAAACAAATTAATGCGCAAATATCGATGTTATCGAACAAAGACCTATATGGTCGGCGTGCGGAAACGACCTCTCAGTTACGGTTGAAGCAGCGTCAACGGGCCCAGGCCACCAACTTCTTTCTGAATTTGGATTCGGTTAACTGGGGAATTGAGAAATGGCCACGGTTAATTCGTAATATGAATTAGCTATAAAAGCGTATGAATATATAAATTAGTGCTTCTCATATTATAAAAAATGCACCCATTAATAGTACGGGATGCCCGTCCCGACGGTCAATGTTGGTATTAGCAACATTGCCGCGGAATGTCGGAAGGTGAGTACAACCCTCCCGACTACGTCACTGGCATTATCTATGTTTTATAACAATTCGCCAATCGTGTATGCGATATCATCCACTAAAGCCCGTGCATTTATCGATGGAGTCTTTACAAATACACCCATTGGAATTGGTGATTTTAGGGGGTATGTAAACGGACAGGCGCCAGGCGTCCCTACAATCGGTATCCCAACTGCTATTGGGAACAACTCTATTACGGTACCTTTTACTCCTGCAGTAGTTGTCCCCGGTTTTGCAGCTACATCATATAAAGTAACATCTTCAGGTGGACAAGTCGCTTCTACAACTTCCTCTCCAGTTACTATCGCAGGCCTTACGAACGGTGTTCAGTATAGTTTCACGGTAGCAGCAATAAACGCATATAATACAAGTGCGGTGTCGAGTACAAGTGCAATTGCATACAATCCGGGTATTTCAGGAGCGCCTATTAGTGTTAGCGCTGTGGCTGGTAATACATTTGCAACAGTTAGTTATGTGGCGCCAACGTTTAATGGTGGTGCGGCAATTACCAGCTATACAGCGACTTCAAGTCCTGGTGGATTTACAGCATCTGTATCTGTTACTGATGGTGTTCCTGCGCCAATTATAGTTATTGGTCTTACGAACGGTGTTGCTTACACATTTACTGTTACTGCGACGAATTCGTATGGTACCGGTGTGGCATCGGCATCGAGTGCATCAGTTAGCCCATTTGTTACAACCTATGTATACCCCCCTGTTGCAATAACGGGGGAAACAACTATCGTTACTGGACAAGCTTATGGAAATGGTACTTATGTAGTGACAGCGAGCTCAAAGAATGAATACGCATTGCGATTCGTAAACACTTCAGTTTGGAATGGATGGAATGTATTTGATAATAGTTTGGGATACGACAGATGGTGGATGAGCGCTGAAGCTCGCTATTCTGGAGGGCTGGGTGGGCCATACATTGACTCAATTAGTACATTAGTTAATGGTATTCCAGTCCTGGGCGAGTGGGTTACGTTTAAGTTTCCTCAAATTACTAAATTAACATCCTATGAGCTATATCCACGGGATCTAAGTGGGTTTGCTTATGAAAATCGCAATCCCAACACATGGGTTGTGTGTGGTTCAATTGATAATGTTTCGTATACAGAACTCGATTACCAAAGCAGATATCAGTGGGTTACTCAAAGTAAATATGTTGGCAATTTCGCGAGTTCAAATCCAGGTTATATTTATTACAGAACAATCGTTATTGCTGTTGGAAACGCTGATCGCACTGACCATAACATGGCAACACTCGCCGAAATTAAGTGGTATAATACTGACGCCCTGACAATTGACGTTCCTGCTCCACCATCAAATCTCATTATAACTTACACATCTGGTAGTACAGCGACAGCAACTTTTACATCACCCACGTATGTAGGGGGGTCTGCGATTACTAGTTATACTATAACCGCAACATTAATTACTGGCGCCATTATTACAGCAACTGGTACTGGAACAACTATTTCTATATCGAACCTCGTTGTTGGCGGCCTTTATACATTTACAGTAAATGCAACCAATCTTTTTGGCAATGGGGGCATATCACCTGCTTCTTCAACTACAATCGTTACTGGACCGAATACACCCAATGCACCTACTCCATCAACTTTAACTGCGAATGGTGGCAACTCAATAACGGTTGCGTTTACAGCTGCAGGTTCAGGTACTGCAGCGACATCATATCGGGTGGTATCGTCACCAGGGAACTTTACGGCAACTAATAATGCATCTCCTATTACGGTAACAGGTCTTACTAATGGTGTGCTCTATTCGTTTACCATAATAGGTTCTAATGCAAATGGTGTTGGCAAGACATCTGCATCAAGTGGTTCTATAGGTAATCTAATATTAACTGTATACCCAGCGACTCCAAAACTTTTGTTTAATGCAGAAGATTTAGCTTTAGCAAACAATGCTGCTGTATCATCATGGGGTGTGTGCACGCAGGCAACTGCACTTAATCAACCAAAGTTCGCGAATATTAGTTCGCTAAAATATGTAGATTTTACGGGGGGACTTTACTCGGCTGGCGCAGACTATATGACAGGTACTACAACATCAACGATGCTATATGGTACTAATGGTGGGTTTACGATTAATTTGCTTGCAAATTTTGGCGCCCCACCTTCAAGTAATATGTGTGTTCTACAGTTTGAAACCGGAACGACAAGTTCACGTATCTTTCAGTTGTTTTACAATGCAGATGGGTACGTTGGCGCAGTGTTCTATTGGAATAGCAATTCATACTCAACATATAGTTACGTAACACCCAATGTTTGGCGATTAATAACCATCACATTTAATGCGTCCGGATACACAACATTCTATATGAACAATGTGGCTGTTGGTGGATTTCAACAGACTGCGCTAGTTGATGCAAACGCAACTGGTACTGTGTGGCTTATGACGAGTAATGGTGCCTCAATTTCAATCTCAATGAAACTGCAACATATGAGCGTATACGATCGGTTGCTATCTACTGCAGAAATAACATCAATCTATACGTCAAAAACTTCAATAATTGATACAAATTATCCTGTAATTACTGCACCCACAGCCCCTACGAACTTATCTGTATCATCGTTAAGCACTGGTACAGTAACCATAACGTTTACAGCACCCAGTAGTAATGGTGGCGCTCCGATTGCAGAATATACTGCAACATCGACACCAAGCGGGTTAACTGGAAAAATTAATGGTGGAGGGGGTACATCAATCACTGTCACAGGGCTTACGAATGGTACGTCTTATACATTTATAGTTGTCGCAACAAATTATATTGGTTCAACGTCGTCATCGGTGTCACAAGAAGTTATAGTTGGTGCACCGATTTCTCCAACCCTTACAACAGTAACTGCTGTAACTGCAACATCTGCCTCAGTTGCATTCATACCAGCCAGCACAGGAATTGTTGCAACATCATATACAGTTACATCATATCCAGGGAGCTTAACAGGGACTGGGACATCTTCACCAATTGTGGTAGAGGGATTAACCAGTACAACAATATATACATTTACTATTATTGCACTCGCAACAACCTATGCGAGCATATCATCAAAATCAATATTGTATGTTTACAGCGCCCCTGCGGTATTGAACTTTGATGCCTCTACAGCTGCTGTAAGTGTTAATAGCTCGCTTACAACTTGGGTAAATACAGGAAGTATGGGGCCCACCTACTCTACAATTGCCGTCAATTCGCCAAAGCTTCGCCAAACGTCAGGTCTAAACCATGTAAATTTCGATAGAGCATATTATCAACATTTTATCATTGGTATGATTGATGGTTCATCATTACCACTTACATGGTTTAATAATGGTGGTGTTTATGCGGGGTTTACAATATTTATTGTTTCCCAGTTTACTGGGTCTGCATCGTATAATGAAACACTGTTTGGCTTTAGCAATGGACTTGCAAATGATAATATATTCTACGCCCGACAAGAAAATAATTCGGTAATGCAACTTAATACCTATAATGGTACAACTAGTATTGTTGGAACCTCTTTACTTACAACGTTCACCGAAGACAATAACTTTCATATTTATGCGGTAACTATGACGAATTCCTCATCTGGAAGTACTTATACAGCTTATAGAGACAGTGTTACAACGGCATCGGCGACATTTACAACAAGCACACCTTTAAACAATCGAACGACATTTGAAAACTACATTGGCAGAGGGTACTACTCTTTTCTAAATGGAAATATTCGACAAATCCTAATGTTTAATTCAGCACTAGATTCAACTACAATGACTAAACTATATACAGCCCTTCTAAATAAGTGGTTCCCAACTGTACCAGACAAACCAACTAGTGTTACAGGAATACGCGGCCATAAATTGGTAGTTGTGTCATTCATTGAACCTGTTAATGGTGGCGGTTCGCCTATTACAAGTTATACAGCTACATCAAGTCCAGGTGGTTTTACAGGAACTGTTCTGGGTTCGACAGCCTCCCCCATTACTGTGTCTGGCCTCACAAATGGAACCACTTATATTTTCACTGTAATTGCCACAAATAAGTATGGTTCGAGTGTGGCAAGTACTGCCAGTGGAAACGTAATACCTGCGGCGGTGCCAAGTTCGCCCACAAATGTAACCGGTGTGCGCGGTAATACACTCGTTATAGTGTCATTCGTCACACCGGTCAGCAACAGTGGTTTTGCTATCACTGGTTACACTGCTACATCAAGCCCAGGAGGTATTACAGGTGTCGTTTCTGGTGCGACCGCATCACCTATTACAGTATCCGGCTTAACAAACGGTCTCGCCTATACTTTTACAGTAACTGCTACGAATGCAACAGGTTTGAGTCCGCCAAGTGTAGCCAGTGCAAGTGTTACACCTGCTACGTTACCAGGTGCACCAACAGGCGTGTCAGCCGTTAGTGGAAATGCAAGTGCAACAGTTTCCTTTACGACCCCTGTTAGCAACGGTGGTTCTGTCATTACTGGTTACACTGCTACATCAAGCCCAGGAGGTATTACAGGTGTCGTTTCTGGTGCGACCGCATCACCTATTACAGTATCCGGCTTAACAAATGGTCTCGCCTATACTTTTACAGTAACTGCTACGAATGCTGTCGGTACAAGTGCTGTAAGTACGGCAAGTACAAGTGTTACACCTTTTATACCTGCTACGGTACCAGGTGCGCCAACAGTGGACTACATTACACAGGTAACTAGCACAAGTGTATCTGTGGTGTTTACCGCTCCAGTAAGCAATGGGGGCTCAGCTATTACGAGCTACATCGCAACGTCGATTCCTGGAGGTATTACAGGAACTGCGGCTGCATCACCAATTACTGTGTCTGAACTAACATCTGGTACAGCGTACACTTTTACAGTTACTGCTACGAATGCAATCGGAACGAGTGTCGCAAGTACAGTAAGTGGGTCTACTACAGCTCCTTTATATGCCTTCACAAGTAACACGTTCACTACCGCAACAAGTGTAGGTCAAAATGGTCCTACGCTCGCCATGTGTCGTACGGCATATTCCAGCCAAACGTGGTCTGCCAACACCAATTTATTTAATGTAAATGCTGGAGTGCAAAAATGGCGCGCACCAAAGTCAGGAACATACATGATTGTTATACGGGGTGCCCGAGGTGGGCACGCCCGGCATATAAGCACCACTCGTGGGGCAGGGGTTCTATCATCAGGTGGTTGCGGATACGGTTTTAAGACAACTGTTAACTTAACTCGCGGGAGCGAGTACTCTATTGTAGTTGGACAGTCTGGGTATCCGGATAATGATACGGTTGGTTACGATATCATCAGTGGTGGTGGTGGCGGGGCTTCTTGGTTAATTGATTCATCCTATTCATCTGCATTTGTTGTTGTTGCAGCGGGTGGTGGGGGAGGATTATACGAGGAAGTTGCACTCGATGCTACATATGGTGCATATACAGGTGGGGGAGACGCACAGAGCACAACAGCGCCTACGGGATTCGCAGGCGATGGTTATAGTGGTGACGGGGACCCATATGGTGGTCATGGTTGTGTATTTAACGGAGATTTCACAACATTTGTTGGAGGGGCGAGGGGTATTAGTAATCAGCCAGCTTATAACTCAGATGGCGGTGCTGGTGGGTTTGGTGGTGGGGGTGGTGCTGGTTGTCAAGTAAATAGTGTTGATGGAGGTAGTGGAGGCGGGGGTGGGTACACAAATCAGTCTACAGGAGGGCAGGCGGCTGAAAAGGGTCGTGGTGGCGGCAGCACGTCGGGATTAAATGCTGCGTCCGAGCAAACCCTAAACTTTGGCGATGGTTCTGTTCAAATTACATTCGTTGCTTAGATACAAAAATAAGGTAACTAGATACAAACTAAATCGTTTCAAGTGTTTTCATACGAGCACTCAGTGAATCCATCGAAGTGCTGAGTTCCTTTATTGCTTCGACCAGCAGCGGCACCAGTTTGTCATATTTTACTGTTAAGTAATTTTCCCCTGATTTTGAAACTAAATTGCTCCCAGACGAGTGTTCAGCACGGTCGAATGGGGCGATTGTCACAACTTCAGGCATAATTCGCTGCACCTCTTGGGCACTCACTCCCACCATATCATACGTATCGTTAAACATGTAATTTTTTGCAACTGCATTGTGGTTGTAACGGAACCCATTTAGAGTATTTACTTTTTCCAATGCATTTTTAATATTTCCAAGCTTTGTTTTAAGGCGGTCATCTGAGGTAAACGCAACAACATCACCATTCGCATTCACAGAACCAGTGAATGTGCCAGTCCCACCGCTAATATTTCGGTTAGCATCAACGAGTGTGGTTCCGCTAACCGCAATCGCTCCGCTTACATCAAGAGCCTGTGCAGGGGCGGTGGAGCCAATCCCCACGTTCCCTCCTGACATCGTCATCACTGTCACCGGGAACGCACCTACAGAATTAGTAGTAACAAATATATGGGATGGTGCCGATATAATACTTTTTCCTGAATTAAGAGGTATAATACTCGACATTTATATGGTTTTCCTCTATCTATTATAATTATAAAAAATGGTTCAATGTACTTATTTTATAGATTATCGAGAGGGAGAATTGTATAAAAACAAATAAAAACAAATAAATACGCACCTACACACCCTTAATAACTGTAAATCTAATGATGGGGGATTCAGCAGTGCCAATAATTGCATTGTTTCTTATATAAATCGTTGCATTCCCAGTCCCTGCAACTGCGCTTACATTATAAAGTGCATGAGAACCACCTACTTGTGTAACAATAACATGGTCATTTACAGCAATAGTTGAGTTAGTAAGAGTAAAACTTTGGAGCGTGAAGGCGGTTGCAAGAGCCGCACTAAACAATGTAATTTGTCCAGTTAATGTATTTAATGTTACACTGGTTGTCCTTGAAGTTATCTGCGTCACTGTACTATATGTATATCCGAACCCACCACTTGAAAGGACTGTTCCCGCCACGTGGAGTTTTTGGGCAGGAGAAGATGTGCCAATTCCTACGTTGCCACTGGAATCTGGAAACCTAATATATTTCGTATTTGTATTTGAAGAAACATCAAATTGTAGGAGGGTCCCTGTTAAACTGGAATCTATAGCACTTGTTATCGACTCAGCGAGTGCAATTGTAAATGATGTATTTGGGTAGAATATTACCGGATTACTACTGTATAAATTTTTTGCACTTGCTGATATATCGAGGTTGCAACCCAGTTTATTTGTACCAGCACCAGGGGCCACCTTCAAATATAGATGTGTTTTACTAGTGACACTCGTTAACGTTTCATATACAAGCTGAAATCCTAAAAAACTCCACAGAGAACTAGGGGTCGCTGTATATGTTGTGGTGCCCCAAATAATGGTTGTAAGAATATTATCTGAACTAGTATTTGCTGTTACAAGTACATCTATAGTATGTACATCGTGAACAATACTAACTGTTCCTACAACTCTAAATGTCGCTTTTATTTGGCCATCTTGTACAGTTGCTAACTTATACCAGAGCGTTGCGCTAGTCGCAATTATTTTATTAAAGCAGACTGCTTTGCCAATATCAGTAGCAGTAACCATAAGCTGTCCATTTGAGAACGACCCACTCCCACTAACATCTAATGCTTGTGCTGGCGAGGATATGCCAATCCCAACATTACTACTAAAGTAGTTCTTTTGCTCACCTGTAGTGTAAATACCATAAATATTGGTCGACATGTACTCTTATCTATCTATTATAATTATTAAAATCGTCATTTAACGCTAGCATAGTACGAGCCAACTAATGTGCGTTTAAACTTGTAAAAATTTAATATTCTAATAAAGTGTGCTGGATTGGCCAAGTTGGTAAGGCGCTTCCTTAGTAAGGAAGAGATCGTGTGTTCGAATCACACATTCAGCACAGGGTTCCGCCCCTGTAAGGCGTCCACTGCGTGGGGCAGCTCCGCTGAGGGTTTTGGGTTGGGTTTGGGTTGGGTTTGGGTTGGGTTGGGGTTTGGGTAAGGGGTTTATTGGGTAAGTTTATTTTTCATACGAGATTACACTATCTTTATATTTATAGGAATTGTTTTGCCATAATTGCTAACTGTCGGTCGACTTCTTCGTCTTCTGCTTCGCTAATGGTTCGCAACTTATAGTTAATGGGTTGAATATCATTCTCTTGTTCTGTTTCGTTCTCTTGAATCGCTCGCCGAAGGGCTGTTAGGAATGTAACGTCGTATTTTTCGGAAATTTCCCTTGTTCTCGCTTTAATCTCGCGCCGTTCATCAATATCTGCATCTAATAGCAGTTCTCGCACATTTGAATCGCGACTGGAGGCTGCATATCGTTTAAACTCCAGCTGAATATGTTTATCCAAGAATGCGTTTTGCACCGGGTAGTGGTCGTTGAGGTTGTGGCTGAGGCCGGAGATAGCGCAACCCATTTTCTTATGTGTATGTTTGGTTGTATTTATGGTTGTATTTATTTTAGGCTCTCTTCATTTTTTCAAGGCCCTGTGCAATAACCCAAACCAGGGCTAATTTATAGGCCTCCGTATAAACTATCATCAGGTTGGGGCTATTTGTTCGCAAAACATACAGATAGCCTAGCGATGCAACAATCAACGCAAATGTCCATCCCAGGCCGATAATATCTTGGTTTCTCGAAAATACAATCCACGTTGCGGCCGTTTGCGCTCCTATGAGGATGTAAAATAGGAAGTTGTCATAGAGCTCTTTTGGTAATACTTGGTAAAAGTCGACCATATTCGTTGGGTCTCGCTTGACTTTTATCTTTGTGTCAGTGGTAGCGAGCGAATATAATGTTATAAAGCATTCGCCATTCAAAAGAGTCCAGGATAGATTTAGTAATAAGATATAAACCATGAAGTAAATATCTAGCTTGGACCGTGATGTAATGAATAATGGGTATAATGGGACTATAAAAGTCCAAATAACATGAGCTAATGCGATGCTGTTTATTGTCATATATCCATATAATACATATAATATATATACAGGGTGTGTTATTATATATAAATGCTGATAATACTGCAATATGCCTTACCAAAACAATAACAACAAAATAACAACAAAATAATAATAATATCCCAATTTTATATAAATGAATGGGGCGGTACAAACCGGCAGTGGATGGTTCGATTGGATAAAACCGAAGCCTCGGAAGGTGGCCCCCAAGCCCGATAGTGGCCGAAAGGCAGCCGCAGAGGCAGCTGCCAAGCAGAAGGCCCAAAAGGCCACCGAGGCAGCAGCCAAGGCCGCTGCGGAAGCCGCTCGCCTAGATAAGGAAGCCGCCCCGCTTCGCAAGGCCATCGCCGATGCCCTGGATGAAGTTGTCAAGAATGGTGCGTCTGATTCCTCCATCGCCGACTATCTCAAGGCCGTCTTCGCCGCCCAAACGGCTTTCCCTGGCGAATATGCCCTCGAACCTTCAGACGCCTATGTTCAAATTCTCAGAATGCAGCCGCTATTTCATCGCCTAGAGGCCAAAAAATTAATCCCCTCTCTAGCCGTCCCTATCAAGGTAATCCAGAAGACCACCGTCGATATCCTCAAGTTCTATAATAAATCCCCTTACTATGTCGATAGGCATCAGTCTCCAAAGGCAAGAGGGAAGCGAAGCAGCAGCGGCAGCAGCAACAGTCGCGGGCGCGGCAGCGATAGTCGCAGCGACTACGATATGCGCGCAGGCCGGGCCGAATTTGCCATCCCAACTAGACAAGCAGAGTTCCAAATTCGATGCGCCCTGAATCTGGCTGTCTATATTTTCAAAAGAAACCCGAATGCCTTCATTGAGAAGGACTCGCATGGCGTGATGCCGCTTACCCGCCTAATTGAGAACGTTGTCCTCTATACCGCCGATCCCAATTGCCGTTTCTCCGAAGGCTTCCTTTGGTCGGACCTTGATAACTATTTTGCCGATATTTCCAAGAAGCCCCTGGACCATAAGTTCACTCTTTTCAAGAAGCCCTTTGACCTGCCGCCGTCGGGAGATCGGACCCAGAATTTGAAGGACATGCTCGAGAAGCAATTCCACATAAAGTTTAACCAGCTCGGTCCGCGCCAGTATGAGTTCGCTCCCGTGGTTATTAAACCCAAAACATCATCAGCTTCCTATGCTGCCAAAATGCCTGCCCTCACATCGGACCTGGTGGTCGTTTTCTCGAGTATTCGCGATAGCGAAGCCTCCAACCTGATTAAGGAATCGGGTGGTGAGGTGAAAGCGGCCGTTAATACCAAGACCACAGTTCTAATAGCGAAGGACCCTGATGCCAAGACTGCCAATGTGCTCAAGGCAAAGAAGCTCGGTGTGAAGATTATAACCCTTGAGGAATTCAACAAGGCACTGGCCCCGCTGCTTAAAAAGAAAATTAGCGATGCCAAAGCAAATTGGATGATGTTGCGTAAAAATTGATTCCGTATATTACAAACAAAAGGACAAAAAGAACATGGCATCGTCAACCATCAATCGCGGCACTGGTGCGGGTGGTGCCAAGACGAATTTGCATGGTAAGCGGTTCGAAGAGACCACTAGCAATGAACAGCGGCTAATTGATGCTGGCTTCCTACGTAAAGAGATTCATTCAAAGGGCAAGAGCACAAGCAAACAGAGCCATTATTTTTACAAGACATTTGGCGCCGATATCGAAGTCTTTTACATGAAGCAGCGCGCGCTGCGATTCTACATGGATTGCGTCCATGGGAAAACGTTGCCCTACGACCCTGATGAAGCCTATCTAATTCGCAATGGGAGCACATATACCCTTAAAATCGTGGAGGTCAAGTTCCAGTCGGTTTCGGGAAGCGTCGATATTAAGTTATGCGCTGGGGGCTTCTTCACCCGTGCTTATAAGAAAGCACTCGGTCCCGAATTTAACGTGGAATACACGTTCTGTGTTAACCGCTTCCTACAAGACCAGTATACGAACCAAAGCCAAAAATTCACACTAATGCGCGCCATTCATGAGGAGGATAACGTTCGCGTGCTATTCGGGGACGATGAGGATTACTTCGCTAAACTAGACCAATGGCTGGCGTTGCCTGTTACCTCTTGCGAATAATCACTTCATTCGTACGTGCCGCAGGATTCTTCGAATTAATCGCGCGTCTACAAGAAATTACTTGTGTTTCGTATTCTGGTGCAGGAAATGCGTCGGTTACCAAGGGCACGGCTGCATTACTCATAACGAATGTTGCGCCTTTTGTTGCAAGTTGCTTGCAAGCCGCAAAGAGCGCTTCGTGGTCGCTGAGGGCGAAACCGGTGGCTGTATATCCGACGAAGGAGTTCGCGTTTTCAGGAGCGTAGGGTGGGTCGACGTAAACGAAGTCGGCACCATTTTCTGGTTGTTCAAAGTTGAGGGCTTGCTGAAATGACTGATGGCGAAATGTCACATTCTGAATCAATTCAGAAAGGTTGTTGATTGATTCATCAATGATGCGAATCTGTTTGTAATGTCCAAATGGTACGTTAAAACCATTTGGACCTTCTCGGTAAATGCCACGGAAGCACGCTTTATTTAGAAAGAGCATCATCGCACTCCCTTTAACAGATAACCGGTCAGGAGGTGTTAGCCGATTGAACTCGTGGCGAATATAATAATAGAAGCTTTCACGGGACGTAATCGATTGAGCGACAGTTGTGGCTTTCCGGTTGACAATCGTGCCTGTGATTTCGTCGTAGGCGTTTTGAAGTACGGTGACTTCTGTAATAAGTGCTTCGCAATGATACTTAATATTGTTATACAACGCAATAATATTGCTATTCAAGTCACTGGCGTAAACGTTGCCACTTAAGGCGATTTTACCGGCCTTCACATAAGATAAGAAAGCAAGTAAGACACTGCCGCCGCCGAGGAACGGTTCATAGTAGTTGTTAATGTCTTGGGGGAACGTGGATAGTACTTCGTGAATAATTTGGGTCTTGCCACCGACCCACTTTAGGGGCGGTTTTAGAATTTGGGGAGGAGGTGACATAGTGAAGTGAAGTGTAGTGTTGTTATTGTTCTTTTAATTTTTTGTTCAATTTTTCCTAAATCACAATCGCTGGCAACAGGTTTTGTTCCAGTTTATGAGGAGAATAAGAGATAAACATGAACAGTAGAGCCGAAAATAGTGCTGTAATGGGCAAAGTAAATAGCCATCCAAAACAAGCAATTGCGAACATTCGCCAGTTAACTGATTTTAGGGTGCCGTTTGCCAATCCAACACCAACGGTCGAGCCTGTAATGCAATGGGTTGTCGAGACTGGTAGACCGAGCTTGGTAGCCGCTAAGACGGTCGTTAGGGCACCGAGTTCCATACTAAATCCCCTACTCGGGCTATGATATGTTAGGTTATTGCCGAGGGAACGCATAATATTGAAGCCATAGCAGAATAGACCAATGGATATCCAGGCGCCACCATATGCGAGTACCCACATAGGCACAGGTACCTTGGATGCAGTCTTATTTGCTAGGTTATTGAAACCTGAGTTATAGATTTCAATGATTACGCAGAAGGGTGCAATGGCATTCGATACATCATTGCCGCCATGAGACAGTGACGAGAAGGCGGCTGTCATAACTTGGAGGAATCCAAAAACCCGTTCGGCGCGCTCATCGAACTTCTCGGCCTCATCATGCCAAGGCTGGTTATCGACATTATGGGTGCGGACATCCTGATTCACACCCCACATAAGGACTTCCATTACTCGCTTGCGAAGGGTTGGTCGTTGAGGTGCAACTGGTATATAAATGATTTCGCCATTATCACTTTGTTTTGTTTCTTCTATTTCTTTTTTAGCGTCCAGCGCTTTGCACCATTCCATATAAGGAACATCATCGGCTTCAACAGGCTTCTCGAGTAATGTAATTCCGAATGATTGCGGAATTCGTTCTAGGCCCCATGGCAATGGTATGGCTTCAATCTGTCGCTTCAAGATAGGAATGCCGACCATTGCGGCTGTAGCGGCGGCAGCCCCGCCAATACCAAACGATATTCCCAATACTGTATCCAGTGGAAGAGCTGCAAGGTTGAGGCCAGGAGCACCTTTATAAACCATAAAGAAGGCAATCAGGAGCCATGTGCCAAAAACCCAGGCGGGTGAAGTATAAAGGGCCCACTTATAAGGGTTTGCTCTGCGCATAATGCCGAACTTGGTGATGGAGAATATAATGCAACCGAAGAAGGCAGCAATCAATGGGCTAAAAGCGAAAGATAGCAAGATGCCACCGAGGGAGTCGAACTTAATAATGGTTGTAGGGTCGCTCACAACGAACTTCGAAATATCCTCGGAAGGCCATTTGGTTGACTGGTTTCCACGGAAGCCCATGCCAATACCAATCATGGCGCCGACGATGGCATGAGTCGTCGAAACGGGATAGCCGGTGTAAGATGCGAAGTTAACCCATGAGGAGGACGCAATAATAGCGCATACCATTCCGAGCATCAGGACATCTGGTTGATTTTTGAAGGCGGCCAAATTAACAATACTGCCTTTGATGGTATCTGTAACGGCGGCTCCGAGGAAGACGGCGCCGATAATTTCGGTGAAAAAAGCGATGCCCATTGCCTGGCGAAGGGAGAGCGAGCCTGATGCTACAGAGGTGGCGAAAGAGTTGGCTACGTCGTTCGAGCCAATACCGAATGCGTCGAAAGCCGCAAAAATGAAACCAAAAGCTAAAAGATGCCAATTTAGGTTGGGTGCGACGCAGCGGCCTACCTTTTCGAAGACGCAGGTGGAAGCAATGTTCGAATATACCGGTCCCACACAAACCATCGACTTTGGGCAAACGGCTCCAGCTGCGCCCCAAGATGTTATCGTTTCGGGAGTACTCCAGACCATGGATGTGCTCTACCTATGTATTTTATTTTTAACGTCTGTTGTTTTACTTAAATATAAATACAATCGATCTGACTGCGTAGCCCGACGGTCCAAGGATCGTTGCTGCCTTCACATACGGCGCGATGCAAGATAATCATATTGCGAACAATCCGTTCATCCATAACTTCAGGGGCGATGTATCCAATGTCGTTCATACACCAATTGGACATATGGCGAAACGTTTTGAAAGCGTCCTCGGGTGCCCCGACACTATGCATCTCGGTCTCATAGTTCTTGATGTAAGCGGCGAGTCTTGTGTGAGACATATTGTGTTTTGTGGTTCTGTATTATTCCGTTTAATTCATTTTTTTTCACGTCCTGTTACAAAAATATGCGCAGAACCGCATAGTCTAAAAAGAATAGAATTGCCTATTGTAAAACCTAAGCAAATTTTATCGCGAATGCAACAAATCGCACATCATTTCAGTGACAACGATTGTTCAAATAATTCACATATCTGCATTGCCTGCATTGTTTGTATAGCCTAGTGCCGAAGGCACCGCCGTACTTCGTAGAGTGGGTGCGTCCCTGTGTGTTAAAACTTATTGAAAAATGGATGCAAAGGCATTTCAAAGGGGGTTTGTAGGGTTTGTGAGAACACCCCGATATCACTCCCTGCATAAGGAGTGCAAATCACGCGTCCATCAGGAATTACGACGCCACCAGAGTAAGTGACAGCTACGTTGGGGCCAGTCACGGTACTGTAGGTAGATGTGAGTGGATTATAGAGACCCAACACACCTCCTGTAAATGGAATAAATGCTATTTTCCCATCTGGAAGTGCGACTCCACCCCGATATGCGGTCGCTGATGGACGAGTATAGGCGGTTGTAGCCAGTGTGTTCGTGGTAGGGTTAAAGAAACAGAGGGCTGTGGCTGCATAAGGAACGAGTGCAACACGGCCGTCGGCCATTAGAACTGCTCCAAAATAGACAGCCGAACCTGTGAGAACCCCTGTGCCGTCAATTGTCGAGTAGCCCGATGGCGACCCATTAATAGTGGATGCACTATAATTGTAAATTCCAATGGTGGTCGCATTATAAGGTGCAAAGAGACACCGCCCATCCGGGAGCATGACAGCTCCTGCATAGGCCCCCGCGCCTGCACCAGTACCTGTTATAGTACCAACTGTTGAATAAACACCGGTGGTGGGATTAAATAAACCGATTGCAGTCGAATTGTAGGGGGCAAAGACTACTGAGCCATTTGGAAGGAGGCAGCCTCCATAGAATGCAGCCGAACCTGTGCCCCTTGAGACGGTTGTGTAATTATTAGTAGTCGGAGTATAAATACCTATATTTAGGGAAGTGTATGGGACGAAAACAACCTGACCCGATGGCGTGAGGACGGAACCAGCAAATGCGCCTGCGCCTGGTATAGTGGGAGAAGTCGGTGTATACGCACTGTAAGAATTATTATGGGGATTGAAGAAACCGATTGCAGTCGAATTGAAAGGGGAGAACACAACCCTGCCATCGGGAATATAGAGCGCACTACTAAATGCACCGGCCGTCGATGAAATTGGCACATTGCTCCAGGAGGTGGCATAAGAACCCGTCGCCCACCAACTATTATTACAAACGGACGTCGTTGCCTGCATCCATTTAATAATGGATGGGCCATTGGCCGCACTGGGAATAAGGTGGGCGCCATAAGCCGTGCTACCTATAATACCGTTCTGAACATTCAGCGTCCCCTGAATATCCGCGGTAGTGCCAGTGAAAGGGCTTGATGTGCCAATGCCAACCAGAGAACCAGGGTTCACATAAACGTTCGCAGGTGCGCTTGTTTGCCAGGGGCCCGTGAAATTGAACTGTTGATATAAGTACCCAGATGTATACGCCGTCGACGATGTAACAACTGGCCACACATTCGCTTCAATGACATCATTAATATTTCCAGTACTATTCAATGTTATCGTGAACGTGCTTGTATTTGCAACTGAATCATACGCTTGTGTTAAAGAGTAATCATTGCTCGTTGTACTTAGCCATCCCAGCTTCTTGCCATTTATAAAAACATCGGCATTCGATGCATATGCAGTGAACCATCCCGATTGCACCACTGGAAATACTGTTTTAGGGGCAGATAGCTTTTCCACGTAGCGCACGGGAGCTGGTTGCAGAGCGGTCCGAACAGCATAACTATCTTGAGAGCCGAGACCGGCTACAGTAATCGCTGTGAGACTACTATTGACTAAACCGCTTGGGTTGCCAAATAGCAAACTGTGGCCGTACCCTGTAACTGCAACCACATAATTCGTGGTGGCGCTAATATCCTGGAAGAAACTGAAATCCTGGGCTAAGTAATCCGTACCACTTGCAATATTCAGTTGGACGAAAGGGGTTGCATTGCAACTGGTATTAAATGTTGCAGGGGTGCAATTCGCATACAGACCCATATTGGCCCAGTTATTCGTTCCCAACAACGTCATACCGGTAACATTTTTATAGGGTACGTTTCCATTAATGAGATGGCGGCCACCTGGAAGGGTAAAGGAATACAGGACCGTATTCGCAGGGGTCGTGTCATTCGTGAGAATCGTCTTGGTGGTAGCGAGAGTTTCTGTACCTGTGCCAATATAGATATATGATTTAACATATGACCCTGGCAAGCTAACAATCGACGATGTACCAAGTACATTCAGGTTAGAACAAGTAAGTGTCCCGATGCCATCAACGAGTACATTACCATTTACATGTAGATTTGTTGCGGGAGCAGTTCCGATTCCAACCCAACCACTAGGATAAATAATATTACTACTTCCGGAAGGGTTGACATTGGATGTCACCCATTGTGATGACGCATAGGAAGTACCATTTTGATATAAAGCCCCTGTTAAGTTAATCGCACCAGTAACATCGAGGGCAAACTGGGGATTTGTATTTCCGATACCAACATATCCGGTGTCGGCAATACGCATGCGTTCAATCGTATCATCATTATTGGTTGTATTCGGGGTGGCAGTGTAGAATAGTATGTCACTAGACTGAATTAAATCTTTCTCAGTTGGACTACTACCCGTTTGCTTACTAATAAACGCAACCTTTGAACCAATTCGTTCCGCATTTGTACTATTATAAGTCCAGTATTTGAATTCGAAACGCGACCGTTCTGCTCCATATGTGGTAGTGTCTGTATATGTTCCATTCGCTTGTTTAATACCTGTATATTGATATGAGGTTTGACCAGAGTTGGCAGCGGCACCGTTAGGAGTAATAAACAACGCATCATTTTGGAGTTGACTCGTTAATGTGGGAATAGTTGGCTTATTTAGAATTGCTCCTGTGCCGGTACTGGCCGTCCAATCTACGAATGTGGTATTGCATAGGGAATAAATGGGCACTATATTCGAAGTCCATAGAATATTACTTGAAAATCTGTCATTAATGTCAAGGATGCTACCAGAGGTCGCAACGGTAGCTAGTGCTGGTTTGTTCAATAAATCAGTATATGAGCCTGATATTGCGACGGTTGCAAAGGTGGGCTTATTTAAAATTGCTTCCGTACCCGTACTTGCTGACCAATCTACGAAAGTGGTATTACACAGGGAATAAATGGGGACTATATTCGAAGTCCATAGAATATTACTTGAAAACCTGTCATTAATGTCAAGGATACTACCAGAGGTTGCGACGGTGGCTAACGTTGGTTTATTTAAGATTGCGCTCGGGGCGGTACTCGAAGTCCAATCACTCTGAACCTGTGCAGGTATGTCCGTTAATGAGGTATATGGGATGCTCGTTAGCGATGCACCACTGCCAGAGAATAGGCTGGCCCGAATAGTACCTGTCACATCCAAGTCGAACTGGGGATTGGTATTTCCGATACCGACCCAACCGGTCGGATAGATAATATTGCTATTACCTGATGGGTTAACGTTCGAAGTAATCCACTGCGATGTTACATAAGGTACACTATTTTGGTAGAGGACTCCTGTAAGGTTGATTCCACCAGCTACATCCAGGGCAAACTGTGGGTTCGTATTTCCGATGCCAACCCAACCAGCCGGGTAAATAATATTGCTATCACCTGATGGGTTAACGTTCGATGTAATCCACTGCGATGTTATATAAGGTACGCTATTTTGGTATAAGCTACCTGTAAGGTTGATTCCACCTGTCACATCCAATGCGAACTGGGGATTCGTATTTCCGATGCCAACCCAACCAGCCGGATAGATAATATTGCTATTACCGGATGGGTTGATGTTTGAGGTTATCCATTGCGATGTCACATAAGGTACGCTATTTTGATAGAGGGTATCTGTTAGATTGATGGCGCCGGCTACATCAAGTGCAAACTTTGGTGTTGTATTACCTATACCGATATAGGTTGCCCCCGTTTCACGTAAAATACTTAAAGCTCCGTTGCTTGCCGAAACAAGGATGCCATTTTGAAATGGAAGATTGCTATCATAAAGACGCAACACCATATTACTGGCTACCGAACCAAAACTGGCGGTGGCTGATGCTGAACCCAATATATCCAGCAATGTTGTGCCGATGTAACTTGAACCCGACATAGGGAACCTCCTATAACTGATGTGTGTTTTTTTTATCTGAAAACAAAACAAAACAAAAACCTTGCGTTTTTGTTTTGTTTTGTTTTGTTTTTTTGTTTTGTTTTTTGTTTTTCGTAGGGCTTTTACTTAAGTTAATTCGTTACCGCTACTTAGTCAATGAACGGGGCATCGGCTGGTGAACCGGGAAGAGTTGGCGACGGACGTGTGTCTGCGAATAGGGTGAGAACCTGTTCTGACCCTTAGCGGCCTTCACAGGCGCATATACATTGACGTTATCCTCATCAATGTAGTACTGAGTGGTCGCCGGGGTGGTAGGAGCAGAGGCCGAAGACATCTTTGTTTACTTTACTGAATTGATTACTTATGGACTTTACATATGTACATCATTTTCAATTTTTACAAAAATCGGCCAATATTTGTTACTATAGCTATGCTATAATGGTTTTGTGTAATACGATTGCTAATATTGCTAATACATAAAATAGTTTTAAGGTAGATAGATATAAGGGTTTACTCTATTTCTATAGACATAATAGTAATGTCGGGTAGCGTTACAACTGGCAGTGTTACAACTGGTATCACACCAACACTATATCGTCGGGCTCGTTCCTATCATTGTGCTGGTCGAGCGGTTGTTGCTTATCGACTAACTGGTCAAGTACAACAACTATCGATGACTACGTTCCCAACTTATACAGTTGAAGAGGTCGGTGTTTATAACCTACTTTGCATTACAGCTGCTGGTGGAATTGCGCAACGGATTCATCTGAATGAAATGACAGCGGATGTTGTCTATGATATGGCTGTCGTCCGAAATATACTGACGGCTTTCCCGAAGGGCTACAATAGTCATTTGCTCGGGGCGGCAGCGATGAATGCTGAAGTCCAATTGCGAATGGACTCCGTTCCTGTTCTATCGATTGCTGGATTGCTGAGTGAATACGATGAGGTATGGGTACCGGAACTGCTTACGATTTTAAATGCATAAACTACTTAAACGTTTCCCAGCGAAGAAAGGCAGTAAGGAATATTATGCGGATTGTCTTCGCTCTTCCGGGGCCGTCGTTTAGTCGCGAGTTTCTAATTAATTGGTCACGGATTCTCAGCTATTGCACGTCTAAGGGACATGAGGTGATTATTAGCGCCCACTTTTCATCGATGGTGCACTTCGCCCGTGCCAAGTGTTTCGGCTATGATGTGACTCGGGGGGCTGACCAGAAGCCTTTCGGAGGCGATGTTGAATACGATGTTATTGTTTGCATTGATAGTGATGTTCTAGCGTCGCCGGAGGATGTTCAGAAGCTGCTTGATTCGCCACATGACGTGACTGCAGGGCTCTACATGATGGCGGATAATACCCATTTTGCAACTGTTAAGGAGTGGGATCTCGAGCACTTTAAAAAGAATGGTTCCTTCCAGTTCCTAACACCTGCGGCGGTGCAGGATTTGAGTGCAGAGCAGTACGTTCCTGTCGCCTATTCGGGTCTCGGTTTCACAGCATTCAAGCGTGGAGCTCTGGAGAAGGTATCTTACCCACCGTTTTGGAGACCACTTGAGGTCATCGAGGTAGGCGATGGGAAGCCAGCGATGGTGGATATGACATCCGAGGATGTGAGTTTGGCGAAGAACTTGGCTGACAAGGGTGTTGTTACCTATATTCGTACGGATCTGAGGGTTGGGCATCAGAAGCTGATGGTCCTCTAAAGCGGCCGCACACAGTGTAATTATTTTTATCAAGTATATTACTAAAATTAGTAATAATCAAAAAATTATTATAGAGATTCGCATAGTATTTATAAAATAAAATACAATAAAATACAATAATGCATACCTATTCCTGTACTCCGGGCACCCAGTGTGTTGTGCGACCAGCCTTATTTTTATACGTTTCCACAGGGTTACCCAACGGGTCTTCGAGTCGTCCATAGACGGCCATACCTTCTTCATAGGAGCCAGGTGTGGTCTTTTCTTGTTTCATTAGCTTAGTCATTCGATGGTGGATTTCCTGGGCGGCGTCGAAGATAGCGCGCCATTCAGCATCTGTTATCGTGGAAACTAGACGTTGTGGGGCAATCTTAGCAGCATAGAGGGCCTCTGCCTTCAGGTAATTACCAATCCCGCTAACAAGCAGCTTTTGGTCAACAAGAACTTCTTCGATGGGCTTCCGAGTCATAGCTTTTTTAGCATTTAGGTTAATGTCAAGGCGCTTCTTGAAAACCGCCCAGGTTGTATGGCGCTTATCGCCAATATCAGGAGCGATTTGGTCGAGGAGGGCATCAAGGGCTTCCTTGCTATTGCAGACGGTCATTGTGCCGAAGCGGCGTTGGTCAGTGAAAGTTAGCGTTAGAGTCATAGTTGGGGAGGAAGAGAAGGTGAAAACGATATCCGGTGTGGTTTTGCGCCAAGTAGGCGGTCTCTTGGTATAGAACCAACCTGTTAGGCCCAGGTGAAAGAGCAGTGACCAATTGCCTGCGAAGCGCAGCACGATAACTTTACCTTTATGTTCAAAGGATTCGAATTTAAGTGGAAGAGCCGCTTGAAACTCTGTCCATAGCTGTGGTGGCCCGTGACCAGTCACAGTACTATAGCGGCCATGAACAATATCGGCAGCAACAAGGGCTGGTGAGGCGCCTGTTCCCTGAATTTCTTTATTAATAGTTTCGGCCAGGTAGGCAGCTTCGGGACCCTCTGGCATTATCTATATTGGGATGATAATATATAAATATATATTATTAGGTTTGTGTTTAAGCCAAGATGGTAACCTTTTATACCGTATAATTAAGGGAGTGCGGTTCGTTCATTTTTGTTTGTGATAATGCCATCTGATATGGATATTCTGAGTGTTTCGTGTTTTTCTTGTTTCCCACCATCTTACCTCAATGCGATAATATCGCATCCCGATATTTCGCTCAACGAATACAATAAGTTGATATTCCGGTCGCGTTACATAGTCTTCCTGGTAATGACCGAAAAGCGCCGGATGGCTTTCAAAATATGGTATTATGGGTTGCGTATATTCATCCAAACTGGAACGGTGATTACGCCGGCGATTCTATCTTGGCAGCTCTTCACTACCCACGCCATCGCCAATACCTTTCTTGCATGGTTCGTTTGGTGTGTTATGCTGTTAACCGCAATTTTCAGCAGTTATATCAGCTTGTTTTCATTAGATAAGAAGTTACTTCTGTACGATAGCGGTACAGAAGCTTTGCAAAATGAGATATGGAGTTTTCTCGAACTGAGTGGACGCTATAGTCGAGGTGGAGTGGGTGGCGGAGGAGGAGGAGGAGGAGGGGCAGGCGATAACGAGGTTGGCTGGGCAGGGGCTGGAGGCGGACATATTACTCATAACAGTGTCTTTATACTCTTTTGCAATCAGATGAACAAGTTAATAAGGCGCATTTCCCAGCGGGAACATATGTTTATGGAACAGAACGTGAGTGTTGGGGGCGGGGGAGCCGGAAGTGGCGTAAGTAGTACGGGTGTCGGAATACCGCGATTATCGAGCGCGAATGCCACAGGGGATGGAGATTCCCCTGATACACTCACACCAATATTGCGGCCATCAATTGAAAGAAGCGTGCCTACTCTAATTACGCGATTCGGTAATTCTGGGTAATGGGCGGTAGGGGCGGAATAGGAATTAAATTGAGTGCTTTAATACCGTCTACGGTTTGTCGAAGACCGGCTTCGAGTGATGTAAATTTGAAATCAGGCTTATAACAACGCAACTTAGCATTATTAGCCGTCTTTTTATATTGGCCATCCGACTTGGTAATATCAAACTGAATGGAACCTGTGTAACCCATTACTTTGGCGATGGCGCGGGCAACTTCAGCGATGCTGACTTCGGCCTCTGGGTCGACGCTGAGGATAATACTCTCGGTTTCCTGATACTCGTTGACAACCCATACTAGCAATTCGGCCAAGTCGCCTGCGTAAATGAACTGGCGATGCGGTGTTCCGCTACCATATACGATAAAGGGTTCGCCTGTTGCGATGGACCGATGACATTTGTTAATTAGGCCAGGAATCACGTGACCCCCAGCGATATCATAGTTATCGTGGATGCCGTAAATATTGGTCGGAATCACGGAAGTAAATAGGGTTTCGGGGGTGGTATAGATACGATTCATAATATCCACGCTGCGTTTCGCCCAACTGTAGCCGAGGTTCGAAGCGTGTGGGATGCCGTTGTGGAGCATTGTTTCGTCAATCGGATAGCTGGTTTGGTCGGGGAAGATGCAGGTTGACAGGCAGCTGACACACTTCTTGACTTTATACTTTTTACATAGGCGAATGACATTTGCATTCATTGCCATATTATCTTCGAAAAACCCAACATTATCGGCGGAATTCGCAAAGAGGCCCCCTACTCGCGCAGCCAGATGCAGAACCATGTCGGGACGAATAGCTGCGAATATGCGGTCTGCGGCGGCAGCGTTGCGAAGGTCGCCGTCTCGTTGGCGAACGAACGTCCAATCGTTGCCCAAAGCATCGGTTCGTGTTATACCAGGCGCCGCAGGGGGATGGCGTATTGCCGGATATTGAGCATCAATGCTGATATAGCTAAGCAGGCTCTCTATGGTCGTTAAGACGATGGTGGCGAATGTTGGCTCTGTATCTATATATGTCTCTGTCCCCCGCTCGCTAGATCCACCAACCGAATGAGGGCGTCTGTTCGCAATAACATCTTGAATCGCGTGACCAACAAGTCCAAAGCCACCTGTTACCAGAATGCGCATTAATTCTATTTATGGTAACAGATGTGTTAGCTTTAAATTAATAAACTGCTGCAGCCTTGGTAGCATTTTTATGGAGCGTTTTAATTGCTTCCACTAAAACTGCTACCATGTTTCCGTAACTCACACCCAAGATTCCATTATGATTTTTCACTAGCTCAGGGAATTGCTCCTGAACTTCCTGTGCTACTAGACCCAGCGCTTCTTCGCCCGTTTCCACTAGATTATAAGTATAACCGCTTAGGGCGCAGACGCGCTCCAGAGCGTTATCAATAACCTTGAGATTCGTTTTTAGGCGCCTATCAGAATCTGTGACCGTATTACCATGGACATATGCATTACCGAATGTATCGGTGTTCGCACCGAAGTAAACATTCGATGTAAAGTTAGCTTGAGGAACGAATAGTGAGGGAACGTTTACAGTAAACGGGGTTGTTGGGGAAGTGGTGCCTAATCCAACATAACCATCAGCAGTAACCATAATCGCCGCATCCGCATTACTCGTAGTTATTTGGAAAACACGAGCCTTGTTGGCGGTCAGCGTTTTGTTATAAACATGCACTGCAGCTACAGGTGCAGTTGTACCCAACCCAATATTACTCGAACTCACTAAAGTGAGGCCAGATGTATTAAATGAAATATCTGCTGCAGCCAATGTCCCATAATGGGACAAGTGAATAGATGGTATATAAGCTGCTGTTGCAGTCGTCGAGAGACTTAAATGGCCAGGGATAGCTAAGTTATACTCTGTTGTTGCGGTGTCGAGCGCTGTTAATCTGAACCCTCGTGTAAAATCGGCGTGTTCACTACCATTTATACCAAGATTGCCTAGATAGGGATTGTACTCATAGTAAAATTCATTATTATCCATTCCAGTCCGCCAAACCTGGGACGTTTTATTTCGGAAATTAACATTCGCTTCTGTAAAAATACTATCAAAGGTAATAAAATTCGCATCCTCACCAGAGTACATATGGAAGAGGTCTGAAGGCTTTAACGTTTCGTTATTAATAACAATACCACGCGAACCAGGATTTTTAGTGGAGGGCAAAAGAGTAATGCTTAGCCCCTTAATGGTCTCATCTTTAACAGATGTGCCTATTGCAAACATTTCAACTCCCTTTAGATACAGTTTGTCTGTAATATTAATTGTGCCTCCCACTGTCATCGTGTAGGTTTCTGTTACATCTGTATTAACTCCGACCCGCCCTTCCTTCGAAAAATAGAGCACCGACTGAATATTGCCACTACTACTCTGTTGGTCAATCTTGAATATCTTGTCATGAGCATAGAACCTATAATCAGTGTAGTCATCTACACCAAACAGATTGCATCCTGATAAAAACACTAGTTGAGGGCTTGGTGCATTGGAACCGCCACCATCAGTACTGTGTATACGCAACGTTGCACTTGTACCAGTACCCCGAATATCCAAACCATATTCAGGCTGCGTATTACCTACGCCTACGCATCCAGTACTTGAAAACGTGAATAGCTCTTTGCGTTCATCGTAAGTAGTGTCATTCGAGCCAGTGTAAAGCAAAGATAATTTTTGATTATAGCTTGAATCTGGACCATGCACTGTCCATTTTGTCGCTGGCGCGAAGTTATCTATTGTAACTTTCTCAAATTCAATTTCAGGTGCAACACCCCCATTATCACCATCGATTAACTTTGATAGCCGTATCATGTTTGTACCAGTGCCTATCGTTTGTAGGTGAACTTGTGCCGTAGGAGATGTTATATTATAGCCGACGTAACGTTCTGAACCATCTGCTGATTTATTAAAAGACATATACGACAGATATGACTCATCAAGGAAGGAGAAACGGCCCTCATAAATTCCAAATCGGAGCGTATTAGTGGTCGAGCTAATATCAATGAGTCCATTTGGACAGGCACTTGAAAATTTGGCAATCGATGGGGATGCACTGTCTTCCTGGTAAACACGGAAGACGCTCGTCTCAGGGCGTTCAAGGAATCGTCGTGCAGTGGTGTAGCCGACCGTGACAACTTTATTCCAAAAAGTATCTGCTACAGTTGCAGGGCCTGGTCGTAAGTAAATATCATTTCCACCAATAAATACATCATCAACCTCTAACACCACTGGATCTGAAACCAAATTACAATTCACATACATGGCACCTTTAACCATATATTTTCCTGTAATATTCACATTGCCTAGCACCGCTAAATTACCACCGACTGTAAGAGCAGCTGTTTGGTCAGGATGGTTATAGGTGGGGGATACTAACGCATCTACAGGCGCACCGATTACAGTCTGGTATTTATTAGTTATGGGACTGTATTGACTCCAAACTGCACGTTCGGCAACATTAGACTTTGAAAATAAAAACAGTTCCTGACGACTAATACCCGCGTCATTTACCTGAGTGGCCCATCCATTAATAGTCATGCCAATAGTACGCGAATAATCGCTAGAACGAATATTAAGAGCGGTTGTCTTGTCAAATGTCGGATTCACACTTGGTGGATAGATATTCTTAATATCAAGTGGATACATTGGTGACCCAACACCAATTCCAATATTATTATAGGTAAAAGCTCCAATAATATCACCGGTTTGGTCTGGACGTAACGCAATTGCAAGTGCATTTGAGGAGCTGGATAAAAACGGTGCAATAAGTTGGTTCTTAGGTGTATAGTAACCATCTGCTTTGATACCGCCCGAAACATTCATACCATAGCGCTTATCCGCAAGCGTATTTACACCCACGTAGGGTGCTGACGGGTCATTATAAACAAGCGTGTTTGTATTAATTATTTTCCATATACCCATGGTAACACGCTGACCACTGTAGGGGTCGGCGATGGCAATATTGCTTGAAATATAAACAGAGCCCTCAACATGAAGATTGGCAGAGGGTTCATATGTATTAATTCCTACTCGCCTATCAGCACAAATGCCCAGTGTTGGCGGGGAATTACTTGTTAATATTTCAGGTGCTGTTGGAGAAAAGTCAGCCGCTGGATAGAAATATATATTCTGCTTTGGCGCAGTATAACCAAAGTTATAATTTACATCAAGTGGATAAGGTGTGGCAATAATTAGAGACCCATCATTCGGGAAAATGGTCGACTTACGGTGACCAATATAACCCACTTTTTTCATAAAGGGATCTGCGAGATCTCGTAATTCGAGTTCAAAGATATCACTAGAACGCTTGGTAACAACCATTTGACTATTTACCGCATCCAGGTTCGGGTTGATACCGACACCTAGCCGACCCGGGGTCGTAATGCCCTGACCAATGTAATTAATATTAGATAGTGCAGCTCCTGCAACTTGGAACTGAATTTGACACCAGGAATTGCAACCTAATGGTGTCGTATACTCCGTCCAAATGCCACCCTTTAACCGAAGGGAATCAGTAACTATGAGATCACGACCAGCAATAACGTCGTTACAGAAACCTGCATAATTACGAACAATGAGCTCATCTGTGGTTGATAAATAGGTGTTAATATTACAGTCGACCTGCAACCGGCGTGTTATATGTGCGTCACCGTAAACAGTTAGGGCGTACTTCTCTTCTGTCGCACCCATGATAGACATGTTTGAGGTGAACTGGAAATAACCATCTGCGAATGGACCCGGAATAATCTGATTCGCAAGAAGAGATACACCTAAACGCCGAACATAAATATCATCGATATTAGCTGGTGCATTACGGTCCGCGTCATAAATAACAATATTGGATGCAAATACGGACCCATCTACGTAGAGAGCAGGTCGTTCAGCAATGCTAGATAGCACTATCGCACTTTCACTATTGCCAATGCGTCGACGCTGATAAAAGTTAATGGGAATTGACGTTGATGTGTGAATACCAACATTACCATTCACATCCACCGCCATATGCGGACTTTGACCGACCGTAGTATAAATCGGAACCTGAGTTGGAACATTGCAGAGCCAAATGCCATTATTATTATAATAGGACTGGCGGTAAACAGATGAAAAGTACCCCTGGTTACGCGAAGCGTGAAATTCAATAGGAACACCTGGACAAGTGTTCACAATGGCCGGCGAGGCAGGGTCAGCACCAATAATAGATACGCGAAATTGAGCAAGTTGGGTATTCTGAATATTCAAATGAGCATGGTCTATCGTTAAGTCGGTGGCATTTTGGATATTTAGCGCATAACTGTTCAATTGTCCTGCGAGATTATTACCAATTGTTACCTTGCCAGGATAGTAGATGTTCTGACTCTCACCGGTAGAAAGGGACCAAAAAGACGCATCCGCCGCCGCGGAACCAATTGAGCTAGAGATAATGTTTGTTATCATATTCGATAAACTCGGTACCACATTCGATGCCCATATATTCGAGTCATATATGTTCGATGCGTATATATATACTGGCGCCACGGTGGTTGTATTTGTGAGCGGTACACCATCAATAATAACCTGTTTGCCTGCAATGATTCCAGTAGATTTCATATTGCCATCGACGTAGAAGGCATACTCGTCACCCACATTCGACTTTGTCGTATAATTAGTATTTACTGCAATACCATTGTTATCAACAATCAGATTATAGAAATTACTGGTATTCGTAAACTGTTCCCCCACAATTAAATATTGGGGCGTGGGCATATTTAGGGCATTAAGAGTGTTCGATGTCAGACCAATGCCCAAGCTGTCAACCCGCAGCCTGGATGGCAAATATCTAGAATAACTAACACTGGCATTAGGTGTGGTACTCATCTCTGAAAATTGGCAAGAGAAAAAGGTGGGTCGCTTAGTTGCGGCTACTTGTAAATAGCTGACTATGTGTCCCTTAATATCTGGTTTATGGGATTATCCACAAAGGAGGGTGCAGGATATTAAGCAGTAAGTAATACTTGCGATAACCATTGTTTTAAGGGCTGTGGCGAGGCTACCATTTAACGTTGCTTTCCCAAGTGTTGAGCTTGTTATAGTAGTACCTGTTTGTTTTTTTGCCATACCGGATGCCGATGTTTCTAAGAGGTCGCCAACTAGCACGGTATCAACTGCAACCCAAACAAATGCGCTTCCTGATGTATAAACTATAATACTCGACGTCGTTGTTATCGCCGCAATAACACCGAAGACAGCAGGAGATGCATTGATTGATGCTATGGCAACATTATTTAGCGCGAGCCCTGATGACACCACCGTATACCAGATGTTAGCGGTAGTTACACTGTTAGTAATCGTGCATGGAGTGCCTGCAACAAATCCATTATAATAGGTGGCCGCCATAGACCCCGCGACACTTAGAGTTGCTGGGAGAGCTGTGTTCGATGTGTAACCGATTCCCACATATTCTCCCGTGTTTCCAATAAATACTCGGGGAGCGCCAACCGTCGTTTTTAAGAAAACATTACCAATATTAATGTTATAATCGAGAGCACTACGAGTAATATCATTGCCTATCAGAATCGGCTTTTGACTCAGGAAGTAATTGACGTTTGCTACGGCAGATAGAGAAAGGTCCTGCATATGGTTATTGCCAACACTGATGATACCCCGTACCACCGAATTCTGGAACGACCCGTTTCCCATAATAATGCATTCATAGATGTCGTTCACCTGTCCACTCACGGCCCCGTCTGGCGAAATGCCAATATCATTTCCGAGAATAATTGAGTTTTTACCAGATGTGGTGAAATTATTACCAATACACAGATTATTCGTACCGCGTACCTGAATACTCTCGCCAATAACCACATTATGGGTAAGTAAGTTATCAGGCAAAGATTCTACTTCACCGAGAATAATCTTGTATGTTGAAGCTGAAATAGTAATATCCCTGAATAAAAGAGTTGTTTTATAGTTTAACAGTTCGAATGCGAAATTGAGGGCATCTGAACCGATACTCTTGGCACTTGGGCGCACGAAATTACTACCTCCAATAAAATTGTATGGATTAGTGGTATCAATTGTAAAGGTTATTTTCCCAATATTACTAAAGTCAACGCTAGGAACGTTCTTTCCCCTAAGAATATTGTAAATGGCGTTATCTACTCGACTCTGTGTTGCATCATAGCCAATATACAAACTTGCAGTGGCATCATTATTGTTATCCTGGTTCATTAGAAGAACGTTCGTAAAAACACTCGTTGTTGAATCAAATGGAAATGTAGAGGCGAATGTTAGTGGTATTGGAACTGACGGGGTTCTTAAAGTTACTAACCCTTTCTTGAAATTGACATTCATTAGGTTGGTCCCGGTAGTCGTTATTACGTCGAGGGTGAAATCATAGGTTCTTAAGAATTCAAGATTCTCTGAGTTACCTCCCGCGACCTTGTCGGCAATAAGGGTTTGGTCTGGTTGAACATTAAACCCGATGGATATAACACGTTGGTCAAGTTGAGAATAGTTGGGGGCGGCCCCATCAAATTCATAAGATATCACTTGATTAGGTGTTTGCGGCACCGTGATAACATTGCTATTAACATAGTGATTTATCTCGCACGTCCATGGAATAAGAAAAAGGTTCGAATAAGTTGGGATATAGGCTAACGGATTTACATGAGCTACCAGCGGCGATACTGGAGGCGTACTATTTGGGGCGAGAAGTAATGTAGTGGGGGCATAAATGTTACTTGCAGTCGGGTTAATAGCCACACGAAATCCGACTGGGTCGGTCGCAGCAAAAACGTTTACTATATTACTATTGGCAAACGAAACAGCTGCACCATTCGCAGATGCAATTATATTAAAGTAGTTAGATGTCGTCGATGGTGTTAAAACCAGTTTCGATGATGAGAAATGGTTAATTACTGTGTTCGCATTGGATGCAGAGTCAAACCAGGCATATTGATGACTATTCGTGGTTATATATGGCATCGGACGAATCGCGATATCTACGACGATATTCGTTGAATTAAAATCGTACGGATGGGATGCTATATTTAATGTGAGGCTATCACTTGTATTCGACCCTCCGAGATGTTGATAAGCGACTGTACGTGTGCGGACCTCATCTGCGGTAAAAACGGGACGTGGGGCACCTGTAAGTGTATTATAAACAACACCTGTGGTGGGTTGGGTAGTAACATAAAAGTATACATTACGGGTCGCGATATTCGATGTTATTGTGGTCAACACCTGGTCGAAGTAAAGACTGTCGGCCTGGTCTGTTGCGAGATTGAAGTGTGTCGTAGTAGGGATGGGTTGGGAAGAATATGCGTAAGATGTAACATTGAGGATGTCTGTGCTACCAGGAACAACGAACTGTGCGGCTCCTACAGGAATGCTTGGCGTTAGAATAAGAGGAATATGATGGGTATAGAGAATATTGGAAGCCGGCATTATGTATGGGGCATTCGGTTGCCACGAATATCCGTCACCAGTGAGGCCGGTGTTTATGTATGGTGATGGGATAATTCGATGGTCGCTCCAATATTGTGTAGGGTCAACGGCAGTGGGAATAAATGGAGCAAAATAGTTCTTAAGAGCGACTGTGTACTCTGGGCTCATACCACCGGTGACCGTTATTAGACGCATTTTGAAGCTATCATTTGAAATAGTGGCAGGTGTTGCGGTGGGGGTGGTGACAACGTATCGAATATCGGATGCATAGATATCCGTGAGCGGAAACCGAGTATTCAAATTGTTTAACGACCATAGGATACCCTTCGTAGGAGGTTGTGTTATAAGCACCATTGGGGTCGTAGCTGCAATTGACCCAGTGGTGTAATTTGTCCAAAGGGCACCATGGCCAATATTAAGAGTATTCGACGACCCGATGCGCGCGATAGTCAGGTCACTTCCGAGGGCGGTGGCAGCACTTGGAAATGCATTATAGAGGTATGATATCAATGGAAGGGTTGTGGTAGTCGACCCGATTGTGAATGCGACCGTTGTGTTTGGTGCATTCGCTCCCTTAAATATCTCCACAGTTCCATCAAGAACGTTCTGAAGACTAAACGGATATGGTTCAAATGTCCATAGAGGGTCGGTGGAAGGCGTTATTGTAATATCTGCCGGTAGTGTTAGACCCCTTGCGACAAATAGAGCACGCGATTGAACCGTATGATTAATATCGTCGAGTCCCGTATTATAAGCCAATCCGATATCCAGGGGGTCACAGGTAATATGTAATGACCGTTGAATAAAACCGGATGTCACGGATGTTATCACATTGCTAGTTGAGTAAGTAACGCTATCGATACTGTAGGGCCCGGTACGATAATAATCCACACTATCATGGTTCGTAAACGACGTTATTATATTTGAACCAGGGCCTACAAGTGCACCTTTTTGCAAATGAGCTATATTAATTGCAATATGTTCACTCGCCATAGACTCAGGTAAAATATTGGCAAAAGGGGTACGAATATTATTACCAAGCGATAATGGTATTGGGTCACCCGTTATAAACATTGGTTCACTTCCATTATACCCGGTAGCTTGAATTGATAATGTTACATTACTAAATACTGGTAAAGAATACTTAAGGGATAAATTACTACTGGTAGCGGTTGGAATATTTGGGGGAAGCACAATAAACAAAGACTCATTCAAAATGTTGGACTGGGTCCATACAGTTACAGGGCCAATATTGGAGTTAACTATTAATAATGAATCACCGTCGTTTGGCTTCAAATTATAAATGACGTTGCTATCTGTCCAAGAATACATAAATGTTCGTGAAAGTTGGAATGTGGGTTCAATGAAAGAAATATTGGATTGTTGAATTATATTGGACGTTTCGTTAAACAGAGTCTCTTGTGATGCAAGTGTTGTTGTTAGAATCGGGGTCGAAATGGGTGGGGGATTGGCGACAATACCTTTATCATCAGTCCATAGGTAAATGCTCTCTGTATGAGAGTAATGGGTATTAATGACATGGTTACTTGTATAAGCCGTAAAGTTTGACGTGTAGGCCGCAAAGTTCGATGTATAAGTAGTTAGGGTAATCGTAGTATCAATATTCGCTAGTTCAGGGTATTGGGGCTGGGTAAACGAATTGGTATTTATTGTTGGCGTATACGGTTCAGTGGAGGGAAAGGGGAATATATAGTTGGTTTCACTATAATAAATATTTGAAGTTGTGCTATCAATGGGTACCGGATAGTTGGTTGTTATTAGATTACTTGTTGCAATTGCATAGCCGATGGTAGGGTCATATATGTTAATATGTTGAATCGTGGTCGTGGGGAGAGACGATATAATCGTCGGTGGCGTTGTGGTCATATTAGACGTCGTTGTTGTCAAGATGCTGACATTGGATGCCCAGAACTGTTTAGTGGTAGTACTGTAAATAATATTGCTAGTACTTATTAATTCTATGACTTGGGGTTTAGCCGGGGTCTTAATTGAACTATTAAAATGACCATATGGACGTGTAAAGGAAACATCATAGTGAGTGGATAACGGAGGTTCTGTATATACTATACGAGTATAGTCATGCAGAGCATATGGGTCTGTTACCTGATAATAGGCATTGCTTGCATTATTCGATGGGAAGGTAACATTGGTAATAGTGTTCGCAGAGGCGTTTGATGTCCATAAGAGTCCTGATAATGGTAGAGTAGTCTGAATATAATTACCATTGGTATGTAAAGGGAGGGGGATTTGTACAAGAGGAAATTGCACATTGGATGTCGAAGGAATACTCACAGATAGTGTTTGTGTTATAGACGGGTATAACGTTTCAGTTACATCCTGGATTAGGAGAATAGGATTATAGCCTGCGAATTGTAATCTGGCATCCGTTAAGGTAGTGGCCGGAGGCAATCGAATTGTCACCCTACCTGTCTGGATATCACCGTATTCAATGAAAAGTCTGGGGACTTCATAGTATTTATGATATAGGATTGTGTACTCGTCAGCAACACTTGAGAAATTTGGGATACTTGAAAAGGAGGGGAGAAGCGTAAGGGCGCTGGCGGCGGCTACTGGGGAGTAAGTAGTTGGAATCGTTTGAATAAAGGTAATTAAGTTGCTACCACCACTCCAAATTTCAGGAAAGAACCCACTTTGAAAAAGTGTATTATTATCGAGTAAACTTACTGTTTCTGGCGTAGATGGTATTTGGTTTTGCTCAATCCATACGTGCGTATTTGACGTCCAGCGATACCAAATATTTGAAAATGACTGGGTGAATGGGTTCGATGTATAGGAATCGACCATAACTCCAGCTTCAGTGTACGTAGGGGCAAAGTTGAAACTGGGGTCCGAATAAATATCGTTAAGACTGATGACATCGTTTTTAATATTAAATATATTGGTAGCGAACGTGTTTGATGTTGTAGAGAGGTTGGTATAAGCAGTTAACCGTACATTATCGTTACAGGCACCAATAGCAGAGAGGGGCCAGTTGTCGATTTGCTCAGCATTCATTTGGTAAATATCATTGCTGGTGAAAACGTTCGAAGTAGTCCCGCTTGTATAAATTATTACGGTGGCTGGATCTATTTCAGTAATACGAAGGGGTGTGGATGAAATTGGTGGATTTGCTGCGATATCGGTGGTGGTAATAATATGATTCGGCTGCACGAAAACGATATTGCTTGTTGTGAAGGAGAAACTTGGTTTAGATACACTAATTATTGCTATATTTGACGCAGGAATGCCGTAAATATTCGAATCTGTATCGCGAACATTCAGCACAGGAAGCACTTTGAAGGAATCATTCGATGCAAATGCGAATTCTGGGTATGGTGTATATGTAAATGTATTCATCGACATGGTTGTTGTGCCATATATTGGTGGAGTATCTAGCACATAGGCGATGGCACTGGTTACAGGTAATGGGATACCAGACGATGTTAGCAAAGGGGTGGCAACATTGCTTGTAGTTGGCGTAAATATATTGGCGTTTAATGCTAGATGTGTATTTGAGCTGGCTAAATATGGAATATGCGAACGTTTTACAAAGTGAACTGGTGCAATGTCGGTGGTTTTATTAAATGCAATCACATTAATCGTTCTAGCGGGAGTGAAAGAAAACATCGGTTTTGGTGGAGGGCCATACAGGGCAGCATAAGATGAATAAACAAGGTTCGATGTTTGGGAGGTAGGACGTCCATCAATTGTAATAGTGACATTGAGGGGGTCTGTCGGGGTGCTGGTGAGTGCGATGCTCGTTCCGTGATTAATTGCGTAATACGGTGTAATACTTGGTTCAAGGAGATTATATGTGGCTGGGCTGAGAGCCCCTTTAAGTGGCTGACTTGAGCTATTTACAATATTACTGGTAATAACCGCCGCCGTTGCAATAGTATACGGAACGGGTAAATTCGAATAGGGTATGGAGAGGGTATTGGTATAATTAATGTTAGATATACCGAACTTCTCTAGGGCATCGGATGCCACAGCGGCCTTAATAGATTCATTGAGGGGGTCCTTTACAATGAGTACCGAATCAATGGAGATGGCATTCCCCACCATAACGGTATTTGCTGCATCTGATGTAAGGGTATATCCAATAAGAGTACTATTCACTTGTTTATTTTCTATATTTTCGCCAATAGAGATTGTTCGGGTACCTCCGACAACATCGTTATTGCCGATTGTAATACTTTCATTGGTATTAGGGGTGTATGTGTTTGCACCGACGCCGATTACCACATTGCTCCCTCCCCCGATTAATGTTTTCGCTGTCCCTGCGCCAATAATAACATTTCCAACACCGGCTGCATTTGGGCCTGTTCCGGCCCCTAAGATAACGGACTGTGCGCCCCCTCCATTATTAGCCGCTCCAAAACCAATTGCCACATTTGATTGGCCGCCGATACCATTCGCGAGACTGTTTGCACCGATAGCAATAGAATAATCACCGCTAGCAAGGTTTTCGCCAGACCGATAACCAATCATAACATTATAGGACCCTGTCGCATTACTATACCCTGAGAATGCACCGACATAAGTATTACCATTCGTAATAAATGACGCCCGACCCGATTGGTAACCCACCATTGTTGAGAAATTTGCATCACGGGCATTTTCGGCGGCTTGAGTGCCGACAGCGGTATTATAGTTGCCTGTGAGGAGCCTGGCACAAGCACGATAACCGACACCGACGCTACCCAAACTGTTTTCCGATTCGTTAAAAGTGAATGCGCCAATGCCAACATTACGTGATGTGCGAGTGGCTTTTTCACCAGAGTAGGCGCCGGCGTAAACGTTTTCGGTACCAATAAGAACCCGTCCTGTAAATGGGCCGAGGAGAACATTATAATCGGATGCGGTAGCGGATTCGGCAGCTCGATATCCCGCAATGGTATTATACGATGACTTAGTCAAACTTATACCAGCGCCATATCCCTGGACCACATTTCCTTGACCGCTATTTATTTTATTGGCACCTTCACCAATTGCAACACTCAAATTGGCACGGGTCGAAATATCCTGTTGGAGGCCATCACCTGCCCCCAAACTTCCTGTTTGATTTCGCAACGTTGTCATCGATTCTCTTACTAATGCAATCTAAAATTGCAGGGTGTTAGTGGGCGCGGTTGTCCTGAATTTTAGGTAATTTAGGGAAAAAATGAATCGGGACTCTCGATAAGAGGGTCCCTATTGGAATAAATATAACAATATTCAAGATGTTAGCCTTCGCTGAAGGCGATGAGATTATCAGCATGTATGGCGAGGACGTTGAGGTAGTAGAATGTGCGGAAGGCTGTTGTATGCAGTGCAAGGAAGTCGAGCAGGTGGTGCTATTAAACAGCGGACACGTTCTGTGTGAAGGCTGTCTGCTAGAGGGAATGCGCGAAGAGGCCTTTGGGTGGGGATACTTATATTCATATGTTTACGAGGCATTTTCGAAGCCTAAGTAAAAGAAAAATTAAAAACAAACAAAACAAAAAATCTGGTGAACCGGATTCGAACCGGTGACCGAAGGAAAACCATGAACGACTACAGTCCTTCGCTCTACCAACTGAGCTATCACCAGTAAGGCACATATTATAAACATTTTTTGGCCTTAAGTAGTGGCATAAACCGAAACCAGGCTTGTTGCGCTATTTAGGCCAATTGCGTCTGCACCGGCTCCCTCCATTCCGGAGTCATTATAGGCTGCTTGGGCGGGAATCGGGTGGAAGAGGGCCGCAGGCGGACATTCGTTCTCATGTAATAGCATCCAAACACGAAGTGCTGTTGTCCGTCCAGGCCGCTGGGCGCGCCCAATAATCTGTTCTTCCATTCCTTGGGCGGTCATTCGCTGGGCATTGCATTTATGCATAATTACAACATCACTTGTGTTTTCGAGATTAATACCACAACCATAGAAGCTGGAATTAGTTAGAAGAACACGGGTGGGACCGGATTTGTATTGGGCCAGGTTATGGTCGATAGCTTTAATATTTCCGCCATCAAGCTCTGTCCATGAGATTCCTTGGGAATTCAAATATTTCTTTATCTCTAGAAAAACAGCTGGATAGTTATTGAAAATAATAACCTTGTCTCCGAGAACATTATCAGTAAATAGGTTGCTTAAGACGGTCATTTTGTCATTAGGGCCGTGTTCTTGTTTGAGCACAGGCGTAACGCCGGCGTCTTTTGCCTCCATAACAAGCACCAACGAACCGTGCCGACACATTGGACACGACCTGCTGGTTTTCGCCCATCCCAGAATACATTCGGTGCAAAATGAATTTGAACAACATTTAGATACACTCTTATTGCATTCGCCATCGCTATCGGATGCGAAGGATTCATAGCAAATGAGACAGGCGTTGGCTTCGGTAAGTCGTTCGTAAATATTGTTGTATTTGGTCGTGGCTGTGGCCAGTTCTTTCGTGGTCGTATTTAATTCTTGTTCCAAGGAACTTAGTCCAATCGTTTTTATTAGCTTTCCGGCGAAATCTTTGAACTCAGACAAATTGACGGTTGCATCAGGGGTTTTCACCAACATATCGTTAACATTGATGAATCCGAAACGGTCGAGTATAAGTAATAGGCCTTGCGCTTGATTTGGGCTGCAATTATTAACAATTGCATGGATGGAGGGCGTTTGCAATTCGAGGACATAGTTAATCGCGCTTTCGAATAGTTCCCGCTGCCAACGACATTCTTTAATACTTTTCTCACTATCTTTGATTTTTCTTTCACAAGACGCAATGGTGTCCTTCAGGTCGGCTACAAAGAACTCAAGTACATTCTTGGCGGTTACCACATTCGCACGGGAGCTAATAGACAGGTTGCTAAAGTCGAGGGCGTTCACTTGTTGCATTTCTCTATGTTCGAGAAGGCCGACAAGAAGGCCGATGTAAAAGTTCTGGCAAATAAGCTCGTTTCGCATAATGGCCGGCAGGGGGAAGCCGTTTTCAACGAATTCTCTGGTACACCGGGTCATTGGTGGGTGGGCACCATTGTAAGGTGTTCCAGCCAAGCAGCCCGCTGTAAACGAAGCCGATACCATCCAAAGCGTTTTACAGGCAATGCGCTTTTGTAGTAGGCCGGCTACGGAATCTATTTCGTCGATAATCACCCTGCGTACGGTTACTTTAGCGGCGGCTAGCGAATCACTAATAATACCAAAATATACAGGCGTGGTTAAAAGGATGGGTGGGGGGTCCGTGAATCGGGGATTAAAATAGAGTTCGGTGATTTCACTATAGTTCATATAACTCTTATAACTGATGCCAGCGCCCCAGGCGGTGATGCTTTGGACCCATTGGGTGTAAATATTCTGAGGGACGATAACAATATTGGTTTCGTTCGTAAGCGTTCTCTCTTGAATCAGGGCGAGGAGGACATAGGTTTTGCCAGAACCTGGGAGGTCGGCTAGAACACATACAGGATTTTCGGTATTGGACTCCATTGTGGTCGCCGACTGCAACATTGCAAGCTGATGGGGTTTAAGGGCGATATTGGTATATTTTGGTTGCGCCGCCCGCGGCGAAGTTTCATCGAGGGCCATCTATGGCTAAGTAGTGCAAATTCACTTAAGTAGGTTTGCGGAACAAAACCCCGATGTTTTTGCTTCTTTTTGTTTTTTCTTTTTTGTTTTTTCTTTTTTTGTTTTTACTTCTTCTTTTGCTTCACTTACCTACCTAATCCATAAGGACTTTGAGCATATCCAGAAGCTGGGCGCGATAGTAGCCACACATAGTCGTTCCGGACCACTTCGCCAACTCCTCATCGGGCATGGCGATATGCCGAAAGAGTTGGCGGGTCATATCGTTATCCGCAACGGTTTCGGTCATCCATGCCCTGCCATCCAGGCCGCGCACAGGGCGACAAAGGGCGAATGGGTGACCAGAGAACCGGTCGCCGCACTCGGGTTGGCAGTCAGTAATAATATTAAAGTCGATGAAGCCGCCCAGAGCGTGGGCGCTCACGGTCAGCTTGACGAGTGTGCCATCAGCAATCTTGATGAGAATAGTGGACTGAACGACGGCAACGCTGGTGTTTATGCTGGCGTAAGACATTGTGTTGTGTGTTGACCCATATTTACGAAAGGCCAAATCAATTTTCTTAATTTTCTTTCTTTTTTAGCAAACTTATCTATTACTGATAGGTAAGATGGCGGGCGGTGACTACGTGGTGGCCATTCCGTCTTATAAGCGCGCTGAACTATTGAAAGACAAAACGCTCGCTATGCTCCAAGCAGGCGGTGTCGCTCCGCAACGGATACATATCTTTGTTGCCAATAAAGCCGAAGGGACCGAATATGCCCGCGTAATACCGAAAGAGTTGTATGGTAAGATTGTTGTGGGTAAGCCCGGAATTACCCCTCAGCGGCGTTTTATTGTCAAATATTTCCCAGAGGGGACGCATATTGTATCGATTGACGATGATGTCGCTGGAATGTACGAACGCTTGAGTGCGGCCAAGCTCGGACCACTCGCCAACGTTGATGCGTTCTTCCGGAGGGCATTTAAGGAAACGGAGGCGTCGGGCTTGTATATTTGGGGAATCTACCCAGTATTGAATGCTTTCTATATGAAACCGGGTTCTTCGACAAACTTGAAGTTTATCTTGGGGACGCTTTATGGGTTTATTAATAGACGGTCGGCGGATTTGCGACCGACTCTGGGGGAGAAAGAAGATTACGAACTATCTATCTTGCACTTCCTGAAGGATGGTGGGGTCATGCGTTTTAATGATATTGGGATTAAAACCAAGTTTCATAACCCGAACGGTGGCCTGGGGGATATCAAGGACCGCTTTGCAGTGAATGAAGCTGCGGCGGCCTCGCTGAAGGCGAAGTATCCCAAGTACGGGTATGTTTGGCATCGCAAGAATGGGATGGCTGAGTTTCGGCTACAGGGCCAGGGACAGGGTCCCGGTCCCGTACCCCGGCCACTGCGTGGAGCAGCTCCGCTGGAGTCTTAGGGGGCGATTGGGCTTGTGTGGCTTTGTGGGATTTACGCGTGCGATGCGGTTTTGCTGATGGAAACTTGTAAAATGCAACCCATAAAGGTGCGCGGAATTGTGCAAAATGAGGGCAAAACCGCTTCGCCTAGTGGGATTTAGAGATATTTAAGAAACAACAATAATAAGTTGATTAAGTAATAAATAGAGTGATGAATCAACAGTATACAATCGTAGGTTATAAGGAATGCATGTTCTATCAAATGGCAACACACTATCTATTATCAAAGAAGCCTCATATTCATAATATGCCTATTCCACGGGAAATATGGCCTGCATTTATTGAGAAGTTGCAGCTTAAAAACAAACAAATTGGTAAACACAAGACATCACCGCTTATCTTTTGCGGAGACCGATTTATCGGAGGCTACGACGAACTTCGGAAACATATGTGATGGAATAAGGATTTCATAGACCTAACACGCATAACACAAATACAGGGAATCCTCATAGACCTAAGCGGAGCTGCTCCACGCAGTTCGCAGAGTGGCCGAAGTACTCCGCAGGGTGGGCCGGGAGGCCTTTGGTCAGCTCTGCGACCCTGTAAATGATAGTAATAAGTCCCCCAAAGTCGATAGATGCATGGCAATATGAGGGATATGATAATGCCAGTTTCTTAAACCCCGTTTTGTATAATTTTTATTCCGTTTCACAAACTCAAATGAAATCCCAACGCCGGCTAAAAACACCCAATATAACCATGAATTGTAAATGAGGGCTAAAATGGCTGTATGAATAATAGACGAGTAGCAGGCTACTTTGTCCATCCTGTAATAGACATCTTCTATGTAGGTGTGCGTATGGCAAATCGCGTGGTGCGCCCAACTAGTTAATGTTAGAAACAGGATTTGATTCATAAGTAGATATTGGCCGCGCACTGCAGCCATGTTAAGAGGGATTATAAATAGGGATGCAGTAAATACCAGGGTGTCCATGATTAGTAAGCTAAATATGCATATCTTTAAATGTTTGCACATTGTGGTAGTGTCACATGGTTCTTATTTAGTATCCAGGCAATTAATACAGCCAGTTCGGTAAGTAGATAGTCATAGCCTTTGGCACGCAGAAGGGCCCTCATCGATATGTTATAAAACACACTTGAATTGCCTGATTCATATTTTGGGGGCGTGCTGTCGGTGGCCATAAAACGTCCCCTAATACTAAGTGTAGGGGCATGATTATAAAGAAAGAGAAACGGGGCGATAAAATGATTTATACGGTCGGCAAGAACTATAGTGATGAAGTTCTTGAGAAGAAGGTCGGTAAGTTCTGCACGATGCGGGATGTGAAGTTCATATTAGATCACGATGCTGATATCTATACCGAGGATGGCGCTCTTCTACTTCGTTTCACCAAGGGTGTTATCCCTGCAAAGAATATTGAGGACTTCTATGAGAATGTCATCTCTTTCGCAAAACAGAAAACAAGTACTCGCGGACAGGCGAGTGGTAGCGAGGGTGGGTTAGTCGAAACGAATACACCTATTATGTCCAACATTCTCGGTTACTATGACAAATGGTCCATCGGCCAGAAACACATCTTTAAGGTACTTGGCATTCCTCCGCCTTTCAAGGTTCGTGTATCTTCGTTCACCGCGGCTCATCCCGATAAGTGGGCTGCCGCGCTACCCCTCATCCAAGATATCGATAAGATGTACAAGAAGATGACACCATCGCATCATGCGAAGCAGCTGGCGATGGCAGACCAAACGGCTTATCGCGTTCCCGACACAGCGTTCACGACGATAACCACCAATGTGAACCTGCAGACAGCATTTCACCGTGACGCCGGGGACTATCCAGAGGGATTCGGAAACTTGGTGGTGATTGAAAAGGGCGCACCATACGATGGTGGATTCACGTGTTTCCCGCAATACGGTGTTGGTGTGGATGTACGAATGGGCGACTTCTTGGCGATGGATGTTCACCAGCTGCACGGGAACGTTAAAATCCGACCAAAGGGCAAAGACTCCATTCGGATGTCGATTGTCTGCTATCTGCGTGAAGAAGTCTTTAACAAAAGTAAGGGTACCAAGCCAACGCACGTTGTGCGAAATATCCAAACCATGAAGCGTATTAATAAGCAATTTACTGCGATAAAAGAAAAAGAACGGGAGGCAGAGGGTCATGGTGGAGGGGGAGAGAAGGAATGGGAGAATGAACGACATGATTAGGAGGGCGTTGCAGTTGCAGCAAGCGTAATATATTTAACCACCTCACCCTTATAATTATGTCCATAGAGTACGCGACTGCCATCTGGTGTAGGACTATCATATAGCTCCTCGAATAGTGGCACATTGCGCTTAATAATATGAACATCATCACTATCTTCAAGTGCAATCACCTGGTACGGCTTGGTATCGCTACGTTCAAAGTAGTTCTCCAAATTACTAACACTCTTTGCTGACGAAGTTTTGAGCGAAATATGCGCGTCAGCTCCCTGAACTTTACGGAATTTGCCGATAATGTCCTGGGAAATCGCCATCCTGGTGAGAGTGTACTTTTCCTTGAAAGCCGCCTTAGTTAACTTTTCGCAGGAGGTTAGCCAGTCATTAGATGTGCCAATAACGGTAATACGTCCAGAGGAACCAACGGATACGAAAGGCGCCTTGCGTCGCGTACGTTCACCTCCCCGAGCTCGCGGAGCGGCATCATCCTCTACTGCATTGAGACCTACGACATTACTCGCATGTACAATCGTTTGCTTCTTTTTATGAACGACACCGCCCTTGGTAACAAGTGTTGAGCTCCGCCAGCCTTCCACGTCGGCGTAATCGAAGTCCTCCTCTATCAGTTCAATATATTTGTGGATGGCATCGATGTCGCCGTATGCGACAGGCGCTCGCGGACCGCATTGTTTACCTGGCCCACACAAGCGACCGATAAGGCCTTGTACTTCTGATGTATGACTCTTCCCACCCACAGGGCTATTCTCAATCACGACACCAATATAAATATCGTTCAGCGTTTTCGCGGCCCGCATAAGGCCTTTGATAATAATAAGCGTTGGCTGCGAGGGTGGCGTTTGTAATAGGTCGTCAATATCTTGGAGGCGCTCTTTACAGTTGTGAGGGCATACTTTGAAGCCCCGAGTAGTGGCTTCTGTTTCAAATTTCTCATTAAACTCGTCTTTACCAATTGACCGCAGTATGTGATAACGCGCTTCCGTGCCCCAGCGAGTAGTAATCAGGTCAAATACTCCATCAACGTCATCGCGAATATTCTTAATATTTTTGATACGACCTTCTGCCATCATTTTCTTAAAGCTGACATAGGCCGGATAAATAGGAGCAATAATGCGACCACTATATGTACCCCAGCTCTCAGAATCGACAATCGCCGCATCGGGAGTCGCCGACACTAGTAGAACACGAATATTTCGAGCCATCATGGATGCGATATTCAAGATACCTGCTTCTTTTAACCGATTAGATATAACATGGTCTGATTGCCCACCAATGTGACATTCATCGATGATAACCAAGATATCGGTCTTATCCTTAACGGCATCAACGAATCCCTTCAGCGCCCCTCGGTGGTAGACATTATTCTTGAATTCACCAGGTACCCTGCGAACAGTCTGCTTGTTCCAATCGGTATCATTCATACCACTAATTGTATAGACATTGGTCGGGGAAACAGGTGCATTGCCCGATAAACACATCATAACAGCGAACTCGCAAACACAACCGGTCTTGCCCCATTGTGGTGGGGCAATTAGAGTCAGTAAGCGAATATTAGGGTCGCTTTGAAATTTATCGTATATTTTCTTTGCGAGGGTAACCTGGGTCGGGTACGTCGGGTAGCGGCGTTGATGATTTTGGTAAGCCAGCCGGAGAGTATCACGATACTTTTGGCGAATCGCCTCCATTTGTCGGGACAGGGAACTAACTGGTTTGATGGGTGGATGTGGTTATAATGGTCTCTATAGAATCATTTTTTCAGACATTGGCCAGGGTACCTTGACATAAGATAGGGTAATATGATAACCAATCGATGGTATAATATGGCATACAAGTGCATGCCAGTAATCGCCTGTAACCGGATGATAATTGAGCTTTGTCACGTAAAAGGTCCAAATCGCCACAAGGCAAGGCGTCAGGGACGATAGAAAGGGTATTGGGTTATTACAGGCAAGCGCAACTTGACGACCAATTATAATAGCATGGAGGATGGTGGCATGTGCCACCAATTTGTCGAATCCGTCTACCACGGGCTTCGACCAATAAATATGCTTGTTTTTAGCATGGTGCAAAATACTCAGGGAATATAGCAATGTGAAGATAACCTGACTACTATATACTTGCTTAACATGAGCGTGTAGAGAAACCAGTCCAAACATAAAGGGAGTATAATAGAGCATCTATTCCTTGTACTATTCGCTTTGATGCCCTTTATATGATGGGTAAGAGTAATACTAATGAGTAATGTTGCTTATTATGGGAGGTGTTCTATATATCGCATGTTATGTATGTATCCTTGCAATATTCTGTTACTTGGGATGTCCTAGCACAGAACTGCACAGCGAGTATATCGCAAGACAGCTTAAAAAGTAAAAATTAATCGGCGAAGAAAATGTTGGTATATTGAAAAAGATAGAATTAGTTCACAACTAGACCTGTCACAGGAAGAGTGGCAGCCTTTTTAATCACATTATGTAGGCGGTCGCCAATTACATCCCATTTAAAATGCTGGACAATATCGGCTCGAGCCTTTGTACCGAGCTTACGAACTAGCGCCGGATTTAGGAAAAGTTTCCAAATACCATCCGCGAGAGCAATCGGGTCGCACATTTCGGCCAGCCCCCCAATGGAATCGCGACTATTATCAATATAATAGGTTGACGATGGTTCTACCAGAATCGCGTTCTGCGGCGTCATAAATTCTTTGAACCCACCAACATGATTGGCGACCTGTGGAATACCGACTCCCATTTGTTCCATCGCGGTTAGACCCATCCCTTCGCCATCAACCGCCTGAATACCGATATCCGCCGCATTATAGAGAATATTCACTTCGCGGTCCGTCAGGGACTGTGGTCGGGCGACAGCCACAATATATTCGTTAATCAACTCAGGGGCCATGCGCCGCTTCTTGAACTCCCAGGATAAAATCTCGGGAATATCCCAGCAACCCTGGAGAGCGGTGCCAACGAGAAGACGCAGTGGCCGAGGGGTTGTCGCAGTGGTTCCCCGCTTTTCAATAAGGTCCTGGTGGCGCCGACATACTTCGGCGAAGGCAACACACATATGGTCCAGGCGTTTGCGTGGTTGGCATCGATTCAGATTAATAATCACAAAGGCATCTGGTGGAATATTATAGTAGATTCGACAAATATTCTTGGGAATTGGGAAATAGGTTGCTGTTTCGAAACCATGGGGAAGAATGCTAATATCGCCTCCCAAAGCAGGCTTTATCTGGGTTTTAATAAAGTCAGCCCAATACTGAGTGAAAGCAATAATATGGTGAAAGTGTTCATTTAGCAAACCGATGTACTTCTCTTTTTGGTATTGATATACCTGGTCAATGTAACAAACAAACTTAATTTGAGCCCGTTCAGCTTCGGTGAGTGTTTCGACCACGTTCTTCATTAACATTGCCACCACGGACATATCATTATAAATTATACAGACGTCCTGGGGATAGCGACGAAGGAATGCACCAATCAGATTTTCGCCAAAGCCAGCTTTCTTGGCCTCTGCACCACCTTCTTCTTCAAAGCAGTCATAGACTTTAATATTTGATGGTAGGTCCTCGCGACCGATATTATTATTTTTGAAGTTTTGAAAGGCGAACAGGGTGACTTCAATGTCGGTCTTCGTAGCCAGTCGGCGAAGCAAATTATAGACTACATTGGCGTAACCAGAGAATAGGCGATAATGGGTTGCACATAGAAGTACCCGGGTGATTCCAGGCTGCTTAGGTCGATGTGTTGGTGCTGTATCGCTGAGCTGTAGTTGCTTTAATGACGGATTGACTGATATTTCTAGTGCAGGCGCTTTTTCGGATTTAACACCCATGTCATCGCCCTGAGTAAACATTTTCAACATTGGACCGGCTGGGGTATCGTTATATTGGGAAAGACTACTATAGCCTTATATAATCTACTAATTATTTAGATGAAGCAACTGGGTGGTGATTTTCTAGCCCAAGGCGCCCATGGGTGTGCCTTTTATCCCGCCCTTGAATGCAAGAGTCGTGCAAATAAAAAATACCCACTTGGCCTCGGCAAGTTATTTGGTGACCCAGCCGAGGCCGTTGATGAAAGCGGGTTTAACGCAATTGTGAAGTCGTTTGACCCGAAGTTCGAATTCACCGTTCCCTTTTATGGAAAATGCACCACCGTTATTTCAAAGAAGGTCGAGGGCATTGACCGCTGCGATGCATTAGAACCGGGTGAGGTCGGCGAAGAAGTCCCGCAGCTCATGTACCAGTACGGCGGCTTCGAAATTGCGGAGATATTCGAGCGGCCGGAGAAACATATTGGTTTCGTTGTTGATGAGATTTTCCTAAAAATACTCCCAGTGTTCGAAGGTATTTCGCGAATGCAGAAGAAAGGTTATTGCCATACTGACATCAAACCGCCGAATATGTTATATAACCCAGTCGATGGGAAAATTCGGCTCATTGACTTTGGCCTTATGTCGAAGCTGCGGTCGGTTAAATATGAACCGAATTTGATGCAGCATGTCTATCACTATTACCCAATGGAGTGTTTGATTATTAGTAAAACCTTAGCTGGACAGGGTGCCCCTTCTCGAAAGGAATTAACCGAACGTTTCACTTCTTACAAAATGGCTGAAAATGTCTGGTACTTTTTATGGAAACATAATAATGCTAAAGCACAGTTTGCGGAGCTCCTCGCACTTGACCGTACCGCGCTCGCCGCATGGGACGGTTTCCCATACGGCATTGATTCGTATTCTTTGGCGATTACGCTACTCGAACTCTACTGTAATGTTACAGCGGATGTTGTTAAAAATGATAACTTTGTAGTAGAATTCGTTGACAAGGTTCTATTACCGATGGTACACCTGAATCCCTATAAACGGATGCTGATTGATGATGCGATAGTGGCACTCAAGCAGGTATTCAAAAAGTACGGGTACGGGTACGGGTATGCCGTTGGGACTGGTGGCACGCGGCGAGCACCCCCTAAGCGTGTCCAGAAATAGGAACCGCCACACCGGCCATATAAGCTGTGTAATCATAGAGCTCACCTGTCGCAGGATTCTGCACCATCTTGCGATTGCCAACCATTACTGCGCGGCCCTTCCAGCGCTTGGTTTTTATTAATTTGCGACTGGCGTCGTCCTCCGATTCCTGTTTTAATAGAGGCGTGTAAATTTGGTCGCTGGGAGCGGCGTTCGTCGGCGGCGAATAACACTGGAGGCCATCTGCGCGAATCTTGTTTTCACGATTATTTTTAACACAATCAACACTCGCCATCTTGAGCATATCCAGGAACTTTTGGATAATAGTATCCTTCCGTCGCGCCACTTCCAGGATATGTTGGTCCGTGGTCTGGCTATTATCTTTTCGCCGCAGGGTGAAATCATCCTTCAACTGCTTCGGAGTGAAGGTGGAAATATAGAAGAATACCTGGACATTGCGGTCTGGCTTGGGGAGGTCCATATGCGAGCAAGTGCGAACAGCGCGCCCAATGACCTGGTTAATGCGGACCATATTCCAGAAAGATTCGAGAATATGAACAGTGCGGACGTTCTTGAGAGATATACCCTCTGCGCCGGACTGGGTAATCATCAGCAGCTTGGCGAAAGTGCCGTAGAGATTCGTCGTTTGGTTATTGCGCTTGAGCGACTCCGCAATGGTACCTGGGAGGTCTGCGAAACGACCGTTAAACAGATTGAGCATCACTGCCTGAACGGCGCGGTCCTCTGGGAATAGAATGAAGCGCTTATTATTATACTTGCTCTGGAGCACCTCGTCTGCATTCACAATTTCCCAGTCTTCGGCGCCTGCTTTACCCTTGCCTTTACCCTTTGCTTTAACAACCTTCTTCTCAGGTTCAGGAACAGGAACTGGCGCCTTCTTCTTCGGTGGTGGCGCTTTCTTCTTTGGAACAGGGGCTTCCTCTGCGTCAGCACCAGCGTCGGCACCGCCGGACGCCGATTGCCGTTTACGCACCTTGAGTTCAACCCAACCATCGCGTTCCAATACCAGGCTCAGCACACCGAGACCCTCACAAGTCCGGAACTGAGAATAAAGTAATGCTGTCCCAGGACTGGCAGCGAGCTTCTCTTTAATCGCCGCCATTTTGGGAGAATAGAGGTTGGCAAGGGCATCGGTAGTCAAGGCCTCTGGCGTATCCTCTAGCTGTTTCATCACCTTTGTCACACTAACCTCATAACGATGCTTGACTTCTGCGAGCTCCTTCTTTTTCTTTGCATCTATGGCCTGAGCCTGAGTCTCGCCCTCGGCCCCTGCATCAGATGCAGTCTCATCGGTATTATCGGCGTCTTCGCCGCTGGTATCCATTTCCCGTAAAAGCATCGACTTGCGCACATCCTTCGGATATTCGCGAGTCATCGGGGCACCCGTGGAGTCTTTCTCAGGGAAAACGAAATTGGCTGTCATTCGAGAGAAAGCACGATAGACCTGGTTCTTCGCAGCAAAAACACCACTGCTCCGCTTATTTTTCTCCAGGCGCCGCTCTTCAGCGCGCACTTTTGTATACTTCTGAAACTGGAAGTCCACCATCGGTACATCGACTTCCTGTGTGGGTAATAAGCGCGGAAACATATCTTCGCCCACCGAACGATAAAAGGATACGAGCCCTTGAATGCGCCGCATGAACATATCGGTGTTCTTAAGATGCGGGTCCTCAGGGTCTTTCATATCCAAAAAGAGCGACTCGAACTTATCGCGACTATCAGGGAGGGCATAGCCGACCGAACGTGTTGGAACCTTATTAATCTTGATACCACCCTTCACCAGGGTCGCCGCAATTTCCTCCAGAACCTTCGGCGTTGGCATCGGCCACGGCTTCTTTACGATGCCGGAGGCGACATCGCCACTCGCGCGGGTACGCTGGAAGCCCCATGGCAGCAAGCTAACAGATATCCGCCGAGTATCTTCAATCACCTGTAATTCGTCTATGAGCGCCAGAAGGTCGGATGCCTCGAGAATAGTCTCGACAGCATCTAGTTTCGGTATCACAGCAACCTCCTTTGATAAATTAAACTCAGTGATTTCCTGCGGGCCGCGAATCAGATTGAGTGTATAGCAGAGTTCAAACGGATGATTAATCATTGGTGTTCCCGAAAGCAAGCAAATCTTTAGACCCTTGGCCTCCATCATCAGTTTATAGAGACGTCTGGACAACAACGAACCATTGGTGACACGCGACATAAAATTGTGCGCCTCATCAATAACTACAAAGGCATTATCAAACGGGCGCGTGCCGAGGGCAGTAATGCCTGTATTGCTAATACCATTGTAACTGATGAAAATATAGCGTTGGTCGACCATATGGTTAAGAGTCTCCAGGGCGGCTGCCTTGTCTTCGCCGGCCAACTGGCGCCAGGGCTTGGTTTCGAGTGTTGCTTGGCTATTGCCTTCAGCCACATACGGGAGCCACACCTCTTTGCGTGCCTTCAGCCATTCGGGTGCTACGCCATTGAGCTTAACGAGTTCTTCAATCGGACCGAGAGTCGATGGAACCGTAACCCGATGCCAAGAACCTCGCTTAGCCATGCCAACCCGGGCATAGGCGAGAATTTCCTTCCGATAATTCGGCTCCAGGGCGGCGGGCAGTAGCACGTATACTTTGCGATTACGACTAACAAATCCCTCGGCGGCGGCAATAGATGCACTACTTTTACCGGCACCGAGACTGTGGTAAAGCAGCAAACCGCGATAGGGACTCTCAAAAGAAAGGTAGTCTTTTACAAACCGCTGGTGAGGGAACAACCGGTCTTTCGCCTTCGGCTTGACGAGGGTGGGTGGGGCGATTGTGGCCCCCTTCGGCTTATTGCAAGCGTCCGCTTCGCCCTCTTCAGGGGTATCGCCTTCCGTCTCCTCAACACCATATTTAGTGGGATGAAATGTATTGTATAGCCAGTCAACGAAGCCAACCCGATTGGGTAGAACCCATTCTTTGGGTTTAAGCGCAGCCATCTTCTGAAAGTAGCGTATATATTTACAGCTACCAAATGCTATCATCACATGGCGGAATGTTGACTTCACTATTACTTGCCTTGAGCATCTCAATTGGAAAGGTAAACCGGTCGGCATTATCGGTATCATGGCGAATTTCGGAAATCAAACACATATTTAGATTTCGCATAAAGGCCCAGTTTTGAATATCATCTAAGTAGATAGATGCAATCCCCAACGTTGGCTTCTGAGTAGGCCCCTTAATCTTCTTGCCGTAGAAATGGGTCATACAGTTATAGAGAGTATTGAGGTCATTCGGATAACAATTGTAAACGGTTTTGTAGACTTGCACAGCCTGCATCATATTTTTGGTGTCATCCGGGCTCTTGGAGAACACCATATAGGGAATCGTCTCATTCTCCTGATTAATGGACCAAATCTGTTTAATTGGATAGTTGGTCAGTGGTCCGTTATGTTTTGGATGAAGTATTGGGTCGCGCTTGAAAATATAGAATACTCGCGAGGGGCGAGATGCCCGGGAAGCAGCTGAGGCAGCCATCATTCTGGGTGCTAGGGGTTATATTACATGTTATACGAATATTCAGTCTTAAGTCAAGAGAACTGATATAGCTCAGTGTAAATGCGTGGGTCCTTAATCGGGTGAAAGAACTCGCCGGATTTGGGGATTTGAGGAATATCGTTGTGTTTACCATTGTACGACAGATGCGTAATCTCAGGGGGATGGAATACCTTGACCCCTTTTTGCATAGCAATAGTATTGAACATTACTTCGATGTATAATAACTGTTTATGCTCATCGGCATACTCTTTAATTCCATCGAGCACTGTTCGACACATTCCAGCGATAACAGCCAGCCCGCCGTACCATGGGAGAGGAATGTTGTTCCTAGCCATTAATGCCCAATGCCATCCTAAATCACCATCAAAGTTTTCATTACTATGACTAGATACATATCCAGCCCCTGCCTTGTGGGATGACTCTATCATGGAGATAAGATGTTGTGCAGATGGAATAAATACATCATCTTCAATAAACCATACATAATCTTGTTCAGTATCTCTTGCAAATATGCACAATGCCTTATCCCATGCTGTGCATGCGAAGGGGGAGCAGGGATGACTTGCCTGGTAATAGCCCAACCCTATTGCTGCATTCTTTGACATATGAAGTAGCTCAACACCTGCTGGAGGCACCATAGATGAAGGGGGAGCATCGTCGCACATTATTGTTACACGGATGTTTGAAGCACACTTGGCCACATCGGCTGCAATGTCTAGAAGCGTTTGGCTCGGGAAACGGGCTAGAAAACAAATACACTCTTTCATAGTAAAATAATAAAATAGTATTAATAACTATACATATATATATAAACGTTTAGTGGACGCACAATTTAAGGAGAACACAGTTGGTCAACTCATGACAGGTGGGCTCGCCAACCTTGGCAATACATGTGGAATAAATACTATTGTACAATGTATTGCACATACACCTACATTATATCATTTAGTATGTTCGCTTAGCGCAAGACCTATACCCAAATCCAAACAACAAGATGTGATTCTTACATCCGAACTGGCAAGTATATTAGATGGAATTGTAAAACAAGGCCAATCACTTTCACCAGGGCGGTTTATCAAGGCATTTTACGATATAATGAAAAACTGGGTGGTGCGAGGTGAGCAAACTGATATTGTTGAGTTATGGAATCTGATGGTCGATGTGATTAATGAAGAAGTCGGTCGGCCACTGGGGGCTGACGCTAATGCCAATGTAATGCCTTCCCTCCGGAAAACGGGTGACTTCGCGGCTTTAGTCAGGCGGGGAGATGCCGAATGGACCAAACAGACTGCGAAGGTCGCTGGTCCATGGGTCGATGCAACCCATGGTATGATGGTGAACCAAGTTCATTGTAAAAAATGTGATAAAATATATCATAACTTTGAAACATTCACGGTACTCGCCCTCCCCATTCCGCGCAATCAAAGTAGCTGTCGTTTAACAGATTGCTTGGATCTATTCTTCGCCGAAGAGCAGCTCAGCGACTGGAAGTGCGATTGTTGCAAATCGACAAACGATGGATGGAAGGCCGCGCGAATTTGGCGAATGCCGACAGTTGTCGTAATTTCCCTGAAACGTTTTGAAACCGATGGAAACGGATGCTCTCAAAAAATAAATACAGTGGTTGGAGATGTTGAGCAAATAAGTCTATCAAAATGGAGTGTGAGTATGAGCGGGGAGGAGGTGGGAAATAGAGGCCTACAATTGCGCGCTATTGGCAATCATCACGGTCGGTATGGTGGTGGACATTATCTGGGATTATGTAGGGCCGTGGAGGATGTATGGCATATGTACGACGACTTAGATGTTCGCGACCTTAACCCTCGAGCTCTTTGCAATGAGTACAACTACATTCTTTTCTACGAGTGAGTTCGGTTATTTGGGATTGTAAATCCTTAATTGCCTCCACAAACAATCCAGCCAAATTACCATAAGCAACAGAGAGTCGCCCCTGGGTATCCGAAACTACTACTTCAGGGAGAACAGACAAGAGGTCCTGTGCTATAAGACCAGTTTCTCGTGGACTGTTTATTAAATCTGTGCGTTTATAAGTGTATCCTGTGAGTTGTTTTATTTTTTCAATAGGGTTTATAATTTGAGATAAATCAGTCTTTAAATTACGGTCAGACGTAGTTGTAACGCTTGCAGCCGTAACTACACCAGATACTAATGCAGTGCCTATTACATGAAGATTTGCGGTTGGCACCGATATACCCACGCCAACACGCGTAGTAGCAGTATCTACAACTAATGTAGGCGTCGCAACTGCTGTGGCAGAAACACCCATTTTGCCTATAACGTGTAAGGGGTAGACCGGAGATGTTGTCCCAACACCTAAGTAACCTGCTGCACCAGTACCCGTATTCCCGCCAAGTATTGTACAACTAGTACCCAATGACAAGGTCCCAGTTTGGGCTATCCTGAATTTAGTTTGATCAAATGTCTCGGCAGCAACCCTAATAAACATTGTCCCAAGAGAGTTAATGCCAAGTTGGCCATAAAATGGACCAATCGTATTTGCCGATTGTGCAGTTAATTCAATAAGTGCCCCGTCTTCTCGACTAATTAATGACATTGTAGTAGTAAACCGCCCTGACGCAACGAGTGCTCTCGATGATATACCAGTTCCAGAGCCAGCCACAGTATCATCAAGCACTATCCTTAGCTTACCCTGCGTTAATACATTTGATTGAGCGACACCAGCCTTATCCATACAAAATGCCGAACCACTAAATATAAAGTTGCTCAAACTAACAGTTACATTACTATTTTGTACAGAGAAACCATTAATCGTTAAGTCACTCGTAACAAGACTACCAGTAGTTAGTGCAGATGATATAATATTACCAGCAGTGAGTCGAGAAGTAACAATGTTGGATGAAGATGCGGTCCCAATATTAAGTAAGTTCGTTCCATTGAAGCCGATATTAGATTGAAAGTAATTCAAATTCGATGTAAGAGTAAAAGTTATATTACTCGTAATATTTGAGGTGAATACATTTATAATATTACATGTCCCTGCTGCTGCAACAAACACGTTACTCGTCGTGTTTGATGTAACTGATAATACATTGGATGACCATACAAGAGCGGATGTATTATCAATATAGTTAACAATATTAGATGTATTAAGCACTGTGAAATAAATATTACTAGTAAAGACAGTATTCGAAGAAGTGTCCAGGTTATCAAATAAATAGGTATTAGAAGAGTTTAGATTGGATGTAAAGGGAGTTGTGAGTATAGTATTTGATGTAGTAATAATGCTTACAGTTGGTGCATAAACCATCGATGTTTCGACGGCTGGAAATGCCACAGTAATGTCTGTTTTTATAGAATACCCTGGCTGAGGGTAAGGTATGCCTTTACCGATTGTAAGATGTCCAACCGTATCAATTCTAAATACCGGGTTGGTGTTTGAAGTACATAACATAAAAGCATTTGAGGCTTCGCCAGTATACTCTAAGCCAACGAGAGGGCCCACTCCAGAATTTGATGATTGGGCAATATGTAAAGCGTATTGTGGGGCCGATGTACCAATACCAATATTCGCCCATTTATCAACCGTAAGTAAGTTACTACTTTGCAAGCTGAGTAAATCGGGGTAAAATTGTTGAATTGGGTTCGGAGTGGCTGTTACAAAGGCTGTCGCCCCTCCCGCAGATGATGGGGGGTTTGTATCAGGAGCCGGCCCAATGTTAATGCATGCATTGCTATTAACGAAGAATACGCTGTTCGATGTTGTGCGAAGGTACATAAGACCATAGATATTACTACTGTTCTCATTCTTGGACTCTACATGAACAAATGCCCTTGGTTGTATTGTACCAATCCCAATATGGCCATATCTGTCAATGGACATTCCCGTATAGTTGGATGTACCGAACGTAGTATTAAGAACATTGGATGAGAGTGCTCCCTGATTGATTGTAAGGGACGATGTACCAATTGGGTTTGTATTTGCTACAGTTGAAGTTGGAGCGGGGGCATTGATTGTCGTAAGAGAAAAGTTAGCATTACTATTAACAACAATACCAGGTAATGACAGTGGGCTAAAAAGGGTTAACACACCTACGACATTCATACTACCGGACACAACAAGGGGTGTTCCATTCGCGGTTGAAATTACATTTGTCCAAACATTTGATGATTGAAGTGTTGTTTCAGTTTTCATCCCCTGCATAACATGTAGACCAGTGTTGGCAGCTGGAATCGTAGTACCGATTCCAATCGGGCCTGATAGGTAAGATGTACCACTCGATAAGACCTCAAACAGTTTAACATTTGAATTCGATACTTTTATAAGGGGTCGTACTGCGATACTTGATTGATATGCAGCGATGTTAATGTAGGACGTGTTAATATTAGAGGTTGTTGGGTTCGGTATGTAAACATCAGAACTAAATTGTACTGCGCCCGGAAACCTGGTACCTGTTGGAGTAACTCCCATCAAGGTTTGATTACTGTCCCCCCACCCTAATACAAATGCCTCGTTACTCATTCCCCAATTATAAAGTGCACCTAAGCTACTCTCAAACAGCATATAGGAATTCGAAGACGTCGAGTATATATGAATTAAGTTCGACTGGGCCGACTGTACCACAATTCGTTCCCGGTTACTAACCATGGAATCTACCGTTCTGTTACCAATTTGTATAGACATACCTCTATCATTTGATTATACATTTAAAAATTGTGCAAAAAATTCAAGCAAAAATTGATATAAAGTAAAGACATGTGTTATCAACCGGATACAGTTTACCTAACTCACAATGGATGTTATTGACAAAATGTTCTCCTCTGGTGGCGGCCCCGAGAGCGCGTCTGTTCTCGTTAACCACCAGATTGATAGCTACAACGAATTTCTTGATAAGAAGCTGACTCAAATCATTCAGGGCTTCAACCCTATTCAAATTTGCCAGAAATTTCAACCTGCGACTGCTGGGGCCCCTGTGGGTGTGGTGAGCGGTAGCGGAAACGCTGGTGGAACGAGTGCCATCGGTGGCGATTTCGCCCAGAAAATCTCAGTGTCCGTTATTAATCCGAGTCTGAGCAAGCCGTCGTTTCAGACTCAGGATGGAACGCAACTCATCATGACGCCACACCTGGCGCGTATTAACAACCTAACCTACGCCTCGCCGCTACACGTCGATATCCACGTGGTCTGCGAGGAGAAGAACGACGATGGTGTTATCGAGCGAACCGAGAGCAGCATTCATGGGGTCTGTTTGGGAAAGATTCCAATTATGGTGAAAAGCAAAGCATGTGTCCTGCAGACGATGCCTGGTGTAGCCGAGGGCGAGGGCAAAAAGGAATGTCGCTACGACCCAGGGGGCTATTTCATTGTGAATGGAAACGAGAAAGTGGTAATTTGCCAAGACCGCATTAGCGAGAACAAGACCCACGTCTTCTCCGGGGGTGCCGACGGGATGTCAGCCGAGATTCGGTCGATGCAGGATGGCGTCTTCCTGCCCCCGAAAACGACGATGATTAATTTATCGGGAAAGCCCAATCACATGGGGCGGGTGATGAAATTGAACACCAGCTTCCTGCGGTCGGAGGTGCCACTGTTCGTGATGTTTCGGGCGCTGGGGGTAGAAAGCGACCGCGATATCTTTCAACATATCGTCCTCGGGATGGACCGACCAGAGAATACCAAACTCATTACCGAGCTCTACGCCTCGGCGGAGGATGCCGCCGATATCCATACTCAGGAGGCCGCGCTGACCCATCTTCTCCGACTCCTGGGAATTACGGGGACGCCCCGCGAATACCTAGAAAATCCGGTGCAAGCACGGGGGGTTCTGTTAAATGTGATGAAGAATGACTTCCTGCCCCATGTCGGTCCGAGCTTTCGGAAGAAGGCACTCTATATCGGTTATATGACTCGGAAGCTGCTCAATATCCACCTTGGGTACCAGCCATGTGATAATCGCGATAGTTGTATGAATAAGCGAATTGACACCACTGGGGTGCTATTCGGCAATCTGTTCAGGCAATGCTATGGCAAGATGATTAAAGAAATGCGGAATATGGTGCAACGGGAACTGCACCTCTGGCGTGCGAACCAACAGCTCGCGACCAGCGTCATCTCGCCCTCAAACGTCCATCGGTTCTTCAAACAGACCACGCTGGAGTCGGGGCTGCGCTATGCGCTGTCGACGGGCAACTGGGGTGTCAAGACCCTTGGGTCCTATAATAACATTCGCCAGGGGGTGGCGCAGGTGCTGAACCGAATGAGCTATCTCAGCACCCTATCGCATCTGCGCCGCATCAATACGCCGATGGAGAAGAACGGCAAGCTGGTGCAGCCGCGGAAGCTGGATATCACCCAATTCGGTATGATTTGCCCTGCGGAGACGCCAGAAGGCGGTTCGGTTGGGCTGGTGAAGAATATGGCGATGAGCACCATGATTACCACCAGCATGAGCAGTGCCTATCTACGAACTTGCGTAGAGGACCTAGGGGTGTCTCTTTACAATGAGAGTGTACCCGACACACGTGTCTTTCTCCAGAAGATGGGGTCCCCGGAGAGCGCACAGGTGCTAATTAACGGTGATTTGATTGGATTTCACAGCGACCCAGCGACATTGTATGCGGCCCTTAAAGCGCTGAAGCGCCGTGGCGATATTCCGCCGCCGACGTCGGTGGTCTGGGACATTAAATACAGCACTATTACCATGAGCACGGAGGCTGGGCGGATGTGTCGGCCACTCCTGATTGTCGATGGTGGTACCTCGCTGCGAACGGATGCAATGGCCGGGCTCGCCCACAAAACCTTCAAAGAGTGCGTTGCACCCTTGGCGAGCGGGGGTGAGGCAGGTGAGGAAGGCTTCATCGAATATCTCGATGTTGATGAGGTCGATAAGAGTATTATTGCCATGATGCCGAAAGACCTGGTGCGAGGGACAAAGGGTGTCTCGCTGCAGTCGCGCTATACCCATTGTGAGATCCATCCGTGTCTGATGAATGGAGTCCTGGCAGCGAATATTCCCTTCTCGGACCATAATCAGGCCCCGCGTAATTGCTACCAGTGTCTCGATATTAATGAACCTGTGCTGATGGCGACAGGTGAGCGGCGCCCGATCAAAGATGTGCGGGAGGGCGACCTGGTTATTACCTTTGACCCGAAAACCCTGTATCCGAGTGTGACAAAAGTGGTGCACCAGTATATTCGGGAGACGGATAAAAAGATGTATAAGATTACTACGATTAGTGGGCGGACGATTGTGGCGACAGAGGACCATAAGTTTATGACGAGCGAGGGCTGGGTGGAGACGCAGCATCTGGATGGGCGGACGAAGATGGGTGTTCATATTGAGCCTGTGTATATGGAACATGGTGAGGGCGGAGATGCTGGGGGCTTCCATCTGCCTATTATGGCGCGAATGGTCGGCTATTTGGTAAACCATGGTACTTTGAGTAAAAACGATGCACTACGTGTAACTTTCGAATCGGCGATAGATGCTCGGCTATTCGAAGATGATGTTGAGCGGATTGGCTTTCCTCGAGAGGATATCGTTGCGGTTGATGATGGTGGGAGGCAAGTGACTCATACTGGTTTCCTAGTCAATACACTAAAAATGATGCTGGTGAAGGATGGGGTAGTTCCTGAGTGGATTCTCGAGGGCAGTGCCATGGTTAAGCGAGAGTTCGTGGCCGGCTTCGGTGGCCCGGATGGTTGCCAGAGGATTGTGATGGAGGAGGCGATGGTTGGGTTTATTCGGCAAATTCGCGAGCTCTATATTGAGTTGGGGGTTGCGGTATCCTATGATGCGCTTCTGCCGGACAGCGAAGATATCTTCTTCCGGTCCTACTTCGAGCGAATTGGTCATCGCTATAGTACTGCACGGATGCTCCGGCATGCGGCTGCCGTGGAGTTTATTCGATACAAGGAGTTCACTGCGGCAGGCGGGGGAGTAGGGGGTGGCCTGGACGGCGGCCTGGAAGGTACAGAGTTCCTCAATAAGAACCCTTTCATTAAAATGAAGACGGCTGGGGGCTCGCTATTCGTGCCCATTCTCAGTGTGGTGGAGACAGAGGTGCCGGGGCGGCTGATTTCGGATATTACTGTCGAGTCGTCGAACCACAGCTTCATTGCCGGACACGGGAACTTCACGTCGAGCAATTCGGCCATGGGGAAGCAGGCGGTCGGTCTCTATATGTCCAATTACAATCAGCGCCTCGATACCCTCGGCCATATTCTCAACTATTCACAGAAGCCCTTGGCCCGAACCCATCTGTCGAAGTTCACGCATTCGGAGTTCCTCCCTTCGGGAATCAATGCGGTGGTGGCGATTATGACCTATACGGGTTTCAATCAAGAGGATTCTGTGATGATTAACCAGTCGGCCTTCGACCGCGGCCTCTTCAGCAGCACCTATTACAAGACCTACCGCGACCAGTGTAATAAGAATCATAGTACTGGTGAGGAGGAGGAGTTCCGTCGGCCGGATGCGCCGGTGACTTCCGGAGTCAAGCCTTTCAACTATGATAAGTTGGGCACGGATGGCTTCGTACCCGTCAATACCGCGGTCGATGGAAACGATATTCTGGTCGGCAAGGTGATGCCGCATGTGGTCCAGGGCCACAATATGCCGCGGGATACGAGTATGCATATAAAGTGTAATGAGCACGGCGTTGTCGATGTCAACTACCAGGGAATCAATGCCGACGGCTACAAGTTCTGCAAGGTCCGGTTGCGGGAGCACCGCATCCCGGAGGTGGGCGATAAGTTTGCTAGTCGGTCGGCGCAGAAGGGGTCGCTTGGGATGACCTATCGGCAGGCGGATATGCCGTTTACTAAAGACGGAATTGTGCCTGACATTATCATCAATCCGCATGCTATCCCGTCCCGAATGACGATGGGACAGCTGCTCGAGTGTGTGATGGGGAAGGCCGCCTGTTGCCTGGGGGCGCTGGGCGATGCGACGCCTTTCAATGGATGCGGTGTTGAGGACATTGCCAAGGTGCTCGATGGCTATGGGATGGAGCGATATGGAAATGAGATTCTCTATGATGGCCGCTCGGGGGAACAAATCAGGACGGAAATCTTCATCGGGCCGACATTCTATCAGCGGCTGAAACATCAGGTCCAGGATAAGGTTCATAGCCGAAGCAATGGGCCGGTGGTTCTGCTGACGAGGCAGCCGGCGGAGGGGAGGGCGCGAAATGGCGGGTTGCGGTTTGGAGAGATGGAGAAAGATTGTATGTGTGCGAATGGGACGGCTGCGTTTATTAAGGAGCGGATGCTGGATGTTAGCGACAATTATCGGTTCTTCGTTTGCAAGAAGTGTGGAATGCTGGCGACGGCGAACCCGGAGAAGAATATCTATAAATGCAATACTTGCAAGAACACGGCGGACTTCGCCCAGGTGCGTGCCCCCTTCGCGTGCAAGCTGCTATTCCAAGAGCTGGAGACAATGAGTATCGCGCCCCGGATTATCTTATAAGTTCAAAGTATACTATAATTATAAGATTTATCAAAAATTATTATATATTGTTATATTAGAACATATTTCATATGGTCGACTACCTCAAGAAGAAGATGAAGACTTCGGATGGCAAGGTGCGCTACTTTTATGTTAAGACGAACGGTGATGGGACTAGCATGAGGGTTACCAAGGAGACCTATGATAAGTTTAAGGGTGTGTCGAATGGCAATGGCCCGACTCCCCCGATGTATAAGAAAAACGATAAGATGTGGTAAAGTAAGAGAATTGTTTTGTTATTTTTAAGATAAATATAATATGCTCACATTGCAGTATTTGAGCTAAAATATATTGATAATATGTAGTATCTTCGATGAGTCGCAGTGGCAGCAGCACTCGTACTCGTACCCCTACTGATAGCGGCAGTGACGTTAGCCCTAGCAGTAGTAGAAGCGGTAGTGAGGGGGAGGGGCCTTACGTAGACCCACGGGCCAAGAAGGCGCGTTGTATTCGCCAGGTAGCCGCTTTCAGCAAGATTATCGGCCCCGATCTGTTAGACAAGGCTGTCTTCGATCCGGAGTTTTTGGCTCTGCGCCTACCAATCGCTTCACCCAAGCTAGAGAAGCTTTTCGCGCAGATTAAGCATCTAGACGAAATGGATATGGTGGCGAGCGGTCGGCATTTTAAGCATATGATCTTCAGCGATGTGCCTTCGCCGGCGTACGGTGTGAAGGCTGTTGCATCCGCTTTTATTGCCAAGGGGTTTACGCCGGCGTTTGTGCAGCATTCCAAGGGATTTCAGATTTTAGGAGATGCGGAGCTGGCGAAGACGGCTGGCAATAACTTCGGTGTTCTAATGTCGAAGCCGCTCTTCGGTCGGCCGCTCAGCACACCTTTTAAGAAGAAGCTGCTCGAGACCTATAATGCGCGCCCGGACAACGAGAAGGGTGCGAATATTCGGTTTATTATTTTGGACCAGGGCTTCAAAGAGGGCATCGATCTGTTTGATATTAAGTATGTTCACCTCATGGAGCCGCTGGTGAATCCGGCTGACGAGAAGCAGGCTATAGGGCGCGGTACGCGTTTCTGTGGTCAAAAGGGCCTTGAGTTCAGTCCGCGGTACGGCTGGCCGCTATTCGTTTTCCGTTACGATTCGCGGCTCCCCGAGGGGGTGCTGATGTCTGCGTTCCATCTTTCTTATTCCAATATTGATATTCGGAAGGTAGTGCTGGCAGCGGAGCTGGAGCGGATTGCCGCGGCGACGGCGGTCGACCACGACCTGACGGCACCGGTGCATAGTTTTAAGGTGCCCCCGCCTCCGGCACTAATGGTGGCTTCAGGAGGGGCGAAATCTCGTTCTCATTCTTCAGACTATGTATCTGCTTTATCGGCGATTCCTCCTCCGAAGCGCTTGTCCCATGATCGGCTCGCCAAGTATATTTCCACTAATTTCAAAGAATTCAAGTACCCGACGGCGAAGCTAGAGAATCGGTGTATGGATGGAGGGGCCGCATACTCTATAGTCGATTTCACTCCTTCCCAGAACTTCATTCGCCACTATTTCACCCCTGCCAATCCCTATAAAGGTATGCTTCTCTACCATAGCGTCGGCACTGGCAAAACTTGCACGGCCATCGCCACAGCGACCTCCTCTTTCGAGCCAGAGGGCTACAATATTATGTGGGTGACTCGGCATACGCTGAAGTCGGATATCTTCAAGAATATGTTCAAACAGGTTTGCAGCATTGTCTTCCAGAAGGCACTGGCCGCGGGGACGATGAAGATGCCCACCAAGATGACGGGGCTGATGGGCCACTTGAGCGACCGTTGGGTGCAACCGATGTCCTATAAGCAGTTCAGTAATATGTTGCTAAAGAAGAATCGGTTCTATACCGAGATGGTGCGCCGCAATGGTGCCGCCGACCCGCTGAAGAAGACGCTGCTGATTATTGACGAGGCCCACAAGCTCTATACCGCCTCGGGGCCGGCCAGCGAGAAGCCGAATACGGCGATTTTGGAGGAGATGATTAAGAATTCCTATGAGGAGTCGGGGATGGATAGTGTCCGGGTGCTCGCCATGACGGCGACGCCTTTCACCGAGGACCCAATGGAAATGATTAAGATTCTGAATCTAATGCGTGAGGATGGCGATGAGATGCCGGCGGAATTTGATGACTTTGCGACCAAGTACCTTGACGCAGGGGGCAAGTTTACTGTTCGGGGCTCGTCGGCGTTTACCGAAGACACTGCTGGCTATATCTCTTACCTCAACAGGTCATCGGATGCTCGCAATTTCGCCTATCCGGTTATCCAGAATATTGTTGTTCCGATGTCGGAGGCGCCACCGGAGCCACCTGAAGGCGAGAAGGCACCACTTCCTGCAGATGGGCTGAAGAGCCGCCTTGCGGATATGAAGGACGCATTTAAGGCCGCCAAGAACGATAAGCGCCTTTTGATTAAAGATACCAAGGCGGATGGGCGGGGTGATTATAAGGTGCTGGTGGAGGCGGCGCGCGAGGGCGTTGCCAAATGCAAGACCGACATTGATGCCCTCATTGCGGAGACCAAGGCGGTGCTGGCAGCCGATAAGGCCGCTTGTGTGGACCTGAAGCTGAAGGGGGCTGCGGCAAAGCTTTGCAATTCGCAGGCGACTCTTAAAAGTAAGGCGGCGACTGCCGAGCTGAAGGAGCGAAAGAAGGCCGAATGCGTCTTCGGACCGACGCAGCGGGGTATCGTGAAGGGCGAGCATGCGACAACACTTAAGGCGGCCCTAGAGGAGGTCGAAGCCAAGTTTGCGGAGAGCCAGGCGGGTTATTTGGAGGCGAAGGCGACCTACGATGCCCTTAATACCGAGAAGAAAGCGAATTCGGTGATGATTAGCACACATAAGGCCCCTATGATGGAGCTGCGAATGGAATACAAGGGGCTCCAGCGAAAAATTAACAGGGCCCGGGAGGGGATTAAAGCAATTCGCAAGAAGGTTGCCAAGCGGGAGGCGCAAAAGAAGTTGCGGGAGGGGATGGTGGTACCCTTTAATGAAGCAAAGGCTAAATATGCCTCTGTAAGCAATGTGGTGAAGGCGATGCGGACCAAAAATAAGATTATTCGCATCAAGCAGGGGGCGGCAACCCTCGGGGATATCAGTCAGGTGACTGCGATGAATAGAGACTGCTTTGGCGAGAAAAAGTCGAAGTAGAGGGAGATGGAGACAGAGGTTGTGATGGGGTTAAGGAAAGGCTCGATAGTCTGGGGGGCGGCGTTTGAAATCGGCTAGAAGGCGCCCTGGAGAACGCAGTCGTGTTATTGCATTCGGGATTTGTATTTTTTGATGAATGATAGTGGTTCGGGGAGCCACGAGCATTGTAAATGGCCAGATCGTAGGTTTTAGCGGTCGATAAAGAGCGTGTGGTTTTGTAGGCTTCCATATTGGCAACTCGGCGGCGACCAACAATAACGAGTCGCTTGAGTTCGTCGTCGACACCGTCGAAGAAACCGTTAGGTATGTCGACGAACTTATTTGTCCACAGGTACTTGGATACCACATTGACATGGAGTGTGATTTCACGCGAAAGGGGTTTGTGTGGTGACTGGGAGCGGGTATAGTATTCGGCGTCAGGGTCGAGTTCGACTTCAACGCGAGGGAGGGGGATGCGGGCTGGTTCGTTGCCAGTATCTGGGGAGGGTGGACGTTGTTTGGTGTTTTCTACTTTCTCTTCTTCCTCTCCCTCTTCATCTGATTCTTCGGCCCTGTCATTAAAGCGAAAGTGATTCGGTGAAGGCCATTCATCATCGTCTTGTTCGTCACCATTATCATCCATTTAAGATTTCTTGGTGGAATATGATATTATATATATCATATATAATATATTTATATTATATATGATATATAATATAAGCCTCAGTGGATATATTATACACAGATATATTATTAAAAATATCGGTGATGTTATAAATATATAGCCATCAATCACACATCATATTTAGAGTATATATATTGATATCTATAACCAACCCTTATCAATAATTATCGTCATATATAAAATATACCCTCTAATTTATATAATATATGTTAATATATCTGATAATTCAAAGAGAATAGATGATATTGCTGGATATTGAGTAAATCGTAATTTAGTTTAGCCGTGTGTCGTTTTTCTTATATGTTTAGAGCGAAATTAAATGTGTGTTTAAGATATAATGCCGGGACTATTTGATACACCACAGTCGGGTTCGCCACCACCCCGTAGGCAGCTGTTTGGTTTGTCTGGAGAAGAAAGGACGCCTGTTCGTACGCCCCCACCTCGAAGTCGACGAGCCAAACCAAATCGGGGTATTGGTCCTCCGACAACAGTGGAAGTAATAGAAAACGGAAATATTATTGGTTATAAAAAGCAGCTTGAAGAAAACGAAAGAAATATTCTAAATATTCTAAATCTTCTTGCCCAAGATTACAAAAACTACTTTGTTTTGCCAAGTTATCCCCTTTCAGCTGAAAGGACCCAGTTTGCAATTTTCCCTAATAAAGGAAACACTATTAGTGACATACTTAAAGGACTCGAAATTATACACCCCCTTATAATTCTAAAGGCCCTTGTTAATGTTGCTAAAGGCATTGAGATATTGAATACAGTTACAGTTCCACATATTGTTCATAACGATATATATGGAATGAATATCGTTATTGGTACAGATGGAGTCGGGAGAATATTAGATTTTGGAGAAGCGGCTACATACATAAATAGCACAGATAACATAAAAATAAACACTACAATAGAGGACAAAGACTACTGTCCACCCGAGTACCTATGTAAAAACACAGATACCAACACTGTTAAAGAACGCCTGGGTAAATTATATTCCGGGTCCGGGGAATTTAGCAAGTTATATCAACAAATACACTCACGAAAGCTCAACACACTTGATTGCTCTGGGATTGAGATTCCAACAATTTACCCGAATAAAATTGATATCTATTCTTTGGGAATCCTTTTTATCAATTGCTGCGTCTATATAAATAAGCTAGCTCCCACTTCTAAGAACTGGTCGGAGAGCTTCGATTTTAAGCGATCATCTTTATACACTATTATTCGGCATATGACCAAGGCGAATCCTGTGGACCGGCTCACACCTGAAAAAGCCCATGAACTGCTTGATGCATTGATTAATAATAGCATTCCGAATGATAAGTTAAGTCCAGTATCAGCATCTCCTGTTTCAGTGGATATTGACGGAGGTGCAAAATCAAGAAAAAAGAAACCGGCTATGTCTAAAGGTAAATCATTGCCACGCCGGTAATAACCGCGAGGGAACTAAATCCCCAAGTGACATCTCTTATCATAATGGGCCACGACCACGCTTCGAACATTGACCCAGTGGTAAAATTAAACACTCCATAGAGGACAAAACCGTAGAGTGCACCAGCGGCGGCGCCAGCTAGGAATCGCGTCCAAGCGGTGGTATCTTTATTTTTGAGATAGGATGCTGCCAGAGGCAAGCAAATAAATACCCAGCCAATGGCCATTGTGGTATAGGCTAAGATGGCTTGCAGCCAAACACGCTTTAGGTTAGGCTCTTTGCCACTAATTGCTTTTACATAGGGTCCATAGGTTTTATTGCTTAGAATGACATAAGCGAAGTCGATGGCAATATAGGCGATGGCGAAAAGGGCGAGAAGGGCTGTGCGTTGCATATGTCCTTGGCTCTAGTAACCGACGAGAAAAAAGAAAGGGGGTGTTAGTTAAATCTTTAGATTACATAATGGGCAAACGCGATTGATGGCTAGCCAGGCTGTTAAACAGGGTTCGCAGAATGTATGTCCGCAGAGGGCAATACGTAGCATTCGCTTTGTATCTCCGCCCTCCTCGAAGCAAATTGGACACTCTTCAGCATTTGTATGTATATGTTCAAGAACAATTGGGGGTGGTGAAGGTGGCGGAAGAGGTGCAACATGAACGACAGATATCGGCACAGAGGCTGTTCGTGGCGATTCGGCGTTAACACATCGCACTAGTTCTCGCGCACAATAGCTAATCATAAAGATGCCGATGGCTCCGCCAACAACAGTGGTTATATAGAATGTATTAACGCCTTCCATTATTATGAGTGGTGCCTATATGAATAATCGCATTTCATTTTTAATCCAAAAAATTGAGAGGGTATAAGAAGATGAGTGGAAACAAGCAAAAATGTATCAATCGAATATCCGCGACCGCAAGCACAAGTCCTCGCAAAACAAGAAGAGCGACCGGGAGCTGGTGGTGCCCGATGCCGACCAGGAGTATGCGTTGGTTGTATCGATGATGGGGAATGGGCGGGTTAAAGTGTTGTGTGCCGACGGTGTTGAGCGGACTGGGCGCATTCGCGGATCGATGCGCTATTCGCGACAGAAGGTCATTATTGAGGTGGGCGACCTGGTTATCGCGAGTGGGCGCGGCTTCGATGATACAATGGATATTATTCACAAGTTTAACCACGAGGAACAGAATGCCATGGTGCGGCGGAAGGAGCTCCCTGAGTTGCTGATTACGGCGATTACCAAGCCGGATATGATGGCGGGGGATGGGGACCAGTTCGTCACTTATGCGGATGAGGCCGATATTGATAAGATTTGAGCCCTGCAAACAGGGCAAGTCGCGCTCAACGTTAGCCACCTGGTGATGCAATGGTCGCAATAGGTATGGTTGCAGGCGCTTATTTTTCTAACGATAGTTTCGCTGCTATGGGTTTTTAGGCATATAGGACATTCGTTGTCTTGGCTCTCTTGGCTTGTGTTAACAATAATGGGCGCAATAGCATCTATATCCAAAGGAAGGGCCTCTTCCAAAGGAATAGGAGGGGGTAGAATAAAGAACATATCCTCGAGTTCTTGCAGTGAGGCACTGGTGTCTTGGAGAGATAGGATATCCAGATAGTTAATGTCTTCGGCGTAGGTATTGACATTGTTTATATGTTCCTGGGCTTCTCGGGGGAGAAGGGTCGAAAGGACCATCAGGAACTCATAATGGCAACTTAGCATATGCAGGAGGAGGATAACCGAGTCTTCTGTTTCTCTTTCGCAACCATCGACCGGACATCGCATATCTGACCTATTATTTTTCCTCTACCATTCTCTCTTAATATCTTGAAAATTGAATTATGTCTGGGTTTATTGGCTTATAAAAAGGTGAACAGAATGGGCGAAGTAACGATTCAATACATCTCCGACCTCCATATCGACTCGAATCGCTGCTGGCCGGATATTATCCCGGTCTCCAAGAATATCGCCATTTGCGGCGATGTCGGTAGTCCATTCGACCCCTTAGTCAAGGAGTTCTATGCCGAAATGGTGGCCAAGTTCGAACGGGTATTCGTTGTCGCCGGGAACCACGAATACTATTGGAATGTTATTGCCGATGTCGACGATGAAATGGGACGCATTCCAGGAATCATCTTTCTCAATAATACTAGCTACGATTTGACTGACGAGATTCGCATTCTCGGAACAACCCTTTGGTCAGATATTGACCGGAATATGCATCGGACAGCGTTGCCAAACGATTATCGGAGGATTTACACCAATAAAGGTATCCTTCTGACTTTCGATGATACGATTGACATGCATAATGATGCGGTCGCTTGGTTGGATAGGGAAATTTATACGGCCTCGGCCGAAGGAGGACCTAATAAGCAAGTTCTCATCCTAACACACCATGCGCCCTTGAACATCATGAATGGCAAATTCATTGGAACGCCCAGGGAGTCGGCTTTCGCCACCGACCTCATGCATCTCTTCCGGAATCCTGTGGTGGGCTTTATCAATGGCCACACCCACCAGAACATGACCTGTTGGCATAATGGGATTTCGGTCACGTGCAATGCAGTTGGCTATAAATCTGAGGCGCTTGACTACAACCCTGGCGCGATATTCAAGTTTGCTTGGCAAATGTGTGACCAGAATCGACTTAAGAAGAGGCGCATTGTATAGAATACTATAGTGGTTGTGTTGTTATACCACCACTTACTAAAACAAAAATGATTATCGACGATTACATCGATTATTGCAAGACATATCAAGCGAAATATGGCGATAACTGTGTGGTGCTGATTCAAGTCGGTGATTTTTTTGAACAGTACCGGACGGACTCGGAGGGGGCGGATATTCATAAGATTTGCGATATTTGCAATATCCAGGTAAGTCGCAAGAACAAGAACATTTTGGAGATTTCGCGAAGCAATCCGCTAATGTGCGGGTTTCCTCTTGGCGCCCTACCGAAATATGTGCAGCTACTATTGCAAAAGGATTATACCATTGTTTTGGTTAAACAGCTTACGACCCAACCAGATGTGAAGCGAGGGGTAACGGAGATTCTGAGTCCGTCGACATCAATGATGCCGGCCGGTGGCGATGGCAACTATTTGATGGTCCTTTACTTTGATGGACCGCTGATGGGGGCGGGCATTGTCGATTTGACCACGGGACGTTCAGCTGCTTACGAGGCGAGTGGCGGGCGCGATGCGGCTTTCGCCTGCGATGAGGCTGTACGCTTGGTCAATGTCTATAATCCCTCCGAACTCGTTCTAATGGGCACACTCGATGGCGGTGCGCGCGAGATTTTGCGGGGGCGGCGTTTTTTGGAGCGCCCGGCGGAGGTCTGGTCAATTAGTTATCAAAATGCCGTTTTGGAACGGGTTTTTGGGCGCACCGCTGGGATGCTATCGGCTCTGGAGGCCATTGACCTCGAGCGCCGCCCTACGGCGAGTGCGGCATATTGTCAGATGCTGCAGTTCGTTCACGAACATAATGAACAAATTCTCTTTAAACTACAGCGACCGGAGATTCTCGATGAGGGTGGTCGGCTAATGCTCCACTATAATGCAGCCAACCAACTTAATCTGGTGGGGGGTGAACGCCCGCTACTCACTATTGTCAACAAATGCCGAACGGCCTTTGGCGGGCGCCTATTTAAGGAACGGCTATTGCAGCCCTTGAATGAGATGGGTCGCGAGGAGCTGGAAGACCGCTACAATAAGGTGTCGGCGATGGCGGATGGTGGTCGATATGTGGGGGTGCTAAAAGAACTGTCTGGGATTATGGATTTGGAGCGCGCGACGCGGCGCATTGCGTTGGGAACGTTCCCACCTGCGGATTGGCCAGCGTTTCATAGTTCGTTGGAGGCAGCTGGGCGCCTGAATGTAGATGTTGCAGGTGTTCAGGCGGCCTATACAGATGTACTTGACTTGGATGAGGCGGCAAAGCACCTCTTGACGGATATCAAGGGTTCGTTCTTTAAGCGTGGTCTTTATGCAGATATTGATAAGTTGGTGGACGATGGTTTGCGGGGGCTGGCGGAATTTAAACGGGTTGCAGCCATGGTTTCGCCGAAGGGGGAATGTCGACTGGATTGTAATGAGCGCGAGGGCTACTACTTGACGATGACGAAGAAACGCTTCGCGGCATGTGTGGTTGAGGATATTGCGCCCCTGCGGCTGGTGACGCGCCCGATTAGCACCAATAGCACCATCCTAAAAATTACAAATGAATCGTTAAATATTGTTTCTGATAAAATTATTGCTGGGCAACGTCGGATTGGGGCGATTGTCAGCGAAAAGTATCGAGCTTTTATGCGCGCCTTTAGCGACCAATGGTCCGACCCCCTTGCGGCCATTATTGCAGAATTGGCGGCGATGGATGTGGCGGCAGCGTGTGCCCAGGTTAGTGTGGAATTTAAGTATTGTAGACCGACATTTGGAACTAGCGTAAGCGCTTATATTAATGCAAAGAATATGCGCCATCCGATTATTGAACGACTTCACCAAAAGGTGCCTTATAAGGCGAATGATATTGCACTTGGCATGGGACTTGGCTCTAATGCAAAGGCCGGACTACTACTTTATGGTATTAATGCCTCTGGGAAGAGTTCCCTTATGAAAGCCATTGGGTTGAATATTATTCTAGCTCAAGCCGGAATGTTTGTTCCTTGTGATTCCTTTGAATTTCATCCTTACCAACATCTATTTACCCGGATTTCAGAAGGGGATAATATTTATCGGGGACAGAGTAGTTTTACGGTAGAGATGACAGAGTTACGGAATATTCTGGCACGGGCGGATAAGAATAGTTTGGTTCTCGGCGATGAACTCTGTGCAGGGACGGAAGCGGTGAGTGCGATTTCGATTGTGGCTGCCGGGATTAATATGCTGAGTCAGGTGGGAGCCTGTTACGTTCTGGCCACCCATTTACACGAATTGCAGACAATTCGGGTGGTGGCCGCCGCTGCGGCGACAACCCTTCGTATTTGTCATATGCATGTGGAGATTGATGCTGATAATAGGATTGTCTATGACCGACAGTTACGCGATGGTAGTGGGAGCCCTTTGTACGGACTCGAGGTCTGTCGTGCCCTTTTGCTCCCCGAAGCGTTTTTGAAGGTGGCGAATGCTGTGCGACAAGAAGTGCAGAATATTCCAAAGAAGCTCGTTTCTCCACAGCGTTCGCGTTATAATGCCGATGTATTTGTTTCTTGGTGCGGCCTTTGTGGCGGGTCGGCGACTGAAACACACCATATTAAACAACAGAAGGATGCTGATGCATCGGGGTTCATTGGACATACTCATAAGGATGCCTTGAATAATTTGGTTGTTCTATGTGAAGCCTGTCATGTGAAGCAACACACCGGTTCTGAGAAAATCGAAGGTTATGTGGCCACGAGCGAAGGGGTGCAATTGATTTCGAAGAAGGTTATTATTGCATCTTCTGAGACAAATATGGATATGGATATGGATAAGTTACGTAAACACCTATGTTATGGCATCGGTGGGTGGAAAATGAGGGTAAGTGGGAAGGGGCGTTGGTTCGCAAGGAACCCATCTGGGTTACTTAAGATTCAACAAGTGATGGGGACTGGACCTCTTCAGTTAGATGACTTGAAAGAGGCTCTGTTTGATTCCGCTGGGTAATATACAAAATGAGAACAACAACGCAGGGGGTAATTCTATCTTGGCATGGAGTTTGTGCCACAAGGCTCGTTAGCGTAGGGCGTAATATAAAAGTATAGTAAATATTTTCTAATTGTTCGGCGGCATCTGTTAAGGTCTTATTAAAAAGAGTATAAGCATTGACGTAATTTCTACTACTGGTCTTTTTTTCGGCTAAATTCACTACAAGTGTATGTATCTGGGAGAGCGGTCGGCAAAACATATGGGAGAGGAATATTGAGAAGTCTATTGCCGATGAATGGCGTCTCTGCTTTAAATACGGGGTTTGGTGCTTATGGCTTATTGGCTTATTGGTTCTTTCTAAAGTAAGCGGTTTTGTCGAAGATGGAGTGTATTTATGCGACTGTAATGGTGTGATTAAATCATTAAATGCGCGCGAAACGCGCTAGGTTAGACTGGCTTCTTGCAATAGTAGTTCTATGTAAATCGGTTCGCGCCCTCTTTGGGTTTTGGCTAACATATGGTCCAGGGCAGCGGCGGCGCGAATAAAGGTGCTAATGGCGGCATCGCTTTTGCCCCGTTTTTTAAATAGGTTGAGGAGGTCGACTACGATATCCGCGATACCGATATTCATTTGGCATAGTTTATAGGATAATTCACGAATCTTTTCGATAGACATAGTCATCGTGAACTCGGATGCCAGGGGTGGATAATTAAGGGCGATTAGGTCGTCGTCGGGTGCGAGGAGGGCGCGTACCAGATTACGGGTCTTTATCTTTTTAACCTGCGCTGTGGGGACATCGAGAAAGGTCAGTATTTCGCGCACTTGTTCTGGAGTGGGTAGTGGTAGTCGAAATAGGCTAAAACGGCTATTAAAAGACGTATCTATGTTCGAGATGTGGTGGGTGGTACAAATAAAGATGATATTATGGGAATGTCGTTCAACGAAGACTTTGAAGGCCTCAAGGGAGCCGCGCTTAATTTGGTCGATTTCACGAACCAATAGAATATGGCGCTCGCTATGGAGGGCGCGTGATAAGACAATGGTTTGAACAAAATCGTGAAGGGCCGCATTATCTTTCGGGGCATCCGGATGGGCGAGGTTGAGCTCGAGATAATAGCCGCATTCTGTATAAGGCAGACCTTTATCCGAAACACACTCGGTTTTCGTGAATGGGCCGAATGTTTTGCGGGCGGCGTGTTCCCATATCATTTCTAATGGGAAGCCGGTGGCGCCGAATAGTACAATATTTGGCATACATTGAGTATTACAGAGTAGATTGGCAATACGTTTATGGGCTGGGAGAAATTCCAGGATGGTTTCAAACTGGGCCTTAAAAGCCAACCAGGTAGGCGGAGGGGTGATTTTTTTTGTCTTTTGGTCCTGCATTAAAGGATTACATCCAAGACATCTTTAATGTCGGATAGTCAAAACCCATACAAAGTATTGGGGTTGCCATCTTCAGCGAGTCTGATGGATGTAAAGGCGCGCTATTTAACTTTGGCGAAGCTGCACCATCCTGATAGAATGATGTCGGCGGCACCAGAAGAGCGGATGAAACACGAAGAGATTTTTAAGAAGATTAGTCGGGCTTATAATACTATTAATACTGGTGGGGCTGTGGGGGGCAGCGGTATAGGCGGTATAGGTGGTGACTGGGACTGGTGTAAAATTTGGGAATCATTTATGAACGATGAGAATATCCAAAAAATAAAAGAGATAGTGAAACGGGCTGTTGAGCTAGCTGATAGAGTGCGGGAACAAGAAGGGTTTGATGGTGGAACGGGAGAAGGCAGTGGAGAAGGCAGTGGAGAAGGATATGTACCAACCAAATGCTGCGCACACGTAATGGTTACTCTCGAAGAAATATTTAAAAAGAAGCGCAAGAAGATACGAGTCTGGGTAAGGCCGGAATCGTGTTCGGCAGATGCCAAACCGGTGCCCGTATCTGTTGCCCTTGAATGTACTCGCGGAGCAACAGTCTTTTATGGCGCCTGTCCGGATGGGCGCGATTTGATGGTTACTACAGGGGTTGTTCCACACGCAACCTATATGCTCGATACCCTCATCAATCAAGTGGACCTATATCATACACGTGAAATATGTTTGGCCGACTATATGTCCGGTGGACGCTGGGAGATTCCTTACCTCGATGGGACAAGTGTGATATACGAATTGGCGCCCTTTGCTGATATTACGCTCCCCCTTGTTTTTAAAGGTATGGGAATGTGGAGGGAACCGGAATCGTCCCTGATTGTAATGTGGAAGCTAGTTTTACCAAAAGGAATGGATGGTTTGGAAGAATTTGGGGTGCGTGAAATTGAAATTTTGAAAATTTGGGGCGGCGGCCAGACGCAGACGCATCTGGAAATCGAAAGTGATTTAAAGCTTTAACAGAAGTATAAAGTATCCAAAAGATGCCCGCCAAGAAAGCCCCCGTTGTTGTTGCCAAGCCGTCCACCCCCGCCGCCGCCACCCCTGTTGCCGTCGCCCCTGCTAAGGCAGTGGCTGTCGCTGCGAAGGGCGCTGTCAAGGCACCGATTGTTGTGCCCGCCCCGAAGGCGGCGGCGGTTGCTGCTGTGCCGGTGGTGGTCGCCGCCCCGGCCGCTGATGCCCCGGCTGCTGATGTTGTTTCGGACGACGAGGCATCTCTGAACATCCTGATTGAGAAGTTCGCTTCTATGGCATCGGCCTTCAAGGAGTTCCAGGTACTGCTGAAGGCACACCAGAAGGTGTTCGGTCGCCTGCAGAAGCAGTCGAAGAAGGCCGAGAAGAAGCGCGCGAATGCCCGTAAGACCCAGAGCGGCTTCGCCAAGCCCTCGAAGCTGTCGAACGAGCTTTGCGACTTCCTGAAGGTGCCCCACGGTACTGAGATGGCGCGCACTGCTGTCACCAAGCTGATTACCAGCTATATCAAGGAGCACAAGCTGAACGACCAGGCCAACAAGCGTAAGATTCTGCCTGATGCGCTCCTGAAGAAGCTGCTCAACTACTCGCCGGAGGCCGGTGAGGAGCTAACCTACTTCAACCTGCAGCGTTACATGAAGCACCAGTTCGTGAAGGCCGAGCCGGCTGTGGTTGCTGCTTAAATTATTGCGTGTGTTGTGTCATTTATTTTTATAATAACTTGTAAAAACAATTTTATTTGGAGGCGTTATAGCGCTTTACTTCTTATTGGTCTTGGCCTTGGCATCCTTCTTGCCACCACCCATACCGCGGTTAGCAGGGTTTATTCTCGGTGCATGACCAAGCTTCGCGAACATATCAGCTACATCAGCGACAGACTCATTTACCTTCTTTAGGGCGGCCTTGGCTTTTTCAGCAACCTCTTTCTCATGTGCTATTGCTGCCATGCGATCCTTACGTTCCTGGAGCGTACGCGCCCGAAGGCCGGCCTCTTCGACATCATCCTTATGCTCTTCCCGATACGCCTTAATGGCAGCATCCTTTGCAGCCAGCTGACGTGCAAGAGCTGCAGACCGCTGAAGAGCCTTAACCTTTGCGAGAACTGCATCCTGTTGGACTGCAGACTGGGCACGCGAAGCCTTATAGGTTGCTGCACGGCGAGAAACGGCGGCGGGACCCTCCATCTCCATACCAGTCCGGCGAGATGCCTTGCGTGCGGCGGCTGATGCTAGCCGGCGAGCGAGGGAGGCGACCTCCTTCTCAGCCTTAATAGCTGCAGTAATTGCTGCTGACTCAGCACGACGGAGTCTATCGATATCCATTCCAATTGGGCTTGACATTATTGTTGGTTTTGTATAATAATACCTGAGATTTTAAACGCGCATTACACTGCACCTAAATATACCCAATTCGGCATTTCTCTACGGGCCTGGGACGATACCGTTGTTAGGGCCGATAGTAAATTACAGGCCAGTGCAAATTTACGGTCGCCACCATGAATAATTAGCTGCCGCATCTCTTTCGCAAAAAACATAATCACCTCCTCATTAATGGTCGCTTGATGCAAATCGTTTATACGGAGCGCCGTGGTATAATGTCGATTCAGGTCATTGAATGCATAGCAAACATCAACCACCTGTTGTGACGATAAGTTCGCAAACCAATCCATATTAGTATAAAAACCAAGGCGGTCAAATTCATACAATGCATTCATATAGGCATCGCGGGTGGTTGCTGGATTATCTAGGGCGGCTGCCACCAGTTCCGTTTCCGTTAGTGGAACCTGAATTTTATTAAGGCGGCGCAAATCCCGTGGGGCTATCTTACTCCTGGTATACGGATTCCAGGGGCCGAGAGCCTTTATCGCATATTGAAGATGTTGGGCACTAAAAGCATATATTTGGCCCCGTTCGTCGGTATACGTAAACACGTTGTCGGGTGGCAATTCAGAGATTTTATCAAAGGTGAATGGGTCAGTATCGTTCACTGCTTTATCGGCGGGTGGTCCTGCGAGGGGGCGCGTGCGCCAAGTCTTTTGGGCATGGGCGAGGGAGGCAACGAACTTCGGCCGCTGGACTAATTTCCAAATATTATGTGTGAGTTCCGTTAGAATCGCCACATATTGGGCCTTCGTTTTGCGCTTATTGTTTATTTTACAGTTATACTTCCCATACCATTCGCGTAACATTTCGAGAGTAGTAATATGCGAGAATACCGCCGTCAGGTTCGTCGGAATGGCTTCGAGGCGGGAGAGGTCGGTAATATTATATGGATTAAATGCGTCGGTGGGTTGTGGCAATACATCAATAATCAGTTGGTATAAGTTGCTATGAGCTGCTGCGGCGGCAGTCGTATGTGTTTTACAGAACGAGGTATTAGCAAGGCCAGGGGCAGTACATCGACAGTTCAGGTTGCGCTTCCAATAGATGCATTGTAAAGAGGCCATAGGTCCTATACCCTTCTTATGAATATATAGGGTATTTTCCTTTAAGGTATAAAAGATGGCGCATGGTGTGGCGCAATAAAAGTCAGAAGAAAAATTGAATTCCTTAAAAAGGATTTAAGCCCACAAGCATTATAATAATCACAATGGCTAACAACGTTCTTCTCGTCAAGGAGTTCAACCCTGCTCTCATCTCGTACAGCGCGATTAAGACTCTCGAGTCTGGTGCGCGCTCGCTCTTCGTCAACTATGAGAACAACAAGGTTCTCGTGCAGCTCCCTTGGTGCCAGATTCCGTATGGTATCAATGATACAGAGTTCGATGGTTCCCCTGCGAAGTCGTTCAAGCTGACGCTCTCGATGCGCGGTTGGGAGGGTGCTGACCCGAAGATGAAGGCGCTCTATGATATGTTCCGTGCACTGGAGAACAAGTTTATCGCTGATGGTATCACGAACTCGCTGACTTGGTTCAAGAAGAAGACGATTAGCGAGGAGACACTGAGGACGATGTTCAACGCGATTGTCAAGCACGATACTGATAAGGAGTCGGGTGAGATTACGAACAAGTACCCGCCGACGTACAAGGTCAAGCTCCCTCATGACATGAAGACGGGTGGCTTCACGTTTACCTCGCTGGATATGGCTGAGCGTCAGGTAGACTTCGCTGAGATTAAGCCGAATGTCAAGGGTGGTCGTGCGCGCCTCATCATTCAGCTATCGGGTCTCTGGTTCGCTGGTGGTGGCTTCGGTGCCACTTGGCGTGTGTATCAGGGTCAGTTTGACCCGTCTTACCAAGTTACCGGTGCCGTAAAATTTCGCAAGGAAGACGACGAGGATGACGTCGTCCTAGGTGGCGCTGAGGAGGATGACGACCTCGCAGATGCGGCTCGGGAGGCGGCCGCTTACAAGGCCAAGCCTGTGGCTGCTCTTCCGGCGCCGCCTGTCAAGGCCAAGCCTGTGGCTGCTCTTCCGGCGCCGCCTGTCAAGAAGGCACCTGTCGCTGCACCTCCTGCTGAGGAGGACGACGAGGAGGCTGTTGAGGCAGAGGCCGCAGATGAAGAGACTGACGATGCAGAGGCAGAGGCAGAGGCAGATGAGGAGGTTGAGGACGATGAGCCTCCTCCTCCTCCTCCGCCGCCCCCGCCTCCTCCGGCGGCTGCTAAGAAGACGCTGAAAAAGAATGTTGCAAAGGCCTAGAAAACTAATAGTAAGAAACGAGTATAATCAAAAGAATAAACATTAAAAAACTGTGTACAATATTTCCTTTTAGTGTTGGACAGCCTGCATCGCTAGCCAGCTCATTTTGACTTGATGTAAACATCGAGTAAAGACTCCCAATGAACATATAGACATTTTGGTTCGACAGAATAAAGAACAGTATCGCTGCATAAAACGCCAGTTTCACGTGTTTGCCAGTATTTAAACTTGCAGCATTCGAAATCGCGTAATCTATTTTTTTATCGGGAATTTGAGGCGAATATTCCATACCGCCTATTTGCTTTACTTTTACATCACATAAAACTTAGTTATTTTATCAAAAGGCATCCCATTGAAAGTTGATGCCCCTACCGTTGTATAAGCACCCATTTCGACCCATTCTAACCAATCGCCGACAGCCAAGTCAGGCAAAGGGCAGGTCGCCACGACATCGAGGCCATCGCATGTTGGACCGAAGATGATACTATTTTTATTTTTGTTATTATTTTTGTTTTTTGCGTCCATTACATTCGGAAGCGGGGTGGCGTGGTCATAAAGAATGCAGTTGAAGGAACCATATATTCCATCGGAAATCCAATAATGGGTATCTTTCTTTCCATAAATTTGGGTATACAAGGTCGCCGCCGACTGGGCAAAGAAACGCCCAGGTTCGGCAATAAACTGTATACCGCCACCCACCTGGGCTGCACTTTGCACGGCGGCAGCGACCTTTTTAATCTGACCTGGCACAAACCCGCCACCAATATCCACTATCGTGAGTACAAAGCCATAACTACGCGCTAACGAAATAAGACTATAACAGTCAGCAATGGCATCCGTAAAAGCCTCTGGAGAGGCGGAGCCGCTCCCAACATGGAAGCTAACCCCAACAATATTAATACTATGTCTCTTAGCCGCCTGGAGCAGACCGGACCATTCGTGCTTCACGGCGCCATACTTATTACTTAGTTGGCATCGGGCATTTGGGTCGCTGGCCTGAATTCGCAGAATAGCTTCGAATGGGGTGGTCGCCTGGACCTGTCCCAGCTTGGCCAACTCGCATTCTGAATCAAATGTAGTTAGAGTTACGCCTGCCTGAGCGGCATACTTAATATCCGGCATTCGTTTACAGGGGTTCGCATAAAGGATGCGGTCTGGAGACGTACCTGTGGCCAACACCAAGTCAATCTCGGCAGGGCTAGCACAATCGAAGTTGGCGCCGAGCATTGCAAGGTGGGCAATGATTCGCTGGTCGCTATTGGCTTTCACTGCGTAATAAGGGTGAATATCGGGAAAACTGCGTTGCCATTCGCGATACTGGGTTGTAATAGTCGCAAGGTCAATAATATAAAAAGCGTCCAGGTGAGGGTGGGCAGCAGCTAGGCCTTCCAGTGCTGCTGCTGCAATTATAGAAAAATAACAAAATAATTTTAAGTAGAGGTGAGGTGAGGTGAGGTGAGTTAAGCGCACGCGCCTGTGGCTGCTCTATCAGCCTCAGCATTCCATCTGCTAGCCCAATCACTGCCACCAGTATGCGCCCTTACGTGGATGAACTTAACCTTTCGACGTACCATCTCGTTATCAATAATCATCCACAAGTCTTGATTGAGGACCTGGCTGCCATCGCGTTTCTTCCAGCCCTTCTTTTTCCATCCTGCCAACCATTTAGTGGCACCATCGATTACTAGCATACTATCCGAATATAAGTGCATGGTCTCGCGGTAACTGGGGTCAATGGCGCGGGCTGCTTCGAATGCCTTAATCAGACCGCGCATTTCAGCGCGATTATTGGTTTTATTGTTGTCTATGAGGGGACCAGCCCAATTATGAGCGGGATGGTTCGGACAAACAATGGCGTAGCCGGCCTTTTGGCCATAACGGGCCTGGTTATTGGTGCAAGCCCCATCTGTGAATATCACGAGGGAAGGGGTAGTTTCTGTTTTTCTTACCATCTCTATCTCTACCGCAACAGCTACACTTCTTTCCACCTTTAATTTATTATCTCCAATAGTACTACAAACGGGGCTATAAGATATTTCCAGCCCTTTGAACTGCTTTAGTATACTCATCCCTATCTTATCTTATAGCCGTTATATCTTTGCAATGGCTAAGGGCGCACGCGTTCCTGCCATGGAGGGTTAATATCTCCATTATGGCCCACCAACTTCATTAAATCGAGGGCCTTAAAATATACCGGGCAGCGGTGAATATCGGAGTTGGGATACTTATACAAAGTTGGCTGCCATTCGGCATTATCTGGAGCATAAATGATGTTTTCCTTCGCCATAGTGGCAAAAGAATACTCCCCATGGTGTTCGGCCTGCCAGGCGATACCTTTATCGGCATTAATCGCATAGGCCTTGCCATGAGTTTCAATAAAGCGGCGGCTGAGGGCGGCAATATTACATTTATTATCAGCAGATGCATAGTAAACATCCGAACCTTGGGTTTCAGCGTGTTTCAGGAAAGCAGCGGCCTTTACTGTGAAGACAGGTCCAGGGGAGGCAGTATCCTGAATAAAAAGATATTGAGCTGCTTCGGGCAGAATATTAAGCGCGTAGTAAACACCGGCTATAGCCGTTAGTTCAAAGAAGTTGAGGTTCATATGAATAAAGAAGGTCCCCATTGCGTCGTTTTTATAGAGAGCAAATTTGGGTGCACCAGCGATAACAACTACCACTCGCGCCATATTATAACCACCACCTTCGAGATTGGCTAAAATATCGTCAAGGGATTGTTTATAATTGATGTGGGATGATATTACTAGCATTTTTCGCTTATATTATATTGGGAAATATATGATATCACTTTGAACGAAAAACAAAAAGCGCGTTTGTGTTCATCTTTTTGTTTTTATTTTTATTTTTATTTTTATTTTGCGTGAGACTTGTTACCCTTCTTGCTCTTGCTCTTCTTCTTGGGAGCCTTGTGGGGAGCCCAGTTTATGCTGAACAACCCATCATCAGTGAAGGAGATGGACTTCAGCTCGTATACTTGCTGCTTGAAATGACCAATGGGTGGCACTTGGTACATAGCATCCGCCCGCTCCCTCAGCTTTTTCAGTCGACCCATGGTCGACGTATGGTCATCGTCGGGGACATCGTACTCCGCCGATACCATCTGCTCAAGAAGTTTCATTCCCTTTGCAGTGGGGTACCCTTTGCAGTCAAAGTTTTTGGTATCTGCCATTTTTATTTATTCGTGGTTTATAGTATTTTAAATAGATTTCAATTTTCCACTTTTACCAATATATTCAGGAAGGGTGTCCCTATTCCTCTATAACAGATTCCAGAGACTCCAGTGCTGCATATTTTATGCTATCATTTGATTGACGATTCGGAATATATATGAGGGGGCTGTTTTTCGTTGTAAGTTGCGCATACTCGGCTTTATTCATTGGTATCCAATCAACGTTACTATTACTAGATGACATACTTTAGCTTAGCTTAATATCCAACTCTTAAATCCGTAAGAGTTGTGGCGCATTGAAAGGCCATCTTATCTTCAACGCCAAAATATAGCATGACTACGCCATTGGTGGCATCTAAATGAATACCACTAATATATTCGATACCCCAGTGGGCGACGTAAAATGGTGTCGAAACGAAGGTGATGGCTGCCCGTTCAATGTCGAACTCCATCCAATGGTGAATATAGCTCAGGCGGGTGACGAGGGTCTTGTTATTGCGATAAATGATGTCGTGAATAACTACGCCCCATATGTTCCCATGCAAATGGACAGGACTGGTCGAACCGCGGAGGCCGGCGATGCTTTGCCCTCCTCCCTCGACCAGGACAGTTGCAGGAATCGCAATCAGGGCGGGAGCTCCTTCAGGAGCGTCGACGATTTCGTACGTTTTCTTGAAGAAAATATCCAAAATATAGAGACGACCGTTTCGTACAAATGGACAAACATTCTTAACAGGTCGGCTGCCAATATCCACCGCACCAATACGTTCGACTTTCGTTAAGTCCTTGGAGAAATGGCCAATAATAAGGTCATTAATTTGATGGTCGGATGCATGAGTGCAAGTTCCTGTGAACCAAAGATAGCCGTTATATTCAATAATACGCAGGTCTTCGATTCCCTGAAATAAATTTACTGTGGGGGCAAGAAGGGACCATGGACTGGGAATATTATGGGCAACGGATGTAACTGTATCATAAATAATCGCGCTGTTCTTTTCGCCCGTTTCGCTATGACTGGTTGAGCGAATGTAAATATAACGTCCAGCGCGACTGGGATTGAAAAAAGTTGTATTTGGAGGGACAGATGCTTTATCGATTAGGGAAGATATATTGGTTGCAGGAAGTTGGCGGATAGTTAGCGGCATATATTTGGAGATATTGCTGGATTATTCTTAAGCAGTTTCATAGATAAACTTGATTATGAGAAAAATTAATAACTAATGCGTGCTAAAAATAACAAGTTGTAGCTTGTTATTTTTATATATTTTTGTTTTTTGGTGGATTTATTCTTTGTATTTCTTTACTTCTTGGCAGCAGCCTTCGCAGCCTTGGGTGCCACAACTGCGGGAACCGCCTCGACGGGGACAGGAGCAGCCTCGGGAGCGGGCGAAGCCACCTCAACCGGGCTGGCCGCACCGCTCTTGCCATTGGTAGCCTTCCAGATGGCCGATGCCTCCTTCATCCGGTCCTTGGCGTTCATCGTCGGGTTGCTCTCCTTCAGGAGCGCCATCTGCTGGCCGATGAAGGTGTTGTAGGCCGTCGGGGCCCGCTTCGGCTTGGCATCCTTCGCCTCCTTGGCCGCTGCCTTGGCTGCCGCCTTGGACTCCTTGGCCGCAGCGCCCTTAAGCGCCTTCGGCGGAACCGCATCGGTCTTGAGCTGGGCCTTGAACTCGTCGAAGTAACCGGTCCAGTCCTCGTCGAGCTCAACCTTCTCCCCGAGGAAAGCGAAGAGCTTGTCGACCGTCTCCAGAGCCAGGTCGGTGGTGAAGGCAGCGAAGGCCTTGTTCATCTTCATGGAAGCCATTTGTCGGGGTGGTGTGGGTTGATGTGGGTTGATGTGGGGTGGTGTGGGTTTATTTGCTTTGTGGTTTTGCTGACTTGTTTACTTTGTGGCTTATAACTTTCTATGCGGATTTCAATTTTTCCTAATTTCCCGATAAATTTACTACGGATATACGTATGGTGTAACAAAAATAAAAAATAAAATAAAATAAAAATACCTTGATGGTATTTTTGTTTTGTTTTTATTTTGTTTTATTGTATTCTAAACGGTTGGCCCATTGGTGTAGTAGGTCTCACCGATATCGTCGAACATCCACCAGAGGGCAGCATGTGCCTCTGCATCAGTCACACCCGCGGCCCGCTGTTCGGCCTTGCGGGCACGCCAACGGCGCATGTAGGCGGCCTTCTCAGCTCGCTTAGCGGTCAGCGCCTTAACAGCTTCGTCGAGAGCGGCCTTATTCGCATGGTAGCGTGCACGAGCCTTCGCATTGATAGCATCGCGGTTTTTGCTACGATAAAGCGTTTGCGCCTTGTTGTTGCGCTCCCTCTTAAGCAACAAGTGAGCAACATCGCCCAACACCTGAATCCGAGTGCAAGCCATTATGATATTGTGTATGTGTGCGTGTGTGCGTGTGTGCGTGTGTGTTTTACTGTATTATTTACTTTGTGGCTTATAATCTTTCAAGCCGATTTCAATTTTCCCTAATTTCCCGATAAATTACCGATAGGCTTGCGACTTTTCCCCTTACGCGAAGGCAAAGAGGGTGTTGGAGGAGCATTTAATAGATTACAAGGACTAAACTTAATTTGATGAAACTGACATGATGTGACATTATCGATGTCTTTTTCATAAACAAACACGGGTTCTTTATTATAAATAGAGGCACTCGAAGTATCTATCACGACTATCTTATTAACTAATGCATGGAGTTTCGATGCTAGAATCGCCATATTGGTTGAGTAATCAGTTAGATGTTTTTTGACTAAACCATCATCCGCTGCAATTTGTTGGCCTCTCTCCTGGCGTGCATGAACTCTGTTAATAAGTTCATCAATGCTGGTAATATAAGTACAGTATAAAACGACGTTGTAGTCTTTTAGAGATTCTATAAACTTCTCTGTAAACAATCTACTATTACCAGCAATATCGAGAACTATATTGGACTTTTTGAGCATTTGTTCTTTAATCGCAGCTTGCATTAACATTTGTGCTCCCCCTATATTTTTTGCGAATAGCTTCTGTAAACACTTATTTACACTAGTTTCTTGTAATATTTGAATGGCTTCTCTTGGTTCGACAACACTATCATTAATATTATTTATAAAGGCCCTTTGCAAGCAACCAACTGTTCTTGCCCCTTCTGTATTGTTCTGATAGTTAACAACTGCACGTATCTCATCTGTAATAGAATTTTTAATAGCTTCTCTATCCGGGTCGACATTGTCTTGCACATTCACTTTCGCGATAAAGGCATCCAGTAGCGTTTTATCATTACTCACTTGAATAAGGTCATTATTTCTATCTATTATTGAATACACATACTTATCAATGTCGAAATGCTCAAATTTTATACCTTCAAAATATTTTTTAAATAGCGTTGATTTACCTGACCCAGCTGGACCAAATAAAATCACAAACTGTGGCTTAGCCATAACTATTAAACTATGATAATAAAATAGATGGACTCCCTCATAAACTATCAAATAGAACTGGCCAAAACGCAGATAAAAGCACTTAGAATTAAGGCTCGCTTTTACAAGAAATCACCGATTCCATCACCCTGGGCGACAGCTATCGAAACAGACATAACAAAAGCTAAGTTTAGCATTATATCTATGAAAAAAGAACTCGCGCAATGGACAAAACAGTGACCTGTTTTGTTTTTTGTTTTTGTTTGTTTGTTTGTTTTTGTTTATTTTATTTATTTTTATTTGTTTACTTAGCAACCTTCGCCACCTTCTCTTTGGCCGGATTGGTCTCCTTCCACTTGGCCGAAGCCGCCTTCATCCGGTCCTTAGCGTTCATCGCCGGGTCGGCTGCCTTCAGGATGGCCATCTGCTCACCGATGAAGGTGTTGTAGGCCGTCGGCGCCCGCTTCGGCTTCGCGTCCTTCTCGGCCTTGGCAGCCGCCTTGTCGGCCTTTGCCGCTGCCTTGGTTGCGGCCTTCGGTGCCACTGCCGCCGCCTTGAGAGTCTCCTTGAACTCGGTGAAGTAGCCAGTCCAGTCGGCATCCAGGTCCACCTTGGTGCCGAGGAAGACGAAGAGCTTGTCGACCGTCTCAATTGAGAGCTCGTTGGTGAAGGTGGCGAGGGCCTTGGCGAACTTCTGGGAAGCCATCTGTGTTTGCTGTGTGAGTATTAGAGTAAGTGGGCCTGTGTTTAAATGGCTTTCGCTTTGGTTGGAATTTGTGGGTTATAACTTTTACCCTGGATTTCAATTTTTGCTTTTTCCCCGATAAATTAGCTACGAAGTAGTAGCTGGGTTCTAATACGACCCATATTCCGATTATTATACGGTGATTGTCCGAGTTGATGCAGGGTATACGGCAAAGTATGAGAAGTAGTAGAGAGACGCGGGGTGCTGTATCCACATCCCATGATTTTGATATGCGATTATGGCTTAATCAGGGTCATTTTTTGTTTCTTTGCTAACATGCATAAAAGGTTACCTTTTATGTTTTGTTTTTTGGTTTTCTTTTTTCCTTGTTTTGTTAGACTAATCGAGCTCGTAAAGCATACCCTCATCATCTGCGATGGCCGCTTGGCGGGCTTTCAGAACTTGCTTGGCGACGCAAAGTTTCCCATTTGCGGTTTCTAGAGCAGCAACAGCTTCTTGCTGAGAGCAGCCCAGCGCGATAAGCTTAACCACCTGCTTCTTGCTCCGCTGAAGCCGAGACTCTTTCTTTCCCTTCGCAAGCAGTGCCTCGTAAGGCTCACCACCAGCAGCCTTCATAGCACTTCGCTTCTCAACGCGCGCTTTGGCTTGCCGCGCCAGCAGTTCCTCCTTTGTGAACTTGACGCGCTTCTCCGGGGGTGGCGAGACATCGACCGCCTTCCGCTTGGCAGCGGCCTTCGCAGCCTTGGCTGCCTCGCTCACGACCAGGAGAGCCTGGGCCTTTGCGAGTACCTGCTGGGCGTTGATGAGCGACTTCTCGAGCTTGTTAACAGTGGACTTCAGGGTAGGAGCCATGGTTAGTAGTTTAGTAGCTTAGTAGCTTAGTAGCAGGGGTTTGTTGCTTTTATTGACTTTGTGGATTAAATATTTGACGGTCGCTTTCATTTTTTCGGAATTTCCCGATAAATTGGCGACGGTTCATAGCTAAATATAAGGATATACGTCTGCGAAGCGTTGAATCCTATGAATATTTGGGGATTTATAGGGACCAATAGGAGAATTCGGTGGCGGCTTATGGAAACATGTCCACCGCGGTGCATTAGGCAGGTTAATCAGGGTATCATCAATAAAGAGCAGGTCGTCGGTGCGTATCATTCCAGCTACAAAGTCATAAACATTTGGGTCTGGTTTCAGGAAACCGCCATTAAGATGGTCGCATGTTATCATGTTCTTAACAGGTATCATATTATTCAGTCGTAGTAGCCAAGAAGCCCATTGGCACCAAACCATGGGGGCATTCGAGAATATGTAAGTGGGGATACCTTCCTCGAAGCATCGCTGAACGAGTTCCCGAACTTCGCGGCCCTGTGCGAAGGTTTCTTCTTCAGGTGCCAAATATTGAGCAATAAGCATTGTATGTGGGTCATAGACGTTCGCATTAAACTCCTTGATACTAATCTGTTTATTGTAAATCTTCTCGAGGCCAATGGTTGTATGGCCGTAGGTTTGATAAAGGAACTTATTAATTGGTATTGCCTCCTCTGGAGGCATATCAAGAATATTTTCGATATACTTTTCAACACGCCCTTTAATTAGGGCTGATGCTTTCGGATGATGCAGTACTACGCCATCCATATCTAATAAAAGAGCCTTTGACCGATGTGGTACAAAGGCGCCGTTCTTAAAAGGCGCGTAGGGAACATTAAAACGAAGCGCCATGGATGATTAGGTTATAGTACAACGAGAAAATTTGAGGGATTGAATATACGAGCCAGTGCTTAAAAAGAATGGATAATGGACTAATAAAGGGGATGACAGTGGACGCCCTCCGTAAGTGGATTGCATTGCCTGGGGGACCTGCCCTCACACCGGCATCATGTCTTATTGTAGTAGGCCCTGTTTCGTGCGGTAAGTCAACATTAGTGCTTAAATCATGCGAACAGGCCACTACACCCAGCTTGGAGATATACACAATTCATAGTCATAATTGTACAAGCGCTAAGTCACTCTTGGACCATATCGAAAAGTGTGTCAACTATAACTTACTCAGTGCCCTCGAAAATGCAGGCGCCGGCGGCGTCGCCGGAGGGGGCATAGCTAAAGTCATTATTATTGACGATATTGATATCCTCATTAGTGCTGACCGTTGTATTGCATCCACTTTGTTCGAGTTTATTTCGAAGCGGCGTATTCAGTCGACTATAAAAATAATTTGTATTTGCAGTTCTGATAAACGTTTAGGGGACCTCAAGCGACATTGTCAGATTATTACCCTGCCACCAGCCACTGATAAGGATATTGTAAGTTATTTACGTAGCTTAACGGCCCACCCCGGCCAGCCAGCCCCTGATTACAAAGCCATTGCCAAGCAGGCTGGAGGGAGTTTCTCTATGAGCACAACGATTATGAATAATATGGCATCTGAACGAACTGGTAGTGACGCCCCAACCGAGTCCTATGAACAACTATTTAAAGGGCCGTCACGGGATATTGCGCGCAATATCGTGGAAGAAGATATTCGGGCGATTCCTCTACGGTTTCATGAGAACCTTCCTCGTGAACTTGCTACCCGACAACACGAACATCGCAAGAAGTGTTATATTGACATTCTAAGAAATATGATAGAATGGGATGTGATGATGGTTAACTCGGAAAATGCCACTATGGCAACTGAACATTTTTTGGCTAGCCCATGTTCCATTTTAGCAAAAATCCCTTATGCCAAAGTTAAGGGGGCCAATGTCGCCGACCTGCAAGAGTTTACCAAGCTCTTATCACGCCTATCACTCCAAAAGAAAAGCATCCGAGCACTACATAATACCGGTTTGCCTTGGCAGGACGCCCCTTATATTTTACAAAGAAAAGGGGCATTTTTTTCTTCGTGAGTTATAATATAGGATGGCCGAACCCGCAGCACGTCTCCCGGAGCAGGTAGCGCCAACGGCTGTGCGCCCACCAACGGCATCGAAGGCAACGGTGTCTGTTGTCGCATCGGCCTCGGCGGCTGTTGATAGTGCGAAGGAGGCCGTCTCCAAGGTCACCTCGATGTTCGGGAGCACTAGCACTGCATCTATTATTGGGGGCGCCATTGTGGCTGCGATTGTTGCGATAGTTGTCGCGTACTCGCTCTATTATCTAATTACCACCAACATTACCAGCCGCAAGTCGATTCTCCTCCCTGAGAGCAAGATTCCCCTCCAGGGCGTTAGCTATACCGATGTGAATGCATCTGGTATCCCAGCATCGGGCAACGGTAAGCGGATGTCGATGTCCTTCTGGATTTATATTAATGACCTAACAGCCTTCCGCGGCCTATACCGCCATGTGCTCCATCGCGGTGACAAGGGTATCTCAGGTGCATCGCCCCTGGTATACCTTGACAAGGACTCCAACAAGCTGTATATCCGGTTCGAGATGATACCGAAGGGCACCCAGACCCTGCTATCTACGATGAGCACTCCGTACCTAAAGAGTACTGAGGTTAGTGCAGGCAGCGCCATCAAGTACTCGACACAGAAAATCCCTACAACTGATGCTACCACCTTCGTTGCCGAAGATGCGATTAAGCTGGATCTGATGGCTCGCGGTATTTCGATTGATTATATCCCGATTCAGCGCTGGGTGCATGTGGCTGTGGTGGTCAATGAGGAAATTAACATGGGCACTATTTCCGCTTACATTGATGGCGAAATGGTGAAGCTCGTTTCTTCTGATAAGACGGAACCCGACCTGTTGGTAACGACTGGTGCCACCGACCCTGCCAAGCTGCCCGCCCCCCTTCACTACAACTTCCAGAATCTGGTCCTGGATAAGGGCGGCGATGTCTGGGTTGGCGGCAATCCTCAGGATGCCGCCATCGGTCCCGGTTTCGATGGTCTCGTGTCGAGCATTATGTTCTTCAACTACGACATGAACGCAAAGGATGTTTATGACGTCTACATGCGTGGTCCGATTGATAATGTACTGGCCAAGATGGGCCTCCCCGCTTACGGTGTCCGTAGCCCCATCTTCCGCATTGGTTAAGCCCGCTGCGAGGTTTATTTATTGTCTTATTTTTAGTATAGTAAATGTGGTTGGCCAGCATCGCACAGGTGGTGTTCGCCCTAATTATTGTTATACTTCTCATGGTGGGCGGGTTCGCTATATACAACTACGAACTTGTTCGGGCAACTGCCGTCGCTGGTAACCTGAATAAAACGGTGGTGATTTTTGATGGTGTGAAGGACCTTGGTATTAATAAGGATGAGGAGTATGATACCCATAACGGTTCGAGTTCATACTTCCGCGATCTATCGCCATCTGTTAACCAGCGTCCTGGTGCAGTATACGCCTATAATTTCTGGCTCTGGAAGGATGGAGACGCTGCTGGTTTTACCAAAATGAGTGATATCTCAACAACTGGAAGTGCAAAGACGGATGCCGGCTTAGTCGGCACCGATTCGAAGATTCTAATTCTGAAGGGCGTGAGGAAGGTTTATACTGGGCTTAAAAACATGTGTTCCGTACCGAAGAACGATTACTTAACCAAGGCACCACTCATTAAGCTCGAGCGGGGCTCGGATGTGCTATCCGTTGAGTTCAATACGATTTCGAGCCCAGATGTTGTGATTGAAGGAAGTCGCACGACTTGCCCCTTAACTACGTCATCCTGGTCATCGGCAAATGCCCATAAGCTATCTATCTCTAACTTCAGCGACCCCAATTATAACAAGAAATGGTTTATGGTAACGGTGGTAATTCAGGATACATTCCCTACCGATGCCCTCCCTGGTCGGAATAAGGTTCGCTGCCAAATTTACATTAACGGCCGCCTAGAACTCGACCGTTATGTGGATAGCAAGTTTGGGGAGCTTGATGCCAAGAAGGCAAGTATTCTGCAAACGAACACCGGTAACCTCTATGTCGCACCAGTTGATGCGAATCTCACCTATAAGATGGATGTTGCTGAGAAACTGTTAATGGCCAATCTGAGCTACTTCAACTATCCCCTGACCCAGGCCGATGTTAATGCCCTGTACGCAAAGGGGTACACTAACCGGGCAACTAATAACAATATTGATACTACCAAGGTGACACTCTCTCAACGTAGCGCAGCGACGGTCGGCGTTGGACTCCGGGCCACGAGCCCACTAATTGCCAATTAAGGACATTATTTCATCGTAATATAATAGATGGGCGGCGGAATTATCCAGTTGGTAGCCGTGGGCTCCCAAGACATGTATTTAACGGGAAATCCAGATTTCACCTATTTTGCCATGGTTTTCAAGAAACACACCAATTTTTCAATGGAAAGCATTAAACTTGCTTTCATAACCAATCCCACCCTCGGTGGTGGCAGCGGCGGCACTTATACATGTCGAATTGACCGTAATGCCGACCTAATGAAAGAAGTCTACCTATCTTTCGCCCTTCCGGATATATATTCGTCGGACATACACCGGTTTCAGTGGATTAAGAATATCGGCACCTATATGATTCGCCAATACACACTATCTATTGGCGGCGTTGTAATTGATACTCAATATGGCGAATGGATGGACATTTGGACCGAGCTTTCGATGCCCGAGAGTAAACGGGCCACTTATAACAAAATGATAGGAAATGTAGAGGAGTTTACAGCACCGAAGTCATTAGCGCCAGAGGTAATTGTTATTAGTAACCAGCTGACTTATAGCTCTTACCCGGTGGGCGTTGCTGGGTCGCCATCTATTGCTGGCCGGCGATTCTACGTTCCTTTGAACTTTTGGTTTTGCAAAACATCATCGCTGGCACTCCCTCTAGCGGCGCTACAATATCAGTTTGTTGAAATCACCTTTAATTTCCGTCCTATTAACGAACTTTATCAGATATTTGACCGTACCCTCGGGAAGTACGTGAGTCCCTCCTACTTTGAGTCGCGCCATTTGAATAAGATTGGCGACCCACTCTCTGGTAGTGTGGATATCTCGCGGTTCCTATCGGCCCCGGGGACGCCCGTTGGAACGAGTGTCATTGATATGAAAGCATATCTAGAAGTGAATTATATTTATCTAGATACTCCTGAGCTGAATGTGGTCGCCGGATTTCCCCACGACTACCTCATTGAAACACTGACCCAGTTGACGCCAGGAGAAGTGTTGGCACAGTCAACAATTGATATTGTTCTACAGAATCCATGCAAGGAGCTGGTGTGGATTACCCGCCGCACAGATGCCGTAAATTACAATGAATGGGCGAATTATACGAATAACATGCCCGAAGATTCTACCAAGCCGATTCTCAAGACGGCGCATTTAACATTCAACGGTTCAGACCGATTTTCAGAAAAAGAAGGTGACTATTTTAACTTATTGCAACCCTATCAACATCATACGAATTCTCCACGCCAAGGTATCTACGTATATAGTTTTGCCCTCTATCCAGAAAAGCCGCAACCGAGTGGAAGTTGTAATATGTCGATGATTAATACGGTTTCGCTGACTCTGACATTAAATCCACCAACAGACGACTCTTATAGGTACAATGTTGTAATTTATGCTCTAAAGTACAACGTTCTGCGGGTGATTTCGGGTAGCGGTGGCGTAGCCTTCCAGGAGTAGTCTAAGTCATTTGCTTTAGAATATTCATAAAGGTTTGGCGAAGCTGGGATGCAGGAGTGGTCGCCACAGGAGTACCTCCACTAATAGGGACGGGCTTATCGGCCTTAAGGTTATCTACTGCGACTCGCACATTCTGTATTTCTGTTGATAATTTTTCGTAAGCCTTCATATATCCATAGAGAAGGTAGCCGCCGAGCGCAATTACTATAAGGGCGATAAGGTCCATACTTACTAGTATATGCGCATTTAAGAATTTGGGTATTTAAACAATATAATTTAACTCATGCCCCCAAAGAAAAAGAAGGCAACCCGCGTGGTTGCAGAACCGATAGAGGTTATAGAAGATGCTATGCCTTCAGAGCATGTAGTTGTGCAGCTTCAAATCCCTGCGGCACATATTGAAATGATTATTAAGGGAAACAATCCGGTGGAGGCCGACCCGGAGCCATACGACCCTTGTAATAACTTTGTAAGTACGAATGACCAATTGGAGGAGGGAGTTGGTCGCTGCGCCACTTCGGTAGCTTGCTTCTGGTGTTGCCACGCTCTCACCAGCCAACGTATTGGAATGCCGACCCTTTATAGTCCGTACCATGGTACATTCACGGTATTCGGAACATTTTGTTCATTGGAATGTACGGCGGCCTATAACTTCGCTACCAACCAGGGAAGCGACCGTGTTTGGGAAATTCATTCTTGGATTAATCTACTTGCTCGAAAAATGGGAATGCCGACGCCTGTTCGGCCAGCTCCATCGCGCTTCTTACTCAAAATGTTCGGTGGACCAATGGTGATTGACGACTTTCGCCTAGCACACAAAGGAATGGCACGCACCTTTGTAATGAACATTCCACCCTTGGTGGCATTGAACCCGCAAGTGGAAACGATTAATACATCCTATATTGCCAGCCCAAATATTGTTGACTTGGATAAGGTACAAGACCGAATGAAGATTAGTCGACAGAAATCCGTGGTGGATTTTAAGAAAACGCTTGAAGGGAAGATGAACCTGACTTATGGCGATGCACCTGCGCCCGCGGCTTAAGGAAAAAATGAAATAGTTAAGTGTGTCGGCCCTTAACTACAACATGTGCACTCCGTATCGTGTATCCACCATTACTGCGAATGGCGATGTCGGTGCCCCGGTTCGTTTAGAGTCGTTCTTTAGTCATATTCGGATTCGGGGGCCGGGAGAGCTCATTGGTTTCTGCTGGGTTGAGCTCGGTGAGAGTCGCAATCGGGGCATTAATATTCGCAAGCGCCGTCCGGGTATTAAAAAGAAAATCTTCGATAACCAGGCCACCGTGATTTACTGCTTTCGTGATGGCTATCAGCCCAATATTAAAATCTTTCGAAACGGGAATGTTCAAATGACTGGAATAAAAACAATTGAAGATGGTAAGAAAATCGTTCAATTGATTGCAGATGAGGTCAATCGCATTTATCAGGAACACGACCCGGATATTATGAAACCCCTTATTACGATTCCTGTGTCTAAGGATGCCGAAACTGATGGCCCAGCACACGTCGAGGCGTCCGCGCAAAATTTCAAGATTCGTATGATTAATAGCGATTTCGCGGCTCCGTTTCGCCTTCGCCGCAAAGACCTGCATCAGTTGTTAATCAATAAATACCATAATACATGTAGCTATCAGCCAGAAACCTATCCAGGGGTAAAGTTGCAGTATTTCTGGAATAAATCAACTTGGCCGAATAATGGCTGCTGTATATGTGAAACCCCCTGTTTCGGCAAGGGCCTGGGCGATGGTGATGGCGGGTGTAAAAAAGTAACTGTTTCGGTATTTCAGAGTGGCAAAGTACTGGTGACTGGGGCGACGGCGTTTGAGCAAGTGAATGCGGCTTACAACTTTATTTGTACTGTTATTATGGAAAACCAAGACCAAATTCAGTGGGCGGCACCAACGGCGGCAGCTTAGCCTGATTTGCAAATGAGATTGTAAGTCGGGTCAGATTCGAACCCGGGATACATACGGGCATTATTTCCTGGGCGAACGCCCCCACCAGGAACTAAATCGGTCGCATACGGAGGTGGGTTAGCTGAAAGTAGTGTTTGGGTGGTCATTTGAACCGCTTCAGGTTCAACAGGAATGGCCGCCCAGCCTGCTCCTGGGCGCGCGGGCATTCCTGTGTAAAGGCCCCCATTTGGGCGCTGTGGCGGTATGGGCACATTTGGGCCAATTGCGCTCATCCTATTACTACTATATCATAGTATTATTTACTTTTTTGCGTTTTTGCGTTTTGCTTAAAGACATCGCATTTTATTATCAAACAGTAATGACCCCTGAGGAGCTCGCCGCGAGCAAAGCCCATGTGAAAAGCGTTCTCGACGAAGTTGCTGCAATTCCTGTATTTCCGATTGCTGATATCCGCCGTATCACAACCGCTCTAATTGAGTCGCCTATACGCGAACCTGAAAAGGCTGAGCATTTTTTCACGATTTATGAACAGTTTGCGAAGAAATATCCGATGTTATACGATACCTGTTGCAAGAATATCGTTGACCGTGCTCGTCTTAACTTTATGCTGGACATGGTCGAGAAGGTACAGGCCAATGCGATTGAGAAAGATAAGGCCGATGTGATTGTTGGTCAGAAGCTCTACGATAGATATATCAATATCGACCCCAATGTTCGCCCAACATCTCATCGTGAGAACAAATAGATATTATGACCCGTATTTAAGAAAAATTGATATTGGTATAGATAAGGACAATTCATACAATCAACAACATGGCTGCATCTATGGAAATTACGACCACCACCAACTTCCCCCTGCTTCGCGCTCTGCTGGCTGAGGTGGCAGAGGAGTCGGTTGCGAACCCGTCGGTGGGCACCGAGAATGTCTTGCGCAACGTGCTGCGTAAGAAGCACTACTGGCCGCAGCTGCAAGTGAAGAGCTTCTTCTCCAATCGCGGCCAGATGGCCCTGCTGCACAACAGCTACAAGCGCACGGATGTCAAGCACTTCCAGGCGCTCTACGACGAGTTCCGGAGCGTCGTCCTGAATTTGGGTGGGGCGGCGGCAGGTGGCGCAGGTATCGAAATTCTGGCTGTCTCAGAGGGCCTGCCGACTCAGACCACGCTGAGTGAGTACGTGGCGGCGCCCAGCGATATTTGCCGAAAGACCTACGAGGGAACGCAAATCTTCGTCTACAACGCCGATGGGACCTGGCACTTCAGCACGACGGGTTGCCCGACAGTGAACAGTTCGCGCTATTCGCATCCGACCAAGAGCCACGGTCAGATGCTGGATGAGGTGCTCGCAGCTGCTCAGCTGACTCGCGAGACATTCGCGTTGGGTCTGGACCCAACACAGACCTACACCTTTCTCATGGTTCACCACGAGAACTGCAAGCTGATTGACCACAGCACAGAGCTTGGGGCGGGCTTCAAGCAGCTCTTTCACATTGGACAGCGTGCGATTGGAACTCTTGAACCTTATGCGACGATGCTTTCAATCGTCAATGGGTGCCAGTACGAGGTCGCAATTAAGCCAGAGGAGATGCTCGCCTATATGGCATCGGCCGCTGCTCAGACCACGCATGGCTTCCTCGTCAAGCGTGCCAATGGTGAGATGCTGAAGCTGCAGCACGACGCGGTCGTCGAGGCGGATAGCCAAAACGCCGGGCACCATAACACCTGGCAGAACATGCTCACCACCTATAAGCAGAACGACCAGAAGTTCAAGGTGAATGATTACATTGCGAAGTACAATATCGACCTCACGGGTGTGCCTGAGCAGCCGACCTACATTATTCACACGGCGGTGTGCACGATGCGCGACATTGTCAATAGCACCTACAATGCGACGACTCAGTATGACCTGGCATCAAAGCGCTACGCCGTGATGAAAGAGATTGATGGACCGCTGCCGCCGATTATGCGCTTTCATCTGGCCCAGCTACGCTTCATCCAGATTACCTCGCATCACTATGCGCCGCTAACGGACCGCGCGGTCTACCGCTACCTCTGTGGGCTGACGATGAAGAACTTCCGACTGCTGCTCACATTCCTTGTCAATAGCCCAATTATGCAGCAGGTCGCCCAGAAGGCAGGACAGTGTATGTACTACCTGCACTCTGTGCTCGAGGCAAAGTAAGAAAGAGAGAAAGAAAGAGATAAAGAAAGAGATAAAAAAGAGAAAGAGAAAGAGAAAAAACTAAAAACAATAAAGCCTTTTGGCATAGCGTCATTTATTTTTACCTTTGTTTTATTCCCCAAGACAAGCTGTTTCTAGGATACGTATTAGGCTTGCTCGATAGAAGCAACAGAGTGTGTTGCCACAATGCTTTTCGAGTTCTTCATCAGACATCGCTATATAGTGAATTAGCTCTCGCATCAGTGAATTATCGACAACCGTGTCAATAACCCATGACCGCCCTTCAGTTGTGCGTACTGACTTGCAATGGGCGAAAGGATGCCCTGAATGCTCATTATTACGCTCAACAGGGGCATTTGTAATAATATTGAAGTCAATGATTCCATCAGAGGCATATGCATTGATAGTTATGCCTATGTATTTATCGGGATACGCGTGCTTATCCCGGTAGTCAGTGGAATCTACCATCATTGTTCGGAAGGTAGATTGAGAAATAACAGTAAAGACCTGCATTTGTGTGTCTTTATTCATAAAAGACAACTCATTTTTTCTTGTTTTCTTGTTTTCTTGTTTTATTCTTATTAGTGGTTTATTTAAGCAACCCGCTTAAACACGAACCACCGATTAATGAAACTGAACTGTTGCTCCACCGGCGACATATTGTTATAGGACTTGTAAGACCCCTTGAATGTTTGGCTCTCGACCAGCTCCAACTTGTATTCGCGACACTTATCAATCAGAGTGGTGAAATTGACCAGGTACTCAGGAATGAGCTTGTTGGTCATCTCGAGGAAGACCTCGACCGTCTTACCATAGGCCTCCTCCTTGTTATAGCTGGCATAACGCTTCATTAGCACCCAGATCGGCGCACCTTCCTTCATGCCCTCAACAACATCCTTCTCGGCCGTTTCGAACATATTATTCACCAGCTCGCCGTCCATACAGGTGCCAAAGAAGTAGCCGCCAACGCGCAGGAGGTCGGATACATTCTGCAGGAAGCCATTCAGCTTGCCCTCTGTCTGGAAGAAATAGTGGATGGCAAACTGGCAACTGCAGGCATCGAAGCCATTCGGAACCCGTCCGGTCACATGCATCATATAATCGCGCTTCTGGTTGCCGAAGACCGCGCGCAGAATATCCTGGGACTGTGCATCAATGCCTGCGGCTGCCGCACCTGTTCGGAGGGACTTCGAACAATCACCGGTGGCGAAGACAATATCTAGATAAGGCGCCTGCGCATGCTTGCGCCAAGCCTTGAATTGCCGAAGCATCCGCGCATAAGCACCATCCGTCGGATTCTGAATATTATCCTTCGCATAGTCGACACCGAGAACGAATGAGAAACCGGCCTCACGCCAACGCGGGATATCACCAGCCTTACCACAAGCGAGTTCGAGCAAACTATGCTGTCCCTGCATCTTCTTATACAACATCTTCTTGACACCCTGATTATGAAAGTTGAGCATTGCGAGTGATAGACTGTGCTCGCGGGGCACCTGGCGATCATAGTACACGTCCTCTGAACCGAGCAACCGGTCTTCAATACCCTCGACCAGACCCTCCTGAACAGTTAGAGAACCCTCACCCTGAATCGCGGCCTTGCTCACCGGGTCGTGAATACTACGCCAGATGCTCATCGCCGTACTGAAATCGTTCGCCGTTCCCGAGATATTACCAGTCTTCTTGAAGAGACTCGTCTTATCATCACGCACCTTGAGCGCCCGCCAGCGCTGATTAATCGGAATCGCCCGGTCATTGATATATTGAAATTCAACAATCTGATTACTCGTCATAATCTCGCCTTCATCCGTAATCGGCCGACCATTCGCGTCCAGCGGAATATGGGCATATTCGACTCCATCCTCGAACGCCGGAACAGGTCGGAATTCACGGGCGATATAGTTCTCATCATCGTCATCAGCACCGGACGCCCGCACGCGCCGCTCATAGCGCGCCTTCAGACCTTGGATCGGCGTAATCATCTCCCACTGGGTTGCATTATAGCCAGTCGAGAGCTTGAATGAACGATAGCGTGTTACCTTGCCATCCGCTTTATCCACAACAGTCTCGGGCATCTCCTCCACCAGGAAATCAATCGAGTTCTGTTGCGGTGGCTTCCACTTGAAGACGCGGCTCCAACGAACACTCCGGAATACCTTCACTGGGCGATTCGGGTAGTAACCGAAGACAGGTAGGTCGGTCGGAGTAAAGATAAGACCATCTATCTTATATGGCAACTCATCGCCGGCCTCCTCCAAGATATGCCGGCAAGCTGCAAACATTGCGGGCCCCTCTGCGGCCACATGCGTCTTGGTACGCAAATCCAGGTGAGTCCACTTCTGCTGCGTTTCCCAATTCGCAGGAGACATCACCGCATTCATCTTAGCCACCCGCGAGGGCTTATTATTTTGCGCGAATAGGGGAAGCGCCATTACGTTCTCGCCGCCGACAAAGTAGACATCGAATGCCGCAAAGAGGTCATTCGGCGCGCCATTGGTCAGCTTCTCACTAACGACGTACTCGCCATCAATCAATGAGTTCGGAATAGAACACCGCAGGCCGGTTGCAAAGACATCCAGGGCGTTATTTATCATATAGGCATCGCCTGCGCCATCAACGAAGAGCAGGATGCGCTCGCCATCGGCCTTATCCGTCACTGCATAGCCGGCCTGAATCGTGATAATTCCGTAACCTGCGCCAGGGTTCGATAGATGACGCTTCTCCAATGTAACCGGCTTTGGAGCGAAGAAGAACGGCTTGCTACTATCGTTCATCGGCCGCGAGTCCATTGCAGTTTTAATTGCGGCCTTGTAAGAAACCACGACAGCATCCCGCTGCTCCTTCGTCAGAATCTGCGGCTCCCGTCGAACAATCTGAATAAAGCGCAGTACTTGACCAAGAATGTGCTCGGGAGTGCGAGTGGCCGCAACGGATGCTGGCCCAATCACCTCCATGTTGAACTCATACTCGAGCGGACGCGAGGTGACATTCGAGTTCTTCATCAGCGTGGAAGGCACATCGTCGAAGCGATACATTGTCGCATTATAGATGCATCCAGCCTCTTTGTCCGTATAACTGAAGGTCTTCTTGATATAATAGTATTTGGGTACATTGGCCCACCGTGCGGGCTCCACCGTGACTTTGAGACTCTTCTCATCCTTAATGGTCGAAACCAGTTGAACTGGGAAATGGTCGGCAATTTGCTCGCGCAGCCGAGTTACCGAGCTCTTAAACGTATGTGGTGCCATCTCTGGGCTCTCGGAATAACAGTATTTGGTAATATTGGCAATATCGGTAATATTGAGTACCAGTCCGGTATTCTCGCCTTCCTCTGCAATCACCTCGAGGACATCGGGACCGACCTTTTCGGCGATTCCAGAAATCGACCGCAGGCCCTGGAGAGCGCGATTGAAATCAACGGCTGTCCAGGGGTTGAGCGGGTTACGGAGCTCAAACGACCACTTGCGCCCGACATCGTTCTCTTCCTGCCAAAGCGCACTGTGCTCTGAAAACAAAGGAATGATGTCGGCGGTGGGCAGTTTAACAGACATCCTGTTGTGTCTTTACTTTAACTTAAGTAATTCTTTATTCTTTATATGTATTCACTTTTTACGGGTAGTATATCATAACAAAAAATAATTTAAGATGGCGCTGCACGACATCTAGTGTATGTGTTGCAATTTATTATACACGTGATGTAGTCCAACCAATACGGTCTTTCACTAACATGATATCATTTTCACTTGCATTTTCGCTTTCAGCTAAAACAATATTTATATCAAAGAGAAAGTTGAGTAGTTTACATATAATCTCCATATCAGGCGCTCCCTTGCCCATCTCCAGATAGGTAGCGAGTTTGGTACTATTCCGTTTGCCAAGGAACGTCGATATCTCTGGTAATGTTACACACTCGATGATTGCCCTTCGCAAATGTTCCTCGGCCTCAACGAGCATCGGTTCCGTGAAAAGATAGACAATTTTATTAACATACGGAAGAAATGCCCCAAGAATTGTTTTGCCTGTAAAGCGTCTTTTTACCTCTGGAGTATCGTTTGTATTTGTGTTCGCATTTGCATTCGCATTTGCATTCGCCGAGTCGTCAAAACCATATCCCTGGTCCCATTCAGGTTTAAAGGTGTCATTGCTTGTAATTGTTTGTTGGGGAAGTGACGACAGGAATGTGCGAATTTTCTCCATTGAACTAGTGTTAGTGTTAGTATTATTATTGTTTTTGTCAATCATTTTTTATAATAGTTACAACAGGAGACATTAAGTACATAAATATGGCTCTGATTCAAGGTTATTAAGAAACCCTTGTTGCGGAGGCGGGGGTTTCGCAAAGCGTTTTTTGAGTAAGTAAAATCGCATACTCGAAGAAACACGTCGTACAATCGCTGGCTCCCCCGTGGTAGTGGTTGTATCGTCTGCATCACTACTATCAGTATCCTCCAGCGGCACTATATCCGTTTCTGATATTGTTTTGTTTGTTTTGTTCGTTTTTCCCTTCGGAGAAATCGCATGTGATAATAGTGTACCCCCTCCCTCTGGGTCAATAACGATATTCTCGGGCTCAACATGGCTATTTATAGACGTTACTAGGCGAGTGCAATCGTTTTCGCGTTGCTCAAGGGCAAACGACGAGCGTGAACAAAACTCAATAAATTGTTCAATCTTCTCCAGCACGCTGAGAGGGAGCCAAGAAAGATTAATAAATACACCATTATTGTTCGCCGTATATTGACATGTTTTATGGAGAATGCGAAAAAGCTCCTCTGTTTCGGTTTTGTTTAGGGCATTAATTTGCGATATCAGCTTCTTGCATCTATCAAGAGTGCTCATACTATATTACTTAATATTTAGGCTTATCTTCTTAAGCAGATTCTTCAATCATTCTCATAACCGTCACCACCGTCGCTCTCATTACCGTCGTCATCATCGTCGTCATCGTCCTCTTCCTCGTCGTCATCGAGGCCTTCATCGTCAGCATCTTCAACATCGCTATTAGCAGCTACATTATCGTCGCCCCCAAGAGAAATCTCTTCACCGCCCCCAGCAGTCAGCTTATCAGTAAAGTTATCATCGTCAAAGGCATCTTCGTTTTCATTCTCTTCGCCATCCTCTGCCTGTGCTTGGTTGCCACCCTTCACCTTTGTAATCGGGGCCGCGGCCATCGAGGCAGTTTCCTTCGGAGAATTATCAATAACAACACGACCTATAATGGATATCTTCGTATCCTGCAATTGGTAGCGCTTCCCCAAGACCTCAACATTAATACGGTCCGAGATTTGCACACTATCAACATCTACCTCTGAGCTAATTCCGGCGGCGCGCCCGGGTACAATAATATCCAGAATAGCCAGTTCTTTGCCCCCAATCGTCACACTGCTCTCAGCGAGCAGGCCGAGCTGGTTCTTATTACGCACAATGGCCGAGAGAACCATTCCCTGTACCGGATTACAGACATCGGCGCGACAGAGGGTATCGTAGCGGATATGGCCATTAAAGTGCTGCTTCGTCAGCATACCAGCGGAGCGCTTCGCAATTGAAATGCTACCTGGTTTAATATAGCCATGCTTGCTACACTTGCCCTCGTAAATGCGGCGTAGCTTGAGGAGAAGGGTTGTCTCAAACTCGGAATCCATCTCATAAGGCGTCAGCTCGACCTGGGCTTTAAATTTAATGGGGACAAACATCTTACGCTTGACTTACTATAAAAATTAGATATCATTTTTTGCTTTAGGTACTAGGTTTCAAAATCGGTGGTAAAAATAGTCGCCCCTCTTTCAATAACTTCACGGCCAGCGATGTGCAGAGGCTCTCTTTCGTATTCGCTTTGCTCGGTGGCAGTGCAAGCATATTCTCTAGCGCCTCTTTTTTATTAGATGTACAAACAACACCCCGCTTCTCCCGGGCGCCCGTTTTCATAGAACCGCTCATGGGCACATCAGGCAAGAAGAGCTTAAACTCTAGGTGTGTGGTGGAATTGTTCTTGGCAAATGTGTGGGGGGCGAAGAAGCCATAAAGAGTGCCTGTTTTGGGAAGTGGCGTTGGAACATACTTTTTGTAAATTTCACGGGCTTCATCTTGAGTAGCATCGCGAAACGTGGTGGCGTCGGCGGCGGCATCGAACACTGCTATTGCTGTCGGAATGACAAATATATCTACATATCCGTACAATGTCCTTGTTTTTACAATAAGCCCTTGGGCAATAAGAAGGGTCATCAGGCGCTTAAAGCCTGGGGTTTCTAAAACAGGGTCTGCAGCAGCGACAGCCTTTACTAATAGTTTGGCCATACTATGCCATAATTTGGAATCGAGCTTCGAATAAAGGACAATAGCCGCTTCTTCTTTATCGCTGGGCAAAATATCAACGAACGACTGGTACTCACCTAGGTTCTCGAGGGCCTTGTATTCCCGTGCTTTTTGTGGTACCAACTTTATTCGGTGAGCCTTCGGCAGGGCGGTTGCAACCCCAGAACGAATATAATGTCCCATATGCTCGACAACTAAGTCTGGATTATTAGCGAGCACATTTAGCACCGGCTCGCGCAACGAAGGTGTATTACTTGTTCCCATGGCCGCCATAAGGTCGCATTGCTCAAAGGTGGTGGTTGCTGGGTGCGCCTCAAGATAACGACGGAGGCGTTGCGTTAGCGTCGGTAGCAAATGTTTATAGGTTGCCCGGGACCAGTTGGCGCTATCCAGGGTCTCTTGGGCCTTATCCGCAAAAGCGCAGCGGGCTGGTGCGCCACTATCCCCAAAATGAAATGGTACCAACGCTCCCTGCGAACTATTCAGGGTCACATCAAACCGAAATACCTCTTGGGGAATATAGTTCAAATGGGTTTGCAAAGGACAATCCATTGCATAGCGGATAATCACATCATCGACCATTTGAATATGGTCGGCCTTCTGCGAAGCAATGCGATAAGCGCGCAAATCGGCTGTCTCTCGCTCGCCATCCATCGTGGAATGTAAGAAAACAGTGACATTTCGGTCTTCTAAGGGAAGGTCGGTATGCGAACAGGTCCGAATCGCGCGACCGATAACCTGGTCATTGCGATTTAAATGGAACCATGGGTCGAGTATGTGGACTTCGCGAATATTACGGAAACTAAAGCCCTCGCCGGCGACCGGGGATAACAGAATAACCTTTATCTTTGAACCATCGAAGTTATCCCGTGCATTAATAGCCGCCTTCAAACTATCAATTGAAGGCCCCATCAGATTCCGGTCACCGGATAAGATGGCATAGGTACCGGGAGCACGGGTTGCAGTTGCAGTTGCAGTTGCAATGGCGGGGAGACCGGTCAAGAGTGGCCGCGACTTATATCGTGTAAAGCCGATGTGTTCCAGTGCAGCCGCCATAGGTACCACTCCACTCCAAACATACTGGGAATAAATCATCACAATACCTTTCGATTTCTGTATAAACTCAATTATCCGATTTACTTTTGCTGCGTACTTCCCAAGATAGTCTGCTCCTGGTTGCAAAATAGGCATATCTGGCTTGGCATATCTATATTGATAGGGTTTATCATCATCCGTTGCCTGGAACGTGGCTTTGAACCCCTTTTCACCAAGGCGACCGTTTTTGTAAACTACGTTATTCGCTTGCTGGAGGAGGGCAATAGATGTTGCAGGCGTTTCGGCATCCGTCTTCCCAAAACCTTTTAGAATGGCAGCAGATTGGGATGACCCTATAGGTGTGGTCACAATTCCATCACTAATACTCTTAAACCAGGTCGCTTGGTAGGCAGGTATAATACTGCCATTTCGCGCATATTTGGGACAATAGTCAAGTATCTGGGTACCATTCACCACTGGCGATAGGCGAACAGCGAATACGAATGGATTGACACCTTTCACATAAGAAATGTATTCCTGGGCAAGCTGTTTGAGCAGGTCAAAGCTGGCTTGATTTGGAATACCAGAATCGTTGAAGAGGCGCGGGAGCGAAGGAGGACTAGGAAATACTGGGCGTTTATCGTTTAGTGCGAGCAGTGAAAGCAGCCAGAAGATTTCTTCTGGGTCATTATACATTGGTGTAGCGGAAAGTAACAAGAGGCGATTGTTAGTACCGACTGTTAGAAGCCGACGGAGGGGTTCTTCGATTTGTTTTTCATCACCGAGCCGAATATTATGGGCCTCGTCAATAATCAGTAACTTATCTTGAAAAACGGCCGCAGTTCGCCCCTGCTCCTCGAGCTCGGCAACACGAATTGCGAACCCCTCATAAGTAAAAAACTCATAGCGACCTTTTATCAAGGCGCGAATCTTGGTACTTAAGGCGTCCTCATCGAGCTTCGCATGACCTGGAATGAGCTTAAGATAGGTATCCGCAGTACATTGTTCCTTCACATTCACTAAACGTGTCACATCAAAAATCTGCTCTTCATAAGACCGTTTAAGGGCTTTAGGTACCACCACCCAGATTTTGGCTCCACTCGGTGTTCCGGATGACGGGGGCACAGAGAGTAAACTCTCGGCAACCGCAATAGACGCACACGTTTTCCCCACCCCGACGCCATGGTAAAGGAGCAAACCACGATAAGGGGTATCAATCGATAAATAGTGTTCGATTAAATGTTGATGCATACTTCGCTCGAATTTGGTCGGGTCACATTGTTCTCCCACCCGCTTTAAAAAATCGGCACGAGTGCTCACAATAGGTTGTTGTGGTGCGGCGTGCACAGCAAACTCTTTCATCTGGGCCAGCGTCCCCTGAAAGCCAGGGTCGCCTAATTGCGGAAACATAGGCCCGCTTCTACCATAGCGAAGTATATTTTAGCACAGAACTCGACATCAGAATCGGCTCGATGACAACCCTGTGGGATAACCCCGAAGTATCTGAGGTAGAGGTCGGCTAGGCGCGGCCAACGTTCGCCAGGGAGCGTCCCTGTTAACATAGTACAACGCCGCTCCATGCTCATGAAAAGCTCGAGTAATTGATTATGACTATGACTTTGACTCTGATTTTTAGCTGACCCTCTCCACATTTCCGATTGAATGACTGGATCATCGAAACGAATATTATGGGCAACAATGATTTCTACATTTTCGGCAATAAGGTCGCTATGAAAGGCGTCTAGAAGGGTGTTCATTGTAATACCGGTCTCGTTTGCTATTTCTGTTGTAATTCCATGAATTGCCGCCGCATCAGGCGGAATCATATAACCATCTGGTTTAACTGTATAGCAACTTTTTGTCACTGCCGTTCCATCTTCTTCATAAATCGCCCAAGCCATCTGGACTATGCGACATTGGTTCCAGGCGACCGTATCGGATGGCGGCGGGGGCGGACGGGAGCGCGGGGCTAAACCGGTCGTTTCAGTATCAAGGACAAGAGTTCGTGAGGGAGGGCGCTGGGCCCACATTCGTCCGTTCGCACCAGAACCGGACAGAGAGGTCGGCGTGGGCAAAGAGATATTTGCGCTCTTTGTTGTGAGGGCGGATAAGGGCATCTGCATCTTTATACGAGTACCACGCGATCTTTCTAACCTCTCTGGCTTGATGTATGTTGGCTGGATCTACAATTATATTTTTGTTCTGATTTTTATGCAACAAAGCAATGTAATAAACATGACGATAAAGTATGTTATTTGTTCCATAAAATACCTCTTCATATCCATGATTATCAACCAAAGTAATATCATCTCTGCTGAAACCGGTCTCCTCTGAAAACTCGCGAATCGCACAGTCAACATCATGTTCCCGAAGCCGCCGCCGCCCCTTTGGGAAGCCCCACTCAGGCTCTAAATAAGGCGATGTAGTTGATTCAAGAATGGAGCGGATATCAAGAGCATCGAACTTGCGCTTAGCATCAATGAACTCTTGGGTATGCCGTGGAATAAAGGGTTGAAACCAGACCTGATTCCATAACTCCTCAAAGCTATTAGTTAAAATAGACTGTCGTTCAGTACCTGTCATATTACGGAACAGGTCTTTGATATATTTGATATTGTAGATTTCATATTTGCCCCGAATAAATTCCATGAAACAAAGGCTATCCTTCCGCTGAATCATAATATATTCGAGTCGTCCCTCCCATTCGCGGAAACAAATGATACCGAAACTCATTATCGGTAAATAGCAGTCTTTGTATAAGTGACCAATGAGACCGCAATTACGACAGGTATGTGTTCGTAGAGTTGTTGAAGGCTGGGATGAAGACGGCATAGGTAAAGGAAACGAAGGAAGAGAAGGAGAAGGGGGAGGAGGATGAAGCATCTTGGGCTCCATACATTACAAGTATAGGCCGCACATTGGCTTAAATGATGTTCAGTAATTATAGTATTGCGATGGCCGCCCTAGACCCGACTATTTGGGGCCCTTATGTTTGGGGCGCGATTCATTCGATTGCGATTGGTGCACCCGATAGCCTGGATGCCACTCAGAAGAACGCCTATCGCCTATTCTTCGCCCAGCTACCTACCATTATTCCTTGCCATAAATGCCAACAACACCTTTATGAGCATCTGGCCCTGGCCCCCGTGGAGCCGCACCTAGAGGGTGGTGGAAAAGCCATTTTTGCCTGGTCAGTAGCCCTGCATAACAGTGTCAATAAAACATTGGGGAAAAAAGAATTTACGATTGAAGAGGCTCGGGCTTATTGGAAGCAGCCAATTGCGGCCGGCCACGGGTCCGGACAGAGTTTCGGGAGGCGGCTCCCGCATTTGCATATTGGCCTATTAGTTGCATCCGCCGCGCTCGTCCTAATTGCACTGGTTCTATTTAGAACTGGGCGCAGCTCGAAGTAAAGGGCTCCACAGCAGCGAAGGCAGCGGGGGCAACCTGGGGCTCCTGCTCCATCGCCGGAGGGGGAGTCGGGGTGGCCCGACGAGGAGCGGCACCACCCATCTCTGGCGAGGGGGGGAGGCCAACCTCGGTGGGGGCGACGGCACCAGCAGTGGCGGCCATCTCGGCCTCGGCCTCGGCGGCGGCCTGGGCTGTCGCCTCATCCTGGAACTTCTCAACCTGCATGGCCTCGAAGTACTTCTTTGCCGCCTTGTTCGCCTCCTCCAGCTTGGCCATGGCGACAGCTGGGGTTGCCATGCCACTTGCCTGACTATCAACGAACTTCTCGGTCTTCTTCTCGTCAATCATCGAGAGAATGGCGCCGATAATCACGACCGCGCTCGAGAACACGATGACAATCGAGATATACCAGGCGTAGACCGTGCACCACCACTTGTTGCCACCGGCATCACCGGTCACCATGCAGGTCACCTGGAGCAGGGTCAGCAGGATGGCCGGGAGAGCCATCAGGACCATCAGTAGGACAACGATGAACTTCTGGGACAGCGGGATGCTCTCCTTGCCGACGAGGACGGCGATACCGACCACAATTAGGGTGAGCAGGAAAGCATAACCTGCCAGCTGGGACTGGGGAGCGCCGACGAAAGCATCGATGAACGCCATTCTCTTTGTTTGCTTATACTCTGAACACAGAAAAAAATGATAAATGATATAAGCTAAACAGCCCCTGATAGAACAACGCACCGTCCCCGCCATCATGGGTATTCCACAATATTTCTACGTTATTACAAAACAATTCAAACAAATTCTTTCATCGTCCCCCGGAAAAGCTGTCGCCCACCTCTTTCTGGATTATAATGGTATTATTCACCAAGCCACGCGAGCAGTTCTAGCCACCGGGGCCACTAAGGATACCGAGATTTTCGCGGGTATCTGGGCTTATACTGAGCGCGTTGTCGGACTCGTCCAGCCATCGAAGCAGGTTTATATTATGGTGGATGGTGTCGCACCGAAAGCGAAGATGGTACAACAGCGCAAACGCCGCTATTTGTCGACTCTATTGAAAAAAGAAGACGGGGCAGTTTCATGGGATACTAACGCCATTTCCCCTGGCACCGCCTTTATGACCAAATTGCATACCTTTCTTAAAGAGAAGGCAGCCGGCAAAGGTTGGTTTCTTTCCGGGGCGGACGAGCCGGGCGAGGGGGAGCACAAGATGTTCGATAAAATGAGTGGTGTGGCTGATGGCGAGACGATATTCGTCTATGGTCTGGATGCTGACCTGATTATGTTGTCCCTCTTGAGTGGTAGGCGGAACATTTATCTTATGCGCGAGATGCAGGTTGGGAGCGACTTTCAGTATCTCGAGGTTGACCGGCTTTCCGAAGGGATTCTTGGGGCTTTCCCAGGGCTCGATATTAATAGTTATATTGTGCTCTGTTTCCTGCTTGGTAATGATTTCCTGCCCAACCTCGCTTCGCTAAACCTGCGTGGTGGCGGGATTGAGATGTTGGTCGACGCGCTCAAAACGGTGCGCGGCGCCTCTGGACTTGAGTCGAATAACCTGGTTGTTAATGGCGCGATTAATATTGATTGTTTGGGACGGGTCTTGCAGGAAGTGGCTCGTAAGGAGGATGACCGTATTTGGCAACTCAATGAAGAATATCTGAAACGTCGGGCTCCCGAGCAAACTCAACATTATTATCCGCTCTTACCCGAGAACAAGGCACCTCTGGCGCAGGAAATCTACTCTTGCCAAAGCGCAGGGGCTTGGAGGCGATTGTACTACAAGCATCTCTTCCCTGGGTCTCAACCGGGCGATAGCAAGATTGTGGTGGATGCGTGTTCCCTTTATTTCCAGGGACTTTCGTGGACGTATGCTTATTATACACGTGTGGCGAAAGACGATGATTGGTTCTACCCCTACGGATATGCGCCAACGGCACAAGACCTATCGAACTATGTGGGTTCCCTATATTTGCCATCGCATGAAACTAATCATCATCCCACGCCAAGTGCAATTTCAAATGCAAGTATCTTTGTAAATAATCGCGTTCAACTTCTGGCCATCCTACCCCTGGCGAGCAATGCCCTCTTGCCAGCGACCTGTCGGAAATTTCAAACGGATGTTAAATACGGTGCGACTCATTTATACCCATCTGAGTTCAAGCTCCAGACCTATCTCAAGGGCGCTCTACATGAATGTAATCCAATTCTTCCAGCGCTCGACTTTGGTTTACTTGAGTCATTGGTAAATTAAATAAAAATAAGAAAGGTAATTACTTTATGTTAATTTTTGACAACGTCATCTCGAAATAACGTCATCTTATATTCTTTTATTAACTCAATTTTGTCATTCACATCAAGCGGAACCATCGGAATACCAAGGGCATTCGCCATAATGCATCTGACCCTTTCGGCAAACTCAACAGCTGTTTCATTTTCATTAGAATAAACCAATGGGAGATATTCCACACTAGCGTAGTTAACAAACTGGGTTAAAAGGCGATAGCATGTTAAGAATGGGCTATCGATTGTCCAAGCAGGGCAGAAGTGTTTATAGTGATATCTGATAAGCACAGGGAGAACAGGTGCCTTCGCCACAAAGGCGCCTGTTTTAAACTTTAAGAGGGCGCGACCATTTGATAAGGCACCTTCTGGGGCAACCGCAAGCATAAAACGATTATTGGTTTTCTTTTGAACCAACCTATCAACAAGTTGTTGTGATATTCCACGCTTGGGAATAATAAATACAGATTCAACATAAGTAAGGAACGGACCTACAGCTGGTACTGCTTTATAAGTATAACTAGTAATAAAGGCCAATATACCATTTGTCATTAGAATAAACTGATCCATAAAAGAAATATGGTTGTATACTAGCACAACATTTCGGTCGAGGCTATTTGCTGCGACTAGGTTCTTAAGCCCCTTTGTTTTTACAGAGATTCCAATTACAAACACTGAAGCTCTTATTATCCATAGTAAAGCATTAGTGACATTTAACCCAGTAAATCTTGCATAATAAATACAACACACCGAAGCTGTCGCCAGCTTAATATTTATTAAAACACGGAGTATTGCGATTGGAAATAGTAGAACCATCTTGGTGCCTTCATAGAATGTTATCGAACTTGTCAAATCAATAAATGGACTATTTAGTAGCGCTGTTCTACTAAGCATAAAAACTATACTATAAATCAAATTACCTTCTTATATCTTATATAAGACTTATTCTTCTTTTTTCTCAATCTCTTTTTTCTCAATCTCTTTTTTCGCAGGTGTCCATTTCTTTGAATAGAAGATGACGAAAAGACCCAACATACTGAGGATATAAAGCAGGTAGGGAGCCATTAGAATCCGTGGATACTTTGAACCGCTTGTGAGGGCCATTAGATTAGACCCAGTCAAAATGACAAACTGCGTCATTTGGAGCTGGGTCAGGTACTTTCCCCAAAAAAGATATTTCTTGTTTTTTGTGAACGTGGAAATGAAATAGTAGAAATACATTACCATATGAACAAAGCTATTCATAACTACAGTGAGCCAAGCGTGTCCACCAGGGGCCAAGCGACAAATGGCGACACCGAAGATTGCCACAGTTCCATGATGATATACGTGCAGGAACGATACTTGCCGGAAATTACCGGTCGCAATCATAATGAATGTATCAATAAACTCATATAGCTTCGAAACATAAAATAGATAGAGGTATCGGGTTACATTGGTATGTTCGGGATTCACCAGCGCACCCCACAGTGGGTAATCGTATTTACGCGCTTCAAATAGCATCCCGAAAGACATATAAGCACTCAGGGCCACCAAGAACAAATTATGGAGTCGAATAAATAGAACCATACCGGCGCTCTTCTTCAGGGGAGGGGTGGGATAAACGAGCTGAAAGTAATAGGCCATCGCCACCGCCCCAACGTAAAACCCCTCGGATAGGCCGAAGACGAGATTATTCTCGGCTAAATAAACGAGAACGGGATTATTGAGAATCATTGACATATTTGTTCTCTTTTTGTCTTTAAAGAATATTAAAGGGACTTATCCTTAAGCAATGTATGCTATTTAAGAGCAATCCAGTAAGCGTTATTAGTAAACCACACAAGAACAAAACAAGAACTATGGATATGAATACTCTCTTTAATGGACCTTGTTTTATTATTAATATGGACCGCTGCCCTGACCGGCTAGCACTGACCAAAGAACGTGTGGCTGCGGCAGGCTATAAGGATATTCGGCGATGGGCCGGTGTGGATGCGGGTGTCGATAATTTGAGCGATGCTTGGGCCGCACATGGAAGCCCGCTCTTTTGGCCTGGCGATGCCGAGTTTGTCACTTATCCTGGTAAACAAGGGTGTATGTTGAGTTGGTTGGGTCTGCTCAAACATATCATTGAGAGCGAGCTGCCATTGGTTACTGTTTTCGAGGACGACGTGCTCTTTCATAAAGATTGGGCGAAGTTGGCACCGCTGTACTATAATGCGATGCCAAAGGACTATGACTACTTTTACATGGGTGGGCAACTGGATGGCCCGAGTGAGAGTAGCATTGACCGAGTGCCAATGTTTTGCACTCACGCACTGGTATTTACGTTAGCGGGGGCGAAGAAGATTTACGAGTTGCTGACAAAATCGCCACGCGGTATCTCGACCATTGATTGTATGTTACTTGATATGCATAAGCTGGGTGGTTTGTGCCCGTTTACCTACTATATTTGGAATGGAACGATGTACCCTGACCCTGTGGCAATTATGGCGAAGGACTGGACGAAACGTAATGCTGGTTTGGTATTCCAAGACTATGATGCAGGAACATTTGTGAGGGAGTGGTAAGCAGCAGCGGGCATTGGTTTATTTTTATCAAGGAATTATAGTGAAACGTAATCCTAACGCGGATGACCCCGCTCAAGTGGGTTATTGAGGAGGAAAAGTATTTAGCCCTCCTTCATAAATCATCGCATGCTCTGAGTGCAAGCTATAAACAACTTTACATTACATCAAGGGCCACCCAGAATCGTTATCGGTTTCCAGCGATTGTTATGTCCTCTGTTTCCGGTCTCGCCTCATTTGGTACATCGACCTTTCCCGAAAATGGCCGCCCCTATGTAAGTATTGCCGTTGGGTGCGTCAATATTCTAATCGCGATTCTGAATACTTGGGAGGCTTTTACTAAAGTGGCTGAGATTGTCAATCAGTCGCTCCTTGTATCCAATTCCTTTAAAAAGCTGGCCGACGATATTCATTGCGAATTGAGTGTTCCAGTCGCCGACCGCGAAACGAGTGGTATCACCTATCTACGCGATACTTTCACACGTTATCAGCAGATTTTAGACCAGGCCCCACCACTCGATTATGATGTGCCAAATGAACTTGCTGTAAAAATGATGCGGCGCGATATTATAGAAGCTATTAAGGAAAGAGGTCCAGCGACATATAGCTTTCAGCAAACGCCTATTTCAGAGCCTCCCCAAACGCCCGCGAGTGCCGATGCCGATACCAGTGCACACGTTGTAATTGATGTTCCAGGCGAAAAAGAAGATAATGTGGTTTTATCACGCGGGCTGCGAATGTGGCAGACACAGAAGCAACGCCTCCTGGCTATTCCTCCAAATACTGATTCAAAGCCTTCAGGGCAGCAGTAGGCGTCGGCCGCTGGCGCGGGTCGGCAGCCGTTAATGATGCCACCAATGCGACATACGCTGGCGGGAGCGGCGAAACATGGGACAGATATTTATGGGCGTAAATAAAAATCGCTCCCAATGAATAAACATCTACGCGGTCGGCATACTGGTCAATCGCGCTCATATCTTGGTGCAACCAGTCCATTAACCCAACAATATCGTTCTTGAATGCCTGTTTTTTAGGATGGTACTTAAAGAAGTATTGCCCCCTGTCCTTCGACAAAATATTCTTTAGTCCTTCCTCGACGGCTGCGGCGGGTGAAACATATTGGCCTTGGATTAAATAGGTTATAATACGATATTCTGGTGGATAGGGGAAATAAGTATGTCGAGTAGTTCGAAAATTACCAGGTTTGTATATGTCGGTCAGGGGGCGAGTTAAACTAAAATCAATGAGTCGGAAAGCATCGGTGTCCGGATTTACAATGATATTATAGGTTTTAATATCCTGGTGACAATAACCCGCTGCCGTCATTTTAATAACACCCTCGAAGATAGGTACCATTAAGCGAGCAAAGGCGCGCGGCGTAATGTCGGTGTTCTTTATCAGCCATTCTTTCAGGTCGATACCACCATAAGGCATGGTCAGCTGGTAAAGGTCGGGATTTGGTTTGATATCGCATTTTATGGAGGGCGGTGGCGGGTTGACTCTGCATCCAAGCGTGGGATAGAGGAAATACTTGCTTGTGGGGTCGATGGCCGCCACCACCTTTGAAATAGTCCACTCAGTCGTATAAGTATTTTGGTTTGACATTAGCTTCCCGACTAAGGCTGTGCTTGCTGGCTGTTTTTTTCTGCCTATTTTAAGAACGGATTGGTCGGTTTTACATGGGAGCGGGGGATACAAGATGCATCCATAGCTCCCCTCACCGATCACCCGCTGGGCCATATACTATTTAGGGCCATAATTTTTACATTTATAGAGTGTAGAATGGAACAGAAAACGTTTACTGTCCCCACGATAGCCGAGCTTCGTGGGCCCAAGATTTTGGATATGTCTATATTTGACTGGGTATCGACCCTGATTGGGGTGCTTATTATTGCCTGGCTCATTGGTATTAAAACCTTCGGTGGATTCGTTATTCTATTTGCTTGTGTGATTGTTATTGGGGTATTCGTTCACCTGGTTGCCGGTGTGGATACCATGTTTGGTTATTACATTGGGGTGAATCCGAAGCCGTGGCGCGAGCAACCGGTGGCAAAGTGGGAGGACGTTGAGAAAGGTATTTAAGCACTATCAAGTTAATAGAATTATGCCATGTCCCTCGTGGGGTGGCATTATACGGGTATAGCATAATCGGTTAGTGCAGTGGTCTTATGAGCCATTTATCCGAGTTCGATTCTCGGTATCCGTACATTATTTTTCCGAAAGTTTTATCTACGATAAAACAAGGATGGCAGCTCAGTTTATGGCGGCCGTGCGAAAACATTACCCGCGTCCGGATGACGTACCATCAATAACAATTGTACCTTTTGAGAAGGGTGATAGGAATGCGTTGATCACTGAACTTGGGAGCTCGAAATATACGTTTCCGACAACTCGTCCAATTATCGAAATGACAGGTGAAGTGATTGTTGTTTCTTACCCCGGCACAGTGACAATTAACTGTTTAAGTCTTGACTATGTTCCTCTTCATAAATTGAAACGGGTGGCGCGCCGGCTAAAATGTATTTTGGATATATTTCAGCAAGGCAGTCCGATTACTATATGGTTTATTCCAGACCCCGCTGCTAGACTGATGCCGGAGAATTCCGGTGCGCCGATTCTTGCGCACCATATCAACGGTGCTTACACCTATTTTCACCAACATACCATTTTTGTCTATCGACTAGAGGAGTTTCCAAAAGTGATGTTACATGAGATGTTACACAATACATCGATAAATACTGCGTCATGGCCCCCTTCAGAAGGGCGTCGACTATCTGTGGCATTATTGGGTGAAAGGACGGTAGTGCAGGTTGACCCAAATGAAGCGATTGTAGAAACTTGGGCGCAAATGTTCCAATGTCTATTCATTTCTTATGAAAACAAAATGCCCTTTCAGGAACTCCTCGACGTTGAACAGCGTTGGGGGGAAAATCAAGCCTTCAAACTTTATGCGCACTTTAAGAGAACTAAGTGGTCGGAAAAAACAAATTCGTTTAGCTATATCGTGTTGCGAACCATTTTATTGAAAAATCTGGATGGTTTCTTAAAACTCGCGAGACCGTATGTGGCAAGCGATGTGACCAACTTTGTTATAGGATGTTTGCCATTTAAGTATGGCAAGTATACGAATGAACAACAGCGCTCACTCAGGATGAGCTGGTTTGGGGACCTTTAGTTGCATTTGCATTTGCATTTGCAGTTGCAACAGCCTTTCGCAAAATATCAATCAAGCCATTTCCTTTTACGCCATCCACAAAAGGGAGCGCTTCAGATAAGACTAGGAGGGCGATACTTCCATAGGATGATATCTGAGCAGCTAGATTGATAGATTGTGCAGTAGCAAGCGGAGTTGAGGGAGGAGGGGGCGAAGGAAGGGGAAGAGTTGTTTGCTTGTATTGCCGGCTTCTATGTACCTTCTTAGGAATGGTAATATAGGTATTTCGAATATTAATGACACGGGGTCCTGTATTGGACATAGTTGTTTGGTCTTCTATCTTATTTAACAAATAATAACTGCAGCAGGTTGGTCCACGTATCCATTATCATGTGTAGCCAATATATCAACGGCACCATTTTTCCCTATCCATTTATATGTCATTTTAGTACGATTGATAAACTGGTAGAATGCGAGTAGTTCGTGTTTCTCATATGTTGGATAATTGAAAAGCTCGTCGAATAAAATAATGGTACCTGGATGGATGTTTGCACTCAGGCAATCGAAGGTTGTTTTTGTGGAAGAATATAGATCGCAATCAATGTGAAGGAGGGCAATGGGTGTTGTGCCCAATATGGTCTCCCTAAACTCTGGCAGTGTTTTATCGAACCAGCCAGCAATAAGATTCACATTGGAGGGGACAATTGGAAGCCGGTTGTTAAGGTTGAAAGCGCCCTTATCGTAGACCAAATCAGGGCGTCCCCATGACTCTGGGAGGCCTTCGAAGCTATCGAAGCCATATACTTTGGTTGACGGATACCGATTTGCTAACTTTGTTATGCTGCCACCCGAATACACACCGCATTCCACGATAACACCATCAATTAGTGTGAAATTATCGAAAATAAAGTCACACGGGTGTATCCCGATATTAGGGACGATATCTGGGAGAGTTTGAATAAAGGCGCTGTAGTCGTTGTCGGCCATATACTTAGGAATTTGTTATTATTATGTGATAATAGACGATGAATGAGAAAATTAAAGCAAATGTTATAAAATGAAAATAACAAAACAGTCTAACAGTTTTGTTTTTGTTTTGTTTTTGTTTACTTGTTTTATTGTTTTATTGTTTTATGCGGTAACACTTAGTCGTTGTAAGCGCGGCTCGGGCGATTACGGGAGGACAGGTTAACAAGTGGGGCCACGTCGGTGCCGATACCTTCCCCGATGGCATCCACAAAGTCGGCATTGAAGTCGCTGAGCGGAGCGACCATAAGCGGCCCGGAACCGGCTGGGATGGCAAGGCGGATTTCGCCCATAAGGAATGCGACGGTCGTGTTCAGCAGACTGGATACATCCCGGTTAGTATTGGGCAGCTTGGTGGAGACGGCGAGATTGATGGCGCAATCGTCTGTTTTCGACACCGTCACAGAGACCTCCTGGCCACCGCGTCCGAGGCCCTTGCCTGTGATGGCCATCGATACACACACCGTGTTCCTGCCGTCCAACAGGTTGCTATCAACCTTCAACAGGGTATCCTCGAGCACCTGGGTGTTCAGGGTATGTGCGTGGTAGTAGGGCAGGCTCCACGAGGTCCCGGCCGGCTTCGTGCGGGTATTCTTCGTGCGCACCTGAATCAGGCCGCCAACGGCATAATCGAATTCCAGGGCTCCGTCGAAGTTGACATACTTGGGCTTGGATAGCGTCTCCAAGTCGTTCGCCAGCAGAGCCGTCATATACTGAGCCAGCATCTTGCGCCAGACCCAGATGTTCTCCTTAATGTTCAGGGACGTGTAGGCGGTCGTGAGGACAGTGGACGCCATTTAGGGGGCGGAAAGGGGAGAGATGGAAGGGGAAATATGTTTTTGTTGTTTTTACGAAAGTTGGTAGATTGTGGATTTACCAATTAACATTCCGTTCAATTTTTTGGAAATATACGGTAAATCTCATACGCTGAACAGGGCAGGGCAGGGCAGTTGATATTAACCCAATGATTTTTCAGCCATTAGTTGGAGCGCCTTGAGCGCACCAAGAACAATGGCATTATCTTTGAACATATCACCCAATACTGTGTTATATGTATCGAGAACTTCACGATATTTGGCAACATCAGCAAGTAAATCGCCAACTTCGCCACCAGTTGCGCCGTTTGCGCCGAGAACAACTGGCACCTGAATCGCCTTCCGTACCAGATTCCATTTATTCATCGCCTCCGCATAACCAGACTCTGTAAACTGGTCCCTAGTATAGTCGCTCTCGAAAACCTTCGAAAGCTTCGAGCAGTACATCCGACGTGTGTTATCCTTGTAATTCACTCGCATATAACTCACAAAGTCGTCGCTTGCATCGCCTAGTATTCCCTTAATATTCCAGTTGAAGTGTGAGAGAATCTTATCGATTCCCGTTTCTACCAACGGCTGCGCCATCTCCTATCTAACCTATCTAAATGGTCTATTTTGTTTTAGACGCATTTTCCTTAAGTAAGGTAAAATGTCGAATTTAAGAAAAAGGATAAATAAAGTACGAGCGGTGGGGTTCGAACCCACGATTCCTCACGGAACACGAGCTTAAGTCGCGCGCCTTAAACCACTCGGCCACACTCGTACTAATGGTATAAATGGCGTGGCTTTAAGTACGTTCTATCTACTTCCAGCCGGCACCAGTTTGTTGACAGGTACATACCACACCCCCCTGATAACCAGCGGCTTTTGTGCAAATGCCTTTATTAGTAGCGATACATTTTGCTCCCTTCCACTCGTTCGGAAGCTCTCCATTCCATGCCCGTCCACCTGTGCCACGGCAATATGTCTCGCAACTGACTGTGCCATTATTACCATACGTGCTTTTCTCCGGGCGCAGCCATACCGTATCAGCAGTACTTCTAGCCAGGATATTGTTTGGCTTGGCACTCCCGATTACCGAATATATAAAACCCGCTGGGCCGCCACCATTAATACACTCAAACTCGAGAATATTGTTCCCCTTCAGCAGGGTTATAGCCACTTTAGGATACTCAGTGCCCTGCCACCAGCCACCATTCGCTGATGTAGTGAGGGTTGCTTTATTAAGCCGAACAACCGACGCGTCATCTACAATAATATGGACAACCGCTGAAATTTCCCTTCCGGAGTTATTTTGAATAATCGTCTGAAAGATAATGATTTCATTCACCGGCGCGCCAGCAGCTGCACCAGATATATTCCAAATCCATTTTGCCGCTTTATCGGCAAAGCCAGTGTTCCACCAGGGACCCATGTTCCAAGGACCGAGCTCAAAAGACTTGTTGGTATTTCCAGGAAGAGTATAGTTCACTTGCTTAACCGGTTCTGGTTTCTTGAGACGAATCCATACACTATGATAGGTATTGTTATTTTCACCATTAAGTGGAGTATAATCATCAACCTCCCAGCGTCCGCCAACACCAATATTCCAATGGGCTTGACCCCAACGCCAAAATGTATGATTGGTGAGAGCCCAGATGCCTTGGTTTGACTGGACACATACACCACCCCCGCATTGGGGCGCCCTATTATTATCGGGTAGGCTCGCAATATGTCCAGTGAGTGGCGTAAATGGAAACGTTGCCGGTATTGAACCTTGGCCCGTTGTGGCATATTTAATCACATTTGGGTCACTTGTTTTAAAATGAATTAAGCTCCCCTTAGGACTGGACGATTTCGCGTAAAAGCGCATCTCGAGTTCAACACCTTTAGGGTTTAGCATATTCAAAAAATCGGGTGTCAGGTGCCCCCAACTTTCGGTATTTGCCTCATTCTTCGTTGCTGCTAAATCTTCTGACTCAAAAAGGGGAAATGAACCTGAGTCATAATACTGCGGAGCTAAAGGGGGATTCGTGTTTCCTCGGCGGCGATAGTTAAGCACTAGCAACCACTTTTCTTCACTATCTTCGGGTTTAACTTTGGGAAACACTTGAACATAAACTTTAAAGGCACGATTCCCAACTCCAAGATCATATACTCCTGATGCAGTTACCTTATTTAGCAGACCATCCATAGTTACAGGAGCTACAGGAGCTACAGGAACTGCATCTACAGCAAACTTTTCAAACACTTTGGCGGCATTCGATGCATTCCCCATCCCAGTGGTATTATTAATCATTTCGCCAGCCAGTGTTTTAATTTCGCCCGCACTTAGCTCCCCTGCCACATAGCGCAGTTTTTGTATAAGCACCGGGCCATTGGAATTACCTGCCCCATAGAGACCCAGATACATACTCTTGTTGCGACTGTTTCCCCAAACGTAATTCTGGCCCAATGGAAGAGTTGTGTTAACAGTTAGGGTACCGTTAGTATACAATGCAATCGAATCCGGCGTTACTACCGCAGCAAAGTGATACCATTTTCCAAATGGCATCGCCGCAGGGAGATCCAGACCATCATTCTTGGAAGTGGTCGATGCTTGACGGAAATGGATACGTCCTCCTGGGACATTCGGTTGCGATGGCCAAATATAAATACCAGGCGTCCTATCAGAATCATCATCGCCTATGAGTAGCACATTTCTCCAAGCGTTGTGGTCATTCGTCACCTTTATCCATAGCGTAATCGTATAAGTCGGTAAGTTAGCGTAATTAATTTTAGGTGTTGAAATCTTCGACAAAGTGGATATATCCAGTACATTATCAACCAATAACTGTTTCTCTGGAGGAGTTGGCATTGCCGTATTTAAATTTGTCGTTAGTGGTACATCTGATGGGATAGTACCAACACTAATATAAACACGACCATCACTGGATATATCCCCTTTTGCAAATTTGGCCGTTGTCGGTTTCAGAGTTGTTAAAAGAGTATTGTAGAAGTTGGCCGCATTCGTGTTAATCGAACCAATAGTTTTCTCAATTTTATCTTTACGCGCTAGATAACTGGCCGCCCGTGTACTGTAGATGTCAGATGTACTCGTTGATTTCTTTTTTAGTGCAGTTGCTTGCTCGGTAAACTGTCGCATACGATCATTTAGAGCGGCAAGGTCGCCATATAAATCATCATCCACACTCGCTGCCTTCACTAAAACGAGCGATGGAGCGCCGATATCTGCAATATTAAATGGTTTAATAACTGAACTAATTAACTCAGGGCGACCACATAGATCAATCTTTAACTGATAATAGGCTACAGTCACTGGATTTGGAGTCAATTTCAGTTCGGTACCATTTACAACAAGTGTATACAGTTTTCTAAGAATCGCCGCCACATCGGCTTTAGCATCCCGAATAATTCCGTCATTAGTTAACATATAAACACCAAATGGCTGTGAACCACCAAATGCTATTAAAGCCTCTTTCTTCGAATCTTCAAATTGCGTTCGACTAACAATATTCTCATTACAGTACTGTGGCTTGAGCTTATCATAAGCAAATGTATTGAACTTGATACGAGCATACGCAGCACCATCCCCGAGGTCAGATACAACTGTATCGGCATGCACAGGACCACGGTTACCGATTGCTTTTACGATATTTCCAGCTGCCGCTGCTGTATCAGCTTTCTTAAAACACCATGCCCAGTTCTCCGGGGGACCTTTATCACTGATAGCAACCGCATTTAGTTGTGGCGGTTGTTGGAGTTTATAGGGATATCGGTTCCAACCAGTGAAGTTTAACTTGCAAGGCGAGCCATCAGCGAGTGTAAATGGGGTCGTATCACATCTCTCGGTGTCATTTGTATAGTAAATCGCACAATCAGTCCGCCCAGGGGCTTCAAAGCCTTCGCCTACACTCATATTATGGCGTTTAATGAAGATAATTACGAATATGATTGCCACCAGAACCAGAAGGAAAACATTTAGGGGCGCCGACCCATACATAAGTGGGCGCGCACTCTACTATATAAGGTTCATAACATTTTCTGATAAAGAGTATAAACTAAAACTACGTGATGCCAATCGAAGATGTCGATTTTATGAAAGCCCATAGTGAAAAACAAAGTTACGTCTTTCTCGTGGATAGTAAAGACCGCGACCGAACTGGCTGGCCGACGCCGGCCGAATATGTGGTCGAATTCACGTCGCCTTTTCGCAATGTCGTTGGCCTCGATGTACTCGACGCTTCAGTACCACGAACCATGTATAATGTTGATGTGAATAATAATACCATCTCGTTTTGCATTTATACAGGTGTGCTACCGACCATTCCGGTTTATACCACGGTTGCTATAGAGCCAGGCGACTATACGATTCAAACGGTTACTGTGGCTATTAATGCGAAGTTACATGCGCCGCTAAGTGGTGGTGCCGTAGGCGATGTCGCTTCCATTACCTGCGAACCGATTAGTACCCCTCCAGATGTAAAGAATATTCTTCGCTTTCGAAGTGCCTATTCTTTTATTTTGGACATGAATGATTCAACAATGGCTGAGACGCTCGGCTTCGATGAGCTAACACAAGCGACTGAAGCCGCGAAGCCGCCGCTGGAGCGACGCTATGAAATTCCTTATACCAACACAGATACAGGTGTGGGTATGGCTTCAAATCGCCGAATCTTTGGGAGCGTTAACATGGATAGTTCAACTAGCCTTGGTCCGGTTTCGACAGTATTTGAAGGACCACGTGGGGTGATTCTATCCCATTCACTTGCAATGGGGCCTGTGGCCCAGAAGTTTACGCTTACAGAAGATGGGTATTTTACAGGCGTCTATGTTGCACTAGGAGGCGTCGGCCTCGGGGCGGCATTCGAAGTTCGAACAGGAGTGACAGGCACCGCTGACATCCCAGATATGACTGCTGGCGGCCTTATTACCGGAACCACTGGGACAATCGCTCTATCGGCAGTCGATGGAACCTTATCGGATGGCGTTCCCGCACAGAAAGTAAAATTGGTCGTTAATACCGAGTACTGGCTCATTGTAAAGGCCCTCACAGGCGGACAAAGCATTACGGTATTCTATAACGATGTTATAGCCACTGCTACTACGCTTAAATATTTGAATGATGGGGAAGGGACATGGTCATCATATGATGCGGTAAGTGATGGTATTTATTACAATATGAGTGCCCGCATTGAAACAGCACAACCTTATCACGTGGTAACATCACCAGGGATTTTCAGCTTGGTGGGCGAGCGCTATATTATACTTCGGTGTCCCGAAATCGAGGCGGCTAGTTATAGAAGTCTCGCCTACTCAAAGCATACCCTGGGTCTAGCGAAGTTCAAATTAGGTGTGGTCGGCTATAGTGAAAATCGCTTGGATTTTAGTTCGGTCCCCTCGCGCGAGTTCCATCCACTGGGTAAATTGAGTAAACTGACTCTACGCTTTGAACGCCCTGGCGGCGACCTATATGATTTTAAGGGGGCCAATCACACAATTACCTTCGCTGTTAAATACTACGAAGCAGTACAAAAAGAAACCTTCACCCACTCCATTATTAACCCTAATTATAATGGAGACCTAATCCAATATTTTATAGACCAAGATGCCAGCGACGCCGATAGCGATGACCAGGATTATGATTACAGTCGCGTTCACTTGGCCAACTATCGGCAAAATGAACGGGATAACTTGCCCGATTAGAAAGCCGAGTACATCGGGCCACTGATAAAGCCCTCAATTTCGGCCCCCTCCGTGCCGACAATCTTCTTTGTGTTGTCTTCGTCCTGGCCAAGTAAGTTGAGGAACTTCTCGAATATATTATTATTAAGAATGCCTGCATTAATAAGGGTCTCCACTTGACCCTTATCCAGCTTATTTGCCTTCAAATCCTCAAATAGCTCGCGCTCCTTCTCAGTTAGCTTAATACCACCGGCCTTCACTGGGAGGGTATCAGAAACCGTGGCGGCATTCTTGGCGGCGGCCGCGACAACGCCTGGGGCAGCTGCCTTGGTAATACTCGTTGGTACAACGGTGGCAGTGGTGGATGCCACAGGAACAGGGGTCCGAGCAGGAGGAGGAGGAGGAGGAACCTTTCTCAGGGCCGTGGTCGAAACTGGAGGCACGGCGCCGGCGACATAGTCCTTCTTCGCCGGGAGAGGGTCTCCGGCGACATAGTCCTTCTTCGCCGGGGGTGTCCTCGGTACAGCTGCCGGACGCACTGGCACCGGACTATCAGGAACAGCCACCTCGAAGGACTCGCGACCATAATGCTTCTCCATTGCAATATTAACAGCCAAATACGCCATAATGGCCACAATCACGAACATTGCGATATACATAAATACACTGGTCCCAGGGGTAGGGCGGCCAGATAGCATGGCCGATACACTCTTTACACTACGGGCAATCGGACCTGGCATTATACTATCTATTTGCGCAGATATTTTTCACGACGCAGTGTGAAGAGCTTCTGTTGATGACCATAGCAATCGATGGCAAATTGCTGGAGTAGGGCGCGTTGAGAACCAATCGACTTCATCTGTAGGCCAATTAAATAGTTAATCAGCAACACTATCTTCGGGGCATGGGAAGCCTCTGTGTACTTGGAGAAATAGATGCCATAATAAATATGAAGGAGAGTATGAATCGTCGCCACCCGATATCCATCCACTCTCGTATAACTCAGACAAACCCCTCTGGGACCACCAGTATAGTAAATACCCATAACCCGCCGACCATTGTATTTAATAAAGGTATGGTCCGATATGAACATATCTCCCTTATACTCCCGTTCCAGGGTTAGATTGAAAGATGGCACCTCGCTACGAATGAGTGCAGCGACCACCGATGGAGGCTGGTCCACGAGAATATCCATATAAGTGCCATCTACACTATGACCGGGCTTCCCCGAGAATAGGGCGATAACGTCGGCACCAAAGAGCACGTACTGATTCTCTTTCACGAGTATATGCAGCTGGTCGAGCAAACTCTGATATTCGATTTCCGCCCCGGCTTCGAGCTTCTCTATGGGGGCAACAGGTAGCTTCGCAACCGCCGGCCGCGGCGGAAAGACCTTATTAAAGTTGACTAGGCGGGAGAAGACCTTTTCCCATCGGCGCGAATCCACTGGCTTGGACATAATCTCGTAAAGCGTCATTCGCAGGTACTCGGGATTGGTCGTTTTGAGGCCCAGGCCGCCACGGAGACCGTCCTTCGCCAATTGGGCGAAAGCTACCGGAGAAACAGTGGATAGGTCCGCAACGGCAGCGCCATCCACCATGACTTTGAGCGTTCCCACGTGCAGCGCCGACTGAACTGACGCCGCGTGACCGCGTTCCTTAAACTTGGCAACCAGGACCTGGCTGATGCTATGTCCATCGAGGCAGTACATATCCAGGTCGGGTAAGTCGAACTTGCCATAGAACTGATATTTCTTGGGCATAATACTATTAATGGCTGATCCCCCGTAAAGCAACACATCTTGGGTTTTAAGAACTTCAATGGCCGTATCATACAAGTGATGATAACGTCCCCAATTCTCTTCGTCAAGGAGCGCCTGCTTTTTGGCCGCTGCCGCAATAATTTTGCGAGTTTCAGTGGTGCCTTGCATTCTGTCTATGCCAGCGGAAAAAAATATGTATACACTGGGTAGCAATGACCGAGCTTTCCCTAGCTTACCAATTAGACGAGCCCTCTTTTATGGCCGCCCCGGTCCAGCAGTATTCTCCCCAGACTGCCCCGGCGCCGCCTGCTATGCAGCAGCTGCAGAACCAGGGGCCGCGCCAGAACCAGGCCCCACCGCCACCCTCTCCGGGCTCAATGCAGGAGCCGACACAGCTGTACACACCCCCTTCGGCGATGTACCAACAGCAGTCGGGTTCGGGCTCGCGTAGCAGGATGGAATACCAGGAGACCTTCTGGGACCGCCTGGCCAATAAGCGGTGGGAGATGGTCAAGTTCTTTGTCCTGGCTCTCATCGTCGTTCTCGCCCTATCAATTGATAAGGTGAGCACCCACTACCTCGACTCCTACATTAACCGTGGCTTCCTGACCCCGATGAACGAACTCGTTGTGCGGATGAGCTATCCGGTGATTGTTATCCTACTACTATGGCTGATTAAAGCGATGGGTTAGTGAAATTCACTACTCCCCGCACTGACTGCACAATTCCCATCACCTTATCTCCGTAAACGATGCCGACACCAATTAGAGCAAAGACCGCTATCATAATCACGAAAATCATATAGTTAATCAGACTCTTCTTGATGGTATTTATTTTTTTCAATATATGCAGCTTACTATTTAGGTCACGCAAATATCCGTCAACCATTACCTGGTATTCGTTGGAGGTCTTCGAAGAATCGAATACCAGTTTCATTGTACCATTGGTCGTCCCCTGGTCGGATGCGATATTCCGTACGAAGTTGGAAGCCCCGTAGCGCATTTGCTGTTCGAAGCCGGCCTTACGCTCAACCACGTTCTCCAGTGTAAAGATGACATCAATATGTTCCATATTACCATTACTATTGAGTTTCAAGCTCTCGCGTAGACTCCAGGCGAACATTGATTTCCCCAGACAAGCAAGGTTATTCGAGGCGGCTAGCGTTTGCATATACGCCTTGGCCTTTTGTGGCGTTGCCAAGCTATCGTAGAAAGCCGGTTCCAGAGGCATATGGTCATAAATGTAGTTGTTAATATCCCGAACCTTCTTGCGATATTTGATAATATCGGCCTGGATGATTTTCGTGAATGAATATGCGTAATTGCGGTTAATAATGATGGCCGCCCCGAGCACTACGATGATACCGAAAATGCTCTGGAAAGGGAATGAAAGGAGCTGGTCGAGTGCCTGGCCGGCGAAGAGAGCGTAAATCATCATACAAACGAAGAATGCGATTTCGGCGCCGAAAACGACCAATACGAAGCCGGATAGCCCGAAAATATAGGATATCACCGATTGAATCTGATAGACATTATAGGGTTCTTTGCTGGCATTATTTGAGTAATACTGGAGCAGCTGGACATCGAAAATTTCCGATATTAACATTCCGCCGCCCTGGAGAACCTTGGCGGCCATTTGGGCACGTTGTGTGGCATCGCGTAGCGTGAGGGAAATCGCATCGCTGCTCGCGAGGCCGAGGACAACGAGTAAAATAATCCCTGCGACAGCTCCAAATATGACGTACAAAACATTAAAAGCTTCGCTAATACCGCCAGCCATCCTTATACCTACCTAATAAAAAAAGGATACTATTGCAATTCGGCGACTAGTTTGCTGCGGCCGCATAGCGCCGCCGTGCGGCAAGGACAACTAGCACCAATAGCACAGGCATCCACTGGAAGATGGTTACGCCCACCGACATTGTAATAAAGGGTCCGATAGCGCTATCGGTGGTGAAACTATTCGCCATATTATTGACTTCGCTCATATAGCCGAGGAGGATGCCCTGGGCATCGGCGTTCAGAGGGAGCGTTTCGCTATAATCGGTCGAATAGTCGTTAATGTAAACCCCTTCATTGAGGAGATAATCGGATGGCATAACATTCGAACGAAGGACAATGTTTGCCGGGAGGAACATTTTCAGGGCCTCGGCGTTATGAGTGGCCGCCAGCGTTTTAAATAGATTGAGGGTGAAATATACCTTGGCAGTATCAGCGCGGACCTTTATAGGTTGTTTGAGGCCGAAGGTTTTGTTAATACGGGCCATCAGAGTTTGATATAGGTCACCGGACTGTTCTTCGATTTCCACGGTAGAGATGCCCTCTTTCGGGAGATTATCGAGGGCGCGCTGGATGCTCGCTTCCACGTCGTAGGGATTGTAATCGGTCATTAGGTCGTTGAGGAAGGCGGTGTTCTTGTAAATCCGGTCATATACGAAGTTATTGAACTTACCAACTGAACCGGCCGCCTGCGAGATTTCGTTATAGGCACTGCTATAATAGTAGAATGTGCCAATTAGGGAGATGATGATTTGAATACCTACAATGAGGAAAATGGTCCAGGTAACACCGTAAATATTGGCATGGGCACGGGGGACGGTGCAAGCGCCGACGAAGAGAGGAATAATGGCAAAATAGAATGTTGCCAAGAACACCGGTAAATAAGTGGAACTCTTAATGCCCTCGAAATTCCAGAGTTTCATGGCATTGAAGCGGGCCAGCACTAAAATGGGTAGTATGAATGCAAATATCCAGTTCGGGTGAAGGCGTCGGTAAGTATAGACGAATGCAAGGGCGAGCGCTTGAAGTGCGATAAAGTTCGCAACCAGGATATAAGCGAACGGATAGCGAGCGCGCCATTGGTTTTCGCGGCTGGCAACGGTATAGTTGAAGGTGTTCTTATTAAGGGGAACGGCAGAGCCATCTTTGAAAGAAATATTGGCGAATACGTCGAAAATCATCGATAGTGAGTAGTACATTGAGTATGCGATGGCAATGATGCAAACGGCCAATAAAATCTGGACGGCGCGGGGAGTGAAAGCGATGTCGTTCACGATGGCGGCGAGGTAGACTTTGTAAATGCGTTGGACCATTGTGTATTTCGGGGGCGGCGCCTCGGCGAGGATGCCGAGGTCTTTGGCCTCATTGGCCGCGGTGCTACCGATTTTTAGGCCCTTCTCGAAGATTTGACTGATGCCGCGCGTCTGGGGGATTACACTGGCGACCGTTCTCAAAACCCCGAATGCCGCCCCACGGCCTGCAGCAGCGGCGGCTGCGGCATTAATCTCGAGAATTTCGGATACTTGGTTCTCGATAATGGCCGCACGCCGGCCATGTTCGGTGTTTTCGAGGACCTCTTGCATAGATACCGCGATGTTCTTGATACGTGCACGAGCTGCGGCGAGAACCCGGGTGACGAAGGGCGAGTCATCGTCGGCCTTTAAACTCTTGAGGATATTGTCGAAGAAGGTTTGTACGTTGAGAGTAGCGCCACCGAAATCGGCGTAATCGCGAGTGATAACCTCTTCCGGGGCGGCAGTGTTCGTGATGGGATTGTAGAAAGTGAATATGAACTCATCGACCTTATCCGTGGGGGCGGTCAAATAAACGAGGGCGGCGCGATACTTGGTTGCACCGCGCCCCTGAATGTATTTGTCGGCGTTATCGATAATCTCCTGGGCGTTTTTGGGCAGGTCGGGGTAAACTAATCTGAAAATATTATCAGTTCGAACGGGCTCATTGCGCGCAGGGAAGTTGGCGAGGAGTTCTTGGGGACCGGGGGGAGCTGCACCGCCCCGAGAAGCACGCTTAAGTTTACTGGAAAAACTGTTTGCCCAACTTTGAGCGTTTTTACTGAGGTCTTTAACTGCGGCTGTGGTATTTGTTATAGTGGATTGTATCTCTTTTCCAGCAGCGGCGGCTGCCTCAACAGTATCGGTAACCGTTTGTTTTGTTTTTTCAACGGCTTTTCCGGCTTCTTCCGCAGCTTTAGCAACACTAGCCATTTTCTTACCAGCCTGGCCAACAACCGAATCAGCAACATTTAATGCATCGGCTCCCATGGCATTTGCCTTAGCAATCGCGGCACTTGCGTTTTCCATTGTTGCAGCAGACATCGCAGAGGCACCCAATTCTTTGGCACTTGCAAGGGCACCGCGTGCACCTTCGCCAACATTGGTTGCAATCTCTTTCGCATTAGCGAGTGCACTCCGCGCACCTTCACTCGTCGCAGCAGCTGTCCCCAGTTCTTTAGCACTTGCAATGGCCCCTCGAACACCTTCGCGGACTTCAACTGGCGCAACACTGGCAACCGCCTTTGCTGCCGATGCACCCGAGTCAGCAACTTTAGTCATAATATTCTCAATCTCACCGCCCATGGATGGAAATAAATCTACGTGAACTCCTGTGCCAGGAATAATCGATAGAATCACATAAATCACACCTAAAATGGGAGCAACGAGATACCATTCTAAAATACGTTGAAAGAATGTGGGGGCCTTATCAATATCCGTATCGAAGTCGCCTGGCCCGGCCCGATATAGCTCGATGTAAAAGGCCTTGTCCTCAACATTATTCTCGCGTTCAATCAGAAAATTGGCAACTTTTCGTACAATCTGCTTCTTCTCGTAAGGCGTTGCAGTTGTGTACGAACTATACAACGTCTTACCACCCAAGGCTCCACCTGATGTGGGCCTCTTTCGGTGGTGCTTCTTGTCTTTCATACCCTTACCTAAGGTTGATATTTTTCTAGGAGATAGAAAAATCTACTCTTCCAGTAGAAGATGGCCACGAGTCCATATGTAGTGGGTGCATCTGTGGTCGGCCCAATAGCATTTTTAATTGTGCTTGGGCTTAGTATTTGGATTAAAAAAACAGTTGCTTCGGATACTATTCCAAATATTAAACTCGGCCTCGTAATTGCGATTGTGGTTGGCTATATTATCGCTCATTCCATTTTCGTTGGATATACATTTACAATTAGCCAACTATCTGGAAGTCAAAAGACAATTGAGGGTGGATGTGAGGAGAATCCGATGGAAAAAGAAACTGTGCGATATAATCTATCGTATTTCTTGAATGCGTCAGGGCCATCCGTCTTTAGCTTCGGGTTTATGTTTTATTTCGTCTTATTGGCGGCACTCGCTTTCTTGATTTTGAATTGGGGGACTGAGTGGAAAGTTGCTGAGAACGGTACTTACTTGATTATCATAGCCATTTGTTTGGTTCTCCTATTTATCGATGGTATTACGGCTGTTAGCGTTGGGGCCATAGCGAAGCCGTTAATGACCGAATACGATGGGATGTTTGCTGGCCAACTGAAGGATATTTTCAATCAAATGCGAACAAACGATAAAACGGATATTAACAAAATTCCAAGTAACTTGGCCAAGATTATTACTCACCGAGTATTATCCGAGAATCCCGGCTTGAATACTGTTGATGGTGTCCAGCGTTTACTCAATTCGGGCGAAACGGCCGACCATATTCCATTAAAGGATTATCTTTCTTTTCATGCGAGTTCGAAGGATGTAAGTCAGCTATTTGCGGGCAATGTCGTGGGGGAGTGGAAGAGTCACAAAAATGTTGATGCAAGTCAATGGGATAATATTCAGCGACGTATGAAGGCCGATACCACGCTTACTGCCGAACAGAAAGGCAACCTCGGAAAGTATTTCGATAGTCTCCTTGGCAAGCCCGCTCAACGAGAGAAACTATTGCAATATGTTACCTTTAATGTGAATATCCCAGCAATGGATATTCAGAGGAGCTTTGGCAATATACCGAATGTGCCGAATGTATACGCTCAAGTAAACAATATTGTCAATCCACTAATATTTGCATCGTGGGTGGGTCTGGCTGCCATCGCCTATTTGGTATTCCATCCTCTTTACGTGGCAGGTTACGGTGCGGGAATGATTATGGCTGTATTCGCGGTTATTATGATTACCATGGTTTTCTTCTGGATTGCGATTAGCTTTGCTGCGTAAAAAACTCCGTAATATTTAGAAGAAATGGCTGAAGTTGTAATATTACCTGGTCTAGAAATGGCGGCCGCAACTGCATGCGACATTAAACCATTTAACAATATTGTGAACCGATTTTCTCCGTCTATTATCGGGCTACCGATAATTCTATTAGTTGTTGCTTTAATCTTAATTGTTTACGCAGGCCTGCAGATGCAGGGTGCCGTTATCAAAGGGCGCCGTTTGCAAAACGAATGCGGGGAGCAAATATTTGAGGGCGATACTGTGCGTGGAATGGCCCATCAACTATATGTAACAGATGGCACCCAGAACCTAGTGAAGGGAGGGGCGGCAACGCTGATGGTTGTGCTAACGTTGGTATTTGCATTTGTAACGGTGTTGGCTACTTTTACGCTACTTTATGAGGTTACGGATTGGGGCGGTTTTGTACCAATGGTCCTGGCAATCATCGCATTCATTGGTTTGAGTCTCGCCTATGGCCTAACATTCGGCTATATCTATACGGCCGACCAGAACGTGGTTGCAAAATACAGTGTTATATCGAAGGGACCGGCTTCACTCCAGACTTCGCGAATTATTGCGAAAACCATAATGTACTTTACAACTTACGTGATTTTAATCGGGTATTTGGCTTATATTCTCTGGCCTCGGACAACGGGTGATGACGCCAACACTCTCAAATGTCCAATAGATTACCGAATAATTATAGCCATCCTGGTGATTTACACATTAACACTTACTTTCCACGAGTTTTATTCCCCACAAATTGAGGCCCTCGGCAAGCAGTTCAACACGGAATATGAAGATTACAAAACACGGCTGAATGCGGCAGTTGCGGCGAGTTTGAATGACCCGACATACAAAGATTTTTACACCGCCTATTTGCAGCGGAATATTAAACGCGTTGATGGTGACCTCTCGCGAACGGACCCGGTTGTAACTGACCCGAAGTATACCGGGCGCTACTATCTTTATATGGAACATGGGAACAAAGCGCCTGGCTCTCATGACCCCAAGATTCTGGCGATATTGAAACAGATGGAGCAGATGGAACGGACTCCGGAAGAACGCGCTGGTTTGCCGAGGGTCGCACCGAATCCACCGGTTACCGAAAACCTGGAACAGTTGGCACTCAAGGCCTGGTTGCTGCTTGGGGCGATACTATTGGCCATTATGTATGCAATTATGCATATCGGCTACAGCTATAATCCAATGATAACCACCTATGTATCGGTTATTGGAATGTTTGTTCTACTTGGTCTTACGGCAACGATTACTTGGATGAGTGGGAGCGGTCTGGCTTAACGTAGTAATTATCTTGTTATTTTTACAGAGGTACCTTATAAGTATAATGGTTCGAAAGAAACAGCAGAAGAGTGTTAAACGTAAACGGGGTATGGGAGGGGCCCCGTTTACGTTCCCAGAAGGGGAAGCGCCTACTACGTCAGCCACCAACCTATCTAAAAAATTTCAGCTGAAGACCCTAGCTGAATTCGCAAATAGAAATCCAAATAATCCGACCCATCCTCCGGGAAAGCAAGTCGTAGGAACTCCGCCAACGACTAGTGTTGGTGTAGCGGCATCAGATGCGGCCGACGCCGCTAAGGCGTTTTTAAATATGGAACAGAAAAAACAGGAAAAACAGAAAAAACAGGAAAGGGAAATGCGTATGGCTGCCGAAGAGGATGCGAAACGTAGAGCCCGAATGGCCGAATACATCAACCCTGCAGGGCCACCAGCAACTGACGAAAGCAATAGAGACCTTGAGGGGGATGTTTTGAATGCCATGGAACCACTGCCTGTATCACTTCCTGATTCGCCAGAAGCTGTTGCGGCATTAGAAGCTGCTGCGGCATTAGAGGCAGCAGCAAAACAGAGAGCTCATGCTGAACTTATGAATAGGACACCTACGGGGAGGGCCATGCAACTACCGCCTATGAAGATACCACCTGCAGCACCTGCAGCACCTGCAGCACCTGCAGCACCTGAAGAACATACACCTTCACCAACTTCCCCACCACCTGCAGCACTTGTACCAGCTGCACCACCTGCACCTGCACCTCCGCCAGCACCTCTTGCGGCAGCTGATGCTAATGCCCAACTCGAAAAGAAAATACTCGCCAACCTTAGAGATAGAAGTGCTACTGATTCGCCACCTGCAGTACCTGCACCTAAAAACATAGATATAGCTAAACTCGATGATATAGAGCTTCATGTACTTGATGCACCACTAAGTGGACCGAAGTCCCTCGCCGGCCTTAAAGCACAAATTGATGCCGATGAAGCTGCTGAAGCTGCTAAAACTGCTGAAGCTGCTAAAACTGATGAAGTGGTAGATAGTGCTGAAATGGCACCGGACTCCCTTGCCGAAAAAACGATGCAGCAAGATAAACCTGCCGAAAAACCTGCAACACCGACTGAGCAAGTGCCTGATGTTGTCGCAGAATCTAACGCAAAGCAACAAGTGAATGCCGATGATATTAGTGAAGTTAACAAAATAAACAAATTAACGAGTGATGTAGACTATATATATAGTTTATTAGATGCGTATGACAGCGATGAGGTGGTGAAATCTACCAAAGCCAGAATAAAAGATGCTATAGAAAAACTAACTGTACCAGCTGTACCCCTCGTCGACTCTGCATATTCAGCGTATAAGAGAGACATCGTTAGTATTGTATTTTGGAAAGTAGTTGAATTAGTATTTAATCAAACTCCTGCTACTATCTACTTTACTATAACAGAAGGGGAGCTTAACGAGCGTATACCTAAAATATTAATATTATTAAATGGATTAAATAAATATATTGATACTAATGATACTGCTGAAAAAGTCGCCCATTCAAAAATAATAGACGATATAAAGAATCTTGTTTCAAAAGATGGCTTGGCTATAACGAACCCTCTTGCAGAAGTAAATTATATTAGCGATATAAAAATAAACAAATTAGAAAAATACGCGGCATATTACAAAGGTTGGGAAAAGTTACAGAAAATAGCGCTAATGATATCTAAACCATTAGATTTCTTTGTTTCAAAACCTAAACAACGCTCATTCTTTGGATTTGGCAATGACAATACAGACTCACTTGACACACTTCTCCGCCAACTAATAGGATTAACAACGCAGACATATCAATTGCCAGCTAACATTAATAGTAAAAACTTAGAGGATGCGATTACAAAATACGCCAATATAAGCGCCTATATTGAAACAGAGAATGCTACTAGTCCATACTTAGCAAAAGTTAAAGAAACCCTATTTGAGTACCTTAATGGTGAAGCCAATAATGTCGTTGGGGCTGCAATCAAATATGCAAATGCGAAGTTTAAGGCTGTTGAAAGTGCATCAAGCGTCAAGCAGGACGACGATGCAGAAAGCGCAATTACAGAAGCGATAAAGTTAATTGAATTGTATAATAAGCTTAATAGTGATAATCTGTTTTCAAACACAAACTATATTAGAACTAAAACTAAATTAGATACTACCAGACAAAGGATAATAAATACTGATACCACACACAAAGCCCGATACAAAAAATACGCCCTAAACATCGCTTTCCCTGCTATCCCAATCCTACTACTAACCGTCGGTACCATCCTCTTACTCACTGGTTCAATGGCTGTCCAAACTGCACAATTGAAAGGACATCGCCAAGAGGATGTTTGTGGAAACCAAATATTCGAAGGTGATTCTGTGCGCGGTATGATATTCAAATCTCTTAATACCGACGGAAATAAGGCGATATTGGATGCTGGGTTAACGCTATACGCGGTTGGCATTTACTTTGTATTCCTTGTTGTTATTGCAATTATTATTGGATTTACTGTCGATAGGTTCCAAGATGGAAATTACTGGTATGGAGTACCATCTATTGTTTTGCTAATCGGTGTTGCGCTCGGATACGCTTTGACCTTCGGCGCTATCTACGCTGGCGCAGGGGCGGCGAATGACGTAGTCGCAAAATATAGCCCACTTGGCGCAGGGGCGCCTGCGTCGCGTGCCGCTGCCAAGGCGATTATGTACACGTTCACCTACTTGTTCCTGATTTGCATTTACTATACTATGAATACAAAGGGCGTTAGGGAGGCATCACTTTGGTTTATCCCCGACATAACTCAAATCGGCATCATTCTTATAACCTACACTCTGTTGCTTATATTTAAGGAACTATATGCTGCGCCTATTGAAGAATTCGAGAAACAGATGGCCGAATACAAGGATTATGCGAAAACCATTAACTCCAGGATAGTGGCTATCATAGATACGACCGCAACCGGTGGAGTAACACGGCTCGGCACTGCTTTAACAGCTGCAAATAACCCCAGTAACGACACAGAAACGGCCATTCGCAAACGCCATGTCGACTATTTCCTCCATCAAATTAAGCGCGTTGAAATTAACGAAAACGATGGCAGCGCGAAGACCCGTGGCGACCCTGACTTGGCGCTTTATTCGGACCGCCTGCATATGTTTATCGAACACGCCGATGGTAAGGAACCGGATTGGCTGGGCGAGTTTTTAACGCCGACCGCGGCGAGGGATGCCGCTGAAGCGAGTAAAACGGAAACGGTGGTTAAGGCAGCACTTCGCAAAATGCGCGAAATGGAACGGCTCGATACGTCGAATATACCGGTTGACCCGACAGTGCGCCCACCAGTTACGAGTACCGTGGCGGTGCTTTCGAAGATTTCGTGGGCCTTAATCGGAGTATTCGTATTGGCCATTTTATATGCCGCCATGCATATTGCCTATACAGCATCCGCCTTCTGGGCGACAACGGTGAGTATTATTGGAATGTTCTTCCTTATTTGCATCACAGCAATCTATACTTGGGTTACTGGAGAAATTTACGGAGGTGTTGTGTAACGTAACGTAACGTAACGTAAGATAAAAGAAATTGTTGCTAGTATGTAGTGTATACATTATGTCCACACGCCCACAGTCTGTATTTATGGCTGCGGGGACGTATGGGTGTGCGTTTTCCCCACCAGTGCCCTATATTCTCGATACTAAAGACCCATTGGGCGGTGTTGTGAATGCGAAGAAAGTGAACGCGAAAGTGACAGAAATTTTAATGAAGGCAGGAGCCCTGGGTAAGGTTTATAAAAATAATGAGGAGGTCGAAGATGAGTGGAAAATGGCCAAACGCCTTTATAAAATTGACCCTGAAAGTGTGAGTTTCGCCTACCCATTACTTAAAACGAAGGTTGAAGTGGCGGACTTTAAGAGAGCCAAAGACTATTCTAAGTGCATTAATGACGTCACGCTCGCGAAACGTCGTTTCTATGAGCTAGAACAGACTATTATGCCGAACAGGGGGGAGACCTTGGTGCCATTTTTCCGCAGCCAGTCGGGCAAGTTGCCTTTGGGGGCCTCATCTCGCGTGGACCTTGCGCGCGTTTTTCTACCGGCTTTCCGGGCGCTCGATAAATTAATAAGTTCCAGACTGGTACATCAAGATTTGAAATGGAACAATATTGTTGCCAACGAAAAAGGTATGTGGTTAATCGACTTTGGACTGATGGTGGGCTTTGACGATTTTGCTAACTACGTGAAAAACGATAACCTAACCTTTCCGAACGGCTACTATGTTAATCCACCCGAGTACCGATTGATGCAGCGCAATTACAAGAGCGTAGAGGCCGCGATTATCGATGAACGGTATGTATATAGACATACATTAAATCAGGAATCATTCGACTTTTATTTTCGAATGACACCAGGGACTGAACAATATAACGACTATAAAGCATTGATAGATGATTTGTATAATACGCCTGCAGAAGGCACGACTATTTCAATGAAGACTTTAATGGACGCCGCAGCCGAAAAGCGGGTGCTGGCAAACTTCGAAAAATGGAATTTAGATGAATTAAAAAAAAAGCGTCCTGACGATTCAGAGAAAATTGGAGCCGCTAAAGGAGCCTTTAATAAGGCCAACATCATTGCGGACCGGGCTGAAATTGCTGCTATGAATGAAAAAGCTGCCTGGTTCAAACCATTTGCCGAAAAGGCTGATATCTTCTCATTGGGTTTAATTATCGTAGAATTTTACAAAATTTATCCGATGCCGCGCGCCCAGGAAAAAGATATTGGACTGGAATTCCTCGCGATTATTAGGGACATGTTGTCATTTAATCCGAATAAGCGACCGAATATTAAGGAACTTTTAAAACGGGTTGAAGCACTTGTGGCGACGAACACGCAATCCGGTTTATTTAGGTATAAAGGTGTTGCGGACCCTGTAATCGAACAACTACCTGCACCTGCACCTGCACCTGTACCTGCACCTGCAACACTGGGAGTTGAACCTACATACATACCTCCTGTGGAGAAACCACTCGCGCACCCTGTTCGCAGCCCTTACATGTTACGCGCCCGGGAAATCCCAGAAGGCCTCTATAAGAAGTTGGCCGAGGCTGAGGCGGTAATGAAGGGAATTGATGCGCTTTACACTGGTCGGATAACGCGCCGTGTTTCAGCTGCAATGGGTGCCGAAGCCCAAAAGGCCCTGGAAGAGGCTCGTGAGCTCTATGCCAACACGTTGGAGGAGGTTGTAAAACTCGAGAAAGCACGTGGTACATCATCAGCGTCTGTTAAGCCCAGTGGTCGACCTAATGCATTGGCGAGCCAATTGAGAGCACTCAAGCTGCTAGAAGGAGGTGCTAAGTAAATCGTGAAGGAGCGCGTTTTTATTTTTCAAAAGTCTAAGTACGTCGTCTCAGCTAAAATATCTAGTTAAAAGGTAATGGAGTCCTTTGACCGGCTTTGGCTACAGAGGCGATATAACGTTACTAATTTAACAGGGGTAGGGCTCAATTTACCTGCTGGTCTTCCACTATCAATTGTGACAGATGACCAGGCGAAGAAGTTTAGTGATACAAGCGCCCCTGGGCGGTATGAGTTTTATCAGTCGTTTATGCGTGCGATGATGGACCCGAATCCGCGTCTGATTGAGACTGTGTTTGGTACCACGAATCTCATACGGCCGCGGGTAGCAAAAATTAAGGAGCTGACTGAGAAGGCTGCGAATAGTTTGCGATATGTGGTTAGTAAAGCGAAAGATGCTGAAGATAAGACGGCTACTATAAACACGATTCAGGGTTTATTGAAGGCGAATCCGAATACTAAGAATGTTACTATTCAAGGGGGTGGTGGGAAGGTGGGTGGTGGGGACGATGCTAAGGCTAAGGCTGATGCTAAAACTATTACTGATGCTAGAGCAACTGCAGCTTTAGCTGCTGCTAATGCTGCTAATGCTGCTAATGCTGCTAATGCTGCTAATGCTGCTAATGCTGCTAATGCTGCTAAAGTAGTTGAAGCCGCGGAAGCTGATGAAGCGACTCCTGCTATTGTTGCAACTGAAGAAGTTAACACTAAAGCTGTTGTGAATGCTAAAGCTGAGGATACTGTAGAAGCCGTTGAAGCGATTCCAACTGAAGCGGTTGAAGCTGTGACTGTTATTCAAAAGACTAAACCACCTACTGCGTCTGAAGCACCACCGTCTACAGTTACTGAAGTCGCTTCCCTTTCTGCAACTAAGACTGCTGAAGAACAAACTAATATTGTTAAAGAGGTTGCTGCTGACACTGTTGCTGCTGACACTGTTGCTGAGAAGAAGGCCGCTGCTGACGCAAATGCCGCTGCTGAAGCTAAGGCTGCTGCTGAGGCTAAGGCTGTCGCTGAGGCATCTGCTGAGGCTAAGGCTGTCGCTGACGCAAATGCCGCTGCTGAGGCTAAGGCAGCCGCTGAGGCATCTGCTAAGGCTGCTGTTGAGGATAAGGCTGTCGCTGACGCAAATGCCGCTGCTGAGGCTAAGGCAGCCGCTGAGGCATCTGCTAAGGCTGCTGTTGAGGCTAAGGCTGTCGCTGAGGCTGAGGCTGCTGCTGAGGCATCTGCTAGGGCTGCTCAAGCGAATACTGTTGTTACCACTAGTAAACCTATTGATATCCCTCCCCCTGCCAAAAATGCAGCTATACCTAATAATAAGCAAGCTCTTGCGATAGATCGGCAAAAGCTTGCGATAGAGAGGCATAAAAACAGGATTCGCGGGGCAAATAAAAAAGGTGGTGCACCCACCGATCCAACTGCATTTTATGCCAATTTACTCAGTGATTCCCAGGTACCTGGTGTGGATAAAGATTCAGCAAAACGCGAGGACATTATCTTTAAACTCGATAATGACCCGCTCTACTCCCCAGAAAATAGCAAACTTAATATGACCGACCGAGTAACCTTTATCGCACTCACTTACATTCTCCGCGCCATTGCTCTATTCCTTGTTGAATGGAGTATTCAGACCCAGCTGATTAATACATTCCAGACAGCATTCGGGTTTTACTTTGGTGTTTACGTCATTCTCTTCCTACTTATCGTAGCACTCGTGAATTCTCCTGACCAAACTGTATTCCGCATGTCATTCTATTACTTGAGTTTGCAGGATGTAGGTCCTTTTAGGGCGCTACTCCATATAGTCCTTCAGCTGGTACTCCTCCCGATTCCGTTCTTAGTAAAGGATAGTTCATCTGGCTACCAAGCGGACGTAGATAACCGACCTATTGAACTGACGTTTAGCCAGCGACGGGCCCTTATTCGGAGCCTGAATAACTTCTCATTCTTCGTTTGGGTATTTGTGTCCTTTATCGCCCTCGTCGCTTAAGTGTGTGCGATGGCGTAAGAAAAATATTCATATCAGGTAAGGAGGGTTATTAATAATGACTACAGTTGATGAAAATACGGCCCGGTTAAAGATATTAATAGATGACGCAAAAAATATTGCGGCTTTAGAAGTGAAATCTAATGAACTAACCACACGAGATGCTCTAGGAAAAAAACTAATCGACTTATACAACGACATACCACTAAAAGGTACCATATTAAATACCCTTACCGTTACTGCTGCTGAAGTTACTGAAGCTGCTGAAGCAGCTCCAACTGTTGTTGTTCCCTCCCTTGACGCTGGTGCATTTGCATTTACGGCTTCGGCTTCGGCTGTTGCCAATATTGCTACTACTGCTGCTAAGGATGCTACAGCTGTTAAGACTGCTTATGATGCTGCTAAGACTGCTTATGATGTTGCTAAGGTTACTGAGGTTGCTAAAAATATGATCATATCATCTAATACATATGTTCTTCTAAACAATAATAGTAAAGCCTATACTGAATATGAAAGCGCTCCAGGTAAACCAGAATATGCCCGCGTATCTGAAAAAGCCGCAAAGGCTGTAGAAGTTTTTCTTAAAACCGGGCGTTTTTTCGACTCCCTAGCTGAAGTTATTAAACAAAACGCTGATAACGATGCAATAAAAGCTGCAATAAATATATTCTTATCTACAGATGGCTCAAAAGCAGGCATAGACAACCTAAAAACTGTACTTGAAAAAGAAGCTGCTGAAGATAGAGCAATCCTAGATACGTTTTTAAAATATTTAAAATCTCAAAAGCCGGGGCCTACAGATGTTAACGATGCTACCATAAACACATTCTTACTCACCTACAAAACACTGGACCAGCTATATTCAAAGAAGGTTGATGCCCTTACCGATATGGTTGCTGAATTCGAGAAAGGGTTAAATCCTGCCCGCTATCGTATTATGACGGCCCAAGACAAAGACCGTGGTCTATGGAACACCCTCAAAACCATTATTGGTGATTTCTCGGAGGAAAACTTGGCCCTCAAAACTCGCACCCTCAATTTCGTTGATTCGCTGGGGGAGCTCGTTGCATCCGGTACATCTTGTAAACTCGATAAACAGCGTTACATCGAACAATTTAATAATTTGTTAAAAGCAACGCCTGAATTAGAGGCATATAAGATGTCAATCGACTGTGATGCGGAAGAGAAGGCTTACAAAGGGGAATATAAATCAATTGAGGATGAGAAAGCAAGATTGCAGGAGACAAAGAGTAAACTAACTCTTGAGCAATTAGAGGAGGAAAAGGCGCTTCTTAACAATGAATTAGTAACTGTCACGGCAGATAAGAGCAGTATTGATATCGAAGTGAACACTTTAAAAGAATTAGTTAAAACACAACGCGATGCAGCTGAAACTGCCAAAACGACAGCTGAGGCGGATGCCCGTAGTGAGACATCCACGAAACTTAATGCAGAGATGGCTAGTGCTCAGCGCGTACTAAAGACAACCGAAGATAATCTAAGAATTAAATTAGCAGAACAATTAAAATTAAAACAGCGCATTGACAAATTAGGGGTTGACATTATTAAGATCGATGCTGCAATTAAGCAAACAACCAAATCTGGTGGTGCGCTCAAGAAAGAGGAAATAGATGTCCTTAAGGGCTTCTTCAAGGACCTCGATGACGTAAAGAAGCTCCTCCGCGGGATGATTGAAACATCCGAATCGCTTAAAAACGATTATAAGGGCTTCAAGAATAACGTAAGACCCGTCTCTGAAATTGGGAGTGATGAAAAGGAAATCCTGGGCCAGTCCACCTATATCGATAACGAGGGCGCTGCGTTTCTAAAGAAATTCCAGGAGACTGTTGCCACACAAGAGCAAAATATTGGGCCCATCATGAACAAGGTCTCCAAGGTACTCGACTTCGACCAAGAATCCAGGAAATTCAAGAATTTGCGTATATTATTGAAGGAACTCCTCGAAGGTTCGGCAACATACGATGCGGTAAAGGCAGTGGGCGGTCTTGGGTTGACCATTGAGTATAAGAAACTAATGGATGCTGTAACAACTAGTTTCAATAAGTTCCGCGATGATACCAAGAAAGCTGCCTCCGGTATTCGCGAACAACGCGAACAGGCTCTGAAGGAAGCACAAGCAAAAGCGCAGCGCGTGGATGTTTATGGCCGTCCAGTTCTCGGCGGCGCACCAGGTGACAGCGGAACTACCGACCCCGATATCGATGCCCAGCTAACCCAAATTCAGACCGATTTGAAGAAAATTGGTACCGATGTGGTAGATATTCTGGATAAGTTTATCAAAACCAGTATCGAAGAAAGCAGTGGTGCATCGGCTGCAACAGGCGCCCCCGGCCAGCAGGTGCCATCCATCTTTAATAGTATCTATCGCAAGTATATCGATAAGCGCGAAGATAATCCTGAGCTCGCCGCCATCGAGTTAGCCGAGACTGTGCGCGCTAACCACCTCGACCCCAAAGAAGTGCTCGCAATCACCACTACCGACAGGACTATTTTCATCTTTATTACTCTATTCATTCGTCTGATGGCTCTATCCATCGTTGAATGGATGATTGAAAAAGGATATATTCTCACCGTCGGCAAGGTGCTGACCTTCTATCTCGCAATCTACACGTTTATCTTCCTACTCATGGTGGTTCTTGTTAACTTCGATATCTATCGGATGCGAATTGTATTCAATTACGTCAACTTTCACACCAACGCAGGTCGCGTTCTTTCTCATATTGCCGCCCTTTGGATTTTCGCTGGACTCGTGTATATGATTATGTGGAACATTAACATCCCCCTTGCGCTAACTTTCGAGGTATCGGTGCTGACCGAGGAAGACCAAGTCAATCTGATGTATCGCATTGAAATGTTATCTATGATTATTTGGGGTATTATGACCACGGTCACTATCTTTATCTAAGAGATGATGGCTAGAATATCGTCTATTGTATTTTTTGTTAACCGGTTATTAACCGCATATTCGAATGCATCTGCATTTGTTCTTATTCTTATTCCATCACTAATACTCATACTAATAGCTGAGCGCAGGGAGACATCGAGTTCCCCTGCATTATCGAAAAGCTGTCCCCAGTCTCGCATTTCAACTGCCCCTGCAACACTCGACCGTGCCAACCAAGGCAACTTATTTAACATTGATTCGAGTAGAACGAGTCCGAAGCCCTCGTAGGCTGAGTTCATTATATATAGGTCGGCATCGGCCATCGCATCAGCTACATCCGCTTTATCAGCCAAGTGTAGCACTCGAACGCCATCGCCCTCTTCGGGCATTATTGGGGCGGTGCGATATCCAGTCAACACAAGAGTCACATCCGCTCGTAGCGCAGACGGGATGGCACGGAATACATGCGCTAGCACGGACATTCCCTTGTGTTCTTGGAAGCCACCACATGATAGGAACATTTTTCGGGTTGTAATGCCAAATTTTTTGCGAAAGACGCCTGGAGTGCCAATCGACGATGCAAGTGATACACTATGGCGAACAAAGCGACCTTTGGGTCGCTGCCCGCATGTTTCGAGAAAACGCCAGTCGGCTGTCGTAGAGCAACCTGCATAGGCGACGTGCGCGAGGGCGACATCGCTCACTCCCGCGTATACTTGGGGATGAATAATAAGATACAAAATAGGCGATGGAATAATGGCAGCATTCGTCAGAGTCGTACACTGAGGGCGACCATCTGCGGAATGCACGATAATTAGATTATAAACGCGAGTCGTCAGGCAGTTCGGCGATGTCTCTATCTGAACACCGTTTAGCGCGCGTGGTTCGCCGTTTTGCGTGTAAACGGTGACTGTAATGCCGCGGCCTACGGCCTCTTCGGCCATAGCTTGTACAAACGTCTCGGTGCCGCCTTGCTGTGGGGCGTAGCCGTGGGTTACAAAACAAAGATGCATTATTGGTTTTGTTTCGTTTCTTTTCTTGCACAACCCTTAAATAAATCGGAAAATCAGCGATACCTGGTGACTCATATTCATAATCCGCCCACCGATAGCCGGAAGTTCGAGAGTATTCAGGTCGAGGAAACAAGTATCAGGACGCCCTGTGCGCCCCACACCGACGATGGTGGCGCTCAGCGCAGCGGCCACGCCTTCAACCATGATAGAAAGAATATCGCCCACCGTGAAGTCAGTAATATTACCCGATACCTGGACATGGGCGCCACCACCGACCGTAGCCGACCGTTCGCTGCTTTGAGTAATAAGATAGCCATCATCCCCCAAAGGCAGCCCTGCATGGTCATGCCCTTTGAGTTTAATGGTCCACGGACACGAAAGTGGGATAGCGGCTTCGGCCACAGGAATGTATTTCTGCCAGCGGCCCTGGGGCGGACTCGGAATATCGGAAATTAGAACAAAGGTATCGTTCTGGCCGCCAGCCCCTTGAATTTCCAGGTTAATATAAGGTGCGGTGGCGGCAGCGCGCGCTGGGAGAAAAGCGCAAACCATTTCAAAGGTTCCACGGGGTAGTGGTCCGGACCAGACGAATACGTTGCGTGGTGGCGAGAAAGTCCATTTGCGGTCGGCACTATTAATGACCACCTGTTTACTCTTCATTTGGTAAGATGGTGTTGGGAGAGGGACAGATGTAGCTATGCTAGCTGGCATAGCTTTTTGTTGTTGTTGTTGTGGCATCGGTGGCGCCAAAGGTGCAAAACCAGCCGCAGCGGCTTCCTGAGCATGTCGACGCTGGTCGTCGAGTTCTTTAATTCTTTTAAAAAAGTCGTCCTGTTTCATCGCACTCTGGCTTTCATCGCGAACTTGTTGGGCGGCGGCCATACTAGTAATGGTCCGTTGGTCATTCAAGGTATCCTGGGATTCGAGTATATTAAAAGGACCTTGCTGCTGGACAAGAACAGGAATGGGCACAGGTCCAGGTCCAGGAACAGGCCCTCCTCCATCAATCCGGAATATACCTTTCAATTGGTCTTTGATAGTCGACATGGCCCGAAAATTCAAAGTAGTTAGTGTATCATCCGATGCACGAGCGGCGCTGATTTTCTGCATCGCCTCGATAAATAGTCCCATCAAAGCGCTTTCAGATATACGTTCGTTCACCCGGATGCCAAACTTGCTTTCCATAAAACTTCCAACCATTCCTATCAGCTGCGTAACATTCGCAATTTTCAAAAAATCAGCTGGCGAATCCATTGTCCCATTAACCGCATTAGTCCTTAAGCGGGGCCAGGACGGAAGAGTACTTTGCGGAGCTCATGAATAATAGAATCGTCTATATTCTGGTCAATAATATCTCTGAAATCCACGTTGGCTGCCCCCAGTGTTGTGGAGTTGAGTAGATTCAACCAACGTATTTGATAGGCGATTGAAAAGATGCCACATTCGGTATTCCTGAATTGCATCTTCTTCTGCGAGAAAGCCAATCGAAATTTTCGCGGGCTGACTTTCGCCGCCGCCTCGCGCATCTTATACATAAACTCCTTCACTTCCTTTGGGGGCGCATCGCCGACGCTATCGAAGAAGTAGGCCCCATAAGCCTTATGGGCAGGATCAATCACCATAAATAGTGATATCCAATGTTGGCCAGGGGCGTCTTGTGGGTCGGTATTCAAAACAGCCCCCATATAGCGAACTTTCTTTTTGAGCATTTTGGCAAAATCGATATTGCACATTTCCTGATATAGGCATCCACCAAAGGTGGCTTTTGCAAAATCAATAGGGAATACTCCGAGGAACTTATAGTGATAGGATGGCTCGGCATCATAGAGCATCAATCCCTTCTCGATATCGAAGTTCGTCAACCAAGTATATTCGTTCGTTTTCCACGCCTTGGGCGTCGCAGGCATGAAGAGCTTCTCAACTTCCTTCGAACCGGCCGCCCCCGGAATAGAATCCACCCAACAATGTTCGGCAGCCTGACCGCATTTCTGGAGCATGCGTTCATTAATGGCTGACCACATGGCTGCTTTGCCACCCCCCTTGGAAATGCGAACAGTCGGGTGCGTGGCATTATAGGCATCTATAATCCGCATGAGAGCTGCAGATGTCAGGCAACTTTTGACTCCACCGTCGACTTTTTGCAAGAGTTTCTTACCAGTTGGCGAGCAAAACATTTAATAGTATCTGAGATAAAAGCTATCCGCATCTTGTGCCCGTCCGTACCGCATCTGGCGCCTCAGACCAGAACCAGTGCGAAAGAAAAAATGAAATTAGCAGAACAGACACACGATGTGTAAGGTTTATCACTTAAAAAGTAGTAACTTAAATATAGACAAGGGAACGCACAGGATGGCAACTGTTGACGAATTCCGTAAATTCTTGTCTAGATTTAGGTGTGAAAAGGGCCAACCAGCCACTCATACGAGTATTGATGCGCCCAAAGCGCGTCTCCTTGTACCTGATGATAGGCTTCCCGAGTTTATCAAAGTGTATCAGCATGCAATGTTGAATAAGGTCCCCTTGCATTTAACGGAAAAGCCGGCGCCAATCAGCTGTATGCGTATTGACCTGGATTTCCGTTTCGTGATGCCATCGGCGGGGACACCGCTTCCACGGCTTTATACGCGGGAGCACGTCGAAAGTATTCTGCGGGCGTACTACACCATTCTGGTCTCGTACTTGGATGCCCCGACAGAGTCGTTCACAGCATATTTGATGGAGAAGCCGACTCCGTCTGAATACCGTGGAAAACTCAAAGATGGTCTGCATATTATTTTCCCACACCTCGCCGTAAGCGCCGCGTTTCAGCATCTCGTGCGGAAGCAGATTGTCGATGCCGCCCTCGAGATTTTCGCGGGAATGCCGCTTTGCAATAATTACGAGGATGTCGTCGATGAGGCGATTATCGAGCATAGTAATTGGCAGATGTACGGTAGCTGTAAGCCGAATTGCTCGACTTATGCGGTGACAGCCGTTTACGAGTTCGATGCCGATTCCGGGGAGCCATCGCGTTTGCCGCCGTTGTCGCCGACGGAGGAGCTCGGGTTGGTAGACTTGCTGAGTATGCGTAGTCCGCGCGAAGCGGTGCCGTACTTATCGTCCAAGCGCGACGAAGTCGACCAGTATACGCGTCATGTCTTACCGACCATCGATGACCGCAAGAAGAGTAATTTGCATGCTCAGATATTCGGTAAATCGACGAACAAGACTGTCAATCACTCACCGGTGGACGAGCGACAACTGGCGCGTGCGCTGACGCTCGAGTGTCTGAAGCCCGACCGCGCCGAACGCTACGATGATTGGATTAAAGTCGGTTGGTGTTTGCGTAATATCGACTGCGAGCTGCTCGATACCTTTATCGAGTTCAGCAAAGTCTCGAGCAAGTACATCGAGGGCGAGTGCCAGAATATTTGGGAAAAAATGCGGACAGACAGCCTGGGCATGGGCACCCTGCGTTTCTGGGCGAAACAGGATAATTTGACGCGTTATAATGAGCTGGTCGGTGCCAGTGTGCTGACTCTGATTGATAAGTGTGTTGGTTCGGAGGGGGCGCATTTCGATGTGGCGTTGGTGGTTCATACGATGTTTAAAGACAAGTATCGTTTCACGACCAATGATACCTGGTATATTTACGACGAGCGGCGGCATCGGTGGGCGCGTTCGAAGGAGGGGCTCAAGCTGCGTTCGAACTTATCGCGCGATGTTTGCTCGAAGTTCCTCGAGCGCGGCTGTCATTGGAATCAGCAGTCGATGCTCAATGATGATACGAAGGATGTTTGCGAAGATAAATTCAAGAAGCTGGCGGCAATTGCGCTCAAGCTGAAGACATCGGGTTACAAAGAAAGCGTGATGCGGGAATGCAAGGGCGAGTTCGTCGATGAAAAGTTCGAGTCGATGCTCGATAGTCGCCCACACTTGCTCGGTTTCGAGAATGGCGTCTATGACCTGCGTCTACATGAGTTTCGCGAGGGGTTGCCGGATGACTATATTTCTTTCGGGACGGGGATGCACTATTTCCCGTATAATCCAGCGTCACCGGAGGCGCGTGAAATTGACGCGTTCTTTGCTCAAGTGTTCATTAATGAGAATGTGCGGCGCTATGTTAAGGACCTGTTTGCGACCTTTATCGATGGCGGGATTCGCCATGAGAAGTTCTATATCTGCACGGGCTCGGGGTCGAATGGTAAATCGAAGATTATAGAGTTGTTGCAGAAGGCCATCGGCGAGTACTTCTGTATTCTGCCGATTGCGCTTCTGACGCAGAAGCGGGCGGCGTCGAACTCGGCGCAGTCGGAGCTGGAGCGGACGAAGGGGAGGCGCTTCGCTGTCATGCAGGAGCCGGGTGAAAATGAGCGCCTGAACATTGGTCTGATGAAAGAGTTGACAGGCGGTGATACTATTCAGGCGCGTGGGCTGTTCAAGGAGCCGATTGAGTTTAAGCCGCAGTTCAAGATGCTTCTGACCTGCAATGAGCTGCCGGAGGTTCCGTCGGATGATGGCGGTACCTGGCGGCGTATTCGTGTGATTGAGTTTCTCTCGAAATTCGCAGATAGCCCGGACCCGGCCAAGCCGAACGAGTTTCCGGTGGATATTGAGATTTCGGAGAAGTTTGAGCGATGGGCGGAGACCTTCATTGCGATGTTGATTGCTCACCATAAGACGATTGACCCGCGTAACATTACTGAGCCAGCGGAGGTCCGTATTGCAACAGAGAGCTACAAGAGCAACAATGATATTATCGGCCAGTATATCTCCGAGATGATTATCCCGAATCCGGTCAAGAGCAAGAAGGGTCTGCTACTCAACGACTTGTTTACCAGCTTCAAGGCCTGGGTGGCGAAGTGTGCTGTCAAGGGAAAGAAGGTACCGGACAGGGCTCAGCTGCGTGCGTATATGGAGCGTTTGCATGGCAAGTATCCCAACTCACCTGGCTGGAAGGGCATTATGATTAAGCCAGCTGAGGGCGATGATGAAGACGATGATGGTGGCGATGATTCCGCGGCGGCTTTCCGTGATGAGGATAATGAGGTAGAAGAGGATGAATCTGGTGTAACGAATACAGTGATTGTTCCTCAGCTAAAAGCAGTGGCTCCAAAACCAAAAGTCCAAAAATAAATAACGCGAATCGACTTCTTTTTATACATTACTGCCAAACTTCTGTCGTAATCCACCAATAATATCCTGCACGCTCTGCTGGCTATTTCCAGGTGCATCTTTGCCGTCCTTACCATCCTTACCGTCCTTACCATTCTGACCAGGTGGACCTGTCGACCCGTCCTTGCCATTCTGACCAGGTGGGCCTGTCGACCCGTCCTTGCCATTCTGACCAGGTGGGCCTGTCGACCCGTCCTTGCCATTCTGACCAGGTGGGCCTGTCGACCCGTCCTTGCCCTTTTCGCCATTCTGACCAGGTGGACCCGTCGACCCATCCTTACCATTCTGGCCATCAGTGCCTTTTTCGCCAGTGTCCCCCTTGGGTCCACCTTCCGGTCCAGGAGGCCCAGGAGGTCCAGGCGGACCTGTTGCACCATCGGAAGGACCTTGGGGACCAATTTCTCCTGCCGGCCCTTGCTTGCCATCCTGTCCAGGGGCACCATCTTTACCATCTTTGCCATCTTTGCCATCTTTACCATCCTGACCAGGAGGACCTTGCTCGCCATTCTGTCCATTAGTACCATTCTGACCATTTTCTCCGTCCTTACCGTCTTTACCGTCCTTACCATCCTGACCAGGAGGGCCGTCTTTACCGTCTTGTCCAGGAGGACCATCCTTACCATCTTGACCAGGAGGGCCGTCCTTACCATCTTTACCATCTTTACCATCTTTACCGTCTTGTCCAGGAGGACCGTCTTTACCATCCTGTCCAGGGGCACCATCCTTACCATCTTTACCGTCCTGTCCAGGGGCACCATCCTGGCCATCACGCCCACGGGGTCCACGTGGACCCCGGCGACCTCTACTCCGACTCCGCCGACGTCTGTGTTTAGAACCAGAAGAGGATGAAGAAGATGAGGAGGAAGAAGATGATGATGATGAGCTGCTATGGCCGCTCGAGCACTTTTCTTTTACAGGGCCCTTATCGCCCTCGTGCGTCTTCGACGACAAGTACCCTTTTAATTGCTAATCGCCGCCGCGCCCGCCCCGGCCTCCGCGGCTCCCGCGGCTGCTGTCACTGTCGCTGCCATCATCGCGCCGATCCCGGCGTCTGCGGTCGCGAGTATCGGTCCGCACCCGGGTGTTGTTGTAGATCCGGACACCATCATCCGAATCCCATCCCCCGCGGTGGTGACCGTGGTGGTGGTGACCATGCCAGCCGGCCATGTGGTGCTCGTGGTCAATACCCATCATGTACTTCTCAGTCTTGAGGGTCGCCAGCTCAGCCACATTGTCGGTGTTCTTCAGGCGAGTGATCAGCTCGTTGGTACCAGTCGACGCCGTGGAGATCTTCTCCTTCAGGTCGCCGCCCAGCTCGGCCAGGCGGAGTAGCACAGCACCGTGGTTCTTCTCAGCACTTAGGAGGCCAACTGCGGCGTGCTGGTCGGCCTGGCGACCGAGGGAGTTCTCCAGGCGCAGCAGGTCGCCGGTGCCCTTCGCGAAGTAGTCACCAACCTGGCGGCTGAGGGAGTTCTCCACGCGGAGCAGGTCGACCTGGCCCTTGGCGAAGTAGTCGCCAACCTGGCGGCTGAGCGCCTGATTACCAGTCGAGATACCAGTAACGATATCGTTGGCCCGGCCATCAACCTGCATCATGCTATCCTTGAAGTTACGGCTCATATCGAGCTGATGCTGGCTGAGCTGTGCACGGTTATCCGAACCCATTCCAGAAATGGCATTCAGAACACTGGCCGCATACTGCTGGCCGGAAGTCTGACCAGCAGTGGCAGTGCGATCAATCGCATCCCGAAGGGCATCACCAGTCTGATGGGTCGCAGCAAGATTGGCATCACCGACGCGCTCAATAGCGCTCCGGAGCACGACACCCGAGTTCGTCATCGAGGTCAGCGTATCGGTGCCGGACCGGTTAACGGTATCGCGAATCAGGTCCGAGGCCCGGTTCGTCGCCACCAGGTTGGTGTCGGCATCCCGGTCAACGGCATCGCGTAGGGAGAGACCGGTGTTAACTGTGGCCAGAACACCAGCGGTGGCATTGCGCTCAGCCACATCGCGGAGCAGGTCGCCGGTGCGCTGGGTCGTGTTAATGCCGGCAATCGAGTTGCGCTCAGCCACATCGCGGAGGAGGTCCGTCGACCGGTTGGTCAGGTTCATGCTGCTAAGAAAGCCGCGGTCAGTTGCCTCCCGAAGGGTGCTTGTCTGACGGTCGTTGTTGTCGCGAAGCCCGGTCGCCTCAGCGCGCACCACGCCTTCGATGTTCTCGGCACGCCGGCCACGTTCGTACATTGAGAAAGTATTGTAATCAAGGGGCGGCGGGGAAGGCGAACTCATTATATTTGATAGTTCTAAATATACAGGAGAAAATAATTTTTATCAAAATTATCCGCCATTATCAAAAATTTATCAAAAATATAAATAAATAAGGGGTGCGACCAGGTCCATTCAATTATCGGGTATTTACCGTTAACGTAATGCATTGTGTCGGTAATAAGGACTGTTAGCGGCTTAATGGGTAAATGGGATATAATATCACCATGAGGTAAATTAATAAAGAAAAATTATAAAGTTGGTACAGGGGCTGGGTTGCTGGATGTAGACAAAGACGGCGCGTTGAATTGTTTAAATGGGGTCGCTGGATGGTTCACACTAGAACCAGTTCTAACTGCAATTTTTAACATGATGGTTTGCTGGGTGCAGTCACTTTTCACACATTGTCACTGTTTACGGGTGTGTTTTTGCTGAATGGTTTATACTAAAACCGCACGGTGATGGGTTGGGTTTGGGTTGAATTCTACTGTCTACATTTTCATTATCATTTATCGATTGTTGTTTTGTTGCTGGATGTAAACTGAACCCTTTTTAACGTGTTTGTGTTCTTGCGACCTTGTTCTTCCAAACAAAGAGACTTTCATCGGAATCATAATCGGGCTCTTCTGGGGCGCGAATATTGGCATAACGCTTGTCGTCTATTGCTGCCCGCACCATCCCAAGTGGGCTAAAGTCATCGGTGCCTAGCAAAGATAGAAGCGCTGGCGAAAAACCGGATAGAAGAACCACGCCATCGGTGTTACTGGACACCTGAAAGTCATCTGTATCCCCACGCAAATTCCAGAAGATAATTCTCGGAAACTCCAGACCACGGTCGGTAAACTTCTTCTTGGCGAGCTCAAAGTGGGTACTATCTGAGTTGGCGTAGTCGAACTGCATATCGCTCAGAATTAGAAGCGCCTCTGGGGCAGAGGACAGCTCGTGTTCGACCACGACCTCGAGGATTCGGTCAAGGGCCAGGGAAAAGTTGGTTGATTCGCCCCAAGGCATATTCATCACACTTTTTACCTGGGCTACGAGGGTTTTGTGAGAACTGAAGTCGTGGAAGGTAGGTTTCCTGCTAAAAGTCAGCAGGCGCTTATGAAATGGACTGTCTTCGGGTGCCAAAGAGGAAATAAGAATACCGAGGGCGACCGATACTTCCATGGGGACACCATTCATGCTTCCAGAAACATCCGATAGAACCACCATGTTCTTGAAACGGGAGCCCGATTGACTGTTATGTGAGGCCAACAGGGACGCCCACTGCTCTTCGAGGACAAGGTCAATTGGGGCATATTTGCCAGCATCCATATAGGGCTTCACCAATTGATGTGGGTAAACCTGGCCAGCATTCACTTTGGCATTATTCACCTTGTTTTTCACATCTTCTATCCAGCTCTCGAAGCGCGGGCCATCGTGGACCTTAAATGCCTTGCGAAGCCGAGTCATCGCCACACTCGGTACATGCGAGTACTCGATTTCATCCCACTCGCCGGCACACATCTGGGCCTCCACGATTTTGAGATGGGCGCGAAGCGGGCTAATATATTCCCGACGGAGGCGCTTCTCTAGCGCCCCCGTTTTGTTAGAACCATAGCCTTGAAAGAGGGCTTTGCATAACTTCTGGCGCAGACCGGTCTTCGCCCACTTCCTATTCTCACTGGGCAACCATTTAGCCAGAAGCGACACAGGTTCGGGCGTGTTCTGGACCATGGCATCAATATCGTTGCGTAACGTTTCGACAAAGTAGTCAATAATGTAGTCTTGGTGCTCCTCCGATGCAAACTCATAGAGCTCCACCAGGTCAAGGAAACGCCCGTAATTGCTAATTTCCCGAAAATTTTCTAAGAACCAGTCTGGATGGGTGTCCATCAAGTAGCGCATGCCAAATAAAAAAGGCCTACGGTCGCCTTTGCCTCCACGGCAATCGCGACCATGAAAGAGAATGCGCATTGTATCGAGGGAACTAATGGCCCAAGAATCTCGGATAAGACCGATTAAGCGGGGCTCCTCAATGTTGCGCACCAACTTATAAAATAGGTCTACTCGGGCATCACCGGTTGTTGCAAGAGACGGTGCGCCATTCTCTGTTGCTATTGCTGTTTCTGTAATTACGGCTTCTGCTATTGTGCAAAGTGCCAGGGCGCTTTCCAGTTATAGGATGTAAGGCGCTAATGTTTAAGTGAGGGGCAAAAAATGAATATAAGCGTATTTTAAGGAGTGTACAACAAACAATGGAGATTGAAACCGCCCTGAAGCATATTGCCACGATGCTGACATCCCGCGGGGACGACGTAAGCGACTTTGTCGAAACGGCGGCTGGCCTGGATAAAGCGACCTTCTACAATGAACTCATTGCTCTCGAGACCAATAAGACGAAGCTGTTCTTCTGTCTAAATAAAGACACGCTCAAGGAGTTTATCAAGGAAATTAAAGACATGGATGTCGATGAAATTGACGAGAAGTGGGATACCAAGCAGCTGATTGTGGTGGAGCGGCCATCGCAGACGAGTACTGCCATCTTGGAGGAGAAGGACCGGATGTTGATGGCGGCAGGGGGCTACTTGCAGCTCTTTGATATCAAATATCTGCAGTATAACCCGGCGGCGCATATTAACACACCGCACCATGAGAAAATCAGCGAAGTGGCTTTAAAAGCGCTTCTCGAACAGTACCAGTTGAAAAACAAGTTCCAATTGCCGATTATCCAACGGTCCGATATTATGGCGCGCTGGCTCGGGCTCCGCCACGGGGATGTTGTGAAAATTGTGCGGCATAACGATACATCCGGGACCTACGACTACTATCGATGCTGTATGTAAGTAAATATTTTCTTCCCATTCTTACAAGTAGGTATTGAGGATGGATGTTGTCTCGGATGACATAGTCACTCAACTTGGTTACATCAATAGCACTTTTTTCCACGCTGACGTGCAAAAGGCGTTTACTGGTCTGAATGCACCTAACACATTTAATTTGGCGACCGATGGCACTGCTGCAGTAGGCACTATTCATAAGCGGGCAAGTGATAAGGCTGTGTATACTATAGTTGACTCGCAGCAGAACAAATTACCAACTACTTTTAATCAGGCGGGTGGCCAAACAGAACTCCATATTGGCCTTGTAGCAAATACCACATTAGCCAAGCCCGCTCTTAGCCCCGATCAGCTGCGAATGATTGGGTCTTTAGCCGCTAATTTCAACCGTTTTCTTGAGAGTAGCGCTTTAAATAAAATGCCCAAGAACCTTGTGCTCAAATACAGCATTGACCCTACTACTAAGAAAAGCGATGTTGCTGATGTGAACGGTCTCTACTACCCGTTAGCTACATCGGCACTAACTCTAAATGCTGTATTTCCATTTGATACTCTGTACACGAATACGATGGCGCGTATGAGCACGGATATGTTTGTTTTGCAGAGAATGTGTGTTTTCTGGGAGCACTACTATACGATTATGGCACTACTAAAAGCATGGGTTGACGCAGCTGACGCAGCTAAACCAGGTGTTAAAGTCACCCTTGATTTCGCCTTTAACCAGCTGCGCTGGGAAAACTACGTTGCTAAAACTCAGACGAATCTAATTGATACAAAGGCCCAGGTGACTAAGTTCAACGAAAATGTCTCAAACATTGATGTGCTTACTAAGAACTTGAAGAAAAATAAGAGCCAGCTTAATGATAATATATCGGCACTTGGTGGTCAGAAGAGCGGTGTCCGTACATCGGGCTATATTGAATACGTAGCTATGGCCTTACTAATTGTTGTATTCCTAGCAATTGTTGTCCTATTTTCTATTCCGATGGGCCGCGAGGTGAAGATTCCGGTGGCGTCAATCATCTTCATTATTGCCATCCTGATGGTAGTTATTATTTACTATATGCGGAGTATGGGAATGGTAGAGAAGTTCGCGGGTACGACTCTCCCGAATACCAGCACAGGGGTTCTTGTAAGCGCGACAGTTGCTAATACAGAGACCAAACAGCTCTATGAACAGGCCATTTTAGATGAAATCTCTGACTATCTGAGCAATACGATTAATTTGGGTTTAAAGTTACAGTCATTCCGGAGCTACGATAATGTCAACTACACAATGGGGAAGGAGGTGAATTACTATAACAATAAGGAGGATGAGCTACTTAATACGTCAAATAAGGTTTTCTCAAGCTCTCGCATTATCAATCTGGACTACCAGACGAGCCAGGCCCGTATTAACTTCTATATCACTTGTGTGTTGGTTATTGCGACTGCGGCGATACTGCTAGTGTATGGCGAGGGGTCGCCGCGGATATCGATGACAGTAATGGTTATTGCTGCAATTATCCTTGTCATTGCACTATTTATCTATATCTTCGAGACCACCAGTCGGGTGCGGACAGATGGCAGCAAGATTTACTGGGGCAAGCCTAATATGCGCTAAATACAGGGTACAGGGTTCCGCCCCCGTACGGCGTCCACTGCGTGGAGCAGCTCCGCTACAGGGTCCCGCCCCTGTGAGGCGTCCACTGCGTGGAGCAGCTCCGCTGGAGGTTTGTTGGGTTTATGGGGTTTATTAGGGTTTATTAGGGTTTATTAGGGTTTATTAGATTGGTAGCATAGAGACGTAAATATACCGACATCCTGGTAAGATAACAGGATATTCACTATATATTATTTGTGATATAGGGCATAATGTAATTATTTTTATCAAGTATATTACTTATTCTAGTATAAATCAAAAATAATATAGGGAATTCCTGTTATCTTACCATGATGCCGGTAGACATTGCGCCCTGTCCAATAAACCCCAAACGAACCCCATAAACCCAACAAACCTCCAGCGGAGCTGCTCCACGCAGTGGACGCCTCACAGGGGCGGGACCCTGTAGCGGAGCTGCTCCCCGCAGGGGCCGGGGTACGGGACCGGGACCCTGTATGTTTAGAACATCTTAGGGGCACCGCTCATAGTCGCCGCCGCCACGGCAGCTGACCCATTCGGTGCGGCACCGCCAGCAGACGGAGTAATTGGGGGCGCACCAGAACTGACACGCAGCTGCAAACCGACCTTTTCGAGCAACGGTATAGCAGAATAGCTATGACCTTCGTGTAATAGAATATTAATCGCAATGTAATAAAGCACAGTTAAGAGTAGTGCTAAGGTTAAACTCTTGGTTGAAACGAAAAACATGGACATCAGAATGATGGCCTGTACAACCGGCTGGCGAAAGAGATTCTTTTGAACATCGGTTAAATCAAACACGATGTGACGCGCCCCCAGATGAAAGAGAAACACTGGTATAATGGGCAGCCATTGTTCCATTCTTACACTAAGTCGCCAAAAGAAAATCTATAGAAAAGATAGATGTGTTCTCTCGAGGACGCTTGGGGTTCATCAATTGCCGCAGCAGGCGCAGGTGCAGCGGCGCGCTTCCGGCGCCCAAAGGCCTCTAATGGCCCGACAGGCCCTTTGAAGAAAACGGATGTGCCGGAACCGACCTTTAGCCGAGGACAACTCCTTCCTGCAGCTGTTTGCCCCCCGCCACCAGGCTCTTTCGGCGGGTATGAAGGCTTTGCGAATGAAACAACTACAACATCTACAACATCTACAACATCTGCAGTTCCAGCCAACCGTCCTCGCAGCAACCCAGACGTAAACACCAACTATGACGCCACCTATCGCGCCATGGTCAATGATTACAAGTTCTTTTGCGAGAAGTATGGCATCTGTTCGGATGTCGAGGGCTTCGCCTGTGCGCCGCTTCAGACACCGAATATTGGCGACGCCTATAGTGAGCCGCTAAAGGCACAGCTGGCCAAGGCCCTCGAGGCATCGCTAAGTGCCGACTCCGCCCACCCACGAACTATCCCTGCCCCGATGCCTATGCGCCAGGTCAATATGACAGGTGTCTCTGGCTTCCACGATGAGGAACTATCGAGCTATCTGCATTCGAAGGGGCTCGCGAGTAGTTTTGCCCCGGCGCCCCAGGCCGCCCCGGTTCCCGAAGAGACGGCTGTGCCCCGGCCCGCCCCACGGCATGTACTTAAGGAACCTGAGTCGGGGCCCCGCCCGGTAATAAAGAAGCCCTCGCCGCGCTCCTGGTTCAGTATGGAACTCCTTCTATTTGTGATTACAGGTATCATTATTATCTTGCTGATGGAGCAGCTCTTCAAAATCGCGGCCCATATTGGTATGCGCCAGTCCGTGACGATGCTGGAGCCGATTTTGGCCCGTCTGGAGGAGCTGAAGCGGACGGTCCCTGTTGCCGCCTAAGTGCGAAACCAGTTGACAGGAGGATGCGCAGGGGCTTGCGCCGACGGTCGCACCGGGGCAATCGCCCGCCGCGGATTAATTTCCACCGGATTCCACGAGATATAGAGCGCCCCTGGATTATTGGGTACACTTTGTACCAAAAACCCTGCCCGACGTAGCGACCCGACCACATATTCGGTGCACTCGGCCACACTGTATAAGGGCAGACCGAGAATCATACTCGGTATTTCAAAGAAACAGTTGAGAGCATTATTCTGCGCCACATTCCGCATCCGGCTATGGCATTTCTCTAAAATAAACTCAAAACTTTCACGTCGTCCTTTCTTTTTCTTCGAATGCATCGCCTGCAATTCGCTGACAGTGATATGCGTCGGCATTTATAGATATATTCCGTCGCTCTTAATAATGCGAGATAAAAGGATATCTCCAACTTGGTCACACCTGGTTCTATCCAGTGGGGGCATGGGAGGGTTAACATATTTGGGCGCACTCGGCTTCCTCCAAGAAAATACCGCATTATCTGCGGATATTAAGCATATTGCAGGTACCTCCATCGGGTCCCTATTTGGCTTTCTATTCGCGATTGGGGCGCCGATGCTCGAGGTCGAAGCGCATATGCGCGTTTATTTCACGGACCCCGATGTTTGTCAAATGGACCCTGGCCAGTTCCTATTGACTTTTGGTGTCGATGATGGTGCGCGTCTCGTTGGACCAGGCCGACATTTTCTCAAGCAAATTCTTGGCCTGGAAGATATAACCTTCATTGAACTTGCCAAAATGCGCGGCATTTCGCTAACTGTTTGTGCGACCTGTTTAAATACCTGCGCCCCGACCTACTTTTCAGTGGATACCACCCCTGGAATATCTGTTTTAGAAGCGATTAAGGCATCTATGGCCGTCCCACTGCTCTTTGTACCAGTCAAAATTGGCGAACAGACTTACGCGGATGGAGCCATCGTCGATAATTTCCCAATTCATTGCTATAATACAGACGCTAATATCCTTGGACTCTATGTTATTAGTGCCGACCCGCCCCCGATAGCCGACCCAATTGCGAATGCCCTCGACTATGCACGCGTACTTGCGATTTCCCTCCTTCATCGCGCCCCAGAAGCGAGTCGTGTGGCCAAGCTTTTTAAGTACATCTGCGTTTTCGACGAGAATCCGATACCGACATTTCCGTTGCAATATAACGAAGAAGATGCAAAAATAAATCTCGTGCTATCGGAGGCCGACATTGCAGCGGCGTACTCCTATGGCTATGAGCGAATGGTGGCGTTTTGGGAATCTAAATGTTCTTCTTTACAAACTCCAGAAGGCCGGTAGCTGTACGCTCGCCACTGAACTCCAGCTTCGGCTGCTTGCCATCGGTCAGAATAATGGTCGGGAAGCCCTTGACGCCAGCAGCATCGGCAGCAGCACTGTCATCAATGCTCTCAACCACATTGACACCCACCTTCTCGGCAGCCACCAATTCCTTGAACTTGGCCAGCTCCGGCTTCATCTTCTCACACCAACCGCAGCCAGTGCGCATATAGAAGGTAATCGACGGCTCAGCGCTCACGAACCGTTCGCGAACAGTGGAGAAAATGGCCGCACCAATCGCAATAAGGATAATGAACGCAACAGCGTAAAAAACCATCGAGGAGGGGCCTGTGCCGCCACCGAACTTCTTGGCCATTTGTATTTGTATTGATAGGACATAAAAAGAATTAAGGGCGGCACCGCCCGAGGGCCCTACGTTCTTGCGACTAAGATATAATTGGTGCTTCCCGGCTCGAGCATGTGCTCGACGGATTCCATTAGCTGGGCGCGGTCTTGGGCCGCAATGACAAAGAGAACATTCTTTTCGTAGTGACCGAGGGAAACCTCTTTCGATAGAACCGATGACCACATATCCTGGGTGGTAACGAGCACACGCGCCCAACCACTCTCGAACTCACGGAGACGGGCGAGATGACGCGGGCGCTCATCCTCGAGCATGTCTTCGGTAATATGAATCACGGTATGTGATTTATCCGCGAGGGCTTGAATCAAATCTTCATCGGTATCGGCGGCATCTGGACCATTGAAGATAATCATCTTGCTAATATTCATGTTTTCATAGAGGACCTCAATTTGATGGGCAAGTGTATCTGTTTCTGTCCCTGGAGCCACCTCGCACTCGACAAGGGTGGGTGCCACGTAAGGTGGTACGCTTTTATAAGCCCATTCAATATTGGCCGACCAAAGGTCATCGATGGCACGGTACTTAGTATATAGCAGCTCATTCCGTTCGTCATCCATTCGCTCAAGCCATAGGTCATCGTCTTCATCGAGATTATCGAGTTCGACGAAAGGCTCCTCCGGAATGATAGGGGCTAGTTCTAGAGCCTGTGCTTGCGCAACAAGTACCTCGGGAACTGCATCCGCATTCATTATTATATAAAGAAGTTCTCTCTATCTTAAGTTAGGGGCTTTTGTTTATATGGTTGTGACAACTATAGTTCTAGATGCTCTTCAATTTTTTGAGGCGCTTGAAAAAATAAACGCCCCTCTACCAGTGTTACTGGATAAGCTGGCCAAGATACTAGGTGGCGCTAGCTTTTATGAGCGAGAACGGGAAAGAGATAAAGAGCCGAGGGTACCGCAGAAATGGCGGAGCCGGCATTTGCCGACACCTATGCCCCTTCCACTGCCGTTGCCAGTACTCCCACCTCAAAGAATCGCGAAGGTGCTTTCGAATGAAGAACAGGCGAAGAAGGACTTTCTCGCCCAATTGAACAAACTGACTGTAAACAATGATGCCATTATTATTAAAAACCTAAAAACAATCTATAAGCCGGAATACCTCGAGATTTATGTACGGGGCCTCTGGAATTTCATGTTACGCCAGTCCGACTTTCAGCATTTGCATATGCAGGTGCTTAACATTTTCCCCCGGACCGAAACGATGGCGATTTTTAAGACCATCTACGCGGAGGAGGCTGCTATGCCGATTCCTCAGCTAACTACGGACCCGAATGTCAACTATGACTTGTTCTGTGATTATGTAAAATGGAAGAGTCGGCGACAGGCGGCGGCGACTGGTTGGATGCGTCTGATTTTGGCGGATTGCTTAGCTATGACGCCGGCGGAGTTATTGGACGATATTCTTAAAAGTGCGATTCCGATTGATTGTATTATTGAGCAACTCTCGACGGTGTTAACCCTGTTACCATCAATTTGGCGCAAACAGGTGAATGCACAGGTGGCGGCGGCCTGTTTGGTTTTTAGGGGCGTAGCGCGCGACCGTTGTAAGTTTAAGTTGCTCGACCTCGAGGATATGGTTAATACTCCCATTTGTGCACCGGTTTATAAGGCACCGGGTGCACGCAAGGGTTAAATTAAAAAAACGAACTCTTAAAGACTATAATAAGAATAAGATACTATAAGTAGAACAATGGCAACAGCAACGGCAACGGTCACGACCACTGTCCAAGGCGCTCCAAACTATAAATCTGCTATTCTGGATGCCCTGGAGGTAATGCGTCGGAACTCACGACAGGAACGCAATTTCTTTAAGGAGCGGGCCTACAACACGGCAATGGCAAAGCTAAATGCTCCGGAGGCGACGCGCGTGATTACAACTATCGAGGATATTGAGCCTTTGAAGCTTGGTAAGGGGACAGTTGAGAAAATTGCGGAGATTATCGCGACCGGTAAGCTCGGTGCGGCCGAGGATATTAAAGCCGAAAGCAAGTTCTATATCGCCGATGAACTCCTGAAAGTCCATGGTATCGGTCCGATAAAGGCACGCGAACTGATAACACGCGATGGTATCCGCTCCATTGTCGAGCTGCGCGAACGCCAGGACGAACTACTCAATGAAAAGCAGCGCATTGGTTTGAAGTACTTCGATGATATTCAGTTGCGGATTCCGCGTGCCGAGATGGAAAAGCACAAGAAGTTGATTAAGACCTATATGTGCAACGAATGGATATTCGATATTGTCGGTAGTTACCGTCGGGGACAGAAGGATAGCGGAGATATCGATGTGCTAATGACACTCCCGGATAATATTCCACCGGCAACGCGTAAGGAGATGTTTGCCGGGGTAATCGCAACCTTCAAGGTAATTGGCTATGTGCAAGCGAGTTTGGCCGAGGGCGATAAGAAGTTTATGGGGGTGGTCAAGCTACCTAAGGGAGAGCGGGGCCGCAGACTGGACCTGATGTTAACGCCGGCCGAGGAGTACGGATACGCGCTACTCTATTTCACGGGTTCGGATAAGTTCAATATTCAGGTACGGGCACAGGCGACGAAGCTGGGGTACACAATGAATGAACATAAACTAACGCCAATTCGGCCGGGGGTACCGGAGCCGCCGATTATGAAAACGGAGGAAGAAATCCTCTCGTTTCTGGGGATTGCCTATATGCCCCCGGAGGCGCGCACCGGAAAAATTCTCTTAGTATAGAGTATAACAAGCAATAATGTCTGCCCCTGCTGTTGTAACCATCCTGGGAGGCCTGATCGGCATCACCCTCCACGCTGTTGCGCTGACCTATATCCAGAAGCTGGAGCGGATTAACTGCCCTTGCGCAGATCACCCGTACCGGAACTTCCTGAAGTACTTCATGATGGTGTCGATTGTTGTAATTGCAATTAACATGTTCATGCCGCTCTATAACCTGGCAGCCAACCCGGCAATCGGCATGGCCGTTGGTGCCGGTCTGCTCCTCTGGGCGCTGGCCACCGTGGCTTTCTACGTGATGGCCATCATCTACGTGCGCTACCTGGTGCGCGAGAAGTGCGCTTGCTCCGAGGATGTGCGCCGCGAGGTGCTCTACATCTGGTCCATTCTGGAGCTGGTTATCCTGGCAATTGCTCTGTTCCTGTCCATCTTCATCGGTCTGGCATCGTCGATTGTGGGCACCGCTCTGGCCAAGGTCAGCCCGAAGGGCATCCGTAGCCTGCAGCGCGAGGTCATCTCCAACACCACCAACCCCCTGAAGGCCGTGTCCAAGTCGGCTGCCACCCTCTCCCAGCAGTTCCGCCGGGTGAAGAACAAGCTGACCGCATAGGTACAGGGTTCCGCCCCCGTACGGCGTCCACTGCGTGGAGCAGCTCCGCTTGAGATTTAGGGGATTCCCAGCGTTTGCTTTTTGTTTAATGAATTTAAGATAAAAGATACTGATGCTAGGGTTTATTTTTCGCTCTATAGTTCTAACACTATAATGAAGGCCGGTCCCGCCATGCCGAATTTCCAAGGGTATGCGGTTTTGCACGCGATGTCGCTTATTTCTCGCACCATATTGGTGGCACATATTTGCAGAATCGCGTGCAAAACCGCATATTCTTGGAAATTCGGCGAAAGGGGTGTGGTTGCTGAGGTTGTAGAAATAGTAACTGCTATTAGTTGAAAAATAAAACTGAGGCTCGGCTGCTACTTAATAACAAGGGTAATGAGAGGGGCATTTGGGAGGAAGCCACCCTGAGGAATTCGCTCTTCTAACATCCGGGGAGGACGATTACCCTGCTCCTGTGCCTTCGTTAGGAGCTCAGTACTTTTTCCATATACGTGCGCTAGCCACCCACCTTCACTTGTAAACTCTTTAGTTGGCTTAGTACGCACAATATAAACACCAATAACCTCATTTGGTTTATATTGCACCTTTAATCCATGTGATACACATAGGGCGAAGAGGTGTTTCTCTGCAACCAATAACATTTCAAATTTAGAACCAGCTTTACATGTATGTTCAAGGTAATGTGCAAAAGCACAGATTAAATCTTTTTGGCTCACTCGTTCATTTGCATTCTGAACACAACAATCTTCAAGAAATATATTAAAATAATTATCCATTACCCTTCTATCCTTTTCATCATGGTCAGTTGTTTTTGAAGAACTGGACCCCATTTCTATTATATGTTTAACTAAAATAATCCTTATATCTATACTCTCACAAGCGGGGCTGCACCACGCAGTTCGTAGAGTACGGACATCATCACAGTCCCAAAAATCCCAAGCGGAGCTGCTCCAACGCAGTGACCGGAGTACGGGAATCCCAAAAATCCCAAGCGGAGCTGCCCCAACGCAGTGGCCGGAGTACGGGAATCCCAAAAATCCCAAGCGGAGCTGCCCCAACGCAGTGGCCGGAGTACGGGAATCCCAAAAATCTCAAAAATCCCAAGCGGAGCTGCTCCACGCAGTGGCCGGAGTACGGGGCCGGGACCCTGTGTATTTATATGTTAAGAGTTCGCTGTTTGCCACCAGCCGGCGGACGACCCCGATTACGTGGGGCGGCGGCAGCGCGACCACCACGCTTATCGGTCTGGCCGCCACCGAAGACACCAATCTCATCCTCAATAATAGAGGTAATGTCCTCATCGCTAACTGTCATCGTTTCAAAGCGATTGGATGCTGTCGGCGGTGGGCGCGACAAAATTTCGCCCTGAATCTGATTAATTACGTTCTCAATATCACCCGGGTCGCTCATACGAGCTTGCTGCGACTGCTGCTGGTTGAAGGAAGCTGAAGCGCCGGGAGGCGGCGGGCGGGCCATAGGCATCGGGGCGCGCTTGCTCTGGGGAGGTGGGTTATTTAGGCCGAACATATTACCCAGCATACCGAAGATGCCGCTGCCCCCACCTGGACTGGCTGCTGCGCCACCCATCGCCTTCTGGGCAGCCGCCTGCTGGAACTGACGCATAAGGTCCGGGTTCGAACGGAGCACCTCCTCGACGCCTGGAAGGGGCTGCGCCTTAAACATACTATTGGTCAAATGAAACATGAAAGCGCTCCCTGACAGACTCATCATCAGGCGCAACTCGGGCGCCATCTTCTTGCCCGTGCTCTTGTACTTCTCGTGCAGCTCCTCGAAAATATCATCATAATCGGTCACATTCTCGTGCACAGACTCCGAGAAACCATCGAGCTTCAGGTCAAATGGGTCGAACTTGGTATTCATGAACTCCACGCCTGTGACCAGGCCGACCAGCATCTTGCGCTGAAAGCGAATGCTGGCGTCGACCTCCTTCTCCCGCACCAGCCGATGGTACTCGGTGCGCATCTCATCGAGGCTGTTCTGGAGCGTGAACTTGCGGGGAATCCGGTGGCCCTTCGACTCCAGGCGGTCTAGCTGATAGAGAATCTCGCGCTTCTCATTCATTTCGGCCTCCATGCGCGCCTTCTCCTCACGGAGGCGGTTGCTCATCGAATCACGGTCACCGCTGCCGCTGCCACCGTACTCGTCGGCCATCACATCCTCCTCATCATCATCGTCGTCATCGCCGCCACCACCACCGAATGCTGGGGGACGCGAAGGACGGGAGGGTGCCCCACCACCCAGACTAATACTATCGCCATCGGTATCCGAATACTCGGAAGCACTACGGCTCGAGGAAGAACCGGAAATCAGCGAACCACTGTCGCCACTCACCTTGCGACGATTAATAAGCAAATCAGCCCCGAGGCTCGGTCCAGCACCCCCCGTCGGCGGGAACTGGAAATTACGCATCGGGGCACCTAAATCAATGACGTCGTTTTCGTCGCTATCGTGAAGCATAATGGTTGACATGGTTACAAGACAACACTATATAATTGTCGATAGTTCTAACGCGCTTAAATAGTACTCGATGTTAAGGATATTGCAGAATAATAGAGTAAATGCGGATTCTATCATTTGATATCGGAATTAAGAACCTCGCCCACGCCTTTATCGAAGTGCCAGAGGATGGCAAAACCTGTCAAGTGATTGATATGCAGATTCTTTCGTGGGATGTTTGGGACGTCAGCGCCATCGCCTCCGGCACCGAAAGCCAGATGGTCGCCATCGGCCAAACCATCTATGCGAAACTCGACGAGTTCCTGGCGGCCAACGAGCCCGCTCCGGATATCGTTCTTCTCGAGCTCCAGCCCGTTTTGAAGAACCCGACTATGAAAAGCATTCAAATGATTTTATTCGGCTATTTCCTTGGCCGCAAGCATTGGGAGGGCCTCGTCGACCAGATCCATTTTGTCAATGCCTGTCAGAAACTGAAGGGCTATCCCGAGCTACCTGCGAAAATGACTTATGCTGAAAAGAAGAAGGCCGCCATCAAGCTGACCCGAACGGCCATCAAGGAACTGGATCCATTGCTCGAGGTGTTCGATAAACATGGTAAAAAAGATGATTTGGCTGACACCGTATGTCAGGCGGCGGCTTGGTTGCAGCCGAAGAATAAGAACCGGGCGTTTTCTCTGGCCCTTGCTCTTTCCACACCTCATGAATAACTACTAAATATCATCAACAACACTTAGTAATAACAATACATCCTTCGCATCGGTGGACGTGTCGTAAAATCTTGCTGTTGAAGATCGCCATGTACAAAGCCTGTTTTTAAGAATGCATCTAATGCAGTGCATATAACCTGTTTGATACACGATTTTATGACGTCCCTGTCCCTTTCACACCATTCATGTTCTTTAAAAGTGCTCCATTTCACTATTCCAAAATCTCCTGAGCATGAGCCTTCATAATCGCCCTCCGAATATCTGGTCCCGACATCCCGTAAAGTCGCTCGACATCATGGCCCCGCTTGAACTTAATCATGAAATCGCCGAGGACCGGTCCATACAGCCCCGTCAGGCTCGCCACAATATTGCCATTAAACTTCTCGGCCACCGCCCGCACCCTTGCGCATTCGTTGATATATGCCTCGTAGTCGTTGTGTTTATTGAAGAAGGTCAGCGCAGCCCGCCGCACAATATCCGGGCACATTTTGACAGTATGGTATTTCACAGAAAGCAGTTTGTGGTCGAATGTCTTGTATTTATCGTAGGCCCGGGAGGCGCTACTGGCCGCATTAGCCGCATTAGCCCCCCTCTTACAATTCTTCATAAAATCCACATGGGCGAACGGACTCTCCAAAATAAATGCAAACAGAGCCGCTTCATCGGCGAAGCCCCGCTCAAATCGCCGATAATCGTATCCGAGAAATTCGAAGATATCTTGGGCATTGGTCGACAAGAGCAGACAACTATTATTAACCCGGATAGAGAGCCCCTTGGCTCCATAACTCAGGTCGTATTTGCTCAAACAGAGCCCGACATACATCCCGAAAACGCCATAGCTGAGATTCGTCACCACTTGATGAAACAGTTGTGGTGGGGCAATGTTGATATCCACTTGAATAATGCGTCCCTCAAATGGAACACCAATTGAGTTACCGGCGATTTCGACGGCTAGTAAGTGCAAAGCAATATGTTGAACCAGATTGCCATCATAGTTTTCTACTGCAATCACAAGGTCCAAATCACCGAAGCTCTCTTTATTATCCAAACAGCGTGTTTCAATACAGGGTCCTGTAAAAAGTCGGCCAATCGCGCTCACAACGTATTCAGTGGCTCGCATGTACTCGGCTCGTGTCATTCGTTTGCTTCGTTTAATGGCATTGCCACCCATGCTTATATATTATGTCGTTTATATCTTATATATATATCTTTATATTTATTTATATTATTATATTATATCGCATACTGCACATTTTCCTCGCGACTTGTTGAAGCAGCAACGGATGGCTCGGGGCTGAGGCGCGCGCCCCCCCCTACCGGGACGGCTCGTGGGCGTCGGCCATCGCGGCCACCACGCTGTCGACAGTGGGCCCCCGTGGTTTCTGTGAGCGTGGTGAACTGGTGCCCGCTCCAAAATATAAAGAAATGTGTTACACACCGAAAATTTCGCTGTCATTTGCTTTAGCAGGAATAATTGCGCTCATATATGTATTAAATGTTCCTGCACTAATGAAGGACAGAGTATATATTCTGTTAATTTTTTATACATTAATGGAGCTCCTTCAAACAGTATCATATTACTATGTAAATAAATGCGATGACAAAGTTAATAAAATATTGACCGAGATTGCATATATATTTGTGATTACACAGCCATTGCTTTGGAATGCCTGGTTTTATCAACATTCATCAACACTCTCCACGGAAAAACCGTTATTTATGTGTGGTATCGTATTGTCAATTTTATGGATTGTGTTCAATGTAATAGGAAGAATTATGTATACACCTGAAAATGCTCAGACATTTGAGAGGGATAGTGTTTTTGCTTCCGACAAAGTATGTACTCGCAAAAAAGCATCTCATTTATTCTGGACATGGCAAACTGCAAATATGGGAAACTTTAATGCAAACTTCTTAATGCATCTTTTAATTTGGATGATTCCGGGGCTTGTTTCTGGAACACATCGCTTAAAAGTTGTGGTATTATTATTCAGTGCACTCTTAAGCGGATTATACGCGTATAGTTTAAATGAGCCATTCGTAATGACGGCCTCCTGGTGTTATATAAGTATACCAATTGTATTTATTATTCTGATTGCACACAATTTGGTGTAAATAAAGGAACCATATTTATGTGCGCGCGTATTAAAAATAGCCCACGCCCCTAAAAATCCCCAGCGGAGCTAGCGCGCGCGGGGAGCCCCCCGCTTCCAACAAACGCGCTGCAGTTCTGGTATCACTGTCCCAGCAAACTGAGTAATGTTATTGTCAACAATCAGTCGCCGAAGCAATTTCCAAAAAGCATCGTCTACGAAAGTTCGGTTAATATCGCTCACCGCCTGACATTTGGCCGCCAACCATTTGTACTTTTCCCCAAGAGCGCGCACTGGGTCGCGTTTATCAGCTGGGTTGGCCGGACATACTAGGCCCGCATTCATTAGTGATAAAATTGTCGGATGTTCCATAATATCTGGTGGTAGACCTGATAACATATCTTCAAACACCGCATAGCTGTAGTCAGGGCAAAGCAAGAGTTTGTCCTGGTTATCAATATAAACCGCAGTATTATCAATAATCATCACATTATTTTGCATGACATAGGTGCGCTCCAGTTTGGTCAGCACGTGTTTTTTCGCCACCGTGCGCCAAATGCGTGGCATAATCTTCGTCAGCGATTTTTTATAGCTTCCCCCAGCGTCAATCACACAGTCGTCGCGAGTGAAAATAGGTCGCGAAAACTGTACTCCACAGGCCTTCTCAATCCACGGCACCTCCGTTAGCGCCCACGACTTCTCAGATGCCGTAAAGACAAAGAATTCTGTCCAAGGATAGGTATCCGCCATCGCTTTAATAAAATTGGCGAAACCGGGCCGAATCAGCTTCTGCGATGGATGAAATGCGGCTGGAACCTTACCGCCCCCTGCCTCCAATTTGACTCCGCGCTTTCGCAAGCTCTCATGGAGCGTATGACGGGCTATCTGGAACTTAACATCCCCGATAATCGTCCCGTCTAAGTCCAAAACAAAAATGTATGGAAACATACTCTAATTAGACAGAAGATATTCTAACCCGTCAGAAGATATTCTAACCCGTCAGTATGTTCTTGTAATAGTAGAGTGCTGTGGTAATAAAGTCGGCATCGTGGAGACGGTTCCATACATGAAAGCACTGGTGGGCCTTGCTAAATGCATCTTGATTGAGGTAGTCCTGATTGTATTTATCGAGCCAGTAATTGCCTCGGTTCAAGAAGAGCGGCTGTAAGTTATTGAAGATTTCTGTTTTTATATGAATCCAGATTTGGGTGTCCGGAACTTGGGTCCAGTGTTTGGTTCGAGTATCAATTTGCCACCAGGCATAGTCAGTATACCGGATTTCTTGGCCATAAATATAGGCAAGTAGGCGGGCGAGTGTTTTTTCGTTATGACAGCTATCTATACTCGGTGGTTCCATTAGGTTTGTGCCAGGCATATTAATAAAAAGGAAGAAAACCATCTCATTTTTTTACTTTACTTTACTTTACTTTTAAGAGGAACACATCATACAGTCGGGGTTATCACGAGTACAGAAGAGTGCCGGTTCTGCAGCGGCTGCTGCACTCGCACTCGCACTCGCAGCAGCCTTATCTGTTGCATAGGCAGCCACAAGCGACGGGTCCAGACTATAAGCAGCCGTCTTTGCTCGAGGGCGCGACCGCAGGTAATAGAGTCCTGTCTTCAGCCCGGACTTCCACGAATAGAAGTGCATATTCGTCAGTTTAGCGAAGTCGGGGTCTTCCACATACAGATTTAGCGATTGCGACTGGTCGATATAGACTCCACGGCCAGCCGATAGGTCGATGAGGACGCGTTGCTTAATCTCCCAAACGGTTTTATAGAGCGCCTTCAGGTCGGCGGGGATTTCGGGGATATGTTGGATACTCCCATTCCCGACAAGAATCTTATTTTTCATATCAGTATTCCACAGGCCCAACTTAATCAAGTCGCCCACCAGATACTTTGAACAAACAATGAACTCGCCGGCCAAGGTGCGGCGCTGGTAGAAGTTGGAGGCAGGGGGCTCGAAGCTCTCTGTGTATCCCATAATCTGGCTAGTAGATGCCGTCGGCATCGGGGCGAGTAGCAAACTATTGCGCAGGCCATGTGCTTTGATTTCTGTCTTGAGGGCGGTCCAGTCATAGCGACCGCTATGCGCATCTGCCGATGCCTTCCAAAGGTCAAACTGGAGCAGTCCCTCGGAGGCTGGGCTGCCGGCGAAGCTGGAATAGGCTCCGCGCCAATGGGTCATCTTGGCCTCTTCTGGAATCAGGGCCAAGTGGGCTCGAATGGCACCTGCTTCCGCGCCAACTGGGGAAGCCGTATCCAGAGTGGTAATCATAGCTGCACGCTTCTTGGATAGCTCCATCGAGGCCTCCAGGGCACCATGGTACATAGTTTCAAAGATCTCTTTATTCAGTCGCGCCGCCTCGGGGCTATCGTAGGGGAGGCGGAGGAGCATAAAGACGTCGCTCAGCCCCTGCACCCCAATGCCAATCGGGCGATGGAGCAGATTGCTATGCCGGGTCTCCTCGATAGGATACATGTTCCGGTCAATAATCTTGTTGATATTCTTCACCACCACACCCATATTTTTGTGGAGTTTCTCGAAGTTGAAGATGCCGTTCTCTACGTAGGTCGGGAGAACCATGGAGGCGAGGTTGCAGGTAGCAGTCTCAGTTGGTGATGACATCTCGATTATTTCACTACATTGACCAAGGAGAACCCCGTTAAACACCCCTGCATGCTCGAGCGGTTCTGTGAAGCAATATGTATCATCGATATCGCTACTATCTACGACACCAGCAATGCGGATAAATCGGTTTTGTCCTAAACGCTGATTCTCTGGAAGTTCTCCTAGTGCCAACCGCTTTGGCGAGAAGCCGAGGTCTACAAGATGTAGTAGATTGGCCAGACCAATGCTGAAGCGCCAAATCGTCGCACACATATACTCCTTGCTACCACCACGGCCATCTGGCATCATCCTCGTCCCAGCATCCTTAGATTTCTTAATAGATACCTCAACTCCAAGTGTCTGGAGCAGATACTTAACATCCTTGAAGAATTCCTTGTTAATACAAGAAACCTGGATAATCTTTGCTCCGTTATTTTGGAGAACACATCCATCACCATCCAAGTACCCCTCCAGCCACCGAAGTTTGGTATCAATATCATGGTTAATTGGGACAAAGTTCTTGTTTGCCATATCATGAGGCAGAGCAAGATTGAGCCGGTCATTCTTGACATCCTCATTAAAGTAGAGCCAATCAACATGCGGGAGGAGCTTCTTTTTCTCGCCATAGAGCCATAGCATCGGCTTATCGTCCCAGCTATTGGCATGGCACTGCACTAGATCATCAAGGTCGCCCTCATCTTCATAGGCAGCGACGTTATTCACGTGACGCTTACAGAACATCCCCTGCTCATCACTCGTTTGGTTTTTACAACGATGCTTCTTCTCATCAGTATGCGTCTCATAAGTCCCGTCAGCAGCAAAGAGTCCCTGAGTATATGGATGCTTTAGTCGCTCATTAATTGGAGGAGGGGGGAGATTAATCGTAGGAATTTCAAAGCGAACAATTTTCATACCAACTGTCAGATCCTTTGCCTCAACAATTGTTCGGACTGACCCCTTCGATGGAACTTTTCCAGTCTCAATAAAGAACTTATGATAAGGCGTGCACCGCACCTCCGAACCATTATCGAAAGATACCGTCAGCAGAGGCTGTGCCACACCAGTCTGCCTCACAATCGTCTTGCTAAAGGCATTGCCATTCCACACCTCCACGTGTCCACCATCGGTCTCCGCCAGCTCCTTAATAGGGAGGTGACCCTTCGACGTTAGCACCAGCGTCTCGGGGGCGACACACAAGTTGCTACTCTTAATGGTGCCAAGATTTTTCTGATTGCTCTTGTTATTTGCAGCATCTTTATACAGCATATAGGGTGTGCCCGTCTCGATCTGCGACGTTAGAATCGCCAACCAGAGGTCCTTCGCCTTCACCTGTCGCCGAAACTTACCCGCCGCCTCATATCCCGTATAAAGGGTTCGGAAGGCGTCGCTATGGCAATCGCTCAGGCCCTTGCACTCATCCGGACACATCAGCGACCACATGCCCCCCGACTCCACGCGCTCCATAAAGAGATCCGGAATCCAGAGGGCCGTGAAGAGGTCCCGCGACCGAATCTCGTCTGCCCCATTGTTCTTGCGAATATCGAGGAAGTCAAAGATGTCCGCGTGCCAGGGCTCGAGATACATCGCAATGCTCCCGTTCCGCTTGCCCGAGTTGTGGACCAGACCCATATCGGTGAGATAATTGTGGTTGTTCTGCATATTGAAGTCATAGACGCAACCTGAGTAGGTATCGGATGCAATCGACTTGATACCCGTCCAAATAATTCCATTATAGACGAATTGCAGGCTCTCATCAACAGTTAGCTTGTATTGGCCATCTGGGGACATGCTAATATTCGCTAGTTTACCGAGGCGCAAGAATAGATAGCGCACCGACATCGCCATCACATAAGAGCGAGTGTAGTACTCGGTATGTGTCTGCATATTCATCATCCCAGAGAGAATGGAATAAATCTTAATGGTATTCAGATTCATATAAGCCGGATTGGGACGACGCTCCCCTAATGGGCTATACAGGTCGCTCCATTGGAGCTTAATCGCCGAAGTTCTATCGAAGGTGAACTGAATGGTACCCGTATAATCAATCACCTGTTTATAGGCGACCCGGTTCTGAGTCAGGTACTTAATCACGAGGTCCGGTCGCGTGGTATCGGTGGCGCTATTAAAGTTAATCGATAGCGCACCGGTATCCCGGTCAATATCACCATAGGCGAGCATAATTCCGTAGAACTCGAAGAAGGTCGTCTTATCCAGTGAATCAATCACATCGCGGGGAATCGGATAACCAACGAAGCTATCGCAAGTGAGCTCGCATGCGCTGATATAGTCGGGTGCGGCGCTCCGAGTCTTCATCGCATAGATTTGGTGCTCTTTGGTTACGCGAATCGGTGCGAGGGCATTGCGGGGGTGAATTAGTAGAATCTCTTTGTTAACCCGACTGACTGCCACCTGATTGACTCGCTTAAAGGTGCCATCAATTGTCACTAGGTGGTCGAGGGGCTTGACCTCATCGACACGCTTCGGGCCGGTGCGCGAATATACAATGGTCTCCGGGGCGAAACACTGGTTGACATAGCGCGCCGTATCATTGAATACCCGCAACATCGGGATGATACCCGTGCTCTTGCCATTCGTGCCGCGGATGAGGGAGTTGGTCGAGCGGACATTGTGGATATGCAGACCGATGCCCCCGGAATACTTGCTAATCAGAGCCGCCTGCTTGAGCGTATTATAAATGCCCTCGATGGAATCGTCCTGCATCGCAATCAAGAAACAGCTCGCGAATTGCTGGCAACGCGTACCGGCATTGAAGAGCGTCGGGGTGGCGTGGCAGAAATACTTGCGCGAGAGCAGGTCGTAGGTCTCAATGGCGTCCTTGATATCCGTGCTGTGGATGCCCAGGGCCACGCGCATCCACATATGCTGCGGCCGCTCCACCGAACGGTTGCCGACCTTCAGCAAATAGGAGCGCTCGAGGGTCTTGAAACCGAAATAGTCGAATCCGTAGTCGCGCTCGTAATCGATGACGCTATTGAGCTTCTCTTTGTTTGCCTGCACAATCTCATAGAGCTCATCGCTCACCAGGGGCATAGGCGCACCAACGCTGTCCTTGGCCGCATAGAGAATGCCGACGGTCTCGCTGAAGCTCGGGCTAGTATTCTTGTGGTGATTGCTGACCGTAATGCGGCTCGAGAGCACGCCATACTCGGGGTTCTCGGTAATCATCGACCCGCAAAGCTGAGCAGTTAGCTCGTCGAGCTCCGTGGTGGGGACTCCATCATAAATGCGCCCACATACCTTCTGGCAAATCTCGTGTGGGTCAATTGTCTTCAAATCTTTGCAGAATACGTCAATTCGAGCAAGGACCTTGTCGAACGAAACCGGCTCAAAGTCACCATTACGTTTGAGGACGCGCATCTTCTATTGTTTCACTGTTAAGTCTATAACATATTCATTTTCTTAAGTATAAAATTAAGTAAGGGGAAAAAGAAATTAAAAAGCAAATAAAAAGAAATGAAAAGAAATGAAAAGGTCGCTTAGTTGATGGTGGCAGTTGCAGGGCAGACACCCGACCACGGTACTCCGCATGTCTTCGCCCATTCGCAGCGAACGGCATTCGGGCTCCCCGGCCAGTTCTCACTATCCCACTGGGCCATATACTGGGGGTAAATTTTTTGGCAGGATAGTTTCTCTGCGGTGTCGGTGGTTAAAGGGGTATTCACCTCGGTCGCCAACAGTATGAGATCATTAGCCTTATCGGAACCCTTTGCTTTGGATGGACTAAACTCGGTAGGGATGGGCTTAGTTGAAGTATAAATCGCGCTATTCGAAATACACTGCATTTTGGCATATGGCTGCTGCGTTAGTGGCAGCTTGGCGACAATAGTATCAGACGTTGGCTGGACTGTCCAATAGTCGGGGCAAATATCCTTACCAACGAGGGTTGGTTCAGGCTCAGGCATCCACGAAGTCACCTGCAGGACGAGGGTTAGGATAACCAGTATCATACCAATAACAAGTGTCAGCGTAAATGGATACACAGCTGTGAGTACCTTTGCCCCGAGCTCGCTGAACATGGCAAATAGAATAATGAGTAGAGAAACCACTGCATATATAATCGCGACAGCGATGGTGCCGCGGAAGAGTCGTGCCCGAGTATCGACATAGGCCGACTGCTGAGAGGGCGATAGCGACTTAGCTACTGGGGTGGCAACCATACTACTTGAATATAGAGAATAAAAAACATATGCGCTTACATAGGTGCCTTTTTCATTGGCTCGAGCTGTCTGTCTCCCTTCACGGATGTATTTTGGCCGAATTCGAGTGGGACCGGCATCGTGCTCGCATCCTTCTGATACTTGTACTGTTGCTTGACATTACTGGAAATCTCCTTCACCACCCATTCGAGCACGTGGCCATTGAGCACTCGGACCTGCGCGACCACATCCGAATTCTGATGGCGCGCATACTGGAAGTAAATCGACCGCATCACTATCTTCAACTCGGTATCCGACTGCCGACCAATTACTTCACCCGTCTGCTTGAAAACGCCATAACGCAGACCCGACTGCAGTGCATCAATATTCATGGCCGAGAAGAATAGGTCGCTGAGCTCGTTCTTCTGCAGCTGACCAACAAGTGCCTCGCTGGCGAAGCGCTTATTATCCTCGCGCTTGAGCTGATATTGCGGAATCTGGAGCATAATCGGGTGAAATAGGTCCACGCGACCGTTGGCGACATTACTTACGGCTCCAACCACTGTTTCGTAAACACTTGCAAAATTTTGCATAGTGGCCATCCTTGATGATGCTGTATATTTTTATTTTTAATTTTGTCGGAACCCTTTATAGATGGACCAGCTCGCAGCAAAGTTACTGAAAGACCACAATATCGCCCCCAAAACCCCGGAAGTGACCAGTCGCCTGGGCGATGCCCTCGAATCCATTGCTTATAATATTAGCTCAATTGTGGCTACCGTCGCCCTGCTATCAGGTTCAAAGAAAATACTACCTGATAGTCACGTGACTATGGCACGAACCTACATTGATATTTCTTGCAAGGAAAAGGAAAAGGAAAAGGAAAAGAGGGAGAAAGTCGGAGGCGGTGTCGGAATGCCAGGCGAGTACTTCGGACTCGAAACGGGTGGTTACACAAGTAGCGCTGCAGGAACGGTGATGAATACAATTGACTTTGGGCGGGAATTGGCGCGCCCGGCAATCGGTGGTGGTGCGCGGAAAAAGGACAATAAGGCCGTGAAGGCACCTGCGCCTCCAGCGATTCCGTTCACCCTGATTCGGCCGATTATCAAGTCGCACCAAGTGAGCATTTCTACTGGCGGGCGACATGAACTAGAGGCACTCATTAACGAGCATCTGGCCTGTTTGTTCGATGATATGAGCAAGGGCGTCCTCAGCATTAGCAAGCTGGAGAAGCTGCTGAAGCAGAAGCGGTATGGTGTTTTTAATTAGGGGGTGTTGCGTTGCGTTCTATATTATAAAATATGCTTGCGTTTATTTTTATACTAATATATTAGGCAATATGGCATCCCGAAAATCAAAAGGGTGGTTAAGTCCTGCTATCATGATAGATGACCTTGAAAAGCTGCGCTCCGAAGCGATTGAACAGCTGCGCGCCATAGAACAACAAGAGAAGATTATCCGTAAAAGGCTAGTTAATATTGAAAAGTACATCAAATTCCTTCGCCCGACCCCAAATGCATTTGATGTGCTGCCAGGGCATCTTCTTGCTGCTATTGGAAATAAGCTTGCAGAAAAAGAATTTGTGAATCTTCGTGCTACATCGCGTTCAATGCACAATAGTCTACACATATCCCCAATAAAACAAAAAGAAATTGACAAAGCTGCCTCTGAACATATGACAGCTAATACAGAAAGAAAACTAGGTTTGCCCCTGGGCGATATTGTTAAAGAAACTACAAAAAGAAATCTTGTTGAACAGAACCGAAGAAGACTAAATGCGACACACAGGGCTGATTTAAAGCGTGAAGAGTCTGCTGCTCGTATGGGTATTCAACTACTTTTACAGCCAAAGATAGGCGCGCAGCGTGCAGCTCGTGTAATTTCCCCGGCCTCACCCGGCGTTGAGTTCCTATCGAGCTCTCCCAAAAAGTCGAGCCGTTGAGCCTACGCGAGACGACCCCTGTTTTGCACAGACCTCTTTTTATTTTTACACAATTTCTTTTATATCAAAAAATTGAACAGTCTCTACCAAAAACGAATCAAACACAAACCAATCCCCACCATGCACGTAACGGTAGACGGCTCGATCGGCTCGGGCAAAACAACCCTTCTCACCGCACTAAATAAAGACCATGGATATGAAATAGACCTAGAGCCAGTGGATTCGTGGGAGCCTTATCTTCGTGAGATGTATCATCATGGGAAAGCCGTCTTCGAATTTCAAGTTCGCGTCTGGTTGGACCGATGCTGGCCCGCCCCTCCAACCAATCCCAATTACCCAACCTTAATCGAGCGTTCTCCTCTATTCCAACGCGAAGTATTTACTCGCCTAAACCTTGAAAACGGCAAACTAACCGAACGCGAGGTGGGTAACCTAAAGCAAATGTACGATAAGGTCCTCAACATCTGGAAACCCATCCTCTACATCTATCTCCGCACTGACCCAGTCGCCTGCGCCCGTCGCATCCTCAATCGCGCCCGCGAAAGCGAAGACGACATTCCTCTCGCCTATCTCAAGCGGCTCCACGAGCTCCATGAAACGACCTACAATAAGGTCATTGGTCCAAAGGTGGCCATTGACGTAGAAGGCAAGACGGTCGAGGCAATTGTTGCAGAAGTTCATGCGGCGATTAAGCTGGCTGTTGTCGCGTAAAAGAAAAATGAAATCCCTATTCTATTTTTTGTGATTTAACTATAACCATGTTTCCCCCACCAAAGGCAGCCGGCCTACCACCACTACCGCCCTCCGCATACTTTAATAATTACCAAAACAAAAGCAAAACCAATCGCAACACCAAGAACACCCTTCGCTATCGCCTCCGCCACGACGAAGTATCCCTCGTCGCCGCAGGCTCAATAACCCTTTGGATTGCTGCCAAGTGCCGTTAAGCCTTTGCCAAAAATACCGCCACCAACAAAGCACAGAAGATTCCCCAACTAATGACACTGTCGTAGGTTTTAATCGGGAGCGTTTCCAAGTATATTTTTTGAATTCGGTTGTCCTGGCGAACAACTAGGTACCAAGCGAGTACACAAGCCGTCGCTGCAATAATCGAAACAAATGGGCCAACTATTGGCAGGCCTATGAGAAGCACTGGTAGCAGATGGACTGCCAAGTCGACCACTGCAAATAGAGGAACAATAGCGGTTTCTTTCATCTTCGGAATCAGGGTGGTTGGCAGGCTTCTATAAAAGTCCATATAGAGCCCCCAGTTTGTTCCAGTTATCCAGAAGTAGCTCATCGCGAACATAATGATGAGACTATTGGCACGGACGAACTCCTGAATGAGCGATGGCCAAAGGAACCAAGTAATAATGAAAAATAGGTTGAAGTTGGTGTACATTTGAGCGAAACGCAATAGTTGGGTCTTTAGTATCTTGTTCTTGTTCTTGTCCATCTACCTTTTCATCATATTATAGCTTTGTCAGTTCCACCTTCTTCTTTAATAGATTCCATCTTGGTTTGATTATAAACAGATGATTTTGCATTTCGTAACAGCATCTTGTACTCTTTTTTTGTTTCAATACGTTCGACATCATCGGCACTATAGCCCTCATCTGACATAAGGTCTGTATACGCGAGTTGGTCTTTTAACGTATTAGGACCAAGTTTCATTTGCTTCCCTTTCTTTCCAAGGAACTCTCCAAGATTGAGACTCACTTCAGATACCAGCTTTTTATAAATACCGGCATCAGGTTGCAACTGCCACCTATTGTCTCCTACATGGATGTTAGAATGGTCGGACCTCATGTTTGTTTTGCGAATGCAACGGTTCCGTGGATTCTTTAGTAGCTCAACAATGAACTTATAAGAGACTTGTAGCTTGCTCAGAGTTTTGATAGTTGTTGCCATTTCGGTCAGATTAATTAGGTCTGTGTCGAACGTGATGGATTCGTTGCTTGTGTTTCCAGGAAATACTAAAATGCCTATGTTGTTGGTTATATTATTGTTATTTACAACACTGTTATCAATGTTGTTTGTGGTGCTATTATCAATGTTGTTATTAATTGTCGCAGCTGCATGGAAGTTCAGATTTTGCTCGAGAGTCTTTTTATCTCTGGCATCGGTCGCTATCTTGGCGTCAGCCTTCAAACGGCATTTTACTAAATGCCGCGTTTTAGCAGACGCAAATGCGAACACTTTATTACAAAGTGGACAGTCCAATGAACTACCAATCCCCTTACACACATCAGTGTGTGTTTGTAGCCGTTGTTCCCTAGAAAATGTTTTTTTACACTTAGTACATTGATGTTTTCCTTCTTGAAATGAACTATTTTGACTGCATTCCAAAGCGACATTATCGTTATTGTCCAAAAAGGTATCATTTTGGTATAAAAAGGTATCATTTTGGTATAGAGGGGTATCATTTTGGTATAAAAAGGTATTATTTTGGTAATCAGACGCTTCTGGTGTCACTTCTGGAGATTTCTTACAGCGATGGCTCATATGTCGTCTGCAGCCGTCCATGGTCGCAAACCGTTGTTGGCAGTACGGACACTCATATAATGTTTTTTCTTCAGCGTGCTTCAGTTTTATGTGACGTGTTAGGTTTGTCTTAATATCTGTAAAATATGGACAATCGATACATCTAAATATGCTACTCATTTTGGGTGATTAATATTCCTACACTTAAGTAAAGATAAAAACTATGAATGATTGTCACTTATTGAGACCATAAAATTGAATGATTGACCCATTGGGTGATTTATAAAAATATGAGAGAGAGGTTTTTTTTATTTCCGGGCAAGCCGTTCCATAAAAGTATATATAGGGTGGGGAGCTGTAAAATAAACTTGTATAACCCCCTATTTTAGGCTGCCGCGCACCCCTGGTGCATTGGCATCTTCTTTAATAGATTCCAGCTTGGTTTGATTATAAACAGACGATTTAGCATTTCGCAACAGCATTTTGTATTCCTTCTTCGTCTCTATATGTTCTGTATCATTGGCACTATAGCCCTCATCTGACATAAGGTCTGTATACGCAAGTTGGTCTTTTAACGTATTGGGGCAAATTTTCATTTGCTTCCCTTTCTTTCCAAGGAACTCGCCTAGATTGAGACTCACTTCAGATACCAACTTTTTATAAATACCGGCATCAGGTTGCAACTGCCACTTATTATCCCCAACATGGATGTTGGAATGGTCCGACCTCATGTTTGTTTTTTTAATGCAACGGTTCCGTGGATTCTTTAGAAGCTCAACAATGAACTTATAAGAGACTTGCAGCTTACTCAGAGTTTTAATAGTGGTGGCCATTTCAGTGAGATTGATGAGGTCTGTATCGAATGTGATGGATTCGTTGCTTGTGTTTCCAGGAAATACTAAAATGCCTATGTTGTTGGTTATATTATTGTTATTTACAACACTGTTATCAATGTTGTTTATATTATTAATTGTGTTATTAATTGTCTCAGCATGTTGGGTTGCATTAATGTTGAGTTCAAGAGCCTTTATATCATTGGCATCAGCCTCCTTCTTTGCAATCGCCTTCAAACGGCATTGTGCCAAATGGGCGTATTTTGATGATGCTGATGATAAGACCTTTTTGCAAATAGGACATTCCAATATATTAATAATCCCCTTACATATACCTGTGTGGTATTTAAGACTATTCCGGCGAGTAAAGCCCTTATTACATACATTACAGACATACTTTTTCATTAAATTTAGCGCATCTGTCTCACTACTATGGGTTGAATTATCGGAATTGCACGGAATATGCATATTTTCTGCAAAAACATGCATATTTTCTGCAGTTTCAGCCAAATTACCCCCTAAAATGTGCATATTTTCTGCAATTGCATGCATATTTTCTGCATCAGACGCTTCTGGTGTCACTTCTGGAGATTTCTTACAACGATGGCTCATATGTCGTCTGCAGCCGTCCATGGTCGCAAACCGTTGTTGGCAGTACGGACACTCATATAATGTTTTTTCTTCAGCATGCTTCAGTTTTATGTGACGCGTTAGGTTTGTCTTAATATCTGTAAAATAAGTGCAATCGATACATCTAAATATACTACTCATTTTGGGGGATTAATGTTCCTACACTTAAGTAAAGACAATAAATGTGGGGGATTGTCTATCATTGAGACCATAAAATTGGGTGATTGACCCCTTGGGTGATTTATAAAAATATGAGAGAGAGGTTTTTTATTTCTGGGGACATCCGTTCCATAAAAGTATATATAGGGTGGAGAGCTGTAAAACATACTTGTATAACCACCCAATCCATCTCGCCTCAGTGCCAAAAACCCATAAACCTTTACGGTAATTAACACCATTTATAGTAAGCCGAATTTCAAACAAATATAACTATATGAATAATAGATTTGCTTATACTAGCATATCATCAAAAAAAATATTTGGTCGATATTTATTCGTCATCTTTGCAACTACTACTACTCTTAGCAACTTCAGATACGACAACATCTTCATTAACCGAAAGCGAAAGCAAAACAGCTTCAGCAATTAATCCAGACACAACCGCCGCAACTTCTGCATCAGATTTCACATCTCTCGGCATTTCGGGATAGGCACCATTTAGACATATCATATAGATAACGCCCACAATTGGAGGGGCCAATGTTGGCAGGTTGAATGTAGTAATACCATCGCCACCGAACTTAGTCCCAATAACGTTATACAGAACCTGGTATTGCACCAGGTCAAGTGCCGCCCCATTACACTCCAAGAACTCCTCTGGGATAAAGGTTCCTGCGAATAAGCTAATTGTGCCGATTATATAACTTTCCATTTTGCGCTATAATATATATAATATATTATAATTTTGATAAAACAGATAAAACAAGACAAACAAAGCCTCATTCATCATATATTCTCATAATCCCCATTAGACAGATCAAATAACTGAAGAATACTCCAGGAGTGCAACAACCGAAGATATTAAATGTAGAAAAACAAATAGTAAAGATGCAACTGTATTAACAAAAACACAAACCTTCTATAAACGCAGCCGATGGACTGCAGCCTCAAGCAACAGAAACAGATAACCGAAAGCACTAAACAGTATTAGTCCGACCACCTCAATAGCAACGTGATATGGTAGTGGCATCACCTTCATCATAGCCTCACAATTGTATTTTTCGTTCAGAATCAAACCAAGCAACACCACAAACAGGGCCAATATAAATGGAACTAGTCGACGAACCTCCGGTGAAATTGAAATCGTGGTACCCCAAATACCAGTTAGCACAATAACCGTCCATAGCAGCAACCCACTATAAACACTATAAATGGAACCAGGCATTTTCAAGAATAGGACCAGGTCCACAAGGAACACCACAATCACGGCCGGCATGAAGGGCAGATGACCTGTTACAGACCATATCCCCAAAACCAGAGCCCCCGCCGCAAAGTAAGAGAGAAGATGAACCCCTGTCGCCTGATAACGGTCCCACTTCATATGCGAATAAGCGTGGTATGCCTGGAATAGAATAAAGGATACCAGTAGAAGCCGAACGGCCGGTGTTTTCGCGTAAAATATCGCCATTATCAGCAAGATAATACAAGATAGCACGTTCACGCTGGCCGAGTATGGCTGGGCTATAAGTTTGCCGCTTTCCTCGCAGGTATTAAAGGGAAATGTTAGCGCCTGCATTCGTCCCTACTTAATTATTGTAAATCTATAAAATTACTCTGACTAATATGTTCTTAATAATTTTGATAATTTTGATAATTTTTAATAAAACATAGAATTTATATTGTACATTACTATAATACCGTAGAAACCAAAAATTGAAGCCCATCTAAAGATAAATGTTTTTATCCATAAACAACAGAACAGACAGATGGCAGTTGCGACAGCAGCAGCAGGCAAAACCGTCGGCGAAAAGTACAAGAAGCACGAGCTACGCGACCATATCTATGTGCTCCCTGACTCCTATGTCGGATCCATCGAACCCACGCCGATTGAGACTTATCTTTACGACGATGTCAGTCAGCTGATGACTAAGCGCGAAATTACTTATGTGCCCGGCCTTTACAAGATTTTCGACGAAATCATCGTCAATGCCATTGACCAGTCTATGCGGCTGAAGTCGGAGGTGGCCGCTGGTAAGGAGGATGTCAAGCCGATGAAAAATCTGTGGATTACCGTCGACCAGTCGACCGGTGTCATCACGGTTATCAACGACGGCGACGGCATCGACATTGACCGCCATCCCGAGCACAAGGTCTGGATTCCCGAGCTGATTTTCGGCGAGCTCCTGACGTCGACCAATTACGACACCACCGAGGAGAAGCTCTGGGGTGGCAAGAACGGCTACGGTTCCAAGCTGACCAATATCTTCTCCAAGGAGTTCATCGTGGAGACCATCGACCATCGGCGCAAAAAGATTTACACCCAGCGGTTCTTCGATAATATGAAGTCCCGCGACGCCGCCTCGGTGCGCGCCAGCTCCAAAGCCCCGTACACCAAAATCACCTTTAAACCCGACTACGAGCGCTTCGGTCTGAAGAAGCTGGGCGACGACATGTACGCCCTCTTCCGCAAGCGCGCCTACGATGCCTGTGCCACCACCGATACCACCGTCAACGTCTATTTCAATGGCACCAAACTCCTGGCCAAGGACTTCGAGAAGTACTCCGACCTCTACCTCGGTGGCAAGACCGAACGGGTGCGCGTCTACGAAGCAAGCGGTGACGGGCGGTGGGAAGTAGTGGCGACCTACAGCGACCATGGCCAGTTCGAGTCGGTCTCTTTCGTCAATGGTATCAATACCCTGCGCGGCGGCAAGCACGTCGAGTACATCACCAACCAGATTACCAAGCGGCTGGTGGAGATGGCGGCCAAGAAGAAGCGGACGGTGAAGCCGCAGCATATCAAAGATAATTTGATGATATTCGTCAAGGCCCTGATTGTCAACCCGGCATTCGACAGCCAGTCGAAGGAGACGCTGACGACCCAGGCCTCGAAGTTCGGCTCGAAGTGCGAGCTGAGCGACAAGTTTATGGACAAACTCTACAAGAGCGGCGTGGCCGACCGGGCCATTAGCCTGACGGAGTTCCACGACGATAAGAAGATGGCGAAGACCGATGGCAAGAAGCAGAGCCGCATCTTCGTCCCGAAGCTCGACGATGCCAACTTCGCCGGCACCAAGAACAGTGGCGAGTGCACGCTGATTCTGACCGAGGGGGACTCCGCCAAGACGATGGCCATCGCCGGCCTGAGCGTGGTCGGCCGCGACAAGTACGGTGTCTTCCCCCTTCGCGGTAAGATTCTCAATGTCAAGGATGCGGCGAAAGACAAGATTGCCGAGAATGCGGAAATCACCGCCCTGAAGAAAATCATCGGTCTGGAGCAGGGTCGCGACTACAAGGACATCACCTCGCTCCGCTATGGTCACATTATGCTGCTCTGTGATCAGGATGTGGACGGGTCGCACATCAAGGGCCTGCTCTTCAACGTATTCGGTTCCCTATGGCCGTCCCTGCTACGCACCCCCGGCTTCCTGATCTCGATGTTGACACCGATTGTCAAGGTTAGCAATTCCCGGACCAAGGAGGGTCATTCTTTCTATAATTTGACCGATTTCGCCAAGTGGCGCGACTCCCCAGAGGCCGGCACCAGCGGCTGGCATATGAAGTACTTCAAGGGGCTCGGTACGTCGACGTCCGTGGAGGCAAAGGAGTATTTCAAGGAGCTGAAGAAGACCGTCTACGAGTACACCGGCCCCACCTCTGACGAGGCACTAGACCTCGCATTCAATAAGAAGCGCGCCGATGACCGGAAGGCCTGGCTGATGGCCTATGACCGGAGCAAGGTGCTGGATTATAAGAATGTCAATGTGCCCTATGAGGAGTTCGTCGATAAAGACTTGATTCATTTCAGTAATCGCGATCTGGAGCGCAGCATCAATAATCTGTGCGATGGCCTGAAGGAGAGCACCCGCAAGATTATGTTCGGCTGCTTCAAGAAGCGCCTATTCTCAAATGAAATCCGTGTGGCCCAGCTCTCCGGCTACATTTCCGAGGTGGCCGTCTACCACCATGGCGAGACCTCGCTTCAGCAGGCGATTATCGGTATGGCCCAGGACTTCGTCGGCAGCAACAACATCAACCTGCTCTCGCCGAATGGCCAGTTCGGCACGCGCATCCAGGGCGGTGCGGATGCGGCCAGCCCTAGGTACATTCACACTCTGCTCTCGCCGATGGCGCTGAAAATCTATCGCGAGGAGGATAACCCGATTCTCAAGTACCTCTGTGACGACGGGACGCCCATCGAGCCTGAGTTCTACATTCCTATTATTCCTATGATTCTGGTCAATGGCGGGCTGGGCATCGGCACGGGTTTCTCGACCAATGTGCCCTGCCATAATCCTGGGGAGGTGGCCGATATGTGTTTCAGCCTGCTGAATGCCCTGGATGCGGCCCCGGTCGTGACGACGGATGGTTCTCTGGCGGCTGCGAACAAGATTATTGATGCAACCCCGCTCAAATCAATTAAGCCTTGGTATCAGGGATTCACGGGCAGTATTACACCTCACAAGGAGGGCAGCTTCGTCAGCCGGGGCGGCTATCGGTTCCTGGATGATACGACGGTGGAGGTGACCGAGCTGCCGGTGGGGACCTGGACGGAAGACTACAAGGACTTCCTGTCGGATATGATTGCCAAGGGTTCCACTATCCTGAAGGACTTCGAGAACCATTATACGGATAAGAAGGTTCGCTTCGTGCTGCGCCTCTATCCGGGTGCACGGGAGAAGATTGAGGATAGCTTCGAAACCGACTTCAAGCTCCAGAGCGCGAAGAACCTGAGCATGAACAATATTCACCTTTATAATGAAGATGGCACCATTCAGCGGTTCCTGACGGCCGAGGACATTGTTCGGCAGTGGGCGCGCGTTCGCCTCCAGAAGTACCAGGACCGGAAGGCGCACCAGATTAAGAAGCTGGAGGCGGCACTGCGACTCTTGGCGGCGAAGTGTCGGTTCATTCAGGAGATTATTGATAAGAAGCTGCGTATTATGAACATCAAGGCCAAGGAGGTCGACGAACAGCTGACGGCTGGTGGCTATCCGAAGTTGCGTGCGGGTGGCGAGGATGCCGATGATGAGCCAACTGTCGTTGAGGGCGCTATCGCAATTACGTCTGCTGGATGTGGCCCATCATCCTCCGGAAAGGGTCCGCGTGACTATGGCTATCTGACGAGTATGCCGATTCACCACCTGACCTTTGAGAAGAAGCAGGCGCTGGAGGAGCAGGCCGATAAGCAGACCAAGGAGCTCGCAGCCCTGCGTCTCAAGCCGATTCAGGCCATCTGGCGCGATGAGCTCCAGGAGTTCCAAGAGGCCTGGTATGCCCACAAGGAAACGCTTGATGCGGCCGCAGAAGTCGCCGCCTCCGAGACGGTTCCAGGTGGGACGAAGGGGAAGAAGGCTACTCGTGCACCTGCCAAGGTGGCTCCGGCACCCAAGAAAAAGGCCCCACCGCCTAAAAAGACTACTTAGAGACATCTCAACTTTAAAATATAATATTCCCTTACCATAAAGATGGCCTTCCGAGTGCAACCTTCTCGGCGGGCGAAGACCAATGCCCCACCACCGGTCCTTCTCGCTCCTGATAGCCCGGAGCTATCACCTGGTAGCCGCCCACCGATTGTTGCCCCGGCGGCAATGGGCGATGCCTCCCCCAATACTGATAAGCGCGCGAAATTACTATTAAAGTTAGGGACCGAAGAGTACAATAATCGCCTAACATGGGCGTTTTATTCATTCCGCAATGTCATCGGCTATGATGACATTCGCATCATCATCATCAAGTCGATTTGCGAAAACGCGTCCAGAACAGCCGGCTTAGAAGATGTGAAGTTCGCGACCATTTCGGGGGAGGAAGCCCCTGAGATTCTAAGGGAAGTTGAAAAGTTAATTGCGAGCTGTGTAAGCGAACATAAGAGAAAGCTTTTTATTACGATTGCCGAACCAGCGAACATTGGCGAAAGCTCTCATTATATCGTCCTTCTATTCGATTTGGCAACGAAGCGTCTGATTGTATTCGACCCAGCGCAAATGGACCCGGGGGAGAAGGTACTATACCAGGCGTATTTTCTAAAAGCGTTTTTGAAGCTATGGCGGGGGAAAGGGTTCCGTGTATCCCATTTTAAGACGTCAATCGCGTGCCAAAAGAGTAGTGATGCCACGAACGACTTCTTTTGCCAAACCTGGTCGCTTTACTATATTGTTTGGAGGGCGCTGAACTATACAGTAAAACACACCGAGCGCATTCCGATGCCAGCGCTGCAACGGGACCGGTTCAATATTCTACTCGGATTTATCAAGGAATGTATTAGGATTCCAATCGTCAAAAAAGAAATTACTGATGATTTAGTGGACGTGCTCAATGACCATATTAAACCGAAAAGCTCGTCAAATGATTTGACATCTGAAGATAAGAAGCTCTATCGACACTGGATTAAGGATGCCAAGGCCGGAGAATTTATCAAACAACTGAGCGCGGCTACAGTAGATGATATGATTAATGCGGAGGGCGAGCGCCCTAAGAGCCCTTCGCCACAAAAACATTAATAGCCCGTCCGCACTTCACACACTTGCCCTTGAGCATCGGCTGGCCCTTCTTAGTTTCGGCCTTCACGGCATCCACCATTTCCTGCTTCACTTTGCAACCGAGACAATGGGCCTGGGGCATCTGTATCTGTATTTGTATATGTATCTAGGGGATAAAATATATTTAAGCATAATTGGAAACCATTATTATTAATAGAATGCTGGGCATTCGTTGTATTCTGTCGTGGTTGCGCAAACTTTGGCCTTTCCCACCATTGCTCTTGGCCGCTCATCCACGCCCAGTTCGTGCACCGATTCCATCGAAGGACCTCGATAAAGCCATATTCGACGCCAGATGGCTTGGTGTTAGCACTGGGTGCGTCGATATTGATAACTGGTTTCATTACTACAATAATGCCCCTGAGGGGATTATCACCATTTTCCCTGATAGCAATGGTGTCTATGTGGTTCCCGGCCATACCGCCTTCCCCGAAGGGACCGGATTCGTTGTTTGCGAAATTAGGGTGCCGTCTGGTCCCCCACATCTGAGCCGATACCAGTTGCGTCTCTTGCAACACGATATTGTGCTCGAAACGATGACGAATTGCCAACTATGCAACTTCCCATCTGGCATTCCTTATTTCCTGTTTTCGAAGAAGGCCACCCTCACTGTTCGAAGTGAGGCACCCCACAACTATCGCGGACCAATTCAGGTGCGGTACGCTTTTATGGATATTCATACAACGAATCGCCTAAATAAACATTATGCCCTATCCAATGAATCGATTCTATATGTATATTCGAAGTAGAGTGATTATTTTTAACCCGGCTTATTATTAAAAGGTCGCTATGTCGGCTGTTCGCCGAGTTAACAAAATGATAGAAAAAACTTCAAAGGTGCTTTGTATAATTATGAATGAATTAAAGGTGCATCATAAGCAAACCTCAATCGAGCTGTTAAATATAAAGAATGCATTACATAATGCAGAGGCGGGCTGTGGTATTAGTATTAATATTAAAAATATCCGGAATATATTTGATGTAAAACATATTCCGGATATTAACACTTATAAGTATACTAGACAGATTATGAAGTATATTAATCATAATATAACTAAAAACGAAATCCCGTTTGATAACACAGCTCTGGAAACCTTTATGAAGGCATGTGTTGAAGTGGGCTATTCATTCCCTACAACTCTGGTAATTATTCGAGGACAGTCTTTAGGTATATGGGAACAGGACGCCAGGACCGCTGTTGAAAATGAACGAATCAACGCGATTGGGGATATAGAGGACACGTTTGATAAATTAAAGGATATGCATATGAACGAGGTTGCGCGCTATAATACTTTGGCAAATACACTTGCAGAGATAAAACATAGCTATAACACATTGCAAAAAACATTGAAAGAAATGAAGTTAAGTATCAGTGTAAAAGAACAAGGCTTGCATAACTTCGCCCATGAACATCAGCTTCCAAATGACTACATAGTGACCATGCAGAAAGTCGCTAGCCCCCCTAAGTCAATCGCTTAACCATATAAGTACCTTCCAAGCGATATCCCAGCTTTCTATAGTAGCCGCGAACACCGACGCCGGAAATGACTGCAATCTTTGTATAACCTTCACGGCGCCCAATATCTTCTGCAGCGGCCATCAGTCGTTTCCCAATGCCCTTATGTTGGCTGCCTTCGCTACTACCACTTCCACTTCCACTTCCACTTCCACTACCTACTTTTTGTATCTGACCGTGAACATGAAGCTCACGAACTAGACAGCAATCCCGTAAACCTTCAATGGTCACTGGGTCATCGACACGTGTAGTACGCAAGCGCAGAAAGCCATAGAGTATGTTGTCACCATCTGCATCGGATTCCCAAGATAGAAAGTGTTCAGTACTTCCCGACGAGGCAGGATACTGACGAATTGTTAAACCAGCATCATCTCGAAGCAAGCCATCTTTAACTTCGCGACATCGGATACATTTGCAAACAACCTTTCCTACCAATCGTTGCCGCATATTGCTCGCCTTGCAGCCGCCACTGATATAGGTCTCTGGAATATCACGAATCACACGGTTCAACCGAATCCATGGCCAAACGCGTTCTTTCACCCATATTAGGAGTTCGAAGAGGGTGGCTTCGCTATAAGGCACGTATTCGCCGCGCGCAAAGGCGGCCTCTAGGTCCGACCAGGGTACTACGGAACATGGGTAGATTTTCCAATCATCGGTGGCGAGCCGTGGGTCTTCCAGCATTTGCCGAAACATTTCGCGGTCCTTCTCAATATCAGCGCCCATCAGGTTGGGCATTAGGTGCACATCTACTTTAAAGCCACACGCCTTGAGCAGGGCGATGGCAGCCATTCCGTCTTCAATAGTATGACCTCGATTGATGGCCGCCAAGACGCCATTATCAGTATGCTGAATTCCGAGTTGAACACGAGTACACCCATAGGAACGCATTCGCTCGAGTTCCTCTAAGTTGATAGTATCTGGGCGCGTTTCCAGAGTCATGCCAATGATTTTGATATCAGCCGATAGGTCATTATAGCTAATTTCGCGTTCAAGGGACCAACGTTCTCTCCCTCCGCGCCCCGCATAAGTATTCGCAGCATAGTAAACGTCGCGCATAAACTCTTTTTGATATTCGTGTGGATATTCGGACCAAGTCCCACCAAGGACAATCACCTCTAGTTTGTCTAATACATGTCCATTAATGGCATAAGAGTCCAAGCGAGCGTACATTTGCGCAACAGCATCAAATCCATGGCGATTCGCACGAAGCACCCCTGGTTCGTTGGTTAGATAGCTTCGTGGTTGCGGTACCCAGTTATTACCAGCATGGGCGGGCTCGTTGGGACAATAAGAACAATTGTGCTTGCAAGAAAACGTTTGGACACGGCGTTCACCTGTGACGGCGTCTGTGTAAGCCGGATGCGCGCTAGTAAACACCGCAACCACGAGGACCCCCGAAAGGCTACGCATTCGTTTGGTAATAAGAATCTTATCAAGAAAGGGCGTGCGTTGGCCTAGCTGCCGATAAACGGCCAGCAGTTCGTTTTTACTCGGGGTATGCTTATTCTCCCGCATAAACTCGTGGCGAGCTGCCTCGTATTCGCTGGTTGGGCGGCCGCCGTTTGTAAATTGTTTTAGGAAGGTTGTAATCCCTGATGCAGGTCCAAGGGCGCTGGATCCAATGTCTTCGATATCATCAATTGTCATGATGGTTTTAAAAATAATTAGTGCCGCGTGTCTCAATTTTTAAGCAAAGGACTTTGATGTTCCTGCTTCCTTCCGCCGCTCCCGCTTCGCATCTGACTCCGCCTTATTACGGGCAGCAAGTTCCGGATTTGCTTTGGCCATGTTTTCTTTGTGCTTTAATTTTTTTAGGGCCGCTTTTTCGCCACTGGTTAGAATTGGGTTGTGTTTGTCAATTGCCATGTCGTTTAGTTATATAAGTAACAAATGATATTAAATTACATTTAAGTAAGAGTATAAAATTGCCCACATACATAACATTGTTCATATAGACTTCCAACATATCAAACATATTTGATACAATTCTGGCAACTTTGGCCAAGCCTCGCCAACTTCTTCAAAAAGGCCCTTATTTGTTTGATATGTTATCGGAAAGATTTTATCGGGAAGAATATAGGCTGTCGGAAACTCCCGCCAAGGCCCTTTCCAACATATCAAACATATTTGAGCCAATTCTGGCAACTTTGGCCAAGCCCCGCCAACCTCTTAGAAAAGGCCCTTATTTGTTTGATATGTTATCGGAAAGATTTTATCGGGGAAATTTTACTCTATCGGTAACGTCCGTCAAGGCCCTTTTCAACATATCAAACATATTTGAGCCAATTCTGGCAACTTTGGCCAAGCCTCGCCAACTTCTTCAAAAAGGCCCTTATTTGTTTGATATGTTGTCGGAACAGTTTTATCGGGGGGAAAATGAGCTGACGGTAACGTCCGTCAAGGCCCTTTCCAACATATCAAACATATTTGATACAATTCTGGCAACTTTGGCCAAGCCTCGCCAACTTCTTCAAAAAGGGCGTTATTTGTTTGATATGTTGTCGGAAAGATTTTATCGGGGAAAAAATGAGCTGACGGTAACGTCCGTCAAGACTATTAGCACACATATTCTAAAAACACATAAAAATTAGTACTCGCTAACAGTAACAAAACAAACAAACACAAATGTCTAAGATACACTTAGTTCAGATAGGACAACAATATAGTAAATAAGCACTGCCAGTATGGGGAATATCACCTGAACTGCGAAGACACTCTCACCTGCGTCGGTATTAAGACCCCAGGGCTTAATTTTACCTTCAGCGTCGAACATCAAAGCTGGCCGAATCAAGATAATCGCTCCTACTACAATCAAGTAAAGGGCCAAGGCCACATGCCATCTGGCGAGTGTAACCTGCATCTACTTGTTTATTAGAAAAATTTTCCGGACAACATAGTAATGGCAGGTGCGGTATTTTTTGCACTCGTACTACTAATACTCGTAGTTGTACTCGTAGTTGTACTCGTTATCCTGGTATTTCCCAAGACTGCAGAGGCATTTCGCGTGCTTAAACCGGTTCCTGTTCCCAAAACACTACTTCTTACCAATGATAAAGTGTACTCTTTTACAGACGCCACATTGATTGTAAAAACCAATGCTGAGGTCGATGCCATCATTACTTCTACCTTTAATAATGGCAAGTTGCCACCCAGCGCAGGTGCAACGGAAGGCATTGTTACCGATTCAATTGATGCAGCTTATCTTGCACGTGGTGGCTTCAAAAACACCATCCCGCTCCCACTCGGCTGCTTCGTTGCCCTTGCCGCCCGCGAAGTCGCCTACCACATGGAATGTGGCTATGATTTTAAAAACAAAAGGATTGGCTATTTGACGAATACTGAGAAACACATGACCCAGGCTATCGCTCGCGGTCATCGGTTAAAAGATAGCGAGTTCACTCTCGAAGAAGTGCCTGCCGCCGACTGGGGGCGTATTGATGCCCTGATAAAACAATGTAGATTTGATGTTGTGATTGTTTACCTCGTACCCGGTTCCCAGATGCAATCCTTTCTTGGTACTCAAGATGTGTCTATTTTCGGCTTTAAAGGGATTGATATGGACAGAGTTCGTATCTTCTACCCTCCTTCTGGTCGCCCAACCCTGGAAGAAGTCAATCTGGCTTATATGTTCCAGGGGCGCTATCAAGTAATGGCACGCGAAGCACTCGCCTCTTTAATTTGCGCCCCACAATATGTAGTTCGCATTCAAACAACTAAGGCCCCAGCCAAGACAACAGAAACCTTTATTAACCGAATAACGCGGACGGAAGATGACCCAGAATACTCCTGTTATGGCGACCCTACCTTAAAAAGTCGCGCCCTCTGCAATTCCCCATACGATGTCATCGGTGCTCCGCGTCAACAGGAGTTCCCATCCGTATGGGATAAGCCCTGTAAAATCAACGCCGACTGCCCATTCTTCGATAAAGGCACGAAGACAGGTGGCTGCACTCCATCGGGGACTTGCAAGTTTCCAGTTGGTGTTCGCCGCCTTGGCTGGCGCAAATATACAGATACGCCACCATTTTCGCCATTCTGCCACGGTTGCGGCCCTAAGGCGCCACCCGACTGTTGTAAGGGCGATTATGTCTATGCAGATGACCAATCATTTATCCCCTTAGAGTAATAATGTATAAATGGGCGCTAAGTATTGGACTCGTCCTATTTATAATATGGGTTTTGATAGTAACTATTTATAGGAGAACAGACATCTTCGACCACTTCTCTGATGCCGTTCCAATAGATATGGACGAACAGATGCAATATAAAAGAAGTGGTAATTATGAACTCGGTCACAAAGAGTATATGAAAATGTTGAATACTCTGTTTGCAAAAGAACTTGATTGCAAAGCGGCGGCGACCTACGAAAAATCTCCTGATACCGTCACCATTACCGATAGTAAATCTCCGGAGTCCGTTCTTCCCCCCACCATCGCGGATGTCGCCCCAACAACTGTTGCATCCCTTTTAGCCCCCCTTCCAATTCCTCCATTTTCCCTCAAAATCCCGACAATATCCGAATCTGCAATAAATCTGCCACCCCTCCCCCCAAGCGACCCGACCATACCGAAAGAAGTGACGAATGCGTATGCAACAGGCCTGCAATACTTTAATCGTAAACTGGACAAAGATATTCAGATAGTAGACGATACTCTAATTAAATATCGCATCCTCGGACCAGGCTGGATTGCCCTTCGCATGGACTTAACACTCTATCGTGAGGGTGCATATCACTGTAAACAGATAGGCACATGGATAGAAGTGCGCAATAGTTCCCCGAAAGTGCGCGATATTTGGATGATTGGAAGCATCTTCGAAGATGCCACAACAGGGTTCCGCCCCACCCTGTGGAGTACGGCGTCCACTGCGTGGAGCAGCTCCGCTGGAGATTTTTGAGGGTTGTGAGGGTGACATGGCCGCAAATCCACCCGCATACTGGCAAAATAACAGAGATATCTACATTATTTTTTGATGATTACTAGACTTGGAGTAATATACTTGTAAAAATAATTACACTATTCCTAGTGATAACAAATGATATGTAGATATCTCTGTTATCTTGCCAGGATGCGGGTAAACAATGCGCCCCTTCCAAAAATTTCCAAGCGGAGCTGCTCCACGCAGTGGACGCCTTACAGGGGCGGAACCCTGTGTTAGTCAAGACTATCTTCCATCCCGGGCAACCAGTCAGGGTCTTCGCCTCCTTTCTCAACGCCATAGCCGAAGCCCTCATCTGTCCCCCAGTCTTCGTCCCCTTCCTTAAATGGGTCAATCTCGACTTCCCCTTCCTCAACACGCCCTCGAGGCCGCACTTCTGGGTCAGGGGGCGCCTCGGCCTCCTCAACACCTAGACGCTCCCGCCCTTCCATATATTCCCGCGTTTCAGCTGTCTTGGCTAATAGATTCTTCAACATATTAAAAGCGCTACGGTCGTCGTCCTGCATTACATCTTGCATCTGTATCGCCTTCACCTTATCGGACTCGCGTAGCTTATTGAGAGTATCTTGAATATCCGCCTCGGTTGGCACCCGCATAGCCCGGATCTTGATTTCCACCTTCTTTAGCGTCGCCGAGAGCGCCTTCTCATAGAACCCTTTGACAGTAGTACCTGCAATCGGTGTCGGCAAAAGCAGGGCCGTTGTTAGCAAATACTGAAATACGCGATGGAAATAGCGTTCGCCGACCTTCGATATGACACCAGTTAACTGGGTTGCCTTGCGAATTTCGATTGCCCGCTGAATACCACTATTAATCATCTCCATGTCCTCGGGTTTCTTGGTAATTTCACTCAACACGCTCGGCATCATTGCAATAATGGCAGCAAGGTCCTCGGTACTCGTGGTTTCGCCAAATATAAAGGTTGTCACCTCAGCCGACTTTGACCGAATCGTTTTCTGAAAAGTCGCCCACATTTCCTCAGCGAGCACAGTCGCTTCCTTCACATCTTCGCGAACTCGCTTAATATGCAGAGGTGGAATATTGAGATTGCGCAACCATTCAATCTGGTCTAAATCGGCGGCCAGGGGTACACCTAAGGGCTCCAGACGCTCAACTTCGGCTTTTTCTTTCTTTTTTATTTCCCCCTCCTCAGCTTCTTTCCGCTTCTTCTCGACTGGATGCGAAGCGAGCTGAGGGCGCAGCTGCATACCTACCCGTTTCTTTGCAAACACCTCGCGTAAGCGCTCCATTCGCTGAGTAAAAACATATTTCTGTAAATCCTCGTTCGCCTTGAATCCCGAATATAGGCGCTGTAAGCAACAACCCGGTACTGTAAAGGCGGCCTGGTCTTTCTCCCGCGCCGCCAACACTCGTGGTAGCAGTATGAGTGCCTTGATATAGTTAGGCAGAAAACGCGCCTTATCTTTATTATTAATCGCATCAATCAGGGACATTTCGGCCATTTTCGCCTTATCCACAAGCGCATCCTTTCGGTCGCGCTTGAATACTACCCAGCTTTCCTCCAACCGTTCACGCCCGCCCAGGAAACCAGGGCCATCTAGAATCGTCGACAGGGAACGCTGAAGGGCCGCTGCATCAGTAGCAGGGAAGAACGCCGGCCAAATACCGATATATTCGTTTTTAACAATTAACTGAATTACATGTGTCAGATAAGGCAAAATGCCCGTCTTTGAATCGTTGAGCGGTGCGCCGCCATAGGGTGACCAAAAGATTAGACAAGATGTTGCCGCACTGCTCAGGTCGAGGTCCAGGCCCCCGCCCATGGCACTCAGCTGAAGTTCAATCAGCCATCCCGCAACTGCACGCAGTGTCACCTCTTGCACATCCTCTTGATATTCCCGGCGCACTTTCTGGGCGAGTTCCTGGAAGCCTGGTGGAAGTAGAAAGTTATCATAAGCGACCTCGCTATCGAGTATCTCTTGTACGATTTCATCTGCAACATCCGGGAAGGCTGTCGTGAGAATCGTACGCCGCGATAGCCGATTCACCGACTCGGATGCCCGCTGCAAAAGAGTCGCCATATTCGGGATAAACGGTAGCCCGGATACACTTCGTAGCTGCTCAAGCATGGCTGCCACTGGCAGCACTACTTCCTCTTTACCGGGCGGGACTTCATCGGGAAACAGTTTCTTAATATCAAACACCACTCGCGTACCTTCGTCGAGCACCCGCACGCCACCATTCTGCGTGCCGGGCATCGGTCGAAAGACTTCCCCGGACTCTTTGTTATCGAACTGTTCGCCACCTGGAATATCACCATCATAGCGACTAGTGTCATTTCCCACCTTAATTTCATTCACCTCTTTGTAAATATCGAGTATCTGACCAATATCGTCGCGGAGTGTCATATGCACCAGCGACCAGTCTGCTAGTTTCTTCGCCAACTTCGCATTAAAGCGTTCTGCATTGAAGGTTGCCATCGCCCGTACAAAGGCAATATCGCGCTGAGTATTTTCCATGTTACGCAACCGGAGAATCGCACCACCGAGGTCTTCTGGTGTGAGCCGTCCCTCGGCCAGCTCCTTAGCAATGGCATAATTGGTCTTGGGCAGGCCACCTGTAATAGAACCAAACGAGGCATTGGCAGCCTGTGACTGTGCTAGCGCAGTCACATCCTGGACCGAAATTTCGCTAATAATGGGAGTAATATTCTTGAGTACGCTCATTAGAAGGGCCTGACCCGATTCATCGAGTCCGACTATTTTTAGCTTGCGTGGGCCACCATGCCGACCACTTGCGGCCGGCATCCCTTCCCCGGCCTCCTTCTCCTCTAGCCGCCGCAAGATACTACCCAGCATCTTTGCTTTGACACTATCCACGTTATGCTTGGCCATAAGAATATCCAGGAAATGCGTATCCGGTAGCTCTTTCAAACTCGAGATAATCCGCTCGAAAACTGGCGGCGCCATCTCTTCGAACCTATTCCGGGCTTCCACCCGTTCAGCCAAGAAAGCCTCCTCCAGAGTGGGCACATCAAGGGTAACACGGTCTTGAATAGGTAGATGGATTAAATCGCCAGCGAGCACAGTGGCGATATCAATTGGGTTGAAATCAATAATCAGTTCGGTGGTTTTCGTCGGAAGCGGACCACTTGCATCATCGGCCGCCTTAGATACGAGGCCCAGGGCGGCCTCCCGCAACGCCACCTGTTTGGCAACATGCGACCGCGATTTATCAATAGCCTCATATTGTTGCATAATCTCGAAAATATCGCTATTATCGGCGCGGTCGATATCAGGAGTATAGTAGTAAACACCACTTGGTTCCTGGGGGCCTGCTGCAGCAGCGGCAATCACGTGTTTATGTAATTTAACAAGAATCTCTGTTTTGCGTTCCAAAACGGCACCCTCCATGGTAAAAAGACTGCGAATCTTACCTTCGATTTGGCGGTCGGTGAAAGCAATAAAATTGGGCATTTCGCGGCGCATTTCTTCTACCGAAACTTTCTCGCGCACCTCAATTTCAGGAAGGTCTTCATTCAAATAACGGACATTGCGGCGAGGGGCTTCTGCCTCATCACCAGAGGCAACCGATTTAACTTCAAGTTCCACGTCTGCTATATCTGCCCACCTCTCTGCCATTATACTATGTTAGGATTTGATTTTCCTGAGAACCGCGCCCACGCTTCCCGAGCATCAGTTACTGTCTTCTCAATTCGTTTACAACTCTCGATGAGTGACTTCACTGGGTCTGCACCATGAATCGTGAGAACCATCTTTAGTTCGAGGGGATGGGGACAGAAGTAGCCAACATAGGTGACATCCGTTTGGTGCTTCTCGCGAACATAGTAGTTGTGCATGGTCGACTGGAGCAGGTTACCGAGAGTATCGTCCTCGTTGGCGAAGGTGAACGTTGTACCGTTCGGAACGGTCTCAATGGTGACTTTCTTACTTCCATCGGTATTAAGTTCCACCATCACAGTCGTCAGTTTGGATAGAATAATACCGAATGCGACATCTACGATATATGACGGTGTGAGGGCGCATTCGGATTCCAGATCGAAGTTGAAGCTGGTCGCATCGCCATACTCATTGCGAACGTATGCCCGCTCCTTATCCAGAATCGTTTGTGCGGCCGCCGCCAGGGTTGGGTCGACAATGAAGCTGTAGGTGCAGAGGGAAACTGGCGAGAAGCCGGCATTCTCGCGGGCCGTCCCCTTAACAGCGTGACCCTTGATATGCAGCTCCTCTTTCGGGCGCAGGCGGGTAATGAGAATACCTGATGGCGGCGAAGTGACAGTCGTCAGTGGAAAGAGTGTCTTCGCTGAAATTGGCGTCTCGCTGCCACCGGCACCGCCCTTCGTAACAGTAATATCCTGAGTAGTAATATTCTTCACCACCTCGCCAGGGTTCTTAACATCCAGCTCAAAGGTCATATCATCCTCCTGCCAGTTATCAACTTGCTCCTCCGTCAGATGAATCGGAATCATACTCATCCGATGTAGCATAAATTCATTATGTAGCGGACCGGTGTTCTTCAGCACCTCGAGTGAGGACGGGTCGGCGCGAAATGCCACATTTGGAATATCGGTTAGAATTACCCGGCGAATGGCATTAACCACCGAAAGGTCGATATTGTGAATCTCAAAGCTATAGCGACCGAACTGGGATTTGACCAGATTCTTGAACATCTTTAAACGTCTTGCTTGTATTACTGTTTAATACGAAATCAATTTTTGCAGCCTCGCGAATAAAACGATGTTTTTTAAAACTTTACTGTTAAACAAGTGGCGGTCCGAGTATGTTTCTATTTTATAGTGATTCGTGTCCATATTGTCGCACACTTCTAGAAGAAATTAAGCGTCGGAAGGCGGAGGGGGTGAAACTAGTATGTATTGAGGCCCTTTTTGCTAAAGGTCAGCGCCTTCCCCCGGCGATTCATAGTGTCCCAGCCCTGCTGACAATGCCTGATAAGAAAGTGGTGTTTGGTAAAAGTGTATTTGATGCCCTCTTTCTTCCTGGTTCAGGGTTCCTTGTGAGTGGATCGGCCGGCAAGGAGCCGCCGCTATCTGGATCGACGGCATCGGCTGCTGCGGCGAATGCAGCAGCCCCTGGGGAACCGGAACCATATGCGTTGTCCCTCTCATCGAGTTTATCGGATAGTTTCTCTTTCGTTGAAGATGGCGGCGCGGCGGCAGTCGCCGGCGACCTTCCTGACCCATTCCGCTCCTATTCCTGGTCGTCCATTGATGCACCATCTGGTATGGAAGTTGGTTCCATTGAAGATGAGCGGCCTAACACCAAGTCGAAGAAAGGGCTCCCGAATGTCGAAGACCTGCGGATGGCCCGCGAAACCGAGCGAAATAACTACTTAAACACTGCTCAACTTCCTCCTCCAGCAACCTCGCGATGAGCCGGCCCAATTTCAAAGAAGTGTTTAACACGAAGTTCATGGACCTCGTTAAGGACCTGGCCAAAGTGTTCCCCGGTGACCAAGATTTTAAGATTTTCCCCACTACTGTACGGATGGCCATGTGTGCCAATGAGAACCTTGTTCGCACCGTGTTTCATGAAAAGGCAGCGGTTCCCTATAAGGACAAGATTCTGGCGAAGGACGAGTCGTTCTTCCTGGAACACGGCTACGGGGATATTGCCGATGATGTGAACTCAGCCGGGGGTAATGCAGAGGATATTATTGCCAAGCTAAAAGGTTGCTGGGCACAGCTGAATGAGGATAACAAGGTGCTTATTTGGAAGTATCTGCATCTACTCATTCTGCTTGACGACAAAATTGCAGGCCTCTAAAATAGGGCCTGTCATCCAAAACCACTGCGAATATGGGCATCTGCCAGGTATAATAAGAGCTGCGCGCAATTCGTAGAGTGGCGTTCCCCGTATTTAAGACGAAGTCGGTTCTATCTTTTCAACAACCATGGATTCCCCAACGCCCGAGGACGCTCCCCCTCCCGCAGCTCCCCCCTCTGCCAACGAAGTGTTCAACAAGTACTATCTCGAACTGCTAAAAACACTCAAGAAAGCCTGCAAAAATCGCAAACATAGTGGCGGGTCGGCGGAGGTACTACGTATGATTAAGCTCCACTATCAGAGCTTCGATAAGCTCTCAGATGAGCACAAAACCGCATTTGTCGCTGCCATGTCCCCCTTTTTCGAGCAGTACAATACCGATGATGCTGCCCTGGTTCCAGTGACGAAAGCAAACGATGGACCGGATGACCCTTATGCTGATGCCGAGTTCTTCACTGGCATTAAGTTTCGGCTAGTGAAGAAGTTCGTCCCCGCCTATGTCCTTGTACAGTTTCTGGCTGTTTTCGGCGTGATTCTCAATGATAAGGAGGTCGAAAAGGCGTTGGAGATTATGAAGGACTATCACACGGTGCTCGATAGAATTAACGAGGTAGAGGATGAGATTGTTAAGAAGTATCTCGGGCGCGTTGCAGCTAAGCAGGGACCTGCCCTAGGAGCGATTGAGGAGACATCGCTGGGGCGCTTGGCCAAGGAGATTGTGGGCGAGATTGATGTTGGGGAGATTTCATCCAATCTAGCGAGCGGTGGCGATATATTCTCGGCATTTGCGAATAACGAGGGACTCGGTAAACTAGTGGCGACTGTTGGAAGCAAGATTCAGGCCAAGCTGACTAGCGGGGAGCTGAACCAGGAGTCGCTATTGAAGGATGCGATTTCGCTCGCAGCAAAGCTACCTGGGATGATGGGTGGCGCAGGCGGTGGAATGCCCGCGGGATTCCCTGATATGAGCAACCTAGGGGCGATGTTCAGCCAGCTTCAGGGAATGGGTCTTGGTGGTGGTGGTGCGGGTGGTGGCAATCCCCTTGCGGGCTTGGCAGGACTCATGGCCGGAATGGGGGCCGGTGCGCCTCCACCGACATCAGGCCGCGAACGGGGCCGCAGCCATCGCACTCGCAAGAGCAAGCCGTCCGAGTAACTATTAAAGAATATAATATGTAATCAAAGTAAGGAGGTATGATTTGGTACGAAAATTTGAGTAGTTTAACAAATTTTACGGCAATAATCCCGTTACAGGAGATGCCAATGGATGAGAAGTTGAATGCAATTATGCGATTCGCGCTCTATCTATCGGTTATTATATCGATTCTAAAGGCCAATGTCAATTACTTATTTATTGCAATTATCGTGGCCCTGATAACCATTGCTGTTTATGAAACAGACCGTGGTGCGAAAAAGAAGCATGAGGCATACTTGGCTTCGGAGAACCTGGATATTGTTGATAGAAAGGTTTGCGCGCGTTCGACTGTGGATAATCCATTTATGAATGTCTCGCCCACGGATTACGGCAAGGGGATTGACCGGCCTCCGGCTTGCAATGTACTTGATAAAACCGTGCAGAAGACGATGAATAATAACTTCAATACCAAGCTCTATCGGGATGTGAGCGATATATATTCGCATATGAGTTCGCAGCGGGAGTTTTATACGATGCCGAATACCTCGATTCCCAACGATGCCGGTGGCTTCGCTGAATTCCTGTATGGTAGCGGCCCGACGTGCAAGGAAGGGAATGGTGAGCAGTGCTGGGGGTCGACCTTCCGCCCTCTCACAGGTGGCCTGGGCAATAACCACGGCTCTTCAGCAACGTAGAGCACGTGTGTTTTATTTTTTTAATCTCTATGTGTAATAAGATGGCCTCTCGCCCTATGTTTTTGGATGGCGCGACTTACCGGACTGATTGCTGCGCGAAGGATGCCAAGGATAATCAGAATGCAGCCATTGTGTCCCACGAGCTCTATAATTATCTACCGGTCGCGTGCAATACCGGTGTGATGCGGACTCCGGGTTTCCAGTTCGACCACCCGAATCTGCGCGGTAATATTGGTTATGGCCTTTCGGATAGCTGCACCATTGACACCTACTCTGGGCTACGTAACGACCCCGCGCAGCTGACTCGTGATAAGTGCAAGATTCAGCTTTACGAGCGCGTTTTCCAGGGCGTGCCGAACCTGAAGCCGGGCACTGCCGACCCGGACATGGAGATGCCGATTCTCCAGGGTACCTCGTCGGACGATTACGAGGGCACTCACTACCCGTGCAAGAAGACGCTGGCCGAATCCGACTATAACCGTTTCACACCGCTTGTGAAGTGTCTGGCCGGTGAGGTGCAGAATGAGAAGAATATTGTCCCGCCGTGGACCTGGGGTGGTGCGCCGACGCGCGATATGTTGCGTCGGCAGGAGTACCTTT